TGAAAGACGCCCGTAAACAAGCCCGAAAAGAACTCGGTCTAAAGAAAAGATAAACTTATGTTCAATTCAAATATTACCGCCAAGTATCTCAACAATCCCCAAAACTGCCCGTTTTGTGATTCAACTTTCATGGCCTCTGAAGTTGGCATCATGACGGATGACAAAACGTTTACGAAGGGCGTTGAATGTCTTTCGTGCCGGAAAAAGTGGAAGGATGTCTTCAAGTTATTCTCCATTGAGAAATCTCGAAAAAAAATCATTTGACAAAACAATCAATTATGTTACCTTGACAATATGAAAGTAAAATTCAAATGTGATTGTGAAGTCGAGATCGTTGAACGGCTTAATCGTCAAGGTGAACCTGTATGGGGCTTGCCGGAAATTTTTCTCAAAGGAACGGAAATTGAATTTGATTTGATTGGCCATCCTGAACGATTCCGGTTTGATAAGAAAACTGCATTAGGGAAATTCGTTCCCGATAAAACCGTTTGGGACGTTCAATTTGGCGACGGCACAATGGGAATGGGTCTGAGTCGCAGTTGGTTCACCATTATCAAAACCAAATTTCCCATCATAAAAAATAAATAACAAAACAAATTTATGGGGCAATATCATTATCTCGTCAATTTGACCAAGAAACAATTCATCCATCCTCATCGCATTGGTAACGGCTTCAAACTCCGTGAACAAGTCGGTTGGGAATGTTCAACGTCAACCGCCCTCGTGATGCTTCTCGCCTCATCTAATGGTCGTGGTGGAGGGGATTTTTACAGCAAGAGTCCGTTGGTCGGTTCGTGGGCCGGTGATTCCATCGCCTTCCTTGGTGACTATGCTGAATTGGATGACTTGCCCAACCACCGGAATAAAACGGGTTGGAATGCTCCATCAATTTACAACTGCGTTTCAGGCAAGTTTACTGCTTGTGGGTGGAAAGATATTTCCGGTGAAGTTCGGAAAATGATGGCCAAAGAATTTGACATTCATTACACGGGCGAAGATGGTGAATGGTTGACTGTGGAAAAAGGGCCGGCTCCGAAACCAACCCGTAAAAGTTGGGTGGAGGAAAATCCGAAGGTGGAATTTGATTATCCTAGCAGCAAACACAATGGTAAGCTCACTTACCGCAAGGTTCGGGTCATCACGGCGAATTCCGATTATATTCAAGGTTTGGACACTTTGGACAAGAATCGGTTCAAGAAGTTCAAACGGAGCCGCATTGTCAATTGGATTGGTAAAGAACTTCTCACATTTTCCACCGGTCAAATGCCACTTTTTTATTGACAAATCTAAAAACAATGGTAGGTTGACAATATGAAACCGATTCGCATGAAACAAAACCTCGCCGTGGCCGAAAAGGTCCGGCGAGCCATCAATCGTATCAATCAATCCGTCATACTGATGCGGAACAGTTGGTTTGAATGTTTCGACAACGGTCGGGAACAAGGGTTTGTTCTTAAGGTCTGGTGTGTGGGAATGAATCAATTTACCATTGCATTTTCCGAGTGTCGTAACAGTGATGAAATTGTGGTTTACTGTTACACAACCCATTTACTCAATAACCTGCCAGCAACCGATGCCGATTGGGCCGACCGGAAATACTTCTCTTACAAGGAAGTTGACCTTGCCGCTCAATACATTCTCGACCGGGCGGGCAAAATGGTCAAAGACCCGACTACATGAAAACCACTGACTTGATTGATTCGGCCATGCGGAAGTTTCCACATGCCAAACCGTTGCCGGTGGATAACTTCTGTTTTTCGGCACCCAACGACAAGTTCGCCAATCGTGCCAACCTTCAAATGGATGCACGCCTTTACAACTGGAACAGTGATACGGTGGCCGCCATCAAATACGTTCTCAGTTGGGAAGGTAAGATATAGTTATTGACAATTGGCTCGGGCTCATAGCTCAATGGTATTCGCAAGATGTAGAGCCGTCGTCTCATAAACGACAGATCGGGGTTCGATTCCCTGTGAGCCCACCATATTCCAGTTCAATGTGACGTATCCTCTTGACAAAACAAAATCCTGTAGTAGATTAACATTATGAGTGACCAATTCATCAGAAACCGTGAAGGTAAGATTGTGGGGAAACAAGACGGAAACACCCTCCGTGATGGCAATGGACGTATCATTGCCATTTACCATGAAGGGGATGACCGCACTCGTAACCGGCAAGGCCGCATCGTTGGCTCAGGTGACCAGCGGTTGAGGGAATTGGAAAAATGAAAAAGAAACGGTTTTTCCGAATTCGGAAAGGTGTTCCGTTTGAATTCCTCAAGATGCGGTATGTTAAGATGAGTTCACGGGTGCGAAAGAATTACATCCTCGCCTTGATGAAGGATATTCCTAACCGTGTGATTTCTTTCCGTAAAGGTGACACGTTTGAATTCTCACCGGAAGAAGTGAGAGAATTGAAAAAATGAATTCCACTGAACGAGAACTAACACTTCAAGAATTGTTACAGGTTCTTGATAAATATTTATCCTTGAACAGTTTGGATGGAAAGGTTGATCGGCAACCGCTACGAATTCAATTGAAAGAGTTGAAAGACAAATTGAAAAAATCCGCTTGACTTTTTCTTTGACTGTGTTATAGTTATTTACGTTGAAGGGCATTAAATGGTAGGTCGTTAAACTCTAACACGAACGCCAATTGGGCAAGTAGGAAACGAGCAAGACGACGTAAGCCCAACCAAAGTTCCGATGGGAGCACGGCAGCCTCAACGAATTAGAAGAAACTGAGATTAGTTAGCCCGCGTTGCTCAGTGAATAGGATTAACGCAGGTGGAAAAAGTAATGGAAAAGTCAGGGTAGCATGAGATAAATAAAAACTCATGTTCCGTTCACATGAGAGTCAGATAGGATGACAATGATTGACCGGTCCCATCTGAATCTGACACGACAAAATGCCGGAGAGGGAGTGGGAAAGTCGCAGACTGCCACGTAGAACTCGCTGGATGGCTGAGTCAGAACGGGCGCTTTATTACGGGGTGGAGCAGTTTGGTAGCTCGCATGGCTCATAACCATGAGGTCGCAGGTTCAAATCCTGCCTCCGTTACTTTGAAAAGGCACTGACAGAAATGTTAGTGTCTTTTTCATTTTCTAAATGAATCCACATGATACAAATCACTTCCAACATATTCGTTAATGGCCCCAAAAATATGTTGAACCACCTGATTCGACCCTAATCGTAATAACAAAATCCCGTTTGGATATTTGTTGACTTTTGGTGTCGTGTAGTATTTTGACCTGTCAGTATATTTGTTGAACTGATGGAGTTCGATTCCTAATTGGTCACACCAAAACTTCTGAACAGATTCGTATGAGTTTGTCTTTGATGGATAAAAATTGACTCGCACTTTAAGTTTGTGGAAGTGGTCGCCAAAGAATCGCTTTAAGAAAGAAACCATCAGTTTATGAGTTTCTACTTCACAGTTACTAAATCCAAAAGTGTTTCTGCTTTTGGTGCCTTCTGCCCAATAAAGCATACATCCTTTGATATGTAAAGGGTCATTCTGTTTGGCTTGTGTTCGACCACGATTAAAATAGATTTCTCTATTTTGTTTCGCTTGACATTTTTGGATTTCAGTGTAATATGTATTCATAGATTTGACTGGTTGTACATATAAACAACCTATCAAAAACACTTACAGATTTACCGAATTAAAGTTAGTGGTTTCCAGAAATGGGGACTATGTATTGATGCGGTCTTGATGTAAGGAGAAGCATGGGAACTTTCCAGTTTCAAGTGCGTGGTGCGTTACCCGCAGACCGCTCGCCATTTTCGTGATATTTCTTCACAAATTCGATTGTAGTATTTAATATCTCTATCCTCTTTGAGCGTATTAAATTCTTTGCAATCAATAACAAACAAGTCAATTTTTCTTGCCAAACATTCTTCAATTTTCTCTCCGTCTTTTTTAATTCTTTTTTTGAAATTATCAACTCCGTATATCGGTTTGTAATGACCGACGCCGTTAATTTCAAATGCTAAATCCAACGTAGGTATAAAAATATCTAATTCTCCATTGATTGTTGTAATGTTATTATATTCGATGCTGATGGTAGGAAAATCAACGGTCAATTTTTGCTCAATCCATTTTTCTAATGTGGAACGTTTACCAAATGAATTGTCGGATTGTCTATACAGATAAGAACATTTTCGAGAACAAAAACAATGTTGAGATAACATTTTTTTTCGTCTCAGGTGAAGATTTGGTTTACGTTGAAATTCTTTTTTACACCAATCACATGTTAATGTAATACATTCGTGTCTATGTCTATTACCTATAACTTTTTTCCAGCATTCTTTACTACAAGCAGAATAGTTTCGAGTTCCTTTTAGACCTCTAAGAGCATAATGTTTCTTTTTGTAAAACGTTGACTTACAAATTTCACATTCAAATGGAACTAAATCATTGGATTCAAGATTATTTAGTTCGTCTTTAGATATCAACATATTCATAGGAGCGAACTATAAATATATCTGATAATTTGAAAACGCTCTAAATAATTATGACCATCTCCCCTCCATAGGGAGTACCACCCCCACCAGACGCAAAGGAACGAGCACCCCAATAACGGGATGCTCGTTGACCCAACAGAAAGGAGGGAGAATGAATCCCTCAACCGACAACTTGAAACTTGCGACGAACGAAGAATAAACCAATGAAGCCCGCTCCCAGTAGGGGGAGAGTACTCCCAGAGTCAGGAATACTATGACAGTTACCGTCACGATCATCTTGATCCTCTCGGTCGTCATGTTGTTCGTGATGTTGTTCTCGTGGAGTCTGTTTGGCGTCAACCCGAATGGTAGTTCCGGCAATCAAAGTGAATGCCACAATTAAGAGAGTTAGATTTTTCTTCATAGGGTATGGAAGTATATTAGAACATCCAAGGAGTGTCAATCGTTTTTCTCAATGTGAATGGAGTAACATTGCGAACAGTAATCGTATTCTTCCTCTGACCTGACGCCACATTTGATGATTTGAATACGATGTTTCCGATCCCACTTTTTGAAGGCTTGATGACAGATACAACATTCTCCGTAGGGATTCATAAATTAAGATGCCACAGGTTTTTGATTTGTCAAATCTTTTGTTTCGATTAAAGGTTCATCCTTGTTCCAGAAACTATAACCGATGATGTCTTGAAAGGTGGCCAACGCAATGCGAGCACGGTAGCCATGAAGTCGTGGAAATTCGCTTTCGATGAATTGTTTCTCCACTTCGAAAATCAATTCTTGTGCCTGTCTCAACTTGTCTTTGGCTTCTTGTTTGGTCATGCTCATAATGTTTAGACCCTATGGGGAGGGAGTACCACCCCTTAATTTAGTTTGGGCAGAACAAAGGTGAGAAAAATCTTAAATCTAATCCCACCATAACCGTACAGTTCCATCTTTCTGTGGATGACATTCATCAACCATCATGTATCGCAATGTTCGGGCGTCAACCGTTTTGAAATCCTTGGGCAATTTAACGTAAACACAAACCGACCCTTCACGGGCGAGAATGACCTTGGAGCATTCAGGCAACATGCCCAAGTGAGCCGGTTTGAAATTGTTATAGGCTTCCATTTCCGTTGAGGGAACACAAAGGGCCACTCGCATGATTTCCACCGCATCCGTTACCGACACAGGTGCCGGAGCCCGGAAGTTGAGATTACGTGCCGCGAAGGCTTTGTTTTGTTTGAGGTTGCCTTCGATGGTATCGGGGAACTGTTGTGAATCACCGTAGGCCCGTCTGGTTGCTGCGAGAACTTTTTTATTCATAGAGATACCTTACACTATTGTTTGCGATTGTCAAATTAAATTTTTGAGTAAATGGAACTTTCCTTGCCCTTGGCATTGCGACGTTCGGTCCGAACAAACTTGATCGTTTTGATTTCAAGAGCCGCCTTGATGAACTGATAGGCAATCGGATATTCCACCTTGTTTGCCTCGGCCAATTCACCTACGGTGAATTCCTTGTCAGGTAGAGTCAACACAGGAAGTTCTTTCTTGATGCGACCACGCTGACCCGACACCCTTGGCACCGTAGGAATTTCGGGCGTCTCGTTGCCCTCTTCATCGTCAGCCTCGCTCACATCACAAGGTTTCAATCCTCTGACCAGATTCTCGTAAATTCTTTCTGCGTGATCGAGTGACGCAGGTGCCCAAGCCGTTCTTCCGAAACGATTGGCCGTTGGATATTGCTCGTAACTTTCCTCCACCACGCCCCCACCAGGGAGGGGAGCACCAGCCTCGACGACTTTGACCATGAAGACTTCATACCCCTGCGAAGCACCGCTTTTCTGAGTACGTTGATATAAAGCCACATCCGACGTACGTTTGAGTTGTGTCAATGTGACGGCTGAGGCTTGACCCAAGCCATCCCCCGACCAAATCTTTACCGTTTCAAGTGTTCTCATTGATTTACCTTAAATGAAATTTTCGGTTTGTCAAGTTCAATCTTGAGCGTCACAACTTTCATCGCCTGCTTCCTGTTCAATGGAGTCGTCAATCATGTCATGGATGAAAGTCGCTCCACAACGATTACATTGAAACCAAGTTTCAGATGCGGTTGCAGCAGTAACTTCTTCCCATTTGTGACCGTTGGGCAGTTTGATTGTATTATTCATAACGTCAAGGTAACATTGTTTTGTGAAATGTCAAGCGAGAACTTTCATACCCTTGGGGGAGGGGGTACCCCTACCATAGTTTTTTTTGAGGGGTTGACCCTCGTAATCCTTGCCGCCCCAACCCCGGCCCCGTTTCTGATTGTGGTAGCCGCCCTTGCCAATTTTCTTCAACTCCTGCCACGCTTTGGCCGATGCACTGCCGGCTGGTTGCGTGCCGTGAAGGAGTAGGGCAAAATCGTCAGTACCCTTGTAACAATATGAATCGTCATGGTCTATTGACAGACCAAGAGAGATTGCTTCGGCTTCACTGTAAACCACCTTGGCCGATCTGAGTTTATGAGTCTCAATTAGGTTATCCCATTTTCCGCCTCGACTAGCCACCAATTTGAAATTCGGAGGCATGTTGTCTTTACGAGCCACCCATACCAATAACGATTTACTGTAACCGTAAAAGATACGTTGGGGAAACTTTCGAGCAACTTCCAACCACGCATCAAAATACATTTGCGAGAAAAAATCTCCACTGACATGTAATCTCACGGGTAAATTGAACGCCGATGCCGGTAACGATTTAACGATCAATTCCACCATTTCAACTGTGGATTTACACGTTTTCAAAAGGTTGAAATTGTGCCATCGTTGTTCTCTGACGTTCGGTTTAAGAACTTCGTCAATGGCGGCGAAACAACGGAATTGACAGTTAGGACCATCTTTAATTCTGAATCCTTCACTTGTCTTAACTGCTTGAGAACGACACTCGTTTGCTCCCGGACATGAGTAGGATGCCGGCAACGAAAAAGTTGTTATACCCTTTGGTAGTTTGCTGTTTCCGTCACTAAACTTTAATAATTTCATTGGGTTAAGTTAATCGAAGTTTTGTGAAAGTCAAATGTTTTGTTTGATTATTTACCAACCTGCCATTGTAGTCAATTCGGAAAGAGAATAACCGTCAATCAACGGTTTGATTTTGGTTTCCCACGATTCTTTAGATGGTCTGACCCATACCGTCCGATTCTCTTTTCTGTAATTGGTTAGGAGTTCACCGGTGTTAATCAATTTACTGACGGACCCCCATTCAAACAACCCCCAAAGAGTAATGGTTTCCCAAGATTCGTTTGGATGAAACTGGACTTTTCTACGGGCCATTTCTGCCCAAATTATGTGTTTACTCATGTCTATACCCTAATCTTGTTTTTAGAATTGTCAAATTGTTTTGTGAAATTATTACTAGGTTGTATGTTTGAGTAATTTGGATTCATCCAACGTCTGGCGAAGTATTTCGTTGCCGCCCGACTCGTTCTTGGCTATAAGATCAACTACAAGAAGATTGTTGTCGCTGTTATAGAAGACCTGAATAGTGTTTCCTTTATCGGTCACAATGTTATGTTCTGTTATCATGTTGACACTATAACATTGATTTCACTATTGTCAAATAATTCTTTCAACTATTTCAGATAACGTTAAAGATATCAACGCACTCTCCGGTCCCCTATCCTCGGGCTTTCATACCCTGTTACATATACACCATAACATTGTTTTCAGTATTGTCAAATTATTTCTTCATTTTCTTTTTTGCCCAGCGGTCTTGAAAGAACTTGACCGCTTTCTTGGAAACGTATTTAGGATAACCACAGGTAGCCCAACTGTAATCCTTCGCTTTGTGAACGGAGTAGGAAACCCACCACGTTACCACTCCTCCAACACGGTCAGCTTCTTTCTTGGCTTCTTTGAAAGTTTTCATGATAATACCACCATTGCCAACTGACCAAGATTCTTAACGTGTCAATCATGGTGGGTTTCCTTGTTGATTTCTGCATCCGTGGGCCACAACGGCGGAGCAGCCATAAACCCTGCGACCAGAATTCCGAGTAAAAGAATGCCAAATACTATTTCAATCATGTGAAGAATCTAACATTGTTTTCACAAATGTCAAGCGGATTTCGCCAAAACTTTTGCTATATCATCATCGGTTGGCCAACCCCAAAAGTTGCCAATCCGTTTGTCGTTCAACATGACATAGAAGCCAGCCGGTGCCCATTCTCCGGTATATTCCAGCCGTTTAATGCCTTGAACTTCAACAGTGATGCCGTTGACGGTTCGGATATCTCGTGTGACGATTCGTGTTGGCATATTACCATCCGTTATTGTAGGCGTGGCGGAGTTCGGTCAAGGTGAATGGAATGGTGTTACTTCCGGCCATGTTGGTTTTGCCGTTGTTGCCCTTGAACCAATAAGAACCGTATTGGCGCCCGATGAACTTCCAACCACATCCCTCAATGTAGGCGATACAATCCTTGACCTTAACGATAATGCGTGAGTGTGCCATATCAAAATTGGATGTTAATAGTCGCCCAACGAGCGTTGTATTCGATATAGTTCCGAAATTGTGTTCCAATCTTTATCATGGAGTTACCTTAACATAAGTTTCCGCTAAGTCAAGTGATTTGTTTAAGAAATTGGTGATAAAACATGGAGTGGAGTCGAACCATCATCTTTCAACACATGAGGAGCAACCCTCAATCAATCGAACGCATGTCCACCTTTCATACTCCGGAGTTAGCAGGACGTTCATGCTGTCCATGTTTTACCATTACAACCATAACACGAACGAAATAATTGTCAAGTAATTTCTCTTAGTAATCACCGAAATTCAAAGAGTCGCCACGGGCTTCTTTCTGATATTCTTGATAGCCGGGAAGTGACTCGGCCACTTCTTGAGCCAAGGTGTCAACCGGCAATTCGTCTTCTTCGTCTTGTCTGTTTTTTGGGGTTTTCATGCGTATTGTGTTGCTTTCGTTTCAGGTGGTAATTCACCTTTCAAAACTTTTCCGTTTTTCACCCACTCGTCAACATGGCAGAATCCAGTGGTGAAAATTCCAGAGATTCCGTTACCCATTAAATGGCGTGACTGAGTAATGATTTTCGGGCGAAAGAATGCGTCACCAATCCACAGAACGTGATTGCTGTTCAAGTTGGCTCCGCCCGTTAACCGTTTGATAAGTTCGGGTTCGCCTTGAAACTGAAATACGCCGGCGGCATGGGTCGCGTCAACACCTTGAAAAATCATGTTGAATGGAGTGTGAACGTGTTCGCCGATGGCCATGCGAGTGTAAACATCCGCCATTTCATTTAGATAGTTTGGTTTCATAACTTTTTGCGAGGATAAATTTTCTTGAATTTGGGAACTGATTCTTCAGCTTCCGTCAACTGTTCAATGAGAGAACTATAAATGACTTCGGCAAGCATTGCCTTGTCTCTGTCACGTTCTACGTGTTTACACCAATTGGCACACGGTTGCCAACGGATTGCCAACAACCCAAACAACTTGCCAAAGTCTTGTTCAAGACTGTAATGATATCCACACCCTATGTATCCTGTTTCATTGAGTTTGGCTATTCTCGGACCAATATTGGTTAACAAATTTCTTTTGGCTTCAGCTGCCCATTTGTTGTGAACATCGGCCTCGGCAAGAATAACAGTTGAATGAAGACACCAATTTTTGTAAGTCATATAGTGATACCTTACTGAAAATTTTCTGTCTGTCAAATTCTTTTTACGGTTCCAAATGGTTTGGCGATACAAACTTGACATCTAAATACCGGCAAATGATGTTCACAAATGCCGCACATGTGATGTCCCGGCTGGTCAGCTTCCGGACAATTACAACGGTCAAGGTCATCCAAAACCGGTTCTTGGCCAACGTGGCTAAGATATTGATCTTTATTCCATTTGGTCATACGTCAGGGATAAATCGCACAAGCGAAACCGTTGATGTAGTCAGAAATTTCATTGGAAATGTTGTCGTTGGGAACGTGAATGGTGAGAGTGACGCCCTCATAGGTGACAGTTTCAAACGCCAGATTCAAATAGAATCGAAACCGGAAATGCAAACCTTTATACAGTTTCGCAAATTGTTTCGGTGTTAATTTTAGTAACCAACTTCGTTTCATGGTGTCAAAGTAATCTTGTTTTCCGAAATGTCAAGGGAAATTGTTTCATCTATTTTCAAACAACAATATTCCACGCCTTCATGGTGTTTGGAGAATGGTCGGTGGTGATGGCCGAATAGCACAACTCTTGGCCGTCTGGCGTCAATCATGGCATCAAGAATCTGCCGCGTCCGTGATTTATCGTAAATCAAAAAGAATGCCTCAGCGATCCGTTGTGGACAATCATGAGAAATGATGACTTCGGCTTTACTTTTGGCCCATTTGTCAATACAGTCTTGCCCTTGTTCATAAGTCAATTCTTCATCCGGCCACCAGTTGACTCCCTCAGTTCGAACCGCCTTATCTTTGGAGTCGGCTCCTGATACAATGAAAATTGTATCCCAGAAGTATGGGCCAAAGTGACCCAAACACCTGTCAAACGTCATTGCAATCTTTCGGTTGTCATGATTGCCGGGAAAGAAAAAGAAGTTTTTAGGCAAATTTTCGATGACTTCCCGAGGAACGAAACCCACGCCCAAGTCACCCAGTTGAACGATTGGAGTGCTGGGATTCCTCAAAGCAACATCTTGACACCGCAAAATGTTTCCATGAACGTCACTGAGGATTATGAGTTTCATTAAGGGCAAAGTTATATTGTTCCACTAACGATGTCAAAGTTAATCTATGATCGTATCTATCAAAATTTTCACATAGTTCAGGTTGAATTTGACCGTCGCCATTGGTTGGACAATCAACGCACGTTCCCCATACTCCATTACGAGCAAACAAATGAAAACATTCTTTTATGTTACGACGGATTTCTTTGTGAGTTTTCATTTCTCAGTCTGATTATAGGAATGTCCATCCTTTATAGAAGTTGTGATTTGTTTCTTGTTGTGACAATGACAACCACACGACTTGCGGCACCATTTAAATTTCTTTTTTACGAAAACTCCAATGATGGTAAGCAAAGGAATCCAAACAAAAATGTCATCCCAAGGGCACAAAAACGGAATGAATGCTAATGTAATCATGGGGTCAACTTAACAGAAGTTTTTAATTTGTCAAGTGTTAATTGGATGGGTCAAAATCCAATGTTTCGTATGGTGGGATATCGGTAGCAAATAGAGGATTTTGGCCATTGTCACCTAACACATCATTGGTCGGTGTATTGAACGGTCGTTGACCTTTCAAATGTTTCTTCTGTTTTTTTTGGAAGTTTTTGTCGTTCTTATACTTCCAAGGTTTTTCTTTGAATGTACGTCCCATAAATTAATTTTGGTATTGACCCGTTGTCGCGTTGAACTGAACCATGTGGCCACAACGAATACAGACAAGATTTTTAACTATTTGGGTTCTATTGAAATGATTGGTTATTTCAGAAACGCTATCTTCTTTATATTTGTGTCCTTCCTTACATGGGTTCGGAGCCGCTTTGGCAACACCGCAGGTCGCACAGTATTGAAAGTTATCCCCTTGAATGGGGCCGAATTTGTGGATATGAAACAGGCTCATAAATTAGGATAATTCTGCTAGACGTGTTACTTCGTGAAGAAACTCGTTCATCAAGCGGCCATTGTCAATCCCTTTTTTGCGATCATCTTCAATGGCTAATTGTTTCCACTTGGGCAATTTGGTCCACGAATCCATGTAAGCGAGTTTATACTTCTCCGCTTGGGATATGGAGGGAGGGGTAGTACCCCCACCACTCAACTTTTGGTTGGGGCTGGGTGCTTGCCGCTTTGGCGGTGGCGTGGGGGCCATTGTTGTGCTACTTGTCATATATTCAACAGTATCTTACTATACATAGAAGAATTGTCAAGAAGAATCACCAAAGGTCTTCGCTGAATAAACCAAGCCGGGGATTGTAGAACCATACCATTCTCAAACTTCATGGCGGTTGCTGTAATCATCGCTTGACTCCCATTTTTCCGTAACGCCGACAGGACACACAATTTTTTCTGTGCTTGCCCGTCTTGGTGAACCGATGATACCAGCCGGGAAACACCTTTTCCACGGCCCGCTCGAACCGTTGGCACTCGGAGGCCGGAAACCCCTCGTTGCCATCATCGAAGACGGTAATCTTGACGTTCTTGATCGTGATGACTTTTCCGTTGACTGTCTGCCGATAAAACGGCAAGATTTTCGTTTTCATAAAAATGGTGCCTGAGACGTGGAGTTGAACCACCTACGATATCACGAGTCTGCCTACATGTCAACAGAACCGTGTCCCCTGCTATTCAACCGTTGTACACCGGCCGTTTTAGACTGCCACAAACCCTTCTGGCACTTATGGGACGCTCGGGCAAAATTAAATTGGAGGTAACAGGTCTCAGCCGACGAGTGCGCTTCCTGTTCTTAGTGGCCCGGTTGGCTCGATGCGCTCCACCATCCTCCGATACCAATACCTTAACATACCTTTCAGTAATGTCAAGCGAGAACTTCAAAACTATCTGATTTAACAGACTCCGCCAAATCACCATTTGGAAAGGCCATATCAGACCATCCGCCATAGGTTATGACATGAGCTTCCACGATTTCATCTTTGTGAAAGGTATGGTCAACCCACTCCTGTAAACGTTTGGAACGAAAATCTACGGACACGTCTTTCTTAAATCTTAGTTTCATGGCCTTAAATATACATGCCGACGAATGTTTGTCAATGAAAAAACGTTGTGTCATGTCGGAAACACTCAATCAGGAGTGCTCTCGGCATGACACAACATTGCTTGGGGAACTTTGGCCCTCAAGACTTAAAACTATTCCATTTTGCCGGAATAAGGGATACCGGCCGATTCTTCTTGATAGGTTTTGTCATCGGTCACAACCACGATGCGTAGGTCGTTGCCGATGTTATTTTGATTGGCGACGACTTCGCCGTGTGAGGTTACATGGAGAACGATGACTGGATTGGCGGGCATGGGTGTCATAACTTTGTGTTTTCTTTAACATGGTCACTCTACACCATGCTGTGGAATTGTCAAGTGTTTTCCACCAGAAACTTGCCAAGGCGAAACACATCACTGCCGAGAAAGGTTTCCGAAATGGTTAACTTGGTCAAAAGTTTCTCCGTTTCATTCAGTTTGTGGCCAAGGGTTTCCTTGGCGTAAAAGCGGCTGAACAAGCATTAAAGAATGGAGATGAAGAGGCTTTACTTGTGTATAGGTTAACCATGCCTCGTGTTACAACTAAACAAGCCAAAGAACAACGTGAACGTTTAGCAAAACAATTTGACAAATCCCAAAACAATGTTACCATGACACCATGAAGAAAAAACTACACAAGAAAGTCGTTCTGGTTGAATTTGACAACTGTGCTCCATTCGTTTACGTCATTACCAGCAAACGTCCCATCAACATTAAGCGCATTGCCGCCTACTTTGAAAAGGCGGAAGGTTTCAACGAAGACCGTGATTCTCTGACCATTGTTGGCAACACTGGTGAAATCGCCAAATTGGACCTTGACAGAAAAGTGAAGGAATGATATACTTATGGCCATGAAGTTTGAAATCTATCTTCTCCATAGGGATGAAATTTTTGTAAAATATGTTGATATTCCATCAATGATAGGTTTCCTCAGTCGCATCCGCAATGGAGTGATTGCTTATTCCGTCATGGCCCATCGTGGCAAGAAAGCCATCTTCATTGAAAAAATTACTAGTCTTAATGACCTCAACAAAGAACTGACCGAATTTATGGTCGCAACCGCTACCCAACAATGAATCTTTGTAGCTCAACCCACGACGAAATTTGTTTTGACGGACACGCATGTCCGCTCTGTGCCACCAAGGAAGATTTGAACCGTCAGATTTCCGACCTCACCGACGAACGGGATTCGCTTCAACGTCAACTTGATGAAATAGAATCGTGGTTCGTTCCGATCAGACGGAAGTGACAGAGAATTGCGACGAGCCTCCTCTCCCCATTTGTTCTATGAGTAATCATCGAGCGGATAAAATAAGAATGTGGAACAAGAATCCAAACTGTCATTGGTGTAATATTCCGACCCAATTAACTAATTGTTCCGATGGTAAACTTGCCGATAATGCTGCAACGGTGGATCATTTGTTTTCTAAATTAAATCCGGCTCGTTGGGTAAAACGAAAACCCGGAGAAGTCAAGAAAGTTTTGGCCTGTTACGGTTGTAATCAACTCAGGTCAATCGAGGAAAACGACCGGCTCTCCCGTGAAGAAATCTTCAAACGAAGTCAAGGCTTCTCCCTCAATCCCTCGGGCAAACCCCATATCATTAACACTCTTGATACCGTAGAAGAAGTTGTATCATTCTTGAAAGAACAGGGAGTTGACATTTCGGCGAAAGGTGATATAATGACGGTATGAAACGCTACCTTTTCGCCTTTGCCTTTGCCTTCATCTGGCATTTGAGCTTGCTCATCGGAGGGGTGCCGGTTGACATCCGACTGTGGTTTATTCGAGTCACATAAACCACTTGACAAATCCGAAAAGAATGGTAGGGTGTGGGTATGAAATTCACTTTCAAACGTGAGAAGAAGGAAACCGGCCTGAACGGCGTGGGTTATCCTTATCAATCCAGTGACATCAAGTTAGACGGCAAGATTGTCGGCTCCATTTCTGCTCCCAGTTGGCAAACCAAAGACGGGCTATGGCGTGTCATGTTTACCGTCAAAAAAGAGGCAACTACCTCCGAACCATGTGCTTGGAGGTGGATTACTCTCAAGTTCCGCGGCAAGGATGATGAAGAATGTCGCAAGTTTATCCTTGACAATGCCGAAACATTAATTAAGTTCAACCTACATACAATCGAATGAAAACATTTTTATCCAGCATCATACTAGCCACTTTGTTTATCTGTGGTTGTGCGCCCGAGCCAAAAATCGAAAACGGTTCCAGAGTGCTTGATAAAATTACACGGGATCAAGCAACGGGATTTGCTTATTATACCATAGCCCTAAAAAGTGGATATACTTGTTATTTAGTTGCACCCATCGAGTTTTCAGAAGTAGGTGATACCTTACACTTTTCAAATGATAAGGGGATTACGGTTGAATCCCGGCATCCTTCAAAATAATTCTTGACATTTCACAAACAATATACTAACCTATCACCATGAGCAAACAAAAGTATCCGCAAGCCTCCGTATCCACCACTTCGACCGGTGAAAAGGTTGTTCGCAAGGGCCGTGAGAACTACAGTCAATCCAAGGCCCACGTCAAGAATGATCGCAAGCGTCACGAGGCGTATGCCCGTCAAGACAAATACGACAAACTTTCTACTGCCGAGAAACTGGCTCAGTTGCCGGTTGGCACCTGTGAACGGCAACGGCTCCGCCTGACGAAACAGTTGGTTAAGGAAAGCCCAACTCCGTTAGTTGATGCTTATAAAGCGGAAAAGGCTAAGGCCAAGAAATCCGTCAAGAAATAACTTGACTTCAATAAATAATCGAGTATTTTACCACCATGAAAATCATTCTTACTCTCGAAGACGCAAAAACGTTACTAACACAACATCCGAAGTTGGCCTTGTTCGGCCTCGGCACTCTCGATGTCACCATTGAAGACATGACTCCAAAGGCCCCCGCCAGCATGAACTACATCGAAGGCATCTGTCGTGTGCGACATGAATTTCCAAATTGGCACACCAGCGGCGTCAACAACAGCAAAATTCCCGCCATCAAACGTCTCCGTGAACTGACCGGCATCGGCCTCTGCGAAGCCAAGTATGCCGTTGAACGACCCGACGAAGCCATTGACATTTGGATTCGTTACGGCAAGTATCTGACCCATTGACATTTGGATTCGTTACGGCAAGTATCTGACTCGTAACTGACCCGTCGGCGGGGGGAGGGTACCCCCCGCGTTGTTTTCTTTGGGGGCCGTACGGCCCTTTTTCGTAAAGACTCCTTGCCAGAAATCGCACGGTCACACTTGACAAAACAAAAAAGAATGGTAAGGTAACTTTATGAAATTCAATCAACTAAAAATCGGCGACCATTTTAAGTTTTCCAAAAAGACGGAAGTGGGCCATGGCATCTTTAACTTGGTCGGCGTCAAGAAAAACGAATTTACATATCGCATGGGAGGCATCAACCGTATCATCGAAACACAAGATGTCAGAGTAGTTAAAACCGATAAACCTCTGAATTGAAATCCCATAGAACAAGTATAACATGTGGCAAGACTTCATAATTTGGGTCGTCTGTAAGGTGTTCAAACATCATTCATGGGTGCTCATTGAACGGTATCAACCCAAGGTTAAGGCTCAAATTTTTACAGGGGAGGGATTCGAGGAAAAATTCATTGACAGTCCCTTCAAACCAGAGGGCACTCAGGGGAAGTGGAAATGTGGACGGTGTTCCCAAGTCTCGGTTGGGACACTCCATAACGCATACCACGGGCGCCAATAGCCTGTATAGGCGGACACACTCCGCCTTCATTTTCAATCTATCACATTTTTAGCCGTTGTCAAGTGCTATGTCCCATGCCCAATAGGCGCCTATATGGTTCGGGAATTAGGGGTCGGGTGGTGTACCATAAGATAACACAAAAACGGGCGTTGTCAAGTTTTATTTTCAAAAAGAATCTGCGCAGCCTCCGGTCCCCTATTCTCCGGCATCTTTCAGCCACATCTTCTATTATGCCAACAAGATAACACAATAACGGAGTTTGTCAAATGTTTTGTGAAACTATTTTATGAAACAAACCACTTGACAATGTATAATTGTGGTGTAAGTTGTCATTGTGAAAGATATCAAAATTACCGAAAATGGCGAGGAACTAAGTTTGCTTGACTTGTCAACGGAACAAATCCGTGCCCTCGTTGACGCCCAACCACAACTGATTTATTTCTGCGATGAATGTCAATGTTACCACGTTCAGACTGAAAAGACGTTGCACGACGTTGACAAGTGGATTCTCGATAATCTCGCAGATTGAACTTGACAATACTCAAAACAATGTTAGGATGTCAATATGAAACGAGCACTCGACTTAACTCAAACCAACTTTGAAAGTTCATCGTCACGGACGCCCGAATATCTCTCGTGGCACCGTCTGTTCAAACGTGAGTTCACCAAGTTCTTGACGGAACACGGTGCGACGTTGGTTCAGATAGGGAAACCGAATCACTTCGACATAAACGGATTCTTCACTTGGGGAAACGGTCAAATGTGGTATTTCTCCATCAGTGATATCCGTTGGTCAAAAGAAACCATGTTGGTCAGAACGGCACAGTCGAATCGTGATTACACCGGCGGCCCCAACAACTTTGTTCCCCTCAATATGGGGTCAGACCATTTTGAAGTTGAGTTTCGTCGGTTGGTTGACGGTCGTTCTTTTCTTCACTAAACAATTTGACAATACCGAAAACAATGGTAGGATAACAACATGATAACAATAACCAAAAAAGTTAAACTCGAATTAGTTGGTTTGGACGGTAACGCCTTCACAGTGATGGGTGCCTTTCAACGGGCCGCCCGGCGTCAAGGTTGGACTCCCGAGGAAATCAAGTCTGTCATGGATGAATGTATGAGTGGTGACTATGACCATTTACTTGCTACCATCATGGACAACGTGGAATCTCCCGAGGAATCCGAAGAATAAAATTTGACAATACCGAAAACAATGATAGGGTGTTGTGTAGTGAAACGGTAAAACAACGACAACAACGAAAACACCATGAACGATTCAATCAATCAATTCAAACACGTTCCTAATAACGTGGAGGGTAAACAATTTATCCGCACCCTCCGTAAACTTTTGAAAAACACCCCAAACGGTGTCAGTGTGAGGGGTCGGGGCCCACGGAAACCGTATAAAAACATCGAAGAAAATCGTCGTCGGAATCTCCGGCAAGACCTACCGTTGAAATACGCGACACACTTCACGGTGTATATCACGGAGAAACCCAAGTTCCGTTTCGTCAAACGTTTAGTGACGAAAACGGAAATGGTGCCCACGCCCGTCAGTCGAATGGATTGCGTTCGGGTTCCTACCAAGTGGGCCAGTCCCACGATCAAGGCCCAATTCAAGTCTGGAATTTCGGTGTAAGTTGGTTCGTTGTTCATAGGGGCCGGTGACTGTTTCACCGGCCCCGCATTTTCTTTCAGTATTTATTTGACAATAGTTAAAACAAGTGTATGATGTGGTATGTCAAAGATGATTCAAATCAAGTGTCACTCGCTCTGTATTTGTAAACAGTGTCAACTCGGTCGTTGGGGCCGAATCACTTTTCACTTGAAGGGAATCTGGCGGGCTCTCACCAACCAATAAAACACCATGAACTCTGAAACTTATCAACCTGAACCTCGTATTTACCGCATCCGTCGTTACCGTTATTCGGCCGGTAGCCGGACACTCCGCTCCAACGTCACTCTGACAGAAGCCCAAAGTCACTGTTCCAATCCCAACACCAAGGGCAATGGCTGGTTTGACGGTTACGATTACATGCCGGGATGTGCCCCTAAAAAGTGAAAATTTTCGGTTGACAAACTCGCAACTCGTGTTAGGGTGTGGATATGAAAACGATACACGTTCACGTTAAATTTGCGGTGGACATTCCAAACAAAACGGATGTCAAGAACGATTTGATGGTGGATTTTGGGCTGGATGGGTCACTTCGTTTGTATGAAAACGGAGGCACTCGTAAAGTCAGATTCAAAGTCGGTTCAACCGCCGTCACGCGGGTCAAAGAGTTTCCACAAACCACTTGACAATACTTAAAACAATGGTAGGATGATGGTATGACAACGAAACAAGTCATTGAACTGTTAGGCTCCCAACACGTTAGAAAGTCAAAGGGGGCAATTCAAATATTGGGTCAGTTATTTCTATCGGCACGGTAACGGTCCGGATAAACTTGTGAATCGAGTCAAGGAGAAAATTCCTATGGCGGTCATCACTGACTCTGGCGATCATTGTCACTCATTTGTCGGTGGTGCCCAATCCAGTTCGGCACGAGATAGTTTCTTTTGGGTCACATTTACTGCTTGACAATACTTAAAACAAGTGTAGGGTATCGGTATGAATACCGAAATCAAAGTAGTTTCTCAAGATTCCCGAATTTACAACGCGGCCGATGCCACGGGGTTTGAACGGGGTGACATGGGCAAAAACAAACCAAAAGTCAAACGAATTTATTCCGTTTTCAAAATTGACCCTACTAACAAATTGGCTCACTGTCAATCGTGGGATAGTTGGGGCCAACTGTTTAATGACGTGTTCCCCCTTCATACCCTCGAATCATATACCAAACCCACCCACAAATAACCCAAACAATTCATTTGACAATTCTGAAAACAATAATAACCCAAACAATTCATTTGACAATTCTGAAAACAATGTTAGGGTAGCGGTATGAATAAAGTAACCATAGACACCATTCAATTCAAAATGTGGCTGGCCAGCGTCCGTGTAAAGTCTGACTTGTATATGAAGACTCATTTCCCGATTCTTCCGCTACCCAAGTTCACGATCAAAGACGGTAAACGCTACATCCGTGTCTTCCGTGACAACTCGTGTTACGCTTTCATTGATAAGACGACGGGAGACGTGCTGATGCCCGCTTCCTACAAGACTCCGGCCAAACACCCACGCGGAAATATCTTCAACTCCGACGGTGGCTTAGACTGCACCGCACCCTACGGAATCGCCTATCTCAAACCAGGTCAGAACACATCTTGGAACTGATATGAAATACCTTGGTTGCAACATCTATTGGTTCACGTCAGAACCCCGTTTTCGTGAATACATTAAGAACGGAGGCTATAAAGGTGCTCCGCTTCACGGTAAAATCGTCCATCGGCGCGGGGCTGAAGTGTGGGTCAAGATTCTTCCAAATAGTTAAACAAATCCCTTGACATTTTAACAATCTGTGTTAGGGTGTATCTGTTAGGAACAACATCGGTCAACAACAAAACAACAACAACACCATGAAAAAAGTCTATACACACAATCAAGTAACTTACGGTGCGGTCGGGCAGAAATGGGTATTCAAGGCTCTCGGGTTTGAATATCGCACAACTCTTCCCGGCGGTAGAGAAACCGCTGAACGTGTCTCACATGTCGTCAGTGGGGCATTGAAACGGACGGGGAATTCCTTGGATAACCTCGCCCGGGCCAACATTCACCAAATCGTCACCAAAGCTTAAACCACGGTCACGTAAAATCTTCAACTCATTACCATATAATGAAACAACCAAATCCATCGGTCAAACGGCTCCAAATCAAAAGTGTTATTGATCGCCGCCACGTTGTCACCAAAATCAACGAATTTGATGACAATAACGGCATCGGTAAATCACAACGGGCCAAATACGAAAAACCCATGTGGTATTATGTAGCCTGTATTTTGAACGGAAGTGACAGAACTTCGGCTTTCTCTCAAACTGATATGGTCGAAATCCTCGCGGGGCACGGAATTGTTGTAAGTAAAATGACAATTGCCCGCACCTTGAAATTGATGACGAACTTGGATGAATCCATCCAACCGCAACGTCGGAACTGTGGAGTTGGCTGTTACGAAGCGGTTCGGGCCTTGGGCGGTATTCAAGACAATGGAAATTGGAGCAGCGTCGAAGAAAACCTATACTGGTTCGGAAAACATACCAATTCGGTAAACTACTACCGTCGTTCCTTCAACATCCGACTTGAACCATAACAATTTTTCAAAGAAACCCCTTGACTTTCACCGGTCAAGGGGTATCTTCATCGTATGAAACGAATCAAATGTAGATCGGGAATCGAAGGGTGGCAATCCAAACTTAGAAAGAATTACACTTCCTTTGAGGAATTTGAATCCTACTCTCAAACCCACGGACTCCACACTCGGCTCGGTTACAAAACTCCGGCCTCCGCGTGGAAACATAACCCCATCATCCAAGGTAGCGTCATTCCATCGGATTACAGACGTGTGAAATAATCAAACAATCCCCTTGACTTTCGGGCCAAGTGGGTTATTGTGTTGGTATGAAACGTGGTGATATTAAACGATATAGAGCATATCTCAATTCCCTTTCCGTCAATACGACAAACCATCATAACGGTAAATACCACCAAGTCACTCGACTTTATGGAGATTACCTCTATCACCAAGACCGTGAAAAGTTCATGGTGGATATGAAAGAATGGTTAAGTAAACAAAAAATTTGACACACTCAAGTTTTGTGTTAAGTTGTCCATAGAAACGACGATAAACCGTCAGAGGAAGTTACGCCACCCCTAATTCCAGAATTGATTTCCCGTTCATATAACGTGGTTTGACCTACCTTTATGGCTACAACCCCATTTCTGAGGACGGACCGACCAATGAATCCATGTTAATGATCTATGAATTTAACCGCTTTTAGTGAATTGTCAACTCCTAATTTGAGTTATTTCCTCCACGTCAACCATCAGAAAATACCCAAACAAATCATTTGACACATTCTAATTGTGTGTTAGGTTGTAGGTATGAATAAAAATCTCAAACTAATGAAAAAAGTGCTCGCTATTCTGAAAGCCAACCCAACCATGACGAAATCGGAAATGGAACACGTCAACCGTCTTTTCATGGTTTCAGGTAGTAGCAGTCTGAACGACCTTCGTGAGTTGACCGACGACCTTGAGGAAGGAAACCTTCCGCTTTTGTAAACTTGACTTGACAAATACCCAAACAAATAATTTGACTTTTTATAGAACCGTGTTATTGTGTGTATGTTGAAGGAAGGAAATCACTCCAACCTCAATAAACAGAACGTAAAATCAATAACTGTTATGAAAACTCAAATCGGTCAAGTCGCAGAATCCATCAAGGGAATAAAAGGATGTCAGTTCGCCTCTCTGACTTACTTCACCAAGAAAACCAAGGAACTCGGTCGTTACACGGTGAATCTCGGCTTTTCTTACCACACCGCAGTCGAAAAATCCGTCACGGAGTTGGAAATCCTTATGTCGGAAATGGTTAACAAGACGACACTTGCCTACACCGCCGCCGTCGAAGTCATGGAATCCCTCAAGAAAACCCTCACGGCCCACGCGGAAGGAAAACAGAACGAGGATTATACCAAGGTTGGTCAATACGTTTCCATCGGTAACGGTCTGAACCTCAACACCGTTGACAATACCCTTCAATTGTTCGGCCTCCTTCATTCCAAAGTCGTTCTCATTGAAGGAGAACCGCAGAAACCCGTCAAATCTGCACCCTTGACAATCGAGAAAAACAAACTCCGTCGTCAGTTGTCAATCGGAAAATTCCGTGAATTTGCCTTGGACGAGGGTAATGTCTGTGGTGTCAAGGTCAACGGTGACACAATCGAATTCACCGCCCCCGAGGGTTACGGTTTCGAAGTCAATCCGTCAACGGTCAACGTCGGAACGGCGGCAGCCGCAGTGTTGGTCATGGATCAAAACCCTATCATGGCTCGGTAATAACAATTTCCGGTCTGACACTCCCCGTTATCTTGTCAGAGGGTAACGGGGAAATTTGTTTTTTTATTTGACAAAAATTTTTAGTGTGTTAGGTTGTCAGTATGAAAATCACAAAAGACAAACGATCTGAAAACCAATACAGACTCGATACCACATTCACCAAAGGGAAACTGTTGGCTCTCCGTAACGCCTTAGTAACCTACTCAGCCACGTCAACTCTTGGTGATGAACTACTTATGGAACTTGACCGAGCACTCAAAGCCGAAGGCATCCTACCACCATAACCCCCTACTACAGTGGAGGGTCAACCTGGATTTGTGGATTTGTCGTAACAATATAGTGGCCACACACTTAGAAACCATGATTGATCCTCCAATTTTTATTTGACGATTTCAATTGACAAAAATTTTTAGTGTGTTAGGTTGACGGTATGAAAACGATATTCCTTCCGACGGCTAACAACTTCTACCCCGAAGGCACCAAGGTCAAGCGTTCCTTTGAAGGAAAGATAACTCGTGGCACCCTTCACGATGAAAACTTCGATAAAAGCCTAATCGCCTTCAAAACTGAAAGCGGAAGAATCTGCTGGTCACATTGTTCTCACGTCACTCTCGACCGTTGACCGTGGAATCGAACCTGAGTGTATCAAAAGATTCGCTTAATAGGATTTGACAATACCGAAAGGTATGTTAGGTTTCCAATATGAAAATACCAACGCATAAACAAATCATGGACCGATTGAAGGGTGCTCCATATCGAAAAGTGTATTTCTTCAAAGGGGCATTCCGTATTTCGTTCCGTAAACTCGTCAAGGTATAACACAATATGAAAAATGCTACTCTAATTTACTCAAAAGGATGCAAAATCGTTACCGTAAAATGGAATGGTCATACCTACTCATTTCCATCCAAACTGGATTCAGACGATGGAAGGTGTGGAAACGACTGCGTTGAAGCCGGTCGGTTTTTGTCATTCATCAAACATCCACGAAAAGGATACTGGTGGACTAAAACATCTCACCGTAATTATATCTACGAAGTTCCTAAATTGTAGGTTGACCCTCCCCTACCGGCATCCCTAATAGGGTTCATAACGACACCTAATGCTACCCCCCGTACGTGGGTGCTGGGTGGTCTTCTGAACGCAGCAAACGCGGGGCTGCGACACCCCTCGCTGGTCCACGTTGTTGCGTCGGTCAATTTTTTCTCTGAAATATAAAACGTATTCACATACGAATAGCACTCAAAAAAAGCACTTTGGCCACGTAACATTCTAGCCTACTCCGACCACGGCAATCATTTCTTGGATATGGACTTGACAACTTCTTAACATGTGATAGATTCGTTGCATGACAAACCTTGATACCTACATGCAAAACCTCCAAACCAGCACCGACTTCCAAGTGAAGCATCCAACCCTTGTTCAACAACGTAGGGCCTTACATAATGGCACGAAACCAAATCCGTTTACCAAGGTTGCAGAACGACTAGCCGAAGTGAGCGTGGTGGAATCCCATATTGGTGGCATTATTCATTCTGCCGGGATGACGTTCCTTGAATCTATTCATCAAGAGATTGAAAATGCGAAAGAGCCTTGGCAGAAATCGTATGAGGCGGACCTTGAGGAAGAGGCTCAGCAACGGGATGAACGGAATAAGACGGCGACGTTGCTTATGGCCGAATAAAACATCATGCATGAATCATAATAACCCATAAGGCATCATCTATGGAGCTTTTTTATAAGGGTCTGGTTGAGGTTATAAGTCGTCCCAGGTGGTGTCTTATGCGAAGCCGTTTCCGTAATGAAATTTTTGAGCTTTATAGTCTGGGTAACGAAAATTCCGGAAGGATAATAATTTTCATAGGATATGATACGTTTGTAAGTGTTTTAAGAGATAACTTTCGTATGATATTAGAATGCTTTTTTGACATTTTTCATGCGATTAGAATTGTGTTGACTTTTGAATGGAGTTGTTATAGACTGGATGCATCATATGAAAAGGGGTTTTATTTTATTTCTTCTTGTGTTCTGTGTGTTGACCGTGGTGCCTATTGTAATAATGGGAATTGAAGCATTGATGTTAACTCCTTTCGAAAATACTTTATTGGGGAATTTAATTGACCGTTTGGATTGACGCATGGAAAAGCCCGCTTCACAACTGAGAATGGAGGAAGAACTGAGGCGTTTGGAGAGTGAGGCCGAACGGCGTGTAATGAACATACCCTCTCCACGTTTTGAAATATTGAAGAAGCGGACCAAAGTTGAAACCATTCAGCCGGCCGTCAAATATATCTACGACAAGAAGAATTTCATTTTCAGTGATGACGCAAACACGTTGGTCAAGTATAGCAATCCCAAGATTAAAGCGTTGTTGGATAACATAATTACGGATCATATCACGACGTTTTCTCAGTCTTCGTGGACATCGGTTCCAAATCAAGAGCTGGGCATCGTTCCGGCTCATGAATGGGTGCCGATTGAACTTCCGTTGTATGTGGGTCAGAAGCACGATTCCGAGGTAATGGAATTAATACAACAAATCTACATTCACCACGGGGACGATGACACGGGAAGTCTGTATAAGGTTCAGGATGCGTTCGATGGATTTGTCAATTCATCTTCTAATGCGGGAATGATACCAACTCCGGTTGTAACGAAGGTGTTTCAATTTTGGTTGAAGTTACCGAATGAAAACCATGCGAACATTTTGGCGTCTTGGCCACGGGACAAATCGGCCATTGGCAGTTGTGTGACGATTCATGTAACGGCTCGGGTTGCTTCGATGTTTTTCATTGGGTATGATTTTGAACAAAGTGATTGTGGAACTCCATTGCGTGTGAGGTTGCATATCAAATGTCAACGTGGGTGTGCGAACCATGTGGAAAGTGTGTTGGCTCCTTTGTTGAAGGAGAACGGAACTTTTTACGTGGTGGGTGCGGCTGACTTGGCCGATGATTACCATGTGGAAACCTTTGAAGTGAGCAAACTTGGATTCGTTGATGTGCTTTCAGGACAAGAACAAATCTTGTTGAATTGATTTTATACTAATTCACCGTTAATTATTATTAAGATTTTTGGAATTTTTAAGGTGAATCCGTATATTTATCTGTATATGAAAAATCATACGCTTTCCAATACCGAAATTGAACTAATCAAATCTAAAAAATTTACTTCAAACGAATTACTTTCACAAATTAACATAAGTAGGTCGTGGTTGTATAGATTTGCCAAATTAAATCATATTCAATTTCCAAGTAAAACCAAAGAATGTATTGGAAAACGATATGGAAAAATCATAATAAAAGATGCGTTTACAAAAGGAAAATGTAAAGCATATTTTGTTTGTAAATGTGATTGTGGAAACGTATTTGAAAAAGAAGCCCAAAGAATAACAGGAAAATGGGGGACCCGAAGTTGTGGGTGTTTACAAATTGAAAATTCAGGATGTAAAGTAATGCCAAACGGGGAATCAATGTTTCGTGAATTGATGAAATGTTATAGGATAAGTGCTAAGCACAGACAAATTCCATTTTCTTTAACCGAAGAAATATTTAGAAAATTGACAAAACAGAATTGTCATTATTGTGGGTCTATTCCCCAAAAAGAAAAAACGCATCCAAAAACTCCATCAGTTTACATCTATAATGGAATTGACCGAGTTGATAACACGATGGGATATGAATTAGAAAATGTTGTTTCATGTTGTGAAAAATGTAATAGAGCAAAACATACAATGTCCTTGACAAATTTCAAAAACTGGATAGACTCTGTATATGAACATTTCGTTAGAAAAAATAGACCGTGAACAATTTATGGTTCATGAACATATGCTGAATGGAGAAATCCTTTCATTAGTTCAACCTGTCCACATTGGTTCGGTCTGGTCACAGGAGAATAAGATTTTCAGGTCTAGTGTTTGGAACGCTTTGGGCGAGTTAGTGTCTGCGGGTTTCCCAAAGTTCGTTAACATGGGCGAAAAGCCCGAAGTATTCCCACCGCCTCAATCTTTGAACGGCACCGTTATCGTTGACAAGTTGGATGGTTCCCTTTTGGTGGTTTCCAAATACAAGGGTAACTACATCTTGCGTACTCGTGGCACGGTTGATGCTTCCAAACTGGACAACGGTTATGAACTTGAAATTTTCAAGGATAAAATCCTAAATTCTATTGTGACTCATTTACCAAAAGATAATACTTGGAATTTTTCAATTTTATTTGAATGGACTTCTCCAGTTCAGAAAATTGTCATCAATTATGGTGATACGCCTGACTGGTATTTGGTGGGTGTGGTTAATCATATAGATTATTCGTTGTGGTCACAAGTTCTTTTAGACCAAACCGCGAAAACTTTTGGATTAAAGCGTCCGAAGTCTTACACGTTCGCTTCCTTTGACTCCATGTTGGCGGAAGTGACGGCGTGGTTGACGGGCAAGGAAGGCGTTTGCGTCTATTCCAAGAACGGTCAGGAAATCCACAAGGTAAAATCTGAATGGTATCTCATTCGGCACCGTATGAAGTCTGAATTGGCGTCAATGGAAAAGTTGATGGATTTTTGGTTCAACAACGGTAAGCCGGAATATTTATTGTTCAAGGATTGTATTTGTAACTTCGATTACGAACTATGGGCGGATGTTCAGGGTAATGCTTCCAAGATTGCGGAAGGTTACAAGGAAGTTTTGAAAATCGTAGCTCACATGAAGGGCTTCGTGGACTCCATCCGTGCGTTGCCGACTCGCAAGGAACAGGCGGGCAAGATTATTTCGGCGTATGGTGACACGAACCGAGCCGCCTTCTTGTTTCGTCTGTTGGATGGTAAAGAATTGTCCGACGAAGATTTGAAGAAGCTCATGTTCCAAGTCTTGAAATAACAATATGTCAGCCCACTTTGTCAACTCGGAAAACTGTATGGGTCAACAGGAAATATTCTGGCGTGAGTTCCTTACTGCCGGCGATGGCAGTATTGTTGTCGGTATGGGTGACACCAAGGAAAAGGCTGAGACAAATGCTTTAAGTAAACTCAACGCATATGAAATGACGTTGGCTTTGCCAGACAAAGAACGGTTGAAGTTGTTGTTGACGGGCGATAACCTCGGTCACATTTGTCCGTCTGACCAAGAAAAAGCGTTGAAACTGATGGGCCAGATTCTTTTGGGATAGTTTATGAAACGAATTTTGGCATGGATTTGGAAATATGGTTTCGGAGACGTTTCGGTTGAACGTCTTGAATATCATGACCAGAAACCATTTTCAAATTTTGACCCATACGAAATTTACGAATGAAAAACGACATCTATTCACTAAAGGCCGGAGACAAGATTTGTTACAAGGGCACAGGACCGTTCTGGTTCAATGACATGGTTCAGAACGCCAAAGCCTTGACCAAAGGAAAGATTTACACCGTGACTTCCAAGAAAGTGTTTTCGAGTTGGGTTCTGATTACTCTCAAAGAAACTGGTGGCGAAATTGAATATGCCCTACATTGGTTTGATATATTATGAACATGAAACTAAGATTTTGGTGTCCGTCACGAAACGAATTCGTTACTGATGTTCGGTGCTGGGCTTCGTGTGTCGGAAATCTATACTTCATCGGTTTTAGGGAAGAAGAAGTCATTCCTCAACTATTCACGGGTTGTTACGATAAAAACAAGAAAGAAATTTTTGAGGGAGACAAAATCAACTACGGTGGGTCAATTGGCACCGTGGAATTTTTCGCTGGCAAGTTTCAGTTGGATTGGGGCGACCAGACGGATGACGACCTTGCCTATTTGATGATTAACAACATGGAAGTGGTCGGAAACATTTTTGAAGGCGTCACCAAATTGCTTGACGTTGTTGAAAAAGAGGAAAATGACGAGGAAGATTTGAATTTGGATAAGTGCGAACAATGTGGTGAACCAGCATGGGATGGTTATATCTGTCATGTTTGTGGAATGAAACACATATGAACATAGAAAAATTGGAATTTGATTTGGTTCAATTAAACGACAAGCCAGTGGTTGTTGTGGCGCCATCCTTTGGCCACGTCAGTTTTTCGTATGCAGGAAATCTGTCAGTCATCAAAACCTCTGAACATACGGTTGGTTTTCACCTGACTAATCAACTTGGTGGAGTAGCAATTATTTTCTTTGCGGATGACGTTGAGAAACTGGAGAAACCTTCAGCGGTTTGCGAAGCTCATGTGATTCGTCTGAAAGGGCCACATCAATATCCTGAACGGTTTGTGGGTGTAGATGATTGGAAGAAATAAGTTTACCGTCTCAACTGATTGCTTCGTTGTTTCCATCGTTTTTCTCTATCAACGTAATACATCCCGCCTAATTCGGTTGGGGAACCCATTTCCCTTAGTTCTTTCAAAGTGTAATTGAAGTATCTTCCATCGTCTCGTTTGAAGAAATATTCGCGGTTTTTCGTTCCCATAAACTCCATGTTATAGGTATCCTTCATGTATTTGATTAACGCCGTAGAAGTGCCGTCGGGCGCCACTTCTTTACCGCCCAAAACTTCTGTTATATCGTTTTTCTTCGGATACTCTTGAGGTTGTAGCTTCGCCTTGATTGCTTTCACGTCACCCCTGATGATGTAAACGTATTTGTGCTTCCCTGAATCTGACTTCCCAAGATAGATGGCATTCGTGGCTTGATAGATGGTGCCTTTGTGCCCCTGTAAATCGTCGGCAAACGTAATGATTACCTTCACATTTGACTTGTCTTCCTTGACCTTCTTTAACGTCTTCGCAATGACAAACGATTCAAGGTTGGGGATATTGACATCATCCAAGAAAAGTCGTTTCAGTTCAATGGTTTCTTGATGGGAAACTTCCGGTTCAAGGAACTTGGTAGCCGTGGGGAAAGGGGAACCGTATAAGGCCATGCCAATCGGTTGTTGTGAACCGTCAGGCTTCTTTATGTTGACCATGTAAATTAATTGAGTGCCGGCAGGAAATTTGTGCAGATAATGTTTCTGAACGAATTGGGTAACATCTTCACGTTTAGCAGGAACGACTTCAATATCATCCTTCAAACCTTCGTGAATGGATTTGACAATTTCGGATATTTTGAAACGTCGGGTGTTGGGGTCGTCAAAGCCTCCGCCGAGAAGAGGTTCTCCTTGAACATCCCATTTCTCTTGATTCTTTTCGTGTTGGTCGTCTTGTTTTTCTTTCAATTTGGGAAGGATTGGCTCCAATTTTCCAATGACATACTCGAAAGGTGCCTGCATGGTAAACAGTTCTTCACCGTCGTCATTTTCTCCGATGACTAAAACTGAATTGCCATTCCATTTGGTAGCCGTAACTATGAGTCCGGTTTCGTTTTCTTCCCATGCGTTCAACAACACTTCAAACTCGTAGGTCGTTCCTTCCGAATCTTTCTTTTTGAAATCAAGACGTTCCAATCGTTTAACCTCGTCGGGGTCAAACGGGATACGAAAAACGTCGGCGTCTTCTTTATGATAACTGCTCATCCACTATAAATAGTTGAATTACAATTGAGCATTGAATATTTATGAGCATGTATGGATTAATAAAATGTTTGGGATATAACGAAAAAAAAACAGGCAACATTCGAAAAACTCTACTCGAATTCTGACTCCAAAGACCAGTTTCTTCTTCGTGCTACCCTTGCCCGATCCTTACAGGACTGTCCCAATATTTTAGAACAGAATGGGACCGATTGGATTCTGTGTACGTTGACCCAACATGAACGTGAAGAAGAAGAAACGGTGCGAGTCTTTCAAGGTATAATGAAATGTTTGAATCATTTTTCATATGGAATGTTGACCGAAGACAAAATGATGGGTCGCGGCATTGAATTTCGTGAAATGAGCGACGTGGCGGATACGTGTTTGGTTGGGATTGGTTTCTTTCGTGATTACATGGAACGCCGACATCGTTTGAAAGCCGCTCCTTCGGTTGATTACTACTCCAAAATGGGCGCCTTGGCTTATCATCGTTTAGGCTTTGAAGATTTAGGCGACCACTTCAATAAATGGACCGACTTCATTGAAAAAGAATTCCCTCTTTAAAACAGAAACTCCGAATCAATTTCTTGATTCGGAGTTTCCTTGATTATTGTTTTCAGATTTATGGTGCTGAATGACTGAACGATGCAGTATAAAGGTTACTGACAATTTTGTAATTACTTTCGGTTATACTCAACGATGCAGTAAAGCTACCCGTGGAATAGATTCGTGTGAATGGTTGGTCATCCGAGTATGGAAGCCAAAAAGAATCACCAAAATCCCATCTTCCGGTCAATGTACCCGGAGTCCACGATGAACTTAACCAACTTGTTGAAGCCGTAAACGATGCGGTGAATCCATCCGCCGTCACTCCAAGACCACTTGCCGTATTATATGTGAAACTTACGGATACCGTTGGAACGGTGATTGGGAAATACACAGTATGGGATGCGGTCAGATTGTATGACGATTCGGTTATGCTTAATGAGGCGGTGAACTTACCGTCGCCAATACCAGCATTTGACCTTGTGCCGTATGTACTAGTATTTGTAGCGTAAACTGGGTCGGTTGAATAATAGTTTAGAACGAATTCTTGAGTACCTACCCATTCGCCTGTGAACCAAAGGCCGGATGCCGTGCCGTGACCATTGTAGTTGAGAGAACTTGACAATGTAACGAATGACGGTGCGACTACGGAGTTCGTGGTTACGAATGTGGTAATACCAAATGTTGGGGCAACCGTGACAACGGAAATGACTTTGGCAGATTGAGAATACGAACCCGTGACTCCAAGTTTCAATGAATAACTTCCGGTATTGGCGTAAGTATGAATTGGAGGCAAATTTGCACTGGAAGATTGACCATCACCAAAGGTCCAGTTGTAAACGGTAGTAGGCGTCTGACTGTCATCCGTTGATGTATTTCCAAAGGTTACAGTAACAGGTCCGATGTTGGATGCGGAAGTTGCCAAGAAATTGGCGACCACGACAGGAGAAGACGCACTGATATAGGCCACTTTTACCACAGATGATGTTTGGGATAGAGCCGACTGAGTTGATTCAAGTGTGACGGTAAAACTTCCTGTGTTGGCATACAAATGAGTTGGGTTGGCTAATGTGCTGGTATTACCATCACCAAATATCCATTTGTATTCATCGCCGGCTTGAGTTGTAGTCAGGTTTGTGAACGTGACGGTCAACGGACCGGGAGCCGTAGTTGGTGTACCTGAAAAATCTACGACTTCACTTTGATTAAAATATTCGTATGGAGGAATGCCACCTCCGCCGGCGGGTGCCATTGCCTGATTTTGAACCTGTTGAGCCGCAGCTTGGGCGGCAAGTTGTTCCGCGATGATCCGGGCCATCAAAGCGTCTTCTTCAATTTGTTGACAAAGGTGTTTCTTTTTCTTGGGAGTATTATCCCAAGGATTATGTGGTTCGATTAAATACGGAATCATACGTCTAATAAATATACACCAAAAAGCGAAAGGTCTTGACTTTTTCACTGATTATGATATAGTTATTTTTGTTAGACGGGCGTGTACTGGTATCGACCCGATATTATAGGCACCCAGAGCATGTCGAGGTCGTCGTCGGGTCTCGTTAAAAAGATGACAAAAATCAAATGCTAAACCAAATCGTTTAAGCACCCTTGACTTTTCATTTGAAGTGAATCCAGCAATGGAAGTAACTTCAATGGAAGCCGAGTTCGCGATGGCCTAAGAAACCATTCCGTCAGATTGACCGACTTCCTCTAAGTTAGTCTGGCGTAAAACAGAGGGATAGGATGTAAATTCGGTTCTTGGCAACATCCGAGATAACTAAGAACATAGGTGATTAACGTGGTTTGTTCGTTCCACACAGTCACCGAAATCAAAAATGAAACAAACATGTAGTGCTGGATGTTAGTAATAACGGACACGGGGATTCGACTTCCCCCACGTCCACCATTTTTTTGTCCATCGTTGGATCATTCTTCATCTATTTATATCTGACACTTTATGAGAAAATTTGAAATCAAACATCCCGAATACGGAAAACTTGGACAATTTGACAAATATGTTCTTCGAGATTTTTACAATGCCAAAAACCTTCCCAAACGAGCCGATTTTCAATTTAACGTTTTGCCCAACGTTCCTTACGGTCAAAACAAACCCGACCCAAAACATGAAGCTGATGTTACCAAACGAGCTTTGGAAATTCTCGGTAAAGTTTTTCTTGATGGTAAACCTTTAACCAATTTGTATGATTGGAAAATGAATGTCAGCAGTTTCAATCCGAGTGGCCGTGGCACTCCTAAGTGGAATTATTATTTGGTCGGAACGTTAAATAATTCCGGTACCGTCAATCCTCAAGAACTCAAGGAAATGGTGACGGAAGCTGTTCTCGCAGTGATGAACAAACGAATTTGAGCCGGTTGGAAACCTCCAAATAAAGAAAGTCGTTAGGATTATTTCTTGGCGGTTTTCTTATTCTAACATCTATGTAATGAATGTAGAACGAAACACATCGTTCACAAACACAGACACAGAAAGGTTAGCGTTTATGAGTGCTATATTAGAAGAAGGTATCGGCTTCGGTGGTAACACATCTCAATTTTCCACGGATGTAATCATTTCCCAATATGAATCTATCATGGGTAGAAACATTGCGGCCAAGTCTCTTAAATCCACCACTACAGGAGAACCTCCAACTTTCACAAAAGAAGAAATGGCTTATCTGACCAAGAAAGCCGTTGATGAAAGTTCTTTTTCCGAAGTCAAAATCATAACTCCATCCCCTACCATTACACTGAAAAAGGGCAATACCGAAATCAATGTTAAGAATGCAGCCGAGGTTGTTAAAAAAATGGAAGAGAAATATCCATTGGCTTCAAAGCCGTTATCTGAAAAAGCCGAAGCAGAAACCGAAATTGCTAACACCCTATGGAAAGAAGCCGCCGTTTACAATTCCAAAGGAGAGTTGGAAGAGGTTATCAAAAATCCACATTTTGTTGTTCCTACAACCCCCGTTCGGCAACCAACGGAAACTAAAAGCGTCAACAAGAATGCTTATGAAATTAGAAACGAGGTCCTTAGAATGTCGTTGGAATTTTTCAAATGGCAATACGAAATGAAGGTTCAGATTGATCGTGAGAATAATATTCTCGTTGACGGTAAAGATTCTCCAACTTCGGAAAAAGCTTTGGAAATGGCTAACAAGTTTTACAAATTTGTTGAACAACGACGATAATCGTTACGACCACAGGGGGTAATAGTGTGTTTCCCTAAAACTTCTTCGGTGCCACTATTACTTCCTGTCAATTTTGAAATGTTATGACTCCTATAAATCCCAATTACCACACCCGACTATATGCTCGTGCGGAAGAATTGGTAAACAGTGAGGCCATACATCAACTACTTAAAAGTTCGGTAATGTGGGGAAAGACGCCGAAAGAAGTTGACATAGAGGTTTTGTTTTCATTGATTCATGAAGGCTACCGTCAACGATGTTTGGAAGAAAAATTTTGGGAAGACTCAGCATGGGATTACGAGATATGAAAACAATTAGTTTTAACCAAACGGAACACATCATTCAAAATTTTTGCGTGACGTTTTCCCACAACTTTAATCATAAATATTACCGAATCAAGAACGCATTCATCAAAGGAGCACCCGTCACTAAAGAGAATGCTTTGAAAGTTGCGGAAATCTTGTTTCCTGAATACACCGACATCATCATCGAATCCATTGATAATGATGAACTGACCCTCACGCCGGCCGAGTATGAATATTTGCGTTCGTTGGTTCGTAATAAACGCCAATCGTCGTTACGAACCCAAGAAGAGAGAATCAAAGATGGTATTCAAAAAGGTCCATTAACCGATACAGAACATGACATTTATTTGTTGGGTCTTATCAAAAAGATGGATGCCAGAATGGATCAGTTTCCAACGTATCACACCTAAATGGGGTTCTTATTTTGATATGACATACAGAAGAATTCCAAAATGCCAGCATGAGTGGGTTAAATATCCAAGATTTTTACATGACCCTACACATCTCGATTATGGAAAACCTTGGAAAGAACGATTTAAGTTGGAAAATATGACGGAAGATATTTGGATACCGGTTGGCACCAAATTTGAATGTCGGTTATGTGGAGGTTATCGTAGATAGAATTTGACTTTTTTTAACTGTGTGGTATAATAGATTTGAATTGATATGAAAACCCTTGAAGAAATCGAACGTGACGTTGAGTTTCAGATATTGAATGCCCGTCAATCTGCAATCTTGAAAGCGGGACCAGAATTTTCTTCTACGTGGGTGGAAGAATGGGATGCAAATAAAAACCGAATGAAAATCCTTCGAGCCGAAGGATGTAAAAGGAAAGTATGACTGAAAAAGAAAGCACTATGAAATGGGGGTTCTTATTTTGCTTACAAATTGTAAAACTTCTTCTTTGGAATAATCGTGTTTGGCAAAGTTTATTCCTTGGCAAACAAACTCAACTTGCTTTTTCTATTGACCGACATTTTCTAAATCCCTTTTTACTTTTTGGAAGAATCATCTTTATGTTAGTATAAGGACACATTCCTTTTTGTTTATTCCATAATTCAGTTAAAAAATTGATATCTATATCATATTTCCATTTATTACTAGATTTACTTTTATCCATAAAATATCCGAATGGAAGTTTGGAAGTATGTGTGTGAAAACAAGATTTTTTACAATAATGAACACCATTATTTCTCTGTGTCTTGATGTGTATCTTCCTTTTTTAATTTCAAATTCCTTGCCACACCCGGTACATTTTACTTTTATCATGGTTATTGGTCTGAAAAAATTAAATTTACAACTTTTACTACAAAAATTTCTATTGTCACGATGTTTTTTGTTATGGAAATAGTATGTGGAAGGTTGCTCGAATTCCTTTTTACAATGTGTACAGTTAACCTTTATTGGTTCTTTTGTTTTCATAATACCGTTTAAGATTTCGTTTACGAATTTTCTTGACGTTCTTCCAATAGTGACGCATGAATTTGTCTCTATTGGCTTGACGACGTTCTTCTTCTGTGTTATACTTTTTATGTCTTCCCATGACAATAAATAGTGTTGTGGTTAGAAAAACGTTAGAAAATTTAACAGAAAGATTTATTATATGGTCGGTGCTATTATCGGTGATATAGTTGGCTCGCCTTATGAAGGCAGTCGTTTGAATTGGGTGGATGACCGAAATTTTCCACTCTTCGCAAAACAGTGGTCACGTTTTACCGATGACACCGTTTTAACTTGTGCGACCGCAGATGCGTTGTTACACCCCGTTAACCGAGAATGTCGATTTGATATTCGTTACAAGGAATGGGCCTTGAAGTATCCGGGACGTGGTTATGGCAGCGGATTTCAAGAATGGGTCAATTGTTCGGATATTACTGTTAATAACAGTTATGCCAATGGGGCTATGATGCGTTGTAGTCCGATTGCGTTATTTTATCCAAATATAAGAATGGTTGAATTGATGGCCAACGACAGTATTAAGATGACACATTGTTCTCCTGAATCAAGACGTGGAGTGTTATCAATTACGTCGGCTATTCATATGGCCCTCAATGGAAACACCAAACTTCAAATTCAAGCCTACGTGGAAGAACAATATGGTCACATGTTGGATTTAACCGTTGAACAATGGCGTCAACATCCAAAGCCAAACATTCGTTGTAACCTTTCGGCTCCACAGGCATTGACTTGTTTCATGGAGTCAACGGATTATGAATCGGCCATCCGTAATGCGGTCTATACCAAGGGCGATACTGATACAATTGCCGCAATTGCTGGGTCGATTGCTGAAGCCTTCTACGGTGTCAAGTCAATTCCTCCAACCATGATTGTTGGGATGAAAGAGAGGATTACTCCGGAAATGGTGGAGTTAATAAATGAGTTTTACGGTGTGATTGGAAATGATTTGGATGCCTATAAAGGATTTCAAATATGAAAACAATTGAAGAAATAGAAGAAATAACGACACACAGAATAATGAGGCAACGTATCTTAAAACATGTAATGGAAACAAATATTGGAGAGATTCCTGTTGAAATTATGGAGTTGTTCATAAAATATTCCCAATTGTTAAAAGATGAAGGAATATAATAAGTTGACTACACTAATCTAATCTGTTATAGTGTAGGTTCATTGGAAAACCTAAAAACTTTTCTGGCTGAAATAGCATCCTCAAGATACTTATTTAGGTCAAAAGGTTATAGGGAAAAGTTAGGTAACAAACAACAAACAAAGGAAAACACATGAGAAACTACTCAAAATGGATTGCTGGCGTATTTTGCGCTTTGACTATCTTATCTACAACGGCATTCGCAGCAACGAATGAACAGGCGTCATTGTTTAATGCAGGTGAAACGGGGTTAACCCTGAGCACCGGTTATACAGTTGACCCTTCGGCTGCATTCCAGAGTGAATATTCATTCAATCTGACTGCCGGCCTCTATCACTACCTCACCCGTAACATCGGCGTGGAAGTGAATGTTCCGTTCTACTCTACCAAGGGTGCTTCTGTTACGGAAGTTCAAGCCGGGCTATTGGCCCGTTTGCCTCTATCGAGTAACGTTCCATTGTTCAGAAACTTCGCCCCTTATATCGGGTTGGGTGGAGTGTACAACTGGAACACTGTTCAAGATTGGGCTTACGTCGCCAAGGCGGGCGTTGAAGTTCGGCTTAATAAGAATTGGGGTATTTTTACGGAATATCAGTTTCGTAACTCCGATTTCAATTGGTCTAAGGGTGAACAACGAGTAGCGGGTGGATTGAAATTTACCTTCTAAAAATTGGGAAACCCAACAGGTTACAAATTAACCCCTCCGAGAAATCGTGAGGGGTTTATTTTATGTTGTTAGAAGTCAAAAATTGATATGTATTTCATATGAAATTATTTTTCTCATCCATATTGTTAGTTCTGATTTTAGTATCAGGATGTTCTCCAAAACAAAACTATACCTTTGCTGAAATGGATGATACTCAAGTAAAGAATTTTATTGTAAATACCAATCATATAAAAGCTATTCTTTATTCGGATATTTCTGATTTTTCGTATGGGATTCCGTCTAAAGGATGGGTGGAAAATAAATTTACTGATTTTTACAAGAATTTTCTATTCAAATACAGTTTGAATACTTACAAAGATGGTAAGAATAACTGTAACAAATACTCCCAATATGCCATAACATGTGGTCATATTTTGTTCAAAGATGAACCGGGGTCAACATCTTTAGCAATAGGACAATTTTCTTATTTCACTCAACTTGTCAGACATTCTATTATTTTTTTTATTGTTAATGATGATGGACACAACAAATTATTGTTTTATGAACCACAAGCTCAACAATTTATAACATTAACAGATGAAGAAATAAAATTGTGTACAGATTGGAAAATGTAAACTATATTTATAAGGACATATGATAAAAATTCTAGCTATACTATTGTTCGCAACACCTATTTTTATGTTTCCATTTACGAAAAATAAAACATATGAACAGAAGAAAAAAATGTATTTGTTATCTTGCATCGGACCCGTAATTGGGACTTTGTTGTTCATTTTGTTGTAAGTTTTTTCTTACGATAGTTCTTGACATTTTCAAATGGTCTGATATAGTTATTGGCGTAATGAAGAACAACTTTACATAGGTTTCAGGCAACGGTGACAAAATCACTGACGCAATCATTCTTTCTTCCAATGCCTCATTAGCACAACGGCCAGTGCAGTTCTCTCTAAAAGAATTTTGTGCGGGTTCGAATCCCGCATGGGGCGCCATTTTCTTCAAGTTAGTATTTCCACAATTTGGTTGGCATACACGTTTAGCATGTTCCGCAGGTTCAAGTCCTGCGCCAACCACCAACGGTCGCAATAACAATTCAGTTGTTTCCTTTGGTTCAAGTCCAGATGCGACCACCAATTTCGCCTCGGTAGCTCAGTTGGTGACGAGGAAGAGTGAGACAGAGTATTCTCAAGACATTCATAGCCTGCAGGAAAGTGAGTGTGGAGAGGAAAGGGTATGCTCATTCTATTCGTCAGTCGGTAAAACGGCAGAGCACCCATCCTTAAAAAACGGTAGGTCGCAGGTTCGAGTCCTGCCAGAGGCACCAATTACGTCAGTATGCCGGAATGAGATAGACGGAGACGAGAGTAATGATAAACGCCAGACGAACGTTATGCTGGTGGAAAGTCAAAACAATGGTTTACCATTGTGGGATGTAAACATGAAATTTGACATGGTGGTTCGAATCCATCTACTGACACCAATTTATGGTTGGAGTAGTGAAAGAGAAAGGCTAGACGAGTATCAATCACGAACCGAGTCGAGAGCACAAGGTCATGAACTTGCTTGATTCACCAACCACCAATTTACGGTCAACAACAAAACAAAAAGGAAACATATGAAACAATAGGATAACACATACCGCCTTTACGCCTTGGTCAGAACCGACTTGGGCATGGATAAAGGTAAAATCGCTTCACAGGCTGGCCACGCTTTTTTGGGTGCCTTCGTGAACTGTAAAGACCAGATTGCTCTTCAATCTTATCACCAAGATTTCCCCAAATCTCCCGGCACAAAAATATGTCTTCAAGTGCCTGACATCGCTCAATTGTATCGCATCGAAAACGAAGCTCGTGCAGCCGGATTGTCAACGTATGTCGTGGTGGATTCAGGCTGTGCCAACTTCTTTAACGGTCAACCTACGGTGACGGCCTTGGGAATTGGCCCCGCTACGCGTGAACAAATTCAACACATTACCCAGTTCTGTAAACTTCTTTGAAGAAAAAACTTGACAGGTTTTCAAAATGTGATACTATGTATCTACGATTAGGCAATTGGTATAGTGGAAACACAGAATTCCGACACGATTCAGTCCTGAGTTCAATTCTCAGATTGCCTACCATCGGAATGTAGGATAATGGTATTCCGCGTGTTTCGGGTACACGAGATTTCCGGGTTCGAGTCCCGGCATTCCGACCAATTTTTGATAGTGTTGGTAGTCAACGACTTGTAAATAAAACGCCCGAAGCGTTAAAAAGTGGTTGACAAATAGTTGAAGATGTGTAATAATGTCTTCACAGTAACGGAACGCAATTCCAAAAGTTTGAGAGACGGATATCCAAGCAAAGGCACACGGTAGGATAGGATGTTTGTCATGTGTAGTAGTCGTCCTACCCGTGGGGCCAGACCGATTGCTATTCTATTTGTAGATTGTTCTTTGTTAGTTGAATTTACGGGGGGTATGGCCTCCGTTTCACCCGCAAGGGTGGATAAAGATAAACCCCAGTAATGGGGCCAAAGGGACACTCCCTAACGGGTGCCCACCAAGCCGAAAGGTTTGGACGCCTATACAACGAGCAAAATCTGTAAACATCGCCGTAAGGTGGGTGTTACACTTAAAGCTGGGATGGAAAATGTATGTTGTGGGTAACTCCGGCAACATACTACTAACGATGCCGACGAGCACTACCATCTGCCGAGCGCAACAGTGAGAGTTGAGATTTAAGCTAAGTAATGAGGTTTGAGATTAGCAGTCAAAAGCTTCGTGACAATCTGATAGAAACCGGCCAAGGCTTACACTGAGGACGGAATCTTGAAGGATGGATTGAGTACCGCAAGGAAAGATTAGTGCTGGTGCTGGATTTTGTATTCCGCAAGGTTTATGAAACAGCAAGCACCGCACCAGCAGGTTAGGTTCGATATAGCTCAAAGTAGAGCAATAGTTATTGGAACTATGTGTTGTGGTGTCAAAGCCACTATCATTAAAAAGCAAAGTCGGTGCTAGCGATGACTGAAAAAGTCTTAATGCTGAGGCCGTAAGGTAACTCAGTCAACCGTAACTCGCAAGGTGAAAGTTGTTCGTGTGGAAGTGAACGGAGTACTTCGCGGTACTTACTGCTCGCAAGGCAGACGTTTGAATAAACGCGGAATATGTTATCGTTTTAATGGACATGCCACCATTCAAAGGCAGACTTATCGGCTACATGATACCGTCCCCGTGGCGGGTCAATGTGGATGAAGAGGAAGGTAGCTCGCAAGGCTACGATAATCTCTGAGGGCCGATACGCAACGGTGTAGTCTCAACCGAAGCAACTCTCAAAACTGTTAGGAATAGACCTTCGGGGAACTTCCGTGAAATCCTTGACTTCTTTGGTGAACCTTCTCAATGTAGAATTCCCTCCAATTTACTTTTCTGATGCGTTTTCCACATTCTCTCATATGTATCTGCATGAGAAAACGAAAATATACCAAAGAGTTTTTAACTCCATTTGTTAAACAATCAACAAACTATACTAATTTGTTAAATAATTTGGGGTTGAAGGTCACGGGCGGAGTTCATCGGCTGATAACCATGAGAATCAAGGAATATGGGATTGACACATCTCATTTTACTGGCTGTATTTGGAACAAAGGAAAAACAAAACATTCCAATCAAATTTTAAGAATCCAATCATTGAAAGTAAGAACCCCCCACGAACAGGTATTTTGTCAAAATTCTGGATATGGGTCAAGTAAACTCTTTGGTCGGTTGATTGAATTAGGATGGATGTCAGAATGTTCGACATGTAAACTAACCGAATGGTTGGATAGACCTATAAGATTTCATGTTGACCATAAAAACGGAAATCACACCGATAACCGACTTGACAATTTAAGATTTCTTTGTCCTAATTGTCATCAACAAACAGAAACTTGGGGAGCCAAAAATAAAGGTTGACATTTTCATGTCTTTGTGTATAGTTATGATTGTAATGGCGCTGTAGCCCAACTGGAAGATGGCAACTCGTTTAGGGCGAGTTCAGTGCAGGTTCGAATCCTGTCAGCGCTACCACTTTTGGGGTCATCTGTATAACGGTAATACGTCAGATTTGCAATCTGAAAATCGGGGTTCGACTCCCCGTGGCTCCACCACTTCTTGATTGACTTTTTCCCTCTTTGGTGATATTCTGGTGGTCTATGAAACGATATACCCTAGAAAACAAACCCAAATTCTCAGACGGCGAATTCGTGCAGGTTGACATGTCATGTTTCGGTTTTCCTTCGGGAATTGAAACGGGCAAGATTGTGGGCAAAGCATCCGAACATATCCTTGATAATTGGATGGTGGAGTTTGACCATGCGTTTCCGCCAACCTACCCGTTCAAAGTAGTGACCGTGCAACACACTTTCATTCTCTGTAAAGACCAATCATGACCGACGAAGTAAAACCATGTCTCTCCCAATTCTTTAAGGCTATGGAAGAATTGCGTTCGGCTAAAATGACCGTTGTGGACAAATGTATCATGGCCTCCGAACTCGACCCCTCGCAATGGTCGGAAGAATTATTGTGGCCAGATGGAAAAACCATGTGTTCTATTTTTGGCTATCGACAAGTCGCAATGGACAGAGAGAAAACCATCTCGTTGATTGACGCATTGGAATGGATTGGATTATGTAGTAGTAAGGGTGACGCTCGTAAAGCCATTCGCAATAATGGAGTGCGAGTTAATCGAAAAGTTGTAACTGACATCAATCGTATTCTCACAAAGACGGATGCGTTACCCAATCTTGATGCGATAGTTTTGGAATTCGGAAAATACAATTTTGGTATCATCGAATTGTGTTGATGGTATAAGAAGTTGACACCATACTTATTACACAGTATCGTTAGTATGTATAGTATGTTGACATCAACTTTTTACAAATCGTTAGGCGTTGAGGATGGTAGTCCTTTAACGAAGCATTTTCGAATAAAATTCAATCACTTCATATTTGACAATCTTTTCTTACCACGTATGAAGGTGTGTGAAGATAATGGTCAAAAGTTGACGCTCACTAAAAGGGATAGGGAATTGATTGAATCGTTTTCCATCGCTAAAGCAAAGGCAAAGGAAACTGAATGGAAGGGAATTGACAATCAATATCGTTCCAAACGAGAAATGACGGGAGCTTCAATAGAATACGGATTGTTGAAGTTCTATGGTAAGCAAGCCAAGTTTGATGATTCCATTGTAGCGAAGTCATCACGTAAGAACTATCCTGACTTGTTGCCTCTTGGTATTATTTGTGATATTAAAGGCTCTTCTATTAACAATGTTCCGTTGGTATTCAAAACGACTCGTTCCTATGTTTGTGATACAGGCAAACATATTGGAAAAAAATATCGATGTGCGAACGTGATTGGTATTACTGATAACGAATCGGTGTGGTTGTTAGGGATTGCGTCACCAAAGGTATTGGAAACTTGTGTCGATGATAACTTGATAATGATTGCGGAAAACACTACCAAAACAGGCTTCTTCGGTGCCGCTGAGCTTGTTGCTCTTCCCCCAACTTGGAAAGAGTTTTCCGAATTGTGTTCCAAATTGTCACTTACCACTTGACATTTCCCTCATTCGGTGTATAGTTATTGCCGTAGAGTATCCATGATACCCTCGGGCGTAAGTTACCTGAGACGCATGTTCGATAATGGCTTATGAGTCGAATTTAGATACTCTGCTGGTGGAGGGCGGTTCAATTTATTGGACTTCGCCCCTTGTCGAACGGCGGACATAAATAAGCCGTATGGCCACTTAGACCAACGGGAGGAGTCGTTCCCCTCAAAAGGGAAAATGTTTGGGTTCGAATCCCAAAGTGGCTACCAATTTATGGGCGGCGTCTGACAATCGACTGTTTTCTTAGCGGAGAACGGGCATGAATAATGACGAGTTAACCTGCCCGCCAATTTGTTATGAAATCACAAGAAGAATTTGACAAGACCAAAGAGAAGTTGAAAAAAGCCAAATTGGTCTTGAGAATGTTAATGTGATTTGAATTACTATTTATTGAACATGGCCGAAGATTTCAATAATAACTTTTCCAAAACAAAGCCTGACATGTTAGTTGGGATTTGTGCCGAATGCGAGCAAGAAGTGGGAATTGACAAACAATCCTATTTAGATAAAGGTTGGTCAGTATCTCACGGTGTTTGTGGTCGTCATTCAGAACAATTCTTAAAAAAAGCTAACATTTCTCCAGAAAAAATAAAAACCTTCGTGTCTAAAAACACCACTCGGGATTTATCCGATCCAAAAAACAAACCGTTAGTTGATTGGATGAAAAATCCGCCTCTATCACCGACCAAGCAGAAACAAGAAAAACCTTCTTGACTTTTTCTACAATCGGGTCTATCATATCCTCATTATGAAAGACATAAAACAGATATCCGATCAGATTGTGGCGTGGTTGAAGAACTATGCCGAAACCAACAAACGTAAGGCGCTCGTCATCGGAGTGTCCGGTGGCGTTGATTCGGCTCTTGTTTCCACCCTCTGTGCCAAGACCGGCCTTCCAACCATCTGTGTCACCATGCCGTGTCATTCCAAGGAAGACCAAACCGACCGTGGTATGCTTCATATAAACTGGCTTCAATTGGAATGTTTGTATAAAAACGTTCAATCTGTTCGTATTGATTTGACCGCTACGTTTGAGGTTTTCAAAACAACGATCAATTATTTGAGCAAGGATTTTGATATGCCTCTTGCTTATGCGAACACCAAAAGTCGTTTACGTATGATTGCTCTGTATCAAGTGGCGACCGTCAACGAAGGTCTTGTCATTGGAACCGGTAACAAGGTGGAAGATTACGGAGTAGGTTTCTTCACCAAATATGGAGACGGCGGTGTTGATCTTTCCCCAATTGGCGATTTGACCAAGACCGAAGTTCGGGCCATGTGTCGTGAGTTGGGTGTATTGCCTGAATTAACTAACGCCATCCCTACAGATGGTTTGTGGGAAGACACTCGTACAGATGAACAACAATTGGGTGCTAGTTACGAGGAATTGGAGTGGGTTATGTGGTTTCTTGATGGAGTTGGTATGGTTGGATACAACCCCGATGAATTATCCCTTAGACAAAGGGAAGTCATTAAAAGTTACCAAAAATGGCATAATGCCGGTCAACATAAACTCAATCCAATTCCGGTTTTCAAACTATATGATAACAAACATTGACGAATTTGAAAGAATCAAACCCAAGGAAACTTACAAGGCTATTCAAGACTTGGAGAAGTATGTTCAAGCCATGTTGGATTCTAAAGAACTCTGGCATCCAAACGATACGGTGGAAGAAATAGCCAAAAAAATTAAAGTGGTCAAAAAGACCTTTATTAAAGGTGAATGAAAAAATCCCATATAATTAAACGTCTTAAAGAACATATTCGTTTCATGGAAAAATACTTGTTGACATATGATGTTAATATGGAAGAATCGAAAAACGTTTTACAAATGATACATGAATCAAAAATACTTTTAAGTAAATATTTGTAAATGATGAAAATTGACACCATCATTGATTCGTATCAAGATTACAAACCAAGCGGAACGTGGGATTCTGTTGTTGCCCGGGGAGATGGTGCATGGGTCAAAGAGAACGACGATTTTCATGGGCAGATGTTTGAGAGAACGGTAAAGGTTCGGAGGTCAGATGGGGTGATTGCTTTGGAAATTGAATGGTTAACCGACGAAGAAGTGGCTAATGAAATAAGAGGAAATGAATGACATTTTGGGTCTGCAAAACATGTAAATCTCCCGACATTGAATATTGGGATAATGCACCAATGTGTACCACTTTCGATTGGGGATTCTATTGTCCTGTCTGTAAAAAGTATCTTGATTGTTCTTCTGAGGATATCGAAACCGTAGAGGAAATAAATGGCAACGGAAGTAAATAAATGTGTGTTCTGTGGATTGACCACTCTTACAAGGGGTCATCATGTGACGCCCAAATCCAAAGGTGGAACGGAAATTGTGCCAACCTGTGAAACGTGCGAGTCATTCATTCACAAGACTTGGACACACAATGAACTGCGTGACGTTTACAATACGGTCGAGTCAATCCTTCAAACCGAGAAGTTTCAGAAATTCCTCAAGTGGAGACTGAAACAACCGACGACGGTGTTATTCAAATCACAACCCGGCAGGTTCCGAGACAAAAACAAGTATCATTGATATGAAAAACATGACCGAACGAGAACAAGAAATTCAGTTTTATTTTGACAGCAAAGGACGTTGTCCTGTCTGTTATACTGAATGTGATATTGATACCTCCGGCTCCTGTGAACGAGATTCATCGGGCGATGTACATCGGTGTCCAAAGTGTGGCTGGTCAGCGGATGCAATGTGTTTGTGGGGATATCAAACAAACGGTTGAACCGATAGAACGTTGTAATGAATCCTGACTCTGAAATCAACCTATGATTCACTACTACGTTTACTACAAAAAAGACGATTGTGTATTCTATGAACGAACATGTGGCACAGAAGATAGTGCTAACTTTCGGATCGAAGAATTGAAAGAACGGAGTCAGGATGCGTGGTGGCAAACTGATATTGTTAAAGGAGCATTCTATTGATGGAAAAATCATATACATACATTGTGCAATGCTCAGATGGCAGTTTTTACTGTGGATGGACATTGAATGTCGAAGACCGTGTAAAGGTTCACAACGAAGGTAAGGGGTCAAAGTATGTCTCGAAACGGTTGCCTGCTAAATTGGTTTACTTTGAAGAATTCGACACACGAGCCAAATCCGCTCAACGTGAATACCAAATTAAATGTCTTAAACGACAAGATAAGATTCTCTTAATCCAGAAAAAGCATCCTGAATTTACTGCTTGACTTTTTATATCCATGTGATAGGTTAATTTCATGAAAGTTATATTTACCGAAAATGAATTCAAAGACTTGCGTAAGTTTCAGAACGCCTTCAACAAGAAACTTGGTGAAATAGCGTATGTTGGAACTGACCATGCTTGCTTGTTGGTAGAATACTCTCCAGAATTGAAGGCAATGCTCCGGCCGTTCCCACCGGATCGACATTTTGAATACGACTTGCGTGTTTTGACATGTGAGGATTGTAAGAAAAATCAACCATTTTTGTGTGTCAAGGATGAAACGACCTTCGTTTGTGGTGACTGTCTATCCAAACGACAGAAGAAAGGGAAATGATTATGCCTGTAATGGGACCAGATTCCAACCGAGAAAACGCTGAGTTAGCTATCAAACAAATTACGGAATTATTGAAAACTAAGTTTCACATCGACATTGATAAAGTGGAAGATTGGGGTATTTGTCGTGTTGATGTAAACAAGTCTAACAAATCCTTGAAGGACGCCATTTATGAAGTTTTCAAATATGACTCGTGGAATGGTTGGTGATTTGTCATATCTCTACCTATTTATTGGGTAAGGTATGCAAAAAAGAATCATCTTCAAGAACGGAAAAAAATATATTGTTAACGTTCCAAGTTGGCAAGGATTGGGAGATATTGAACAAGTTGGGTCAGGAAGTCTTCCAATCTATTTCATAACTCCGTTCATTGACCGACAACCGGTGGATGTAAGCGGTTCGATTGGTGCAACCATATCGTTTTCAGTGTCGGCGGGCCCAGCAGGTCCATTTGACAACTTGGCATACCAATGGGTTTCAGGGTCAACCAATATCAGTGACGGTGCTCATTTTACAGGCAGTCAAACAATGACTTTGACGGTTTACAATATCATTGCCGCAAACACCGGAAGTTACTATGTGGCGGTTACTAACGTAAATGGAACATTGACAAGTTCCCATGTTGGATTGTTGGTGTGATAACCTTTCCATGAATTTCACCATGACAGTTTGAACATACTAAAATACACTTATTCAGTTCAACTTTTAGTTTTTCAAAATCATGTGTTTTGAAATCGGATATGTTGAATTCTTTTTTAGATGGGTCAGTGTGATGAAAGTGCATTGAACCGATGTATCTATTATACCCACAAAATACACACTTTCCACCTTTATATTGAACCGCCAGTTCTCTACTTTTTCTTTTTCTGGCAATTGATTTGGAATCGTTGCATATTTTGCAATAATAATGAAACATTCCACGTTTTCTTATGTAATAGTTTTCGGATGTAAGTTCTAATATTTTTTGACATGACGGACATTTTTTGTATGAAATACCATCTTTAACGAACACGAAATTGTCAGATAAAAGATTTTTGGTATTGTGTAATCCAAACGGAGAACACGTTAAACAATATTTTCTCTTTGACAAATTTCTTCGTTTGTTATCTATTATTATTGTTAGTGGAAAGTTTTTGGAACATTTTAGACATGTTTTCATATTATTAGTTTTATCTATTATAACATTTAGACTACATCACATACATATAAAGATTTTGTTGAAACATGCTTGACATCTTCATTATTTGGGATATACTTATTGATGAATAGCAGAGCCTTCGGCAAGGGTTTGTGTCTCATAAGCACGAACAAATGAGGTCGGCACTCATCTTTGCTACCAAATGGGTTGTTGGTGAAATTGGATATCACAGAAGCCTACGAAGCTTTTATTCCGGGTTCGAGTCCCGGATGACCCACCAAATTTAGCGAGTTATGATTGAATCAGAAATATTTGTTTACACAATTACGAGTCTCTACACAGCGAAACCCGACGCTGATTTGAAAACAACGTCGTGGAGAGAGTTGGAACAACGCTCTCGGTTGGTGGGGTTTTATAGAACTCTTGAAAGAGCGAAGTTGTGTGTCGAAGAAAACTGGCTTGACGAGTGTGGGTATTACAACTACATTGTGATTGAAGGACTATGGGAAGGTTGTTACCCCGGTTTGGGCGACAACGAATGGTGGTATCGACATGATTGGGATAACCGAAAATGGATGCCTTGTGAGAAACCAAAGTGTTTCCAAGGAACGGTGAATTTTTATGGTTGACAACCGTAGCATTATGTGATACCTTTCTATTTATGAGTCAAACCTATTGCACAAGTTGTGGTTCGCCCATTCCGGATGGTCAGGGACTAAGTTGTTCAATGTGTTACGGCGACCCATATTACGGTCGTGACGTATATGCTCTAAAAATGTTGGAAGAAGAAGCTCGGTTAGAGTATGAAAGACAGGCAAACCGAGAAGAACATTCTCGACAGGCCGATGATTTTTGACGGTATGAAATGGGAAACCTTTTCGGATAAAATGACGACAGGAATCGCATGTGCTTCTGGTGGAGCGGCCATTGGAACGGTTTTCGGTGGAGTTGGAAGTGTTGTTGGTGGTGTCGTTGGTTATCTTTTTGGATTTTGGAGTGTTAAGTAACGGGCATGTATTAGCACCGGCTTCGAACCGGTAGTCGTATAATTGGAATGAAAATGCAGGTTCAAGTCCTGCCATGCCTACCAATTTGAATATGAAATACGAACGATTCAGTCAGTTGTGGAATGAAATACTCGGTGAACGAGTAACGAAGTTTGATGCTTCGGAAGAAACCATACAATCCTTGATTGAATATGGTCAAGGTAACAAGACTAAGATTGAATCCGTACAAGAATTTTTGACAAAGGCGTGCTAAGGGTACGCACCGAAGCTCGAAGGGTTCGTGAAAACGAATAACGCTTTGATTACTTGTTTCAAGAGGGAAACCTCACCCGAACAGGAATAGGTTGGTTTGGAATCACCGCCACCCATGTCATTTAGAGAAACATAAAACGGCAAAAGTGGCCAATCGTGTGACTAGGATTGTGATGAACAACCTTGTGCCTGTCCCGAACGCAAGACTACTAGGATAAACGGAAAGTCACGATGTTTCTTATTTTCAAGGCCCATGTAGTATAAAAGTTAGTACACGACTTTGGTAAAGTTGAGGCGACGGGGCAGTACCGTCCTTGGGCTCCAATTTTTATGACAAAAGAAGACTTCGAAAACTCCCCTTGGTGTGCTTATGCAGAAGGAAAACAGGCTTGGAAAGCTGATGGAAACTATTATACAGCCGAAGAATTGGCGGAAATGGATAAGTCGAATGATGTCGAAATTTACTTTCCACAGCAAGTCATCATGGATGGCAACTAAGTTTCTTTGTATCCTACCCTTTCTTCCCATATTTATGTCCATATGGAAATACTCGACATCAAAAACCTTATTCGTGAATGCTTTGAAGAAGATCATATTATCCTTGAAAACCTGATTCTTAAACGTCACGAAGGCAAACTTGTCGTGGTATCCGATGCCGACGACCGTAAGAGTCAATCTGCCGAAACATTCCGTAACAAGAACAAGTTGAAAGAGGCTGGTTTCCGTTGGGATGGTATTATCAATTCGTGGACAATTGACCAATCTCAATTACGCAAGGCTCAAGAAGTGTTATCCGGAATCAGTAAATCCCCATTGGAAAAGTTCATTGAAAAGGTTGAAGAAATTCCTGAGTTTCTCCAGAACACCGACAACCTTTCCAAGAAGGATGAATTGGGTCAGAAGATTGATGGCTTCATTGATGAACTGAGCACCGCAGTTGATGCGGCCAGTATCTCCGCCGTAGTCAAAAACTTTTTGACCTTCAATGCCAAATTTCGTGGTTATAGTTTCCACAACACCTTGTTGATTTATTTGCAGAATCCAAAGGCTACTCGCGTGGCTGGTTACAAACAATGGGAAGAAAAGTTTCATCGTCGTGTCAAGAAGGGTGCTAAATCCATTTCCATTCTGGCTCCTATCACCGTCAAGAAAAAGGAAGACGATACCCAAAAGGCTACGGTATCTCCAATTCCACAATCTCCATTGGCGGGAACGGGTCCTGATGATGGTTCGGCAGAAAAGAAGCCACAACGTTACATGCGTTTCATGGCAGTATCCGTGTTTGATATTTCGGACACGGAATCAATTGATGCTCGCGGAGAAATCACTGAGCCTGAATGGCACGGTAGCAATGAACCGAATATCAAGGCCGAAGAACTTTTTGAATGCACGAAAGAACTCGCGGATAACATGGGTATAAAAATGGGTCAAGAAGCATCCAAACGTGGGGAACAAGGTTACGCCGCAGGCGATCACATTAATATTTCAAGTGATGTTGCCGGAGTTAACAAAGCGGCCACCGTCATTCACGAGATTGCTCATGAACTGCTTCATTTCAAGAAGACTTCACCATTTTATGTGGGCGAAGAAAACTTGTCACATGCAACCGTTGAGTTACAGGCCGAGTCGGTTTCCTTCATTGTTATTAAATACTATGGATTGCCGGTGGAACATCAAGCGAACTATTTGGCATTGAAGGGTGCCAATAAAGATTCCATTCGTCAAAACCTAACAGTTATCAAGAAAACGGCTGATTTCATTATTGGTGAACTGGATAAGATTTGGGAAGAGAAATCCAAACAAGCCAAACCAACTGAACCAGTAGGTGTCGAAGAAAGTTTTTGGAAGGATATAAATTTTGATAAATCCCGACAAGCATATGACGCTAAGATGCCGCCGGAAAACGATTTTGAATATGAAGAGGGAGATTGTGAAAAAGATGGTCATAATTGGGAAATCATGCCAAAACGACATAGCCACATTGGAAAATCTCAACGAAATGTTAGCGTTTATCAATGTACGAGATGTGGTAAACGAGACGTAACATAAATAACTGAAAATCAACTATTTACACAAAGATGAAAAAAGATATTGACAATCAACCACCTTTGGGTTATGATGTTAATACAGTAGATGACCAAACGGCTATCGAAGCGAAGTATGAAAAGTATCTCTCAAAGAGTCCCGAAGAACGACTTTTAGAAAGAATCTTCGGGTCAGAAAAAGATTCTTAAAAAGCTTGACACTTTTCAAACTCGTGATATAGTTATTGGTGTAACGATGAAAACAAGAACGATATTAGAACGGTTGCCAAGTATCCCCTCGATTGAGGGTGAGGACGCCTGTTCTGTCGAAACGCCGATGTGGCATAAGTCATATAATCAATTTGATAAAGCAGGAAGGAGCGGCGGATAACGCTCAGACGAATAGAAGACTTTGAAAACCGCCGACTCCGAAAGAAGTTGGCGGTTTTTGTTTTTTATTAGTGTGAATTTTGTTAGTATAGGCTTAGAACTCTTACAGTGAGCCTCCAGTAAAACTGGTGCTATGGTATAAAAAATCACTTATCGGTCATGGGGTGTTATGGGTAAAACCAGAACCCGGACTCTGATATTAGCTCAGAGATAACATGGCGTTCGTTGTTAATATAAAATGTATTGACTTTGATTAGACGGTGTGATATACTTTAACCATGTATTCATCATCTAATATAATTTCCAAAGCAATCAAATATTATAAACCTAAACAAATCAAATTTGTAAAAACCAGAATTTCAGTAGGCAAACAAAAAACAAGTTTTTATTTAACAGATTCAGATTATTACTGGAATGTGTATTTGAAATCTGACCATTGGAAAGAATTAAGGTCCAAAAAGCTTTTAATGAATCTAATGTGTGAAGTATGTGGAACGGATAAACATTTAGATGTTCATCATATTTCGTATAAGAATTTGTATGACGTAACCGTTTCAGATTTGAAAACTCTCTGTAGAAAATGCCACGTCGGAGAACACAATAAAATAAAAGAAGAAATTCCAATTACATTTCAACAAGCAAAATCGAGATTGAGAAATGTTAGACGTTGCCGCTGGAAAAAGAAAGGTTATAATCCACTTGATGATGAGTTATTTAAACAAGAAGAATTATATTTAGAAGGATTAAAATTGAAACAAAGAAATTTAAAAAAGCCCATGTAGGCTTGACAGGCGTGGGGAGAGACACGCAACAATTTTTAACATAGACGGGCATGTTCCAAGGTGGCGATAGAGTCTCCAAAACTCCGTGTTGTAGGTTCAATTCCTATCCCGTCTGCCAATTTAAGGGTATCACTAACCCGCATAGAAATTGTGAGACTTTTCGGTTGAGCGTAACCGTTTAATTGGAGTGTATCATAATTGGTAATGAAATTGTTTGTTAAACAATGATATGCAGGTTCAAATCCTGCTGCTCCAGCCAGTTTTTATAGTATGTTGTCGTGCGCCGAGTTGGCCGAAGGCACCTGACTTTTAATCAGGTAAACAAACATCGTGGGTTCGAATCCCACCGGCAGCACCAATAATCAACAAACAACTTAATATGAGCAACCTAATAATCAATATACGAATACTGAAATGGCATTTTCAGATGTCAAGGGATTGGAACGTTTCGGTTTTAAGAAACGATTATCATCCTGAAAACCATTATCCGCATGGAGTTTGGTGTGTTTACAAACTCTTCAATTGGATTTAATTAAATTTCAATACATACCAACCTGTCCTTGCAGGACAACTCATGAAAATCAGACTGCAAATTATCTGATTTGGGTCGGGTATTGAGAACAAGAGGATTTGGCTTAGCAGCCTTCCTCTGAATTTCCCACGGTCGTTCAATGGTTAGGACGCTGTTCCGTTATAGAGCAGAAACACAGGCTTAAATCCTGTCAGTGGGGTCCAATGGTAATATAGCTTAATGGAAAAGCCCGCAACTGATAATTGCGTGACCAAGGTTCGATTCCTTGTATTACCACCATTTTTGTATGAGGAAATCCATGAATCAACATGGTGATTGAAATCTAGCTAATTGGAGTTGTCAAAGATGAGAGTTAGAATAAGCGATTCCTTCCTCACCAAAGATTACATCCCGAGTCGTAGGAACGAAGCCTACCAAGTTTCTGATAATTCTTGTAGTGTAGTAGTAACACATCGGAGGTAGAAAATAAAAATTATCAAATGCGTCGAAAGCCACAATAGACGGGCACTCGGTTCTTACCCGAACGATTCGTGTGGGAGCATTACCCACTCGGCGCACCAATTTAACAGAAACTCCGTGTTGGAGAATTAGGAAGCCGGTCAGTAGGAACACTTGCTGTATTACACCGTATTGTAAAGCAAGTGCTACAGGACAACGAAAATAATTATTCGTTTAAGTAGAGTTTTCCGTCTGTTTTTCAAAAATGCAAGTTTATCCCGTAGAGGTAGCGGTACACGCTGTAAACGTGTTGCCTTAACAGGCTCGGGTGGTTCAACTCCATCAACTTGCACCAATTTTACGCACATGTAACTCAGAGGCAGAGTGTCACGCTTCCAACGTGAACGTCGAGATTTCAAAATTCTCCATGTGCTCCAATTTATGAAAACAAAAACAATAGATGAATTCTGTGGTCAACCCGCTGGTTCGTTTCAGAAATTCGTTGAGGCACAACGACGTGAACTTCAAGAAATTGAACGTGAACGCAAGGAACGAATTCGGAAGTTGAGAAACAAACAATAACAAATGCAGGTGTAGTGTAGTGGTAGCCCATGACATTGCCAATGTTAAAGTGACGGTTCGATTCCGTTCACCTGCTCCATTTTGACGCTAGTAAAGAACTAAGCTCCGGAAGGGGACAGTAAGAGACAAACTCTGCTCAGACCTCCACTGAAAATGGAAGGGCGGCTCTTTACAGTATCGATTTTTATCGCCTGCTCGTCTAAAATCTAGGACGTTAGCTATTAGAGCTAAAAATGCCAAGGTAAAGTCTGGCAAAGGCGGCCAATTTTCGGACATGGAAGAGGCTGGGTCATCGGATTCGTTGTCTGCGAATTCAGGTGGGTTCGATTCCCATCATGTCCGCCAATTTAGTATTCCCTCTTGTTGTAATAGTAGCAACGACGCCTTTGAAGCGTAGAGCGGTGGAGCGTAACCATCAGAGGGAGCCATTTACCCCAACTAAACTAATCTAGTGAAAGTGACAGACTGAAAATCTGTAAAGCCCGGAGCGTAACCGGGAGTTGGGACCACTTTGATAGTGTAAACAGTTGACCACAAGAACTAGCGACAGATTAGGAGAAATCCGAAATATCGGCCGGCCTTTGTGCTGTTGTGTTTGATTCGTTGTTTATGCTGTCTGATTTTCAAAAACATATTCGTGGGTTAAGGGCATGGTTTTCATCAATTGATGAGTCCTACTGTGATAGGCATCTGTCAAACACCCACACTGATTTAATGGTCCTATCGAATAACGGTTAATTCGGGAGATTTTCACTCTCCAGATCGTGGGTTCGATTCCCCGTGGGACTGCCACTTTGATAATGGCGGAAGTAAGAAATACTTACAGCATAACTGTTAGAAAACGTGCTAGACGCAACCTCAAGTGTGTTGGATACTGGTCAATGTGATTACGAAAGTAATGTGATTGGGGTTTTTAATACCAACGTGTTGAATGAAATTTTCAACTTATCATTTATTCGAGTCTTAGCCTAGTCCAAGGCAGCATGGTTTCACAACGTCGCTAGACGTGAAACTCCTACCCCGTAAGGGATGGTAAGAAGTGTGTGATGTGACGGATTGATATACATGTTAGTTCAATCCGATGACAACGATGGTTGGAAACCATCAGGCTCGACCAAATTTGTCCCTATAGTTTAGTGGTAGAATGTTTGATTCTCAATCAAAATACCCGAGTTCGATTCTCGGTTGGGACACCAATTTCGGAAACTGCTGAAGTACAAGGCATGGCAAAGTCCTATAAATCGGGCGAGAGAATTCCGTTGCAACGGAACCGGTTCGAATCCCTCAAGTTTCCGGAAGTTTTTTGTATGGTGGTAGGAGTGTGAAAGTTTAGCATCATTCCCTGTGAAGGAATTGGAACGGGAGCATTACCCGTCTGCCACCCCAATTTACGAAAGTAAAAAGTACTGAATCGTGACTCGTATTCAGTTCCAAAACTTAGTTTTGTCGAAAGGAACATGTAACGTTATGGACAAGTTACATGCTGGGATAAACAAGGCGAACGAGTTTTTTAATTTCTGTCCCGTAAGCGGTGCAATGCCGGACTGAGCACTTCGCTCTTTCCATAGGTCATTCTGCTTCCAACCGCATTTCTTTGAATGACAATTTGGTTACGGGACAAAATTTAACGTCGTATAACATAATGGTATTGTGCCCACTCGATAAGTGGGAGGCTCTGGTTCGATTCCAGATATGACGACCATTTCAACAACCAAAAGGAAACAGTATATGAATGCAGCACACATTGTAGGTAAGAAACGTAATCGTATCAGTCGCCTTAACCGACGAATTTCGGATAAAGAGTTGACGGCGGAACAACGCAACCAAATGTCGGCCAGAGTGTCAGAGTTAACTCAAGAATTATCCAGAAAATAATAATTTATGAAACGAATCAAGTTACAATTCATGGTTGTTCCAGAACAACTTTCAAAAATGGCATATGTTCCAAATGCTATTCGGGTAAAAATAATTGACCCAGAAGCTATTTTTCTGACAGGTCTTTTGGGGGAAAGTGGCAGACGGTTGGTGAAAGCGGGAGTCGAATTCTATTTTGAATTCAGATTGGCTCGAAAATTAATCGAAAAGAAAATAGCAGTTGAAGTAAAATAATTTCATCAGAGTGTAAGAAGGTAATTGGCAGCCACCCCGGCCTGGAACCGGGTGTCATCATGACTCTGTGGGTTCGACCCCCACCACTCTGACCAGTTTCAATTGGGGTTTACTCTAACGGTAAGAGACGACACTGTTAATGTCGTGTATTCGGAGAAATCCGTATGGAGGTTCGAGTCCTCTGGCCCCAGCCAAAATTTCGAGTAACATAAGAGTATTGGATGGAGTAACGGGCTCTTGGTGGCCACAATCCCGCCAGTCCACTGAGAATAAATGTGCCGGCATTACGTTCGGAAATGTGGGTGGAAACCTCACTTCGAGAATAAATCAACACCGAAAAATAACATCGTTGTAAAACGGTGGTTTCACGATTAACGTCGTGACGCATGTTGGGTTATGAGGACAACGTTAGCTCTATAAAATCGTTTTTCTTTTGTAAATGGGTATGATTTCTTCTTTATAATGAATTTCGGCGTGACAAATTGACCAATTTGTACAAACATTGGTGTGCCTCTAGGAGAGGTTAAATAAGGCAAAACACACATTATTCGAATAATGTGTTAGTAGCAACATCAATAGGAATTTAAGATACGAACAGCAACTCAAAAAAATCCTCTTAATAAGCAGACCTAAAAAATCGTATCTTGTTTTTGCAGTTGAAGCCATGATGGACCGGCACCCGGCCTTTAACCGGATATGGAGAGGGTTCGATTCCCTCCGACTGCACCAATTTCTGCCGGATTAGTTTAACCACGCCCTTAGTAAAGGCGACCAGAAAAAACCCATGTCTTGAAAGCGGCCATATTAGGGGAGTTTTTGCTCTTCGATTTCCTGACCGTCGCATGAATTGACGGGTGCCAAAGCCCGCATCCGGCACCGATTTTGATTGATGGTTGTTGATATAATGTCGAAAAATTTTTGACTTGTTTTTTCTCTAAAAGAAATTTGAGATGTTGTATCAATAATACATAAATCAACATTTTTTTCTAAACACGACTGAATTTTTCGGGCATCATTGGTTTGTTTTACTTTAAGCCTTTCTTTTCCGTAAATTGGTTTATAGTGAAAAATTCCGTTAAGTTCAAAGGCCAACTTCAAGGATGGAATGTAAATGTCCAACTCAATATCAATGGCATTTGTTTTGTTGTAATGAATTTCAAGTGTTGGATACAATTCGGTTAATTGTTCTTCAATCCATACTTCTAATTTTGACCTGTTATGTTTGTTTGACCATTCTCTGTTTTTGTTCCAATATTTTGCTCGACACGAATATGAACAAAAATTTTTGATTTTTTCGTCTGTTTTGTATTTGGTAATATCTTTATTACACTCTCCACATGTAGTGGAAAAAACAGATGCTTTGTATTTGAATAATTCGGCGCATTTATGAGAACAAAAACACCCTTTTTGTGTTCCTTTTAATGAACCATTCAGAATTCTAAGTATGGTATTTTTAGTTCGATGATGAGTATTGTGACATTCTAAACATTCCAATGGGATAAGTTCTCGACTTGATTTGGAATCTAATTCAGATTTTGAAATTAACATGTTCATATTCAATAAGTATAGTTAGAATTCTCAAAAACTATATCCGACTCCAAAGCAATTTCAAAAATGCAGGTGTACCGACGCTGCCTTCTAAGCAGTATGAATCGTAATTGGATGAAAATGTGGGTTCGAATCCCCCCACCTGCACCATTTTTCAACATCAACGGAAATATCATCGTTTTTGCTTGTATGTTAGGATGTATCTGTATAACGGATAGGGTTTTACAACCCAAAAAACATCATCGTAATTTGTAGTAATGGTCAATGAAAGATAGACGCTCAAACGTCGCCTATGGTGTAGTGGAAGCACGCCGGCACAATAAGCTGGAAGCGTGAGTTCGAGGCTCACTAGACGAATACGAATGGAACAAGCGGGGACGCCTGCAACTCGTGAAATCCTTTCAGAAGATAGACAGAAGTGCAAGTATCTGGGTTCGATTCCCAGCCTGCCCACATTTGACGGTCAGGTAAGCATAATGGCAATGTTCACGCATAATGGAACATCGTGAAATCCTTCCCTTACTCCAACTTTTCACCTTGACATTTCGTTGTGGCGAGGTATAATAACAACATGGAATTGAAATGGATGAAACAACCGGAAGGAAGTAATCTATGTGGTCAGATTGCGGTGACGGTTTTGGCAAACATTCCACTTGATGACGCAATCAAACTCGTTGGCAAAAAAGGTTGCACAACAACCAAACGGATTGCTAAAGCACTTCGTAAAGTGGGATTTCAGTGTACCGACCGACTATGTAGAAAGCCACGACCTGAACTTGGGTTGGGCAAGTTGACTTATCCAAAAAAACAAAAAGGTCATTGGGTGGTAATTCAAGGCGATAAAATTTATGATGGTATTTATGGAAAGCCAGATGGAACGGTTTATTGGAAACCGGGATGGAAGTTGACTTCCTATTTGCCTCTTACGAAAAACAATTTATGTTCAACGGAAACGGACAACTTTTCTATCACCGTAGTTGGTGGTTGATTATGAAAGTGGATGACGAGATTTGTGAATACTATCGCAAACTAGTTAACATTCAATCTCCTTCCTTGAAATTGAATCCGCCGCGGGATGGAGCACACATTACGGTCATTGCTGGAAAGTATGAGAAGCCAGATGCTTCACACGAACATCTGTGGGGTAAGTTTGAAGGCAACATTGTGGAATTTTCATACCATAGAGAGATTCTTAGCGATGACCGGTATTTTTGGTTGACGGTCGAGTGTCCGAGGATTGAAGAGATTCGACAAGAGTTGGGATTGAATCCCAAGATTCCGATTCCGTGGCACTTAACGATAGGAAACATATTATGAATTATACATGCCATAGCGGAGGTTGTCCGGGATCTGATATGACGTGGGAAATTGTAGGCGAAAAATACGGTGTCAAAACCATTGCTTACTCGTTTCACAATCACGTTCAAAAAAGAAAGAATCAAAAAATATTGACGGTTGACGAACTGAAAGAAGGTTTCGATCACGTCAAAATTGCTGCCAAGGGATTGAAACGAAATCCTAATTGTCAATATCCGTATGTGCAGAATCTTTTGTCTCGTAACTGGTTTCAAGTTAAGAATGCTGAAGCAGTTTTTGCCATCGCGAAAACCATGACTCCGACAACCGTTGAAGGTGGAACTGGATGGGCCATTCAAATGGCGATTGACAACAAAAAACCTGTGCTCGTGTTCGATCAAGTAAACAACTGTTGGAAGAAGTTCAATTACGAACTTGACAAGTTTGAAGTGATTGACTATATTCCCAAGTTGACCGAGAATTTTGCGGGTATCGGAACAAGAGAAATCAATGATAACGGAATTAAAGCAATCATGCTTGTATTTTCTCTTAATTGTAGAGATGAACATTGTTCCTAATAAAAATTTTGGGGTGCCTGTCATAATAAAATAAGAGTTATTGATGTTTGACAGGTTGACAATATATGTATTGTCATGAAATCCAATAAATTAATCTTTGATGAATCCGAATTCAAAAACGCGATTCTAAATTGTTGCTCTATTAGAAGTTTGTGTAAATGGTTTAATAAGCCAATTAACGGATATTATTCCAAATTATTCGAAAAATGGATATTAAAATTTCAATGTAATGTTGACCATTTTTATTCTAACAAACCAACGAAACAAGTTTGTTTGTCATGCCAAAATCCTAAATGTGAAAAACAGTTTTTGGTTAAGTTTGTTGACCGAGATAGAAAATTTTGTTCTTTGAAATGTGCCAACCAGAAAGTTCGTGGTAGGGCATTACCAAAGCAACTTGAGGATTTGTTTGGACAAAACAAACACAGAATAATTTGTTTTAGATATCATCCGAGAGTATGTGTCGTTTGTAAAGTAGCCACACCGATTACGGTTCATCATTATGATGAAGACCATGACAACGATAAACCTGAAAATCTTGTTCCAATGTGTGCGAATCATCACATTTTGTTACATTCTAATAAATACAGAAAAACGTATGAACCCATAGTCGATTTATATGTTAAACAATTCAAATGTGGGAGTATGGTGTAGATGGTCTAACATGTCGCACTGTCACTGCGAAGACCGCTCGGTTCGAATCCGGCTACTCCCGCCATTTTTATTCCCCGTTCGTATAACGGCTATTACTGTCGCCTTTGAAGCGAAGAAAGACTGTTCGATTCAGTCACGGGGAACCAATTTATGATTGAAAAACAATACAGTTTAGCATGGAAAGAACAATGTTACGAAAAAATATTTGTTTTGGCTCCAATGGTTAGAAAACATCGAGACGAACAAAAAAAATTGTGGGAGAAACAACACAACCGAAAATGGATTCTACCAGACTAACCAATTTATGAAAAAAAATAACCAAACAGATTCTAAATGGAAGCGTCGTCCATCTACCCATAAAAGATTGGCCGTTATTGATGGTGTTCGTTCTTCCAAAAAATCAGAACGTCAATAATCCAAACAGGAGTTGGTGGAAGTAATATGAAAAAATTCTCTTGGATATGTTTGTTCGGCTTCCATAAGTGGAAATCCATTGGAAAAAAATACCAGTGGAATTATCAATGTCAACGATGCCGTGAAATACGGTTGGGATGGTGTCGTAAAAAATTTCTGTGGAAATATTTTGGTATCGTTTGTGATTAATTTTCTGTATTTGCCCGTGTAGTGATAATGGTAGCACCCTTCCCTTGTAACGAAGGAGCGTCGGTTCGATTCCGACCTCGGGCTCCAATTTGCGGTATGAGTGTGGTGGATGGCACGTAACACTCCCAATGTTAAAGCGACCAGTTCGATTCTGGCATACCGCTCCATTTTAATGTCAGTATGGCGTAACGGTAGCCGCAGCAGTTTCAAAAACTGCCGTCGTAAGACGTGAAGGTTCGACTCCCTCTACTGACACCAATTTTTGCCCCTGTGACTTAGTTGAGAATGGCACATCATACGGTCTTAAAAGCCGAAGTTTTGGAGGTTCAATTCCTCTCAGGGGTACCAGTTTTTGATTGAGTCGGGAGTCTTAGTCTGCAGCATAGACCCGAGAGTTCTAATCAGAACACTCAATCACCATATTCGCCTCATTCGTATAGTGGAATTATTCTTCACTCGTAATGAAGAGATTAGGGTTCGATTCCCTGATGAGGCTCCAATTTAAGTTCCGTTCGTAGAGTGGCCCATGCGCTTGGCTGCAACCCTTGAGACGTTGGTTCAATTCCAACACGGAACTCCAAATTTCGGTTGACAGTTTTGTTAACCTGTGATATAGTTATGATTGTTATAGTGGAAGTAGTCCGAATGGACGAGGACACCGCCTTGAAAGCGGCTACCCGTAACAGGGTTGGGGGTTCGATTCCCTCTGCTTCCGCCAATTTTGGAGCGTAAGGCAGATACGGTTGGTTGCGCAAGTTTGCTAAACTTGTCCGGGTAAAACCGGTGAGGGTTCGAATCCCTCTACCTCCGCCAATTTAATATGAAAGCGTTAGACCGAAAAGATATTGACCAAGTAAGACCTAAGTTTCTAGCAATGGTTGAAGATGCTTGGAAACGTGGCGAGGAAGTACCTTACGGTGTCACATACTTGTCTGACGCACCAATAACGGAAAAATATATTGCGTGGGCAAGAAAGAATTTGGGCGATTAGTATAATGGGAGAATGGGACTCTCACACAGTCTAGGCAAAGGTTCGATTCCTTTATCGCCCACCAAATCTAAGGTTAAGGGTTCTAACCGAGCATGAGCCGGGTCGTTTAATCGGCAGGCAAGAAAATGTGCCAAAGCAGAACCACAAGTTTGAGATACATACAGCAACCCAAAACTGCTCGAAAGAGCATCATGAGTCGAGTGATGACGACACAAATATATCATCCTGAGTCAACAGTAAATCAGTATCTCGTTATCGGAAAGTAGCGTAATTTGGCTATCGCGTCTGATTTGGGTTCAGAAGATTCCGGGTTCAAATCCCGGCTTTCCGACCATATTTCAAATAAAATTGGTCTTTCATATAGATTTGAACTACTTATAAATATGAAAGAAAAAATTTTACGGTTAAAAGGTGAAGGAAAACCCAATAAAGAAATAGTTCAAATTTTAGGATGTTCTAAAGCAACGGTTTCATATCATTGTTCAGAAAAAGTAAAACAATCATATCGTGACTATAGAAATAAAAATAGAAAAAAAACTATTAAAGATTTGAAAGTAGAATCGGGGGGTAAATGTTTCATTTGCGAATATGATAGGTGTTTTACATCATTACACTTTCATCACAAAATACCATCTGAAAAAATTGGCGGTGTCAGTGAAATGGTTTATACGCATGGAAAATATGCTTCTATAAAAGAAGCAAAAAAATGTGTATTGGTATGTGCCAATTGTCATGGTGAAATCGAGGAAGGAATAATTAAACTTTAATGACGGTCAGCAAGCTCACGATGTTGATACACTGACGGGGATAAGCTCCCGTTTAGAATGATGGAGAGTGAGTGGGTTTGTTCAAAGTACAAGAACAGATAAAAGATTTGACCCTTTCCCGTAACCCAACCGTCGTTATTTTTGAATGGGAGATTATGCTAATGGCAGACGGGAATCTTTACACGATTCAGGCATTGGTTCGATTCCAATATCTCCTACCATTTTATGAAAACAACAACCGTTACAATAGATGAATCTGGACTTAAAACGGCGAGTCTGTTTCGTGAACGTCAAGAGTATAGATTCAACAAAGAAGCCGATCAATATTTGACCGATTTGTATGATTCTGTGGGTGCCAAAACATGGAATCAAAAATATAATCTCTTGACTTTGATTTTGGGACGGTGTAATTTCAGTCATGACCCGACCGATGAACAAAAGACCAGAGCAATGGAATATGAAATTTTGGACCGTGGAGGATTGCTTGAATTGGTTTTGGTGTAAACATTTTGTTACTGTGGTGGAACGGCAGACACAATAGGCTAAGGACCTATCGGGTAATTCCATGAGAGTTCGAATCTCTCCAGTAACACCATTTTTTGTGAAAAAATTCTTTGTATTTGTTATATTGATGTTACTAACTGTAATGTCTTTGTTTGCGGTCGGATTAGCTTGGGATCCGAGTCCTGATTCAAATGTTACTGGGTATGCTATTCTTTATGGCACCAATAGTGGAAGTTATAAAATTAGAGTTGACGTTGGAAATCAAACCAACGTTACCATTCAACTACCGACCAACGGAGTCACTTATTTCTTCGTGGCCACGGCTTATACAATTAATGGAGTTGAAAGTCTCCCATCCAACGAAGTCAATTACACTTCCACCAACTCCACACCGCCGTTAACAAATTCTATTCCGACGGCTCCAACAGATTTCAAACTTTTCAACGTGAAGTAACCTATTTATTGACATGAAGAAATTCCTATTCATTAGTATAACCTTGATGATTTTATCATCCTGTGTGTTTGCCGGCGATTTTTGGTTTACGTGGAAACACAATCCGACCAATGAGTTCGTGACAAGTTATGTCATTGAACAAAGCAAATCTCCCAACACCAATTTTGTTGCGGTTGTTACCATATCCGGAACAACCAATGTCGGAGTAATAAAGGGGTTGACCGCTGGCACATACAAATTCCGCCTTGTGGCCAAGAATGGAGTAGGCACTTCGAAACCGTCATCTGAGTTGAGTTATCCGACGAATGCTCCATCGGCTCCATTGGAATTTAATTATACGGTGCCGAGGTAATTTATGGATTTGACCCAACTGAAATCATTTTTCGAGGATAACGCCGAGGGTTACTCCATGATGCGTTTGGTGTTTTTCCTTTGGATGTTGGTCTTGTGTTTCAACATTACATACAACACGATTCATTTCAAGGAATTGAAACCGATTGATTCTTCCTACGTGACACTGACGTTGGGTTTAGCAGTTGCAAAAGCTGCTCAAAGAATGGGTGAAAATGAACCAAAATAAACGTTGACACCAATTGGATTTGTGGTATCTTTGCCATAGTTCTTTGAATTTGGAAGAATTCTAACGCTGAATGGAGTAAAGCCTTCATTTAGAGGAAGTTCAAGACTGCTTAACTCGTTGTTTGGGAGGACTTGCTTAAACTCAGAAATTGGGTAGTTTAGACAAGTCCGATAAAACCACAAATCCGCAGCAATCCTAAAGTCCTGAGAATGTGAGTTATTCATTATTAAGGAATGGTTGGAGCAGTGACTATTAGCACGTCACCAAAACGAAAGTTTTGAGATAAATGTTAGATTAAAACAGAATCTTGGCTAACTCTTTCAATACTTATAGTCATGAACATAGGTGTTTATGCTATTCGGAATGTTGTTAATGGAAAACGATATCTTGGTTCTACTGGAAAGTTAAACAAACGGTGGAGCCAACATAAACTTTCTCTTAATCGTGGCGACCATTTTAACCCATACCTTCAAAATGCGTGGAACAAATATGGGGGGAATTGTTTTGTTTATGAAATTGTTGAACGTTGTTCTAAGACGTTATTGGTGGACCAAGAAGAACATTGGATTCGGAAACTACATTCATTCAAAGACGAACATGGATATAACATGTGCAGAACTCCAAGAGCCAGTAGATTGGGATGTAAAGCCACGCCGGAAACTGTTGCCAAAATGTCTGCTTCTCTGAGTGGAAAGAATCATCCCAACTGGGGAAAGAAAATGAGTGATGACTGGATTACGAAAATGAAAAAAGCCGTAACAGGTATTCCCAAGCCCAATTCAGGAGTAAAAAAGAAATACGTGGTGAATGACTCAAATGGAAATCCAATAGAAATCGTTGGATTGAGAAAATTTTGTCGTGAAAAAGGAATATCACCATCGATGCTGTTACGAGTCATTTGTGGAAAACAAAAAGAATACAAAGGATATGGGGTCGTCGTTCAACGGTAGGACAGTTCACTCGCACTGAACAGATAAGGGTTCAATTCCCTTCGGCTCCACCAAATCATTTTTGACTTGACATTTTGTGTCTATCGTAGATACTTATAGGCAGTTCTTTGAATTTCGCTGGCGAGTGAAACGGAAAGTCTTGGAAGAAATTCCTTGATGAATCATTACACCCTCATAAGGTGTAGATAGCAGGTTCGACTCCTGTGCTTCAGCAACCAATTTAGTAATGAGGTACCGGCTCAAACATGGTAGATGTGTATGAGAGAAGCGGGGGTCTAGCCTTACGAGGACCGGGTGAGTGAAGTTGCTAATCAAAGGTGCGGTAACAGCAAATCAAATTATTAAAGAAACCAAACCCACAAGGGATAAATCCTGCCGGAGGTAGGTCGTAGCGATGCCTACGAAAAAACGTTCAACAGTTGTGAGTTGTAAAAAGGACAACGGAGAAAACTGTAAATCACGCATCTTGTGAAATTTGGGGTCATCGTTCAATAGTAGGACATAACGTCGGCAACGTTGAAATCGGAGTGCGATTCTCCGTGGCTCCACCAATTTCGGAATTCCGAGTCAATCCACGGTGTCTATACAGCGATTTCCGACTGTGATAGTGGATAAAATAGACCGGCCAAATTTATTGGGGATTGTTGTAGTGGCAGCAAAGGACACTCTGAAAGTCAAAGTGAAGGTTCGATTCCTCCATCCCCAGCCAATTTGTGACGGGTGGGATTGTTTGTTCGGCGCCGTATTTGATACTAACGCCAGAAACACGGGCAATAAGTAGGGTGTTAAGTTCACCCGAAGACCGTGGTAGGTTATCCCCGAGCCTAAAGAGGGGTATGAGTTAGACATGATTCTAACATTCGAATCCCGTCACATTGGAAGCGTGGCAGAGTGGACTATGGCATCTGATTGGAAATCAGAAGGTCGGCGAAAGCCGGCCCGGAGGTTCGAATCCTCCCGCTTCCGCCAATTTTTATGAATTTCAAGTATTACGATGAGGAATATCCTCAGACCAATCGGGATAAAGCTCACTCTCCAAAACAAGGAATCAATTGGTGTATTTGTGATAGAAATCTGGTCGGTGATTGGGAACGTTGTAGTGTTTGTAAACGACGCAATGGGCGTCGTAGGTTAAAACCATAAAAGGATAGTAGGTAAATATTGGTTTGTTACGGCACTCTCGAAAAGTGCTCCGGGTAAAACCGGTGAAGCGTTCGATTCGCTCACTATCCGACATCTTCAATATAATAAGTTGATTCTTTTCCCCAATGTGTTATGATGTTTCCATGACACTTGAATCTCTTTACGAACAATATCCACATTTGGTAAAAATTGTCAAGAAGTTATATGATGATGGTTGGCAATTTGAGATTGATAATTGGGACAATGGACACAACTTTAATAATGAATGGATATTTCAGTTCAAGTCTCCACGTATGAAAGAATTTGCTGGAGAATTTTCACCTGAAAAAACTAGTCTTGCCAAATTTCGTAACCGAGAATCCCAAATTGTTGCTCGTGAATATCGTAAAAATCACGATGATTCTATTCATGACCAAATCCAAAAAGTGTTGACCCAACAATTTTTGAAAAATCCCACCAAAACCAAACTACCGAAAACCAAAATCCATATCACGTTATGATTACAAAACCAAACCTCAGCGAAGCTGAAATCCAACAAAACTATCAAGAATTCATTGCCTTCGTTGGTAACGAATTCAAAGGTGAACGCAAAGAACGTCTGCTCAAAATGTATTCTGAAGAACATTTGGGATTAAGTCTTGCCATGTCACCTGCTTCAACCACCGAACATTTCCATCTGTGTCATCCAGGAGGTTACATTCAACACGTAATGAACGTTGTCCGAAATTCCTTCGCTCAAAAGAAGGTCTATGAAATCAACGGGGGCACAGTTGATTGGACGGATGAAGAAATGGTCTTCGCTGCTCTCCATCATGACTTGGGTAAGTTGGGCGACCCTGAATTCGGTGATTACTACGTCGCTCAAAATGAATCTTGGAAAGAAAAGAAGGGCGAACTTTACAAACTTAATCCTAATCTGCCATACATGGAAGTTACTGACCGTGCAGTATTCCTTCTTCAAAAGTATGGTATTCCGATGACGTGGAAGGAATACTTGGGTATCAAGTTAGCGGATGGTATCTACAATGAAGCTTCCAAGAAATACTTGATTCAATACAATCCTGATTTGTTTTTGAAGACTGACCTGCCTCGTATCATTCACTTGGCGGATTATCTGTCATGTTTCACGGAGAGAAACGTTATGGTAAACTCTAAAGCCGTAGAACGGCTCTAAGAATCCCTTTCAAATAAAACCACACCTTCTGCTGGAAACGGCGGCAGGTTATTTTTTTGCGTAGGAAGAAATCTCCGCCTGTTTTTTTCAGGCATCCAACGTGGAGTCTAACATGGTCGTAACGATTATATTCACATCGTTTCAAGTTTTCCATGAGTTATCACCGTGGTTGGTTGTTTTGACCACTTATCAACCTCATGTGACTTTACCTTGCCTGACATGCTATATGTTTGACCGACTTCAAATCCCATATCCTTGTTGGTAATCCACTTGATGTTATTCTGGTCCATGTTCGTGAACACATACAAGAATGAGACTCCCCACTGAGAAGACAGCGGCTTTTTCACTTTCAAAGTGCCGTTAAACGCCACTCTCTGACCGACCGTTCCCACATACCCCTTACCCTGTGAAGTAGCTTCTTTTTCTTTCTCCTGTTCCATTCTCAGATAGGTTTGGAAGACTCCACCAAGATAATTGGCATTCTTGATATCCATCGTAGGAGCGTGGGCAATGATGTTTAGATTGCCAAAGTAGTTGGCCCAATCGGGAGAGTTCTTTCCAAGTTCATTGAAATCCATGCTTTTCATCCAATGACTAACTTTGGCGGCCAGAGCGTCCGCATCATTGTGAATTGATGGATTGGTTTTGGCTTGTTGGTGAACCCACGTTTGGTGTTTGCGGTCAAACATAACTTGAACGGCTTCTTCAGCGGTTGGATCTTTTCCAAATCCGGCCTTGCTCTTGGAAACAAACTCGCCTCTGGCTCGGTAAGTCAATGTAATGTATTTTAGAAGGGTTTCGGTGTCAACATGCCGGCGGAACGCATATGGTTGGCTTGCTTCACCATCCCCACCTTCATCATCCCATTCTTCTCCACCACTACCATCACGAAAGCCCCGCAGTTCTTCAATCAAGCGAGCATAGTTCATTAGGGCGTCAACCGATATGCCGGGCAAGAAACGACTCAAACACGCACTTCCAACTTGAATCAAATCACCCACCTTTTTATCAGGGAAACGTTCAGTGTCATCTTTGGTTAATTGTAAAATGAAAGTGTTGAACCGTTCACGTTTTTCTTTACAAACATCACACTCGGCCTTGGCGGTTCGGTAAACGGCGGAAAGATTCTTGATGGGGGAACTAGGAGCGATGTTCAGAATGTTCTCGCCGCCAGTGGTGTGTTGAACTTTGCCGATGAATGTGTAACCTTCAACATGGGGAGCGTTACCATCAATTCTTACGGTGTAGAGTTTTTTGACGCCGAGGTTTTCTTCACTGCCCCACATGTTTTGATTTTTGATGGGAATGTCCCGTTCGGAAACGACGACCAACTCCATATGTGGGACTCCCCAACGGTCGGCTTTCGCATTCAACTTGGCAATTTTCTCACGCAAAAATTCCAAACCTCGCTCTGGAATTTCCGTTTCTTTGGATAAATCATCCAACTGGATATCATTCTCCAACAAAATTCTTTTAACTATTGGTAACAAGTTCATAATGACAATACATTTATAAATATTCTCAACTTTCGTTAGAAATTACAATATCTATAGTCCGTTGACAAACTTAATTTTGGGATTGACTTTCATTCCTTGATCGTATAGTATTGAAATATGCCACTAATCAGTGATAAAAACACATTGTTAATTCGTTGTAAATGTCACGGACACGTTTTGGAAATTTCTTGTGATGACTATGACATGGAAGATAGGGGGGTTCCTGATTTTGATATCTCCGTCTGGAATCAGACACCGGCACCCTTTTCATTCTGGCAACGCATCCAAATGATTTACACTTTGGTAATGGGTAGAAATCTTGATGGTGGAGATGTTATCATTGATCGAGAAGATGCGGAAGTTATCATTCAGTTCCTCACTGAAAAATTAATTGCAAATCAAAACAAGATGATATACAATAAACCAAAACAAGTTCCAATAGATGATGGAGCTACTAATTCTAAACCTATCGTGTTAAAGTTTGACCCAACTAAACGAAGAATCCCGTGATTTATGAATGTTAAAAAATGTGAATGCTGGCATTGTAGCAGTTTCATGCCAAAAGTTCATTCCTTTGAAGACAAGTTGACTCCCGAACTCTTGGCCGAGTTTAACGTATTGATAAACGAATTGTGGATACATGCCGAAGCCGACTCTACCGATTTGGGTGCGTTGAATGCTAAAGTCGAAGGAATGTGGCCGAAGGAACAAGGCGAACAATACTACACACGAATCAATGGAAAGTTGTATGAAGTTTCGGGAAAACTTGTGGAAGAAGAACCACATAAACCCGAATGTAACCACGATTTTGAATCTGATGGCGGACAATGTAAACACTGTCACAAAACAGTGTTTGAATTAAACAATCCATGACAACCGAAAGAAACCAAAAAAAGACAAGGACGGACGCAGTTCCTACTCCGACACCTGTTTCAACCGTATTAGGGGAACAAGAAGATTGGCGACCCGGCGACCCCTCACCAACATATGTAGTAGTGAGACAAGCTTATGGAACAGACCATCGGGTGTCTGACCGAGAATACAAAACAGAAAACGACCCGATGGCAGTTATTGAACGAGACTTTTGGGCTCGTGTCATTAAGTTTCATCCTGATGGAACTTCGACAAATATTGTCAAGTTTGACAAACGAAAACATCGAATCTGGTAACGTAAACCCATTCGTAAGTTTTTATACGCAACGGATGCAAATCCGTTGCGTTCTTTTTGTCCTTTACCAATACGGTTAGATATTTATTTCCGTATGGCAAAGAAGTACACCAAAGACGAACAACCACATTATGTCTTGCCATCCGATAATGGAGAACTTGAAACCTTCACTAGAAAGTTCAAGATAGACATGATGGAACAAGTTGTATCGGTTATTGAATATGCTCTCAAATATCATCTTCCATTTGTTGAAGTATTTGAGTTTAAGGATTCCGATTTCGTCATTACCATTCCCGAAAAGGATTTTCTGACCAACCTTGACAACATCTACGGGTTCTATGTAAAAAATGAATCCTATGAGAAATGTCCTCGGGTGGTCACGTTACAGAAAACACTCAAAGTGAAAGTAGTCTCTTCGACTCCTAATGAAAAAATCACGAGCTGAAACCAACGCAACGAGGGATACCAGTCCCGTCATACCACAACGAAACAAACTACGAAGCCAATTATCAATATACCAAAGAGAGCTTAACGAGAAACAAAAGCAATTTTTGGAATTGGCCTTAGACAAACAGACCAAACTCATGTTTGTTTCGGGGCCCGCAGGTACCGCAAAGACCTACATGGCAATCTATGCCGCCCTTTCACTGATGAATGAAAGACGTGTTAGTGACCTGATTTACATTCGTTCCGCGGTTGAATCATCCGACTCCAAACTTGGCTTCTTGCCGGGCGAAACCAATGAAAAAATGGCACCCTACATGCAGCCGTTGATGGATAAATTGTTGGAATTACTCCCCAAAAATGATATTGACCTTCTGAAAAAGGAAGATCGCATTTCTTCAGTGCCAGTAGGATTCTTGAGGGGTTTAAATTGGAATGCTAAAATAATCATTGCTGATGAAGCTCAAAATATGACTTACAAGGAGTTGTTTACTCTCATAACCAGAACAGGCGAGTTTAGTAAGGTATTCATTTTGGGCGACCCTGAACAATCAGATATCAATGGAAAGAGTGGATTTATTAAAATGATTTCACATTTTGACGACGACGAATCCAAAGTCAATGGAATTCAGACGTTTCATCTGATGGAGAATGACATCGTTAGAAGTGGTCTTGTTCAATTCATCATCAAAAAGGTCAAAAAAACGGTTTGAGTTATCTATTTATTTGGCGTAACATATTATGGCCAACGAAAAAGTAAGTCAAATGACGGGATTGACCGCCGCTGAAATTGCGACGGATGACATTTTTCTTGTAGGCGACATCAGTGCTCACGCGTCAAAAAAAATAACCGCTGACCAACTTCTTACCTTCATTGAATCTAGTGGAAGTTTTGTTGCGGTGAGTTCTGGAAACGCAGATACCGCTTCTTATATTTTGGGGTCAAACGTGGATGGAGCTGTAAATTCTTCTAGTTATTCTTCGTTTGTAGTGTCTGCCAGTCATGCCTTGAGAACGGATTTAGCGGCCACAGCTAGTTATTTTAGTTCATCGGTAGCATCAATTGATACCGCGTCTTATTCTTTGATAGCTAAAACTTCCTCATATGCTATGTTGGCAGGAAATTCGTTGGTTGCAACTACAGCTGCGAATCTGTCTTATACTGGTATTCCAAATGGAACGGCTTCGTTCGCTATATCGTCTTCCAATTCAATTCTATCGGTAACGGCACAATCCACATCTTTTTCTGAATCATCTTCGTTTTCGATTACTTCTTCATTCACAATATCATCAAGTTTTTCCAACTATTCAATTATTAGCGACACTGCAAGTTATGCTTTGGGGTTTGATAATCCGGTGAAAGCATGGGCTATGGTAACTTGGAGTTACGGAGGGTTGTATAGTCAACCCCAATTGTATATGAATTATAATGTGAATTCAATTGTTTATAGTCGAGCGTGGGCAGCCGGTAATTTTACGTGGTTAGAATATGCGGTAACATTTTCAGCTAATTTACCATCAACCAATTACATTGCGGTCGGTCAGGCATTCTCACCATTCGCAAACCCTGAAAAACAAGATGTAATTTTTCATCCTGTGTATAGTAACCGAACCACAACGACGTGTATAATTGCTTTAGCCGTTGATACGGCTACTTACGGTATATCGGTGCCTACATTTTTCTCTGGAAGTAGTGGTTCGTTTCCAAATGGAGAGAACACCTATTTGACATTCCAAATTTTAGGAACATAATATGAGTCACAAAAGAGTATCACAATTGACTGGATTGACTGCTGCAGAAGTGGCAAGCGGTGACTTGTTCTATGTGGTTGATGTCAGTTCCAGAGAAGGTAAGAAATTGACGGCAGACCAACTGAGCACATATCTTAACGCAAGTGGTAGTTTCACCGTAGTTACGTCTGATACCGCGTCTTACATTCTTGGTACAGGGGTTCATGGAACGGTAACGGCTTCTCTTACTTCTTTGTTCTCAGACTCGTCTTTGTCGGCATCGTGGGCATCTTCCTCAATATCTTCATCGTGGGCAACGACGGCTTCATTTTCTATAAATGCTACAGCAGGGACATCTGTTTCGGCCTCGTGGGCATCCTCGTCAATTAGTTCGTCATGGACAACCATCGCAGGCACCGCCTTAACAGCTACAACCGCAGCTTCGTTGATATATCCTAATTCGTCAACGGCGTCGTATGCCATAAAAGCTCAGTTGGTTGATACAGCATCATTTTCTAAAACCGCGTCTTACATAAGTGGAATTGGTGCAGCGGTTGAAACGGCTTCATATTCTGACAAATCAGGATATTCTGATACTTCACAACTATCTAATGCGGCGTTAGAGTTAAGTTATCCAAATACATCCACAGCTTCATATGCTATGATAGCAGAAAATTTCTCATATAATCATTACGTTGATTATGGAATTTTCTTGGCTACTACTCAATCTATTTCTGCTTCACAGTTAGATTTGGTAAACGTCTCTCATTCTCTTGGTGTAGCTAAATCAACCGATGTTAGAGTCGTTGGAACAGTGATAGTTCCTTATACATCATCAATCGTGGTTAACGAATCACTTACTTTGAAAATAAAGAGTAGAGATACGGGCATAGAGGAAACAATTGATTCTACTCCAATTTATTTTGATGTTAGCCGTACAACAAATTTGTGGGATAGTTTGATGTCTGGTTCAATGAAGATTCCTTATGTGCTCGAAGGAAGTTCTAGTTTATTGGGAAATTATATGATGTTTGTTACTGGGTCATCTTCCAAGATTCAAATAGAGTCAACACGAACAAACCGTTTCAATATAGCAAGTCTCAGTGACAATTTAAGCGTTTCCTTAACCGAACCACCTTTGTTTCAAGTATCTCCCGACGGAGCCGTATTGATAACTTTTTATACGGGAAGTCACGAAGGCCCATTCACAGATTACCGAGATGGAATGTTAGCTACGGGGTCTTTGACCATTGATGACGTTAGTGTAAGAAATACGTTGGCCAATTCAATTCGTTATGTTTGGTCGTTGAAAAATCTTACGGGGCTTGATTGTGGACAGTGTATGTTCCTAACGGAATTAACTGGTATGCCAGATACTCTTGTAACTTTGTCTTGTGATAGTAGTTCAATTTCAAACATATCATCGTTGTCTAATACTACGATGTCACACTTTCAATGTGGAAACAACAATCTGACAACCCTACCATCTCTTCCAACATCGTTGTCTTTTTTGAATTGTTCAAATAATAGTTTGACCACTCTTTCAGGCCTTCCAAATACTATGTCGTATTTAAACGCATCTAATAACTTGATAACATCCATCCCATCAACGTTTCCTTATGGATTGCCTGAGTTGTATTTGGATTACAATCAAATTGTAACTATGAATTCGACGTTGCCAGATTCTTTGGCTACCATGTCAATTTCTAATAATCCAACGTTAAAGTTTTGGTTTTCATCGTTTCCAACCTCATTATCTTGGTTAGATATTAGCTATACAGCACTATCAAGTATCACAACCATTTCACCTGCTTTATTATATTTGAATGCTATCAGTTGTAGTTTGTTACAAGGAACGATAGATACGATTTGTTCTCAGTCAGTGGTGAACGGTCTTTCGAACGGAACCATTTATTTCAATGGAAACGGGCCAATAATGATAAGTACAGTTAACAACTATATCCTTCCATTGCAGGCCGCAGGTTGGACGGTCGGATATGATTACGCAATATAATAACCTATGTCAAGCATAAGAATAAGTCAATTAAACAGTTTTTCTACTATCAAAACGGATGATTTTATTCCTTTGGTTGAAAGTAGTTCGCTGACAACTTATCGTGTCACTCTTACTTCTTTTAATAGTTGGTTTGCTGATAGTGGCTCTGTTTTATCTGCCTCTTGGGCCAGTTCTTCTTTAACGGCCCGTTCGGCCTCTTGGGCATCCAGCAGCATTTCTTCATCTACAACTTCACATTTGATGTATCCAAATACGTCAACAGCTTCGTATGCCATGACAGGATTATCAGCAAGTTGGGCAAATTCAGCGGGCACAGCTATTACTTCGGTTTCTACAACGGGAACTGCTTCCTATGCAACCACTGCTAACTCGTCTTCCTATGCAGGGTCATCTTCAATGGCGATAACAGCCTCATATTTCAATTTCAGTTTACCGAGTAGCACGCCACCATTCGCATCCGCTTCGTTGTCGGCCTCGTGGGCGTCCGCTTCCCTTAGTTCCTCGTTTGCTACTACGTCAAGTTATAGTGGAACGGCATCATTTGCAATAAACACTTCTGCCGCATCAACGGTGGTAAAAGCATTTGGTACATTTTACGCAACGGGTTCTCTTACTACGCCATACATTAGAGCCAATCTGATGCCATTTTCTGGAAGTTACAATTTCATAAGTGCATCTTATCAAGGAAATCGTTCGACCTCCGGAGATACGAATGGCATGCTTTCAAGTTCTATGGGAAAAATTCCATTTCCACAAACATCTTATGGAAGTTACCATACGTGGATATTTCACATGTCCACTCCAATGCCAACAAAGAATTATACGGTTATATCCGCGTGTGGTGGAGAACAAGGAAGTGAATGGATGGAGATGACGTGTTTTCCTCTGGGGGCTAGAACGACATCCGCATTTTCTTTGTCACTGGTTGCCTACGATACAAACTGGGATAGTAGAACAACGGAAATAAATTGGATGTCATTGATGGTATTGCATCCATAAACTGTATTACATGAAAGATAAACTCTTGTCGCAGTCTCGTTTTCCTTGGATTTTAGGTGGCACCGCCCTCTTTATAGCTTTGTGTGCAGCTTGTTTTTCCGTCTATGGAATCGCCACCTTGTTCGCGGGAGCTACCATTTCGGTCATGATAATGGCATCATCATTAGAAATTGGCAAATTGGTTGCTACTACTTTTCTTTACCGATATTGGGAAAAATGTCAACGGTATCTTAAAACCTATTTGGTAATATCCGTCTTGGTTTTAATGGGCATAACATCTCTTGGTATTTTTGGTTATTTATCTGCTGCTTATCAAAAATCATCCATTGAATTTGAGGTTTCTCAAGACCGTATTAAAACCGTGGAAAGTCAGAAAGTATTTTATCAAGACAAAATTGTTGAGGCTAAGAAACGGTCGTCTGATTTGGGTAAACTCAGAACATCTCAAGAAGCTCGTATGGGTGAAGTGTTGACCAATGAATTTCTATCAAGAAATCCTATTCAGTTGAAACAACTTCAACAACAAACCGTGGATTTGATTATGCAGACTGACAAGGATATGAAGGAACAGACCGACAAGATACAGACCAGCATTGAAGATGTTCAAAAAATTGATGAACAGGTAAATCAGTTGAAACTTGTGTCTGCCGAGAAGAAAGACATTCAAACCTTTAAATTCGTAGCTGACGCTTTAGGTCTTTCTCTTGATATTGTGGCAAGGTGGTTTATTATATCTATCATTTTCGTTTTTGATCCATTGGCTATTTGTCTTATTCTAGCTTACAACGTTTCTGTCTTTAGACGTGAAGATGAACGAGTGTATGATGAAATTCCAATACAACCCAATGAAACCAAAGTGATACTTCGGGATGCCGAACCTCTAAAGGTTGAAGAAAAACAGATTTTGACCGATGCTCCCACGCATCTTCAAACATCAGCGTCTGTAATGCCTGATAAAATAGACTCTAGGATGGATACATTTTTTAAGCAATATTTTAAAAGATAATACTTGACAAAGTACAAAGAAAGTACTAAACTGGTAGTAGAATAAATATTTACCGCACTTAAAATTGGCATTTCAGAAATTCTTGGTCTATGTATGTCGCTGACTACCAAAAAGGTAAACCAACGATATGATGAATCAAAATGACATCGATTACATAGCAAAATTGCTGAATAACGCCATAAGAAACCGAGACTGGGAAATCATTACCGACGTTCAAGAATACGTTCAAGAATTTCAAGAATGCCCAGTCTTTGAAGAAGAATAATTTATGTTGGTATTTGTTACAATATTGCTGAGTATCTGCTTAATTGCATCCACCGTCGTCATCGTTCTGTTGTATAAGGCTGGCGTGCGTCAACTCTCCGTAAATGAAATTTTCGAAGAAGATAATCAACTTCTGAAAGAATGGATTTCGGAATTTCGAGCTGATGTGCTAAAGACTTATGCCCACATGAAACTTCTTGACGATAAACAAATGTTCGAAAAAGATGACGAAGTAGGCGTTGTCTTTCACGATATGATGGAACTCATTCACGAGTTGAATGAGAGAACTCAAGAAACCGAAGGAGAATAATTCGTTTCTATGAAAAAGAGAAAAACTCTAAAGACCCGTCATGTCCCCCCATCTAATAAAAAAATCAATCGCAAGCCAGAAAAGTTGATTAAAACCAAATCGTTAAAGAAAACAAAAAAATTGTTGAAGAAGATAAACAACCTACTTCCTGTCCCTGTCGAAATAGTCAAAAAAACACGTAAAACAAGACGGCCAAAAACGCCGTCGGACAAGATGTATTTTACTCCGGAAACGGAACGTTACATCATCATGTATAATGCAGAAACTGACTTACAAAAGCGAAACGAAATTTACAACACCCACATTGCTTATGCTTTCAATAAGTTGGTTGAAAACATTTTCAACACATTCAAATTTTCCTATTTTGAAACGAGTCCGCTGGATGTTCAGAAGGAATGTGTATCCCACCTTGTAGCCAATATTCACAAGTTTGAAGCGGATAAAGGTAAAGCCTTTGGATATTTCTCGGTAGTTTCCAAACATTATCTCATTGCGTTAAACAATTCAGTTCATAAACGCCGAAATCAACATGTTGAAATTAGTGAAGAACATGAAGAACATACGGTTCAACTTCAAAGTGAAGATAAACATCATAAACAAGAAGAAATGAAAGAATTCATGCGTTTGATGATTCTGTTTTGGGAGAATAACGTTAGTAAGATTTTCAACAAACAACGTGATTTGGATATTGCCAATGCGGTAATAGAATTATTCCGGAGTTCTGACCGAATTGATGCGTTTAACAAGAAGGCTCTTTATTTGTATATTAGAGAAATATCAAACTGCAAAACTCAACAAATTACAAAAATTGTAAACAAAATGAAACAGTATCAAACAAATATAAGAAAGTCCTATATTGTTAATGGGTCTGTTAATACAGAAAATTACATAAAGGTATGATTTCTAAAAATAAAGAAGGTAATTGATGTAGAAAATATCCAACTTGTATTAAACCAACAATGTTTATTCGTTCCAATGAAAAAACCGAACGGTTATAGATTTGTAGTAAGATGTATGTATGAAAATATGTTTTCGGAACTTAGATTTATTAAAGAAACACAATCCAAAAACTTGGAATAGATTGAGAAAATTGTCCTTCAAATTCGAAGATTGTGGTAATGCCAGACAACGTTTTCATACATTAGAAGAAGTTGGACCAAACCATATTAAACAGTGGGAAAAAACTAAAACTAAACCGATACCTAAATCATTTATTCGGATTTGTATTTATAAAGGCAAAATAATTGCGTGGGCAATGTCTTTTTTGGGAGATTTAAGTTGTTATACTCAACCAAAATATAGACGTTTAGAAATTCAAAAAACGATGATGTTGTACATGAAAAAACATGCTTTTGGATTGGAAGTTCATGATGACACCTCAGCAAGATTTAGAACGTTTGATTATTACTTATGTAAGCAAAAAGTTTGAAGAATCGTTACATACCTATATTTATGGGTATGGATACCGATTTCGAACTTTACAAAGGTAAGTCTTTCAAAGATTTATGCAAGGATATCTACTCTAATCAGGAGAACCGAAAAGAGCAGATTGAAACTTTCATCGATGACTTGCGACCCCTAATCAAGAATGTTAACGACGCGATGATTGTCGTTCCTTTGATTAAAGGATATCTTGATACTGGCAATACCAATGACGACCACTTGGTTCGTTTGGCAGCCATCATCCAAAAAATCATGACTGCTCAATCTCAGACAGAAGAGGGGTCGAATCTTGGTTTGACCGAAGAAGAAAAGAAAAACTTGATGGCTGAAATTGAAAACCTCAAGAATTCTGACACGGTGGTTATAAAAAAACTTTCCAAAGAAGATTCGGATAAGGAAAAGACGTAATTTATGGCGTATTGGGATAGACCAACAAGCACTTCAGCGCCTTCAATTGATTCGGTTTCACTTACTAAGAACCGTGGTGGTGGAACGCAAGATGCGTTCTACGAAATAGAGCCAGCGGTAGTTCTTGACATCATTCTGGATAAAAACCACCCCTATCTCAAGAAGAATCCATTTACGATTAACCCTGATAGATGGCCTTCCGATATTAATAATTTGCCTGCCAAGAAAACTGACCCTGATTATACTTGGGTGGGGCGGGCTTCCATACGACTGCTTTTTTCCCAACGAAACATCGAGAAGGATGATTTGATTTGGGCCATTCCGTTAGACTCAAATCCGGAGGAATATCCTGTCCTAAATGAAGTGGTCGGAGTGGTTTCTTACTTGGGTCAATATTACTACACTCGACGAATTAATATTTCCAATTGGCCCAATGTCAATGCAGATTTCAATTTGGAGTTAACCAATGGCGGGTTTCATCAAACACAGAATTCTCCCGTTGAAGGAAATCGTGAGTTAAGAGCGACTGACATTTCTCCGTTTATACCATTTCAGGGCCCTCCATCCAAACTTCGTGCATTAGGAGGCACAAGTTATCAAGGGGCATTAGGACGATATTTTTTCTTCAACCCAAAAATCCGCTCGTTGAAACGATATGAAGGCGATCACGTTATTGAAAGTCGATTTGGTCAGTCAATTCGTTTTTCTGCCTACGACAACAACCGTGATAATGACAAGGGAACGACTGATACCAACATCGTAAACAATCCCTACAAAGTTGATGCCAATGTGGATATTGGAATCGGTGGAATTCCTTCGGGAGATGGTAAAACAAAAAGTTATGTGCCTGGTCCGGGCAATCCAATGATTCTGATTCGTAATCGGCAACGTCAACCCACGACTGCATTGGAAGAAAAGAATGTTGGTGGTTACGTGTCCGAAGACATTAACAAAGATGGGACATCTATTCATATAACATCAGGATTGACCACCAGTGAATTCAAAACCACCTGTTTGAAAAAGATGTGGGGTACGGGAGAAGAACAGTCAGGATTTAATGGCACCACGTTATTCAAGTATCCAAAGTTGATGGGGGACCAAATCGTAATCAATAGTGACCGGTTGATTTTGTCATCCAAAACCGCAGAAACTTTCCACTATTCCAAAAAACGATACGCAGTTGTAACCGATGATGAATATACGATTGACGCTCACAATCAGATGATTTTTACCACAAATAACAAAGTGGTCTTAAATTCCCCGGCTATTTATTTAGGAGAGTATGACCAGACCAACGAGCCAGTGCTCCTCGGTCAAACGTCTGTGAATTGGTTGTATGATTTGTGTCAGTGGTTGTTAATTCATACTCACTGGTACAAACATACCCATCCGGATGCTGGAAAAGCGAACCCGGACAAGACTCAGACAACGGTTCAAGCAGCCTCTTTGACACAGTTAAGGGACCAATTGAACACGTTGATGAGCCGTCGAGTGTTTACGGTCGGTGGAGGTTTGGCTCCCGGTAAAAATGGATTGACAGGCGTTGTAAAAGGTGGAGCTGCACCAGTAGTAGTGACTTTACCATCAGGAACAGGTGTCCCCGGAGGATTTACGGGAGCAAATAAGAAGACAAGTGCAACTGAAAAACAAAAACAAGAAGATGATGTGAAAGCATCACAAACGGCAGCTGTGGAGGCTGGGAAGGCCGCCAGTCAGGCAGACACGGATGCCACGGCAGCCCGAGCAGCGTTGAATACGGCAGCCCGAGCAGCATCAACGGCTCGGACATCTACTTCCACGGCAGCCGCAAAAACGGCCTCGAAGGCATACAAGAGTGCCAAGACGAATGCCGACTCGGCAAAGAAATATGCTGGTGAATCGTTGGTGTCTTCTAAAGAAGTTGAAACGGCATCGAATGATTTTGTAAGAATTGAGGCAAAAGTGGCAACCGTGGATGCTTCAAACAAAGCCAAGATAGCGGCTAGTGCGTCCGCTGGCGATAGAAAAATCGCAGAAAATGCAGCGGCAACCGCGAGTGCCGAAGCAAATAAAATAGTAACACATACAGGGAGAACACGATGATGAAACCGAACACAAATGAACTATTAAAACAAGTGATTCGAAAGATGGTGAAAGAAGAAGTAACCGCTGAAGTTAACAAGGCGATGAGCAAAATTTTGGTTGAAATGGTGAAAGAAATCAAAAACACACCAACAACTCAGACCATCACCGAAGAAGAAACGCCTGAGGTTCCTGTATTGAAGACCAACAATCCGAAGTTGAATTCTATTCTTGCAGAAACGGCTCGTAACTACAAACCTTTGCCAAGGGGTGAAAACACTTCTCTCGTTGCCTTGATGGAAGGTGGGTTTGAAAAGATTGGCAAGCATGAAGCATTAGAAGTCGGTCAACCAAAGACCAAAATGGAATTTTTGAAACAAATGGTTAATGAATCGGTTCAACCGCACGCGGATTCGGTGTTGGATGTGGCTCCCGAAGAATTGCCTGTTGGATTACAAAACATTTTCAAGAAGGATTTCAAGGCGATTTTGACTCTGAGCAAGACCAAACGTGGCGGTTATTCTCCAAATGTCTCGATGGATGGTTAATTTATGGCAACTTCACAACCAATACAAACTCCCATAGGTATTACTTTACCTCTCCGTGATAGTAATAGCGGGTACTTTGAGCAGTCATATGATACTTTGACCCAAACCAAATCAAATATCATCAATTTGTTGAATACCCGACCGGGAGAGCGTAGAATGCAACCAACCTTCGGGTCACGACTTTGGAATCTGTTGTTTGAACAAAACACGGATACTTTGCCTGATATTGCGGCAAATGTTGTCAAAGAAGACATTTCAATGTGGATACTGAACGTTACCGTGGTAGATGTTACAGCAAATCTATACAAAAGTGACCAAACAAGTGCTGACCGTGATATTTATAGATTACAAGTAGCGGTTATTTTTATGCTTAATATGACCAAACAGAAGGATACAATTTCAATTACTGTGGATAACATAACGATGTAATTATGACTAAAGAAGAATATAAACTTTATACTAATGTTATGGAAGGAAATTAACGCCGTGGCAACAACTACTAATAAATCATTTCAACCAAAAAGTAAGGAAGTCCGTTATGTCAATCGTGACTTCTCACAGTTTCGTGAGGGGTTAATCAATTTTGCTAAATATTATTTCCCGAATACATATAAAGACTTTTCGGATAGTTCACCCGGCATGATGTTTATTGAAATGGCATCCTACGTCGGTGACGTTCTTTCCTACTACACCGATTACATCTTCAAAGAAGGGTTGTTGTATAACACCCAAGAGCGAAAAAACATCATTGCTCTGTCAAGATATTTGGGGTATCGAACGAAACCAGCTCGTGGTGCGACTGGCAAAGTGGATATTTTCCAAATCTGTCCAGCAGCTACGGTGAATGGTGAATATGTTCCCGATGAAAAATTCACGTTGAGCATTCGGGAAAATATGCAGGTTTCCAACAATGCGGGGGCATCCTTTCTTACCTCCGAACCTATCAATTTTGGAGTTGATACTGACCTTTCTCCACGAACATCAACCGTTTATCAAAGAGATTCAACGGATGTTCCTACTTTTTTCCTACTTCAAAAAAACGTAAACATCCGTTCGGGAAAGTTAGTCACCAAGACATTTACCATCAACGAACTTCAAACATTTCTGAAACTATTTTTAGATGAAAACAATGTTTTGGAAATCATTGATGTGCGGGATTCGGATAACAATCGTTGGTATGAAGTTGAATTCTTAGCTCAAGAAACCGTTCTTTACGATGTTCCCAACGACGAAACTTTCGAAGGTACACTCTCCCAATACAAGAATACGGTGCCCTACATCTTGAAATATCTCAAGACCTCACGCCGTTTTACCGTCACGGTTGACGAAAATAACAAAACCTATTTGGAGTTTGGTTCAGGCACCAATGGCTTTGCTGATGAAATCATCAATTTGAGTTCTCAACAAATTGGAGTGGGTTTGTCAAACATGAACAATCTGAACCTGTCACTTGACCCATCCAATTTCTTGAAGAATGACACCTATGGGCTTTCTCCAACCAATACAACTTTGACGGTCACTTACACGATTGGCGGCGGTTTTGACTCCAATTCTCCCTCAAACTCAGTGGTCAACATTAATTCATCTGACGTAGATAATACGACCGATGGATTACCGCCGGAAGAAGCCACGTTGTTGAACACGGTCAAAACTTCGCTACGAGTAAACAATGAAGACCCAACCGTAGGCGGTGCCGGTCCAGAATCCAATGAAGATATTCGACAGAATGCTATTGCGGCTTTTGCAGCCCAACAACGTGTCGTTACTCAAGCGGATTATCTGACACGAGTGTATTCTATGCCACCAAAATACGGGTCTATTGGTAAGGTTCAAATCATCACCTACAACAGCTTGGATGTCAATCAAAACCAAATTCTTACAGGCACAGTAAACGAAAACAACGTAGCGACCGTTAACAACGCCAATACTCAAAACTATTTTCGTAAGATTTCGTATGACCGAAGCAATCCATTTGCCGTAAACTTGTATGTGTTGTCGTATGATGAAAACAAAAACCTAACGGTACCGAATGATGCTTTGGTAACGAATCTTATGACCCACCTGAAAAAGTATCGTATGTTGACCGATGGTGTCAACGTTATTGATGGTTACGTTATCAATATTGGGGTGGAATTTGTCATCACCGTGTTTCGTGGCTACAACAAAAAGGAAGTATTGCAGAACGCAATTGATACCGTCAAGGAATTCTTTGACATTGATAAATGGGAATTTTCACAATCCATCAACCTAAGCAATCTTCGTTTGGAAATTGCCAAAATTGAAGGAGTTCAAAGTGTTGTTTCGTTGAAGATTAAAAACCTTACCCCGTTGACAACGAACGGAGATAACTATTCAGTAGTGGAATACGATATTGCTGCGGCGACTCAAAATGATATGGTTTATCCATCGCTCGATCCCTCTATTTTTGAAGTCAAATATACCGACAAAGACATTAAGGGCACGACTTGTTAAACACTATGTATATGGTATGATACGGCTTAAACGTTTATTAAATGAAGACATAGAACGTAAATATCTTCTACCTCCAAATGGAGATATATTTCAAGTTCGTGACCATGTTTATTGGGCCGCTAAAGGAATTTTACAAAAAAAATATGGAAACTATAGCAATGAACATCTCTCCGAAGTAATAGAAGACGTTTATGATGATTTGGAATTATTGGGTTACAAGATTTTATTGTTTTCTCCTGATGATACTCTTTATATTAGAGGAAACAACGGAATTCACGATTTAAGTTCTTATCAACGAAGAAAAATTGAAGATTTGTCCATAAAATTAGGAGAAGAAGGAACTCACGTTCATATTCAATTAGAAGATGATGGCGGACACTACGAAACAATTTGGACACATCCATCTTACATAAAATAATTATGCATCATTTCATTTATCCATCCCAAGATACCTTCATAACCAACACGGTGAATTATGCCGATGCTAACTTTGGTTTGGATGAAGTATTGCGAGTAGGAACGGAAAACCTGACGGCCCGTTATACCTCGGATACAAGGGTTTTTTCTTACACCAGCGCTAGCGTTTCAGGTTTGTGTATTGAATTGTTTTCAGGCACAGTTACAGGGTCTTTGTATGGTTACGCCTCTTACATTTCAGGAAGCGTTACAGGCGGTACAGGTAGTGTTAGTGGCTCTGGATTTTCAGGTTCCTCAAATCTATACGGAAATGTTTTTTCAGGAAGTATTGTTGGATTCGTTGGAACGATAAATGGTTTCACTGGAAATCTAACCGGAGTCGTAACGGGCCACTATACAGTATCTCAATCATATCAAACGACGGCAACTAAAAAGTATGTCAATCGTTCATTGGTGAAGTTTGATTTGACCTCAGTTTCTCAATCAATTTCTTCGGGTGATATTGCAGCTCCGAAGTTTGTTTTGAAATTGAAGGTGGCTCGTGAAGAAACCCTTCCAATCCCATACATCCTTTACGCATTCCCGATTAGTCAAAGTTGGGTAATGGGTAACGGTTATCGTTCGGATGGGGGGTCAACTAAGGGAGCAAGTTGGAATTATCGGGATTATTATTCCGGAAGCACTTGGGCTACAATAACCGATCCCAATGGATTGTCACCCGTTGATTTTATCAATACTCCAGCATTGACGCCGTTGGTTTGGGCAAGGGGCGGCGGTACATGGTACACGAGTGCCTATGCTAGTCAGTCGTTTAATTATGAATCGGGGGACATCAACATGGATGTTTCCAATGTTGTTTATGGTTGGTTGAGTGGTAGCATTCCAAATGAAGGCATCATATTGATTTCTAGTGAGGAAACCAATGCGACAGGTTCGGACATGGGATTGTATTTCTTTAGTCGGGATACTAACACCATCTATCAACCATGTTTGGATGTTGGGTGGGATGATACCGCTTGGACAACTGGCAGCGTTTCAACGGGTAGTGTAGTCATTTCCACAATAGAATCTGGCTACCGTGGGGATATCACCAATGCTACCATTACGGCAACTGTAACTGGTAGTTTTTCAGGAATTACAAATTACACTTCTAGCGTATCCAATTCGGCATGGGGAGTCATCAGTGTAAATGGAACGGCAGGAACAATTCTTAACGCATCAATATTTGGAAATTTTTCAGGGTCGTTAAGCAGTTCGGTAAACACTTCGAGTTTGGTTACAAGTTCGTTTTTACTTGGAACGGTTCTAAACGGAATTTTTGGGGGTTGCACCTTTACTTCTAGTTTGAGTGGCTATACTTTGGGATTGGGTTATTTGACAGGTTCATGGAATTCCCAAAGTATGATTGGTGGGCGTGTGGAGGCCAACATGCCATTCGCTCTTTATCCCAACATTTACGCCCTAGTTTCAGGCCCATATGTCAATGGAACAGCCTTTGGAACGTTCAACATTTCACAATCTTTGGGTAGTGCTAGTTTCAATGGCGTATTTACCAACGGATTGTTCAATGGTGCATTGATTTCGGCTCAAATTAGTGGCACATTTCTTTCTAGCAGTTATTCGTGGACTAGCAGCGTAACGATTGTTTCTTCCAGCCTTGAGCCGGTGGAATTCAATCAACCATTTGTCACTGTCATTCAAAACTTACCCTCAACCGTGAGAGCCGGAAACATTATGAGAGTCAATGTTTTCGCTCGCCCAGAGTTTCCATTCAAAAACTTCCAACGCCGAACTCAGTTTACGCAGTATCTCACTCCACAATATCTGCCTACCGCCTCTTACTATGCGATAAAAGATAACGAAACTGACCAGATAGTTGTTGATTTCGACAACAACACAAAATTAAGTTGTGATACCACAGGCAACTATTTTCTTTTGGATACCACAGGTTTACCGCAAGAAAGATATTTCAAACTTCTATTGAAAACTGAACAAAGTTCATCTGTGGTGACTTTTGACCGAGGCGATATTTTCAAAATCGTAAGGTAATTTATGAGTTACCATAGAATTTGTTCTAAATGTAAAACGATTCTCGCCTATTTGAATTATGATTCTTGGTATAGGGCGAATAAAAATAATTGTGTATGTGGTTCGTGTTCTAAAAAAGGTGTGCCCAATGGAAGACTTGGAAAAAAACATACATCAGCAACCAAGTTAAAAATAAGTTTATCATCTAAAAACAGACCTCCAGTTTCTAAAGAAACAAAGAAAAAATTATCTATTGCTCGTAGAAAAAGAGAAATTACTTTAGAAACAAGAATAAAAATGAGTAATTCCAGAAAAGGAAAACCGTTTTCAGATGAACATAAACTAAATCTTTCAATATCTAATAAAGGAAAAAAACGAAGCGAGGAAACTAAGTATAAGATTAGACTTGCTACAATAAACGATTTGAAAAGAAAAGGAATAGTTTTTGGATGTGAGGGGTCTAATAATTTTAATCCAAACGCCTGTTTATTCATTGACAAACTAAATATTGAAAGAGGATGGAATCTTCAACATGCTAAGAACGATGGAGAAATTGAATTGTATGGTTATTTTGTAGATGGTTATGACAAAGAAAGAAACATCATTTTTGAATATGACGAACCACGACACAACAAAACAAATAAAAAACAAAAAGACTTGATTAGGCAAAACAATTTACTAAAAGAAATAAATCCATCACACTTTTTAAGATACGATGAAAAGAGTGATTTGTTGTATGATGTATTATGACAAATTTTAATCAACAAACCAATAACTTTCAAAATTATGGAGTTTACAATTACTTGTTTGATGAAGCGGGTAACGAGATTCTGAATCCTTCATCGTCCGTTTTTCAACAACACTTTGTCGCATTTCCAACGGTGAATATGGATTATGACAACGCAAAAATCCAAGCATTTTACAATCCAACATTGACGGAATTCGTGCCGACACAAGCTACGGGGAGCCAGTCGGTATTGCCCCAAGAAATCATTGACCAAATCAACGAGGTAACACAAAGGAATCAAGTGTTGAGCAATCAGTTGGATGAAATGATTGCTAAGAGTGAATTGACTTCCGCTGAAGCCGATTCGCAATTGGTCAAGGATATCATCATGACACTGAGAATTCAGTTGGGTCAGGGCACGAGCACCACTGACTTTTACAGTGAGTTTCCATATTTACCAATACCAATTGACCAACGTGATACCACATTATTGTAAACTATTATGCCACTTCCATACCCAGTAATAGGTAATTTTACCGGAAGCATTAACTCAGGGTCAATCCTGAGTGAACAGGACAATAGTTTATTTTTTGTGTCTCAGAGTGTGGATGCTTGGTTTGGTTTTTCTCCCAACGACGTAATTGAAGTTTCAACGTATAATGTTGATGATGATTCCTTGATGAAGTGGGGCGTAATAGGTCAAGACAAACAATACAAGACGGTAACTTCAACGTATTTGGACAGTCTTAATGTTCCGCATGATTACACTTATCGAGAACTGATACGGAGCTTTGTTCAATACAAGAATGACAAAATTCTCATAGACCAAATTTCAGACCTAAACAACATCGGAGTTACCGATGGAAGTTTCAAGGCATCCTATAATTTCATCCGAAACTTGGCTGGACATCCAAACCAACCACTTTCCATCAAGGAAATTTCACCATCCCGCACTGAAATCAAACTTGTGCCACAAAGAAACTCAGATGTTTCTTACGCATCTTTCTGTTTGAAGAAGTTTCCTAACCGCGATGTTGCTCCGGTGTTATTGTCCATCACTCAAAAATGTCCATACGATTCAATTTATCGTATCATGTATCCATCTTATCAAGCAGATGTTGAGTTTTTGAAAACCATTTTCTTCTTGAGAGACGATGGTTCGGTGTTGACCTTTTTGAGAAATCTATATGAAGATTTAATCAAATATACCCTTTTGACGGAAGACCAAATTACCGCTGGTAACGAACCAACCAGAATTTCAAGAACCCAAGGCATTCGTACCTACTTCAGCAACTACCTACTTCAAAACTACGATTCCATTTCCGATTTTAGTGCTTTGGAACAGAAGTTTAGTGAATTCGTCAATCTTCGGTTGAATCAACAATTCGGGCAATACAGCAATCAACAAGGAGCCGATTACAAGGGTGCCCGTAAATTCGTGTATGACTTTTTCTTCACGTATTTTTATGCGAATGCGGTACATCCGTTACAGCGTGCTCATCAGCAAAAATATTTTGGTTATCTCAAGAATGTATTGAATTTTGGTAACAACCGATATTTCCAAATTCTGACGCATGATTTTATTGATGAAAGACAGTCTCCAAACGACCCATTAACATTGGTGGTAAAACTATCTACCGATTTACCAACGGACATAAGCCAAAAAGGTTTGTGTTGGGTTTCCAACTTTGGCATGACACCATTTATTATGACGGCGATTCTGAGAAACCCCGTCAAATACAAAACGTTGCGTATCTCCGCACCAAATTTTGGTTCTACCACCGCCTTTGTATCCAAGGAAAATGTCAATAAGTTATATTCAACCGACGATTTGACATTGAGTGACGAGACGACTAACAACATTTTTGTAAACAAATCCATATCTACCTTAAACACGGATTTTACGGATTTCTCAAACTTTGTAGTGTTCTCTTCGGCGGCGGCTCGTTTGAACATTTTCAAAAACAAAATGAAGACTTGGACGGCTTTGAGTTCTTCACTGTCAACTCTCAACGACCGTTACATTGCAGCTATTTCCGCATCGTCAACGTATCCGTATTATTCTCAGGAGAACACCAATCTTAACACTCAAATAACCGATTTGGTTCAGTCGTTTGATTCTTATGAAGCTTATCTCTTCGGAAATGGAAACTATGCTTACTCGTTAACTTCCGGTTCGTTCATAAACTCTACATATGTAGATACCCAAGACGTTTCTGCTTCGTTGTATGACCAAACCAACCGGGATTATTTGGTTTCCAATACACCAGAATACATTCTGAACGACACCAATAACGAAGAATACCTAACTTTCTTGTCAATGGTGGGTCATCATTTTGACAATATCTACACTTACATTTCGGCGTTGCCAATCGAACGTCAGGTTCAGAATGAATTGAGTTCTAGCATCCCGACCAACACTCTGAAAGAGATGTTGTATTCATTCGGTTGGAATGTTGATGATATCATAGGCAATTTGGATTTGAATGATGTTTACCTCAATAGTTTGAACGCCAGTTCTTACAACGTCATGTCAGGGGAACAACGGCTCCAAACGATTTGGAATCGTATCCTCATCACGTTGCCGGGCATTTACAAGACCAAAGGCACAGAAGAATGTGTCCGTTACTTGATGTCATGTTATGGGTTGCCATCCTCATTGATTAGCATTCGTGAATACGGTGGTACCGATTATGCCACCGGTTCTCAACCAACTTACAAACTGGATGAAAAGACCTACATGGCGACGTTCTCCGGTGTCAACGATTACATCGAAGGCCCGTATCCAGCCTCAACTCAGACCGTTGAATTCAAATTCTCGGTTGATACCGAAGTCACTTGGAGCAATTATCAACACATCAATTTGTTTACGACGGTGCCATATCCATACACCAACTCGGTTGACAATGCTGCTTGGTCACTCGGCATACATAAAGTTCCGGGTCAGTCTTTAGGCAAAGTCATTTTTCAAATGGGTTCAGGGTCAACGGGTGTAGCTATCACAAGTGACCAGCTACCCATTTTCAACGGAGACATCTTCAGCGTCATGTTGAGACGTTATGAGGTTAACAGCGAATTTGAAACGACTTCAAGTGTCAATGACTACCCAACTCAATACGAATTGGTAGTTCAAAGAAACGAAAACGGGCGACAACTATTCCGTTCGTCGGGAAGTGTGTATCTCCAATCGTTGGACAACATGGTATTCGGTCAATACGGAACATTCTATTTGAGCGACGGAATGTTTCGGGGCACTTTGGACAAACTTTCAATTTGGGATGTTCCGATTGGTGATAACGACTTTGAAGAGCATGTAAACGACTTGAATTCATATGGTTATAGTGGGTCTATCGCTTACAAAAATTTGTGGGTTAGATTGTCTTTGGATTATCCAAAATCCCTTTACTACAACTTAAGCGGTTCGTCGGCAGTATGGATGGATAACATGTCATCTTACTATGCGATACCAAATTACTATAGTGACCCACTCAATTTGAGCAGCTCAATTGATGCGACTCTCTGGAGTGCGTCGGTAGAAATTATTGATGGTCGTTGGTTGACGTATCATCCAACTGGCTCGGTGGAAATCATTGCTAGAAACTTCCCAATCATTGTTGGTCAGAATTGGTCAGCCTCCTACAATGCTACAAATTGTCAATGGACTTCCGCTTCTGTTTATCCGTATCACTATGAAGAATTGACGTATCAGCAAGACATTGACGCGTCAAAGTATGGTCCAAACAAATACAAGAACAAGAAAATTCGCAAGCTGGATTACACCATTGAAACTAGATTTGATTCGGATGACCGTTCCACGAGTCAAAACGAAACTGTTTCAGGAGAATCAAATCAACTCGGTTTCTTCATTGACCCACAAGATTCAAAGAATAAAGACATTATACGCTATGTTGGTAAAGCGGGCATCATGGAACTGATTGGCGACCCAGCCAATCTTTACGCCGACCACTATTCCGACCTGAAAAGCAAGAACGTTGAATACAATGCGTCGGGAAACAAAAAGACCTACTTCAACGAAATGTTGACCATCTTTAAGTTCTACTTTGACAAGTCTATTTTCCAAGTTATCAAAAACATTTTACCGGCTCGTGCTAATAGCTTTACGGGCGTGGTCATTGAACCAACGATTCTTGAACGACCAAAATATCAGAACCGTCAGATAACTTCTAGTGTTGAAGTTTCGTATCAGAATCCGGGCATCGTGAACAACATTTATATCTTCTCGGAAAATCTGTTGTGGGCCAATTTCAATGATGATTGGCGTGGTATGACATCCCAATCCCAAGCCATTATGACAAGTAGTTTGCCTCCAAGCTACACCGATACGATTGATTTGTCTTACATTAACGAACCACTCAAAATTAGGCCGGCCAATTTGTTTTGTGGTTACGTTACTGATTACATGGATGACATTCAACATGGAATGTATGGAGATTATGAACGTTTGACCCGGGGTTGGGAACCAGAGGTCAATTGTAGAAGTCGGATTTGGGGGTCGGTAAGCCGTCAGAAACAGAATGATTTGGCAAGTATATCAGAACACCATGTTCCAAATGGTATTGATGAAACTGGCATCGCATCAGGTTCAAAACATCAAATTCTCTATTATATGTTGAAGACGTGGGAAAAATTTGAATACAATGCCAAGTCAGGCGAGTATATCAGGTCAAACAATCCGGGCGCTGACCCGTTTAGTTCCGCTTCGGTGTATCTCTACAAGTATATTATGGTGGATGAACGGTTCATGAACCAATACGTTCATTTCTACAATGAAATTACAACTTCAATTGTGCCAAACGACCCATCTCAATTAACGGCAGTGGTCGGAGCGAATACCTATTACAAACATCAAGCCAACACTTTCAAGAATACTCCAGACCAAGTGTTTAGCAATACGTCAGCTTCATTTACAACGGCAGACCCAATTACGTTCCCAACTTTATATGTGGTTGTCAATAAACCAGCGACACAATATTTTGAATTGGTTAAAGGATTTCCAAGAAACCATTTTTCTCATAAAGCCAAACAATTTTCCAAGGACAAACATGCTCAGTATATCAACCATCTTTACAACATCATTTATGTAAAGAGCCGTCAGACCATTGATACTACAATTAACACGGGTGGTATTAGCGATGGCACGTTCCCTGTAGAATCGTTCAACGTTAGTAATGTTAACGTCAAAAACTCAAGTAATGTCATTCAATACATTCCATCCAACAAAGCAGGCTCAGTAATTCCTGTTGGCTTGGGTGGTGGAGCAGGCACAGTTTCTTCCACTTCTACGGGCGGCGGCTCTGGAATTTCACCAACTCCAACTGTTCCCGGCATAGTAACCCCACCATCTCCGGGGTCTGGTGCTGGAGGCGTTGGTGGTGGAGGATGTTTGTTGGCTGGGACTCAAATCATGTTGGAAGATGGTTCGACTAGAAACGTCGAGAGAATCGCCGTCGGTGATGTTTTGAAGAGTGCTAATGGATTAAACGTAATCGTTATGGAATTGAAACCGAACCGTTTCCACGAACACTATGTTTTGAACGATAGATTGAAAATCACCTATGAACATCCAGTCGTAATCTTTGAAAACGATAATTACAGGTTGGTCAACACCAAACACTTGAAAGTTGGGGATAGTCTGCTCAAATACGATGGAACGACCGAAAGATTGGATACTATCGTCATTGTGTCGGAAGAAACTCCAACCTTCAACTTTGTGGTTAGTGGCAACCATTTGTATGTGGCCGAAGGTATCGTTGTCCACAACGTAATTCAAAAGAACTAACACAAAAAGATACGAAAAACCCTTTTAGGGGAATACTTATAGGAGAAGACAAATTTTATGGCATACATTGACAACCAAACCATCACCGTAGATGCTATTTTGACTAAGAAGGGGCGTGAACTTCTGGCTCAAAATGGTAACTTGAATATCACATCATTTGCTCTGGCCGATGATGAAATAGATTACACTCTGTATCAACCGAATCACCCGAATGGTAGTGCGTTCTATGACATTGCTATCAGAAATACCCCTGTGTTTGAACCCGTTTCGGATGAAACTCAAGTGATGAAATACAAGTTGGTCAGTTTGAACCAAGGTGTGTCATCCATTCCCGTCATCAGTATCGCTCAAGACAAGGTTTCCGTTCCGAGAGATTACACCGGTGACATTATCATTTCTCCTAGCACCAACCCAACCTACAACCTTTCCCTTGGTTACACGGCCATTCTTGGAAACAAGAACGTGGGAGCGTTGGTAGTGGAAGAATCAAATTCCATCAATTCCGTTTCCAGCACGATTCCAACCTTCGCAGGCGATGTCAACACAACGAGTGCTCAGGTAGTTGTTGGTAAGAAGTTCCGTTTCCTTCCAAACAGCAGTTTGGGTAAGACCACCAGCACAACTCTAACCATCATCGGTAATGAGTCCGGCGGCAGTTTGAGCATTGAAGTAACTGTCACCGTTCCAACCACACAATAATCTATGATATTCAGCCAATTTGACCAAACCGACATCGTTTCTGGACGCACGAGCCGTGTAGCGAGTGGCTTTTGGCCAGAAACCGAAACATTTTGGAGTGCGAGCTTGTTGGTGGATAACTTTTTCGACCTTACTCAATCCGCCGCCACACCATCACCTTCTTACGGAGCGTCTATTTATGACATTCGTAGAACGATGTATTATTTGGATGTGTTTCCAGATGAAACCCACCGTGGCAACAGCGACCCTTACATGTCTATTGCTTACGGAAATTTTGAAGGCCAGTTGGGCAGTGGTTCATTTGACACTGACACAGGTAGCATCAAAGTATTTCCAACCAAGACAATTTACACCCAATACAAGAACCTTTTGTTGGGAACGGCAGATGTTGATGGCAAGTTCAGTTTCAAGACAGGAAGTTCGGATAGCACCAACGCGGATGACATTTTCGTATTGAATTTCTCTTCCTACAAGATGAAGGATAGGGTTGATGAAGGTATTTTTGAAATCACACTTTCTGGTTCATTGGGGTCTGTAACTTTACGTGACGACTCACCATTCCTGACCCAAGCTTCATCGGTGTACAACCTTGTTACGGGTTCAATCAATGACCAGACATCTACACTTCCAGCGTATGAAGGTTTGGGATTGCTCTATCCACAAGATGGTATTGTGGTTTTCAATGCTCAGAAACTTAGTCAACGCATTGGATTGTCGAATGTTTCGGGAACCATTGGACCAGCTGGAACAATTTGTCCAGCCAATTACACAACTTCCAGCATTTCAACCATCGCCTGGGCCGGTAACAACGTTGAAACTACGGTAAATCATAAAGTCATATTTTGGGCAATTCAAAACTCATCCGGCATCATCAAAGTCCGTAAGAGTGAATATGTTCCAGCTAGACATTATTTCATTCGTGTCAAAAATCGGGATTTCAACTATTCCAACAATCCAACGTATGTTTATGATGGAACGGAAGACAATATCCATGCTCGAGGTACCATTCGTAACGAGGAATTCATTTCCGACCCAAGAACCTACATTACGACGGTTGGTTTGTATAACAATAACAATGAGTTGGTAGCGGTGGCTAAATTGAGTCGCCCAGCATTGAAATCCTTTGATAATGAGCTTCTGGTCAAGGTGAGGTTGGATTTTTGACAATGAACTCTTTGTAAAACTAAAAATTTATGGTGATTTTTGGCACGGTAATCCAGAAAAATCAAATCACTATGAAAAGGTAAACGAAATACAATTAAATGATAAATTGAAAGAAGACATGGCTTTGAAACGTGGAATTAAAGTTATACGTTTATGGGAATCTGTTATAAATAAAGACCCAAGTATCGTCGGAAGAACTATGAATTCTCATATTTATAGTTAGGATGCTAAAGAGGCTTAATAAAACCGACACAGTAACATCACCATTCGTTGTTACCAAAGACTGGAATCTGTCCAATACTATCAACGATTGGGTGATTTTAACGGAACATAGTGGTGGTATTCCTATTGCGTTGGAATACGAAACATATTTACCTACTACCGCATCACTAAATAGTTCATGTAATATTGCCACCGAACAACAAGGAAACGATAAAATTCTTTATCGTGAAGGTCAAAAAGCAACAGGATTGTTCTATCCTGATACTGAAATTGTGAACCTTGATGGGACTTACAAACGCATGGTGTATTCTCAGATTCACAATATATTTTACAATAGTTTCCGTGATCCGACAAAAATCTGGGGATTGGAATATCTCGACTTTGAAAATTCTCAAACCAAACGATTTTTGTCGGACAAGTTCAAATTGTATGATGTGCCCACCAACGTTTTTGGAGAAAAAATTGTGCCTTCATCGGTCGTTATTTACAATCAGACATTGGATAATGACTATTCGATTGTAGATGATGGAAAAGGTAATCTTTTTGCAATATCAAACCTTTTTTCACGACAACAAGAATTGGGCGATTTTAACAATGAGTTTACATCAGGGTCGAATTATGATTGTGGAGTGTATTTTATAGGAATATGATATGGCAAGTATCATCGAAAAATTATACAAGAATTCCGGATTAAATAAAAATATTGGGATGAGTAAATATGCTCCTAACAAAGTCGGTCCTACGGATGCCACATTGGTTAATTCGGAAATAATTGAATATGATAAGAGAAGTAAAATTATTTTAGATATTCCAGAAAAAATGCCGACAACGGTTTCTCCTGAAAATTTTCAGTTTAGTAGTCGAATTTTAGAATCGGAACCTACTCGGCCATATATTGCATCGGTTGCAGAAAATCCTGATGAATTAAGCAGACAAATACATAATAAATTATCCAATTTAAGTGTTCAGGATAGAGTTGCATATGAAAGAAGTATTTTGCCGGAATGTTGTTCTCCTACATGTCTCCCGGTTAATGCTCCCTCGAATTTAATATTTACTCAAACCACAACTTCATCAATACTTTTAACATGGGTCGATAATTCAAATAATGAATTAGGATTTGTAGTTTACAAATCTATAAATTCTGGTTCCACATGGAATCAAATCGATTCAGTGGTAACAAATGTAACATTTTCGATTGATACCAATATAGTTACAGGAAGTACATACTGGTACAGAGTAAATGCGTATAATGATTGTACTTCGTCTGAATATAGTAATGTATATTCGGGAACCATCGGAGATTTGATAATTAGTTCATCGGTTAGTGAGTCATTTTCAAATATTAACACAACGTTACATTTTGGAAGTTTATCTCCACAAATACCAAATACCGACCCTCTAGGTATTAGTCAGGGATTCTTAACAGGCGAATTGATACAGATGATACTTCCAACAAGTAGTATGGATTCTAGTTCGGTTGAATCATTGTTCTATACCGGATCGGTTATCACGGTGATTTTAACAACATCATCGTTCGATTCGGGTTCGGTTGAATCATTGTTCTACACCGGTTCAATTGTCACCGTAATTTTGTCACCGCCTCCAATTCCAGATTCGGGATCAATTGATTCTGCTTTTTATACCGGTTCTCTTGTTACTACAGTAACAATAGCTCCGCCCGAATCTGAACCAACATTTATAAATGTGGGTCTTTTGTCAGGAAGTTTGAGTTAACAACGATATGTATTGAACAGACGAAAATATGAACAACGAACATTACAAAGGGCTAGGTCAAACCTTTCAGGGATATTACAAAGCAAAGGTCGTCAACGATTCCACAAATGAAGTGACGTGGGAAAGTGATTGGAGTAAGAACTTGATTTTGAATCAGGGTATGGATGCTATTTATTCTCAAAATATAGCTGATTTAACATTATATGGAATTGCGGGCACCGGCACAAGACCAAATAGTATTAGTGGACAATCATCGGAAATTACTCAATCTGGAACTAATGCATTTCTCAACATTAGAACCGGAATGACCGATTTTACATCCTCCAACGGAAGTTATCCTGCTGCCGTTGAGGTTGGTGATATTATCAAATATTCTAACAATAGTGAATCTATGGTATCTACGGTAACAGATGGTTTCAATCTTGTGTTATCTACAAACTATACGTTTACAACTGGACAAACGTTTGTAGTTTGGAAAACCGCTCAGATAGGTATGGATACCGAAGTTAAGAGAAGTAACGATTATGTCACAGGAACAGGTAATTGTGAAACCACTACTAACTGGAATGTTAGAACATGGCGAAGAACTTATGATTTTTCTACCGAAGTTGTTGGCCAATCTTATAATGAGTTGGGGGTGGGTTGGGCATCATCCGGAGCAACTAATGTATTCAGTAGAATTTTGGTGGGTTCTCCAATTATAGTTGATATAGGATTCAAACTTAGGTTGATTTACGATTTGGTTGGTACTTTCACACCAACTGCATCAGTTCCTATTACCGCATCGATTGGGGGTTGGCCGGTTATTCCATCGGTTAATACTCATGGAGTTGAATCATTACAAAATTTTTTAACGACTACTGTTTCTACCAGTGGTGTTACAGACCCATCAACCGGTATGTTAGACCCGGCGTTCGTCAGTAGCGCCGGGCCAAAATATGTGGTGGCTTTCGTATCTCCGAATTCGTCTTCATTGTCAACCTTTGCTACTGGGTCTGACCGTTCAACGAATTATGGTTTAGGTGGAACAGCAACTAAAGCATCATACATCGCTAATAGTTATTATGTTGACAAGACAAGTGTATTACCAATTGGGCAAGGTAATAGAACAGATATTCGGACGATTGGTATGGGACGTTATAATGGTTCTACATCAACTCCCGCCCAAGCAGCAAATATCGTAATTGCTATGTTATTTAATCAGACCCAATCAAAAAATAGTGCTCAAACCTTATCCCTCACATATAGGTCATCGTGGGCAAGAACTTTAGCATAAAATAGATATGAACAAAGATAATTCAATAGTAGTGGGAGGCGTTCACAACAGTCTATGTGGACATTACAAAGTAATGGTGGTAGATTCAAAGACACGAGAAGTGGTCGCCGATTATGGGTGGCACAAAAACCTGATTCTAAATCAAGGTATGGATTTGGTGTCCACTAACTCTTACGCTGGAATAACTACTGCTGGTGTTGCAGGAACTGGGTCAAGACCTAACAAAATTACCAGTAGCAATTCAACCATCACTCAATCTGGTACGTTAATTACTTTGTGGCCCGAAGCGGGCGGGTTGCAAGATTTCACATCTTCCATTACTTCATCCACAAATGAAATATATTACTCGGCTTCGTTACAACCGGGAGATGTTGTGGTTTATTTTAATTCAAGTCGTTCAAATGTTGTATCGGTTAGTGGTTTGAATGCAACTGTTGATACATCGTATGCCATTTCATCTGGGTCTAATCAAACGTTTACTATTTGGAAAACGTCTCAATCGGGATTACAAAAAGAAGTAAAACGAAGCACTACATATTTGACCGGAGTAGGAAATTGTGGTTCTACTGATACGACAGGTTCTACAGGTTTTGGTAATGTAAGAACTTATCGTAGAACTTATGATTTTACAGCAGAAACTACCGATAAACTTTATACTGAGATTGGAACGGCACCATCCATAACTTCAAACACTGCAATTTTCAGTCGTGTTCTTTTACCAATTCCGATAGCTGTTTCTTCTTCTTTTCAGTTACGATTAATTTATGATTTGGCAGTGGAATTTACTCCTACTAGCCAACGTGTAATAACCGCATCTATTTCTGGTTGGCCTTTTGATGTTAATTCAAATACTCATGCGTCAGAATCCATTCAAAACTTTTTGGCATCTACCATTTCGGCCGCATCTGGAGTTTCTTCAACTTATACTGCCTTGTTGGAACCAGGTCCAGTAGGTAGCCCAATCAATCCAAACGCATCTGCTACAAACCGGGGAATTTTTGTTAGTTCGATATCAACCTCGTTAGCTCCGTTTGGACAAGCTGTAAATCGTGGAACCGGAATCGTCGTTGGTAATTCTACAACAATGCATTATTCTCCTAATTATGTTACTGGTAGTTATCGATATTACAAAGGAAATAGTTTTGGATTAAACGTTGGGAATACGACCACATCAAGTGGTATTTGGTGTTTGGGACTTGGAATGCAATCGGCCGATGAGGACCCGTGGTCATCAACCGCTCAAGCTATAACCGTGTTGTTTCATAACAGTCAATCAAAATTCAATACCCAGGTAGTATCTATGTCGTTTGTCTATTCTTGGGATAGAACCTTAGCTGGCGGTTAACAATTTATGATTGCCAACATACACAATGAAAATTTTGGTTACGCTGTAGCCTGTGAGGGGAATTGGGCCTCAATCGGCAATCCCGCTTTGTTGCGTTATAATTCGGCTAGTGCTAGTATTAAACGAACTGGTTCAGTAGAAGTATATCGTTACAACATCAATACTGATACGCATGATTTGAAAAGGATTTTGTATCGTCCTCTTTCATCAGGAGAAGACATTTTCTTAACCACCGACACTGCTAGTTTGATTCTCCACACCGAATATACTGGTTCGGTTCCTGTTACCTCAGATTTGGATTTGATATTGGATGTTGGACAATACTACACCGCATCCGAAGATGGTTATGGTCGTTCTTTGGATATTCACAACACAATTCTTGTGGTTGGAAACCCATATTTTTCCAGTAGCATCAACATTGATACCGCATCCTTTGTTGCGGTAGGAACTGGAAGTGTTGATCTTTTTGATTTAACTCGTTTGGATGTTGATGTCTATGCGGTTCGGCAACAACCACAAATTACAGGATATGGAATTAGTTCATCATTATTATCGGTTGTAGCTACTGTTCCACCATCCCAAAGTTTTGGTTATGTCGTTTTGGAAACGTCGGAATCCGGAAGTTCATATCAAAAAACCAGTTTAGCGATAACATCAAACGGCGGAGGTCAAGTAATTTTGGGTACCAACTATTCGACCGGTTCAAGTTATTTAGTTTTCCGAGTAAGTGGGGTGGTATCTGATGACCCGTTTCTTGTTACATTAGATAACCCAAATACTTCAGTTTCTAATTCGTTTGGTTGGGATGTATCAAAAAATGATGGTTGGTTGGCAATCAGTTCCATTTATGAATCGGGAAGTAAAGGTGCGGTATTCATGTATCAACAAGTTGGAAACAACGAATCTAGTTGGTCATTGTATCAAACCATTTCCCCTCCGGGAGACATTTTAGTAGGTGATGGCTTTGGTTGGTCAGTAGATTTGAATAAAGCTACTGGCTCGTTTACGGGTAGCCTTGTGATTGGAAGTTCCAAAGTCAGTCAATCACGGGCCTATGTTTATGAATTGGTGGGAGGTCTTTGGACATCAAGTTTCGTGTTGACGCCTGATAACAATTCAATCCAACCACTAACGTTTTTCCCAACTTATCCATATTTTTCTGGTTCCATTAATACCGCCGACAGTTTCGGACACGATGTTGCCATTTTTGCCAATACCATTGTAGTTGGAGCTCCAACCGATAGGTTCATCTATGAATATACGGGGTCATCTTTGTATCATCAAGGCGCCATTTATTTCTTTGAACGATGTTCTGATGCCGGACGTGGCTATTATTTGGCTCGTAAATCCTATGGAAACGAAAAAATCCTCAAAGATAATACCTTGGGTTGGTCGGTTAGTATCTGTGGCGATTATGCGGTAGCCGGTTGTCCAAAGTTTTACATGACACCATCAATATGTTACCTTCGTGGTACATTGTATCAACAACATTACTGCGGCGACCCCGATGAAGCTATTAACGGTCAGTTTGTTCTTTTCCATAAGACGACAGGCTCAATGCCTGATACTACAGGTCAAGATTGGGAAATAACTAACGTATATCAAACCAAGAAACGTTTGTTACATCCACATCGGGCTTATGGTTATGCTACGGATATTTGTGAAAATTTCATCACGATTGGTGCTCCAATGTTAATTTCTGGTTCCAATCGAATTATGGATTTGGCACCAAATACCGCCAGTTTTACGGGTAGTGTGTATGATCTTGGGGATTTGACGGGTAAAGCTTACATTTACAACTTGAAGAATTTTCGTGAAGAGTTCTATGTTGGAAATGTTTTCTATCGTAATGGTAAAATGGTTATCATGACTTCAGGTTCCGCATTTGAAGGCATTCTCCAAAATGATGCGACCGGTGATGAATATGAATACGACATGAATTTCAAATCTAAACAGGTAATTTTTGAAAAACAAATCGTATGTCCAATTGACCCGGGCGAGTTCAATGTTAGTACCAATCCAACTGCGGTCACGATTTCACAATCGTTTTATGACCTTAACAACAACGGTCAATTTGACTTCCAAGATGTTGATGTGTTGTTACGTTACATGAAATATAAGAGCACAGAAGCGTCAGGCTATCCAATTACTGATTGGAGCAGTTCTATTATTGGCACCAATACCGATGAAGAAGTTACCGTTTACAACATGTATTCTTCATCATGGACCGACACCGCTACGTTATTTTCCAAGAGTTTTTCAGACATCAACAACACTTTGGTTGTAGAACTGGATTTCAATGAAGATAATAAGATTGATAACAATGACATGAACATCTTGTGGAAGTATTTCATCTATCGGTTGACTCAACAGAATTACGAAACCTACGTGACTCCAAATTCTCAGAAGAAGTATTTAAGTGACATCATTGATTTTTTGAATGCTAGAACGATACGTGGTCAAGCCCCACAAATCAATACCAATTTTTTAAACTACTCGGTTCAGTCAAAAGCCGATCCAACGGGTTCCTTTCTTGCTCCGTATGTAACCACTGTTGGATTATACAATGGAACCGAACTTGTAGCCGTAGCAAAACTTGGAAGTCCTATTAAGATTACTCCGGATTTTCCAATTAACATTGTGGTGAAAATGGATTTCTAACATGTATGTTCAAAGAGCTAAAACGATATCAAGTTCGTCTAACGCCATTTCAAGCGGTTAAAGACTGGGCGTTAAACAACACTGAGAATGCTGATTTGTTGTTATTTGATTCAACGGGATCGGATGATGGTGAACTGATTGATCTTGAATACATTGACTGGGGTGATGGTAATATAACACCTTATACCAGTAGTCATTGTGAAATCGCTCTTGAACAGCAGCCAGCTGACCAAGCTGGTTATCGAGAGGGAGAATCTTTAATCGGCCCATTTTATTCTGATGTTGACCCCGTAAACATAGATGGAACATATCAGAGAAGTGTTTACTCTCAAGTTAGAACTTCGTTTTATAACAATTATCGTGACCCAACCAAATTGTTCGGCATGGAAAATATGGATTTTGAAAACTCCAAAACAAAAAGACGCCTAGCAACAAAGCTGAGAATGTTTGACATTCCCCGTCATGTTTTTGGAGATAAAATCATTCCAGAAACCGTGGTTATTCGTGATACTTCCTTGGATAATGATTACACCATTGAAGACGACGGCTATGGAAACTTGACGGCACGACAAAATCTCTTTTCCAAACAACAGGAAATTGGATATTTCACTAACGAATTTGATTCGGTCGTTACGAGTTCGGTCTGTGATAGTTATTTGTCTCTTTAATCAAATTTTACTATATTTATAGTTGGAGAACTAAACAATTATGCCAACACAAATTCAACGAGATTCCTTAACAAAAGGGATTGAAGAACGATACGCAAGTCAACGAGCAGGCGGTGCCTACGATGCGAAAACTGCTGGAACAGCAACGTCAGACGATTTCAGCAACGAATTCGCAGATGGATTTACCAAAGGTGGAGCCAATACCAACCTTCCAAAGAAGGATTCCTATTACGTGAAGGGGTTTGACGCCCGACGTTATGCTCCCGGCGGTCGTAGGTAATTATGCCTACCCCCATTCAACGAGAATCCTTTTCTAAAGGACTTGAAGAACGTTATGCTACTCAACATGTTGGTGGGGCATACGACGCCAAACAACTTGAATTTACCAACTTTTTTAGTGACGAGTTTGGAGTTGGTTTTACCAAGGGTGGTATAAACACCGGATTCCCAAGAAAAAATTCTAGTTTGGTGATGGGTTTAGACCCACACCGATATAGTGGAGCCGGTTAACAATATTCAAAATACGTTATGATTTTAGGTTTGGACGCTTCTACACAAACATGTGGATGGGCTTTTTCACAGTCGGTGTTTATTATTAAAGACGCTGGTTTTATAGACATTTCCAAGTTTGAAACGAACAAGGAAAAGGGAAAGTTTATATCTAATTTCTTTTCTAAACATCCACTTTTTTCAAGTGTTAATCATATAAATCTTGAAGCTGCTCTGTCTGGTTTTTCTGGAGGGTTTTCAAGTCAACAAGTAATCATAAAACTGTCTCGTTTTAATGCTGTTTTAGAATATATTCTATCAGAAGAATTAAAGATTCCTATTAATTTGATTAATGTTAATACTGCTCGAAAAAAAGTTTTAGGCATGGCAAGAATAAAAGGATTATCGGGTAAAGAATTAGTAAAACAAGAACTTCCCAAAATAATACCAAATTTATCTCGATTTGATGTTTTAAATAAAAAAGGAAATATAGATAAAAGAATAGAAGATATAAGAGATTCTATAATCATGTCTTTGTATGACTGAACTCACGTTAATTTGTGACCGTTGTAAAACAATCATTGTCGGTAGATCGGAGAATACCGAATATGGTAGATTGACTTCCGGTTTTTACGAAAGGAAGGGTTGGGAAAAATTCTTCAATCCCGGAGAGTTCATTTTGTGTGACGGATGCGTTCATAACTCCCCTCGTTATAGACAGATTTATGGTAGAACTCCAATGATATCACAATTGGACCTAGATTGTTGATGAGATTTCCGTTGGCTCACTATATTTATAGACATGCCATATTCAGCAACACAGGATTTATCAGGTAAGCATCCGATTGATACAAGACACATGCTTGTCACTACAGATGGTGGACAGTTATTTGATGGAACAGGAAGTTTGATAGAATCTCTTACAGTTACATCATTCACCGCATCCTATGTAACGGAATCGCATGCAACCGAACCATATATTTCATCGTCGGTTATATCTTCATCATTCATAACGGCGTCAAATGCTTTATTTATTTCATCATCCATAAGTTATTTGGAAATAACAACTATCAGTGGTTCAACTGCAATTATAACTACCTTAAACAATGGATTAAATAATATAACATCAATTAGTTCTCATGCAGAAGGAGAAATTACAAAAGCAGGGGGATTTGCTTCTCATGCAGAAGGTTATAGTAACACTGCATCCGCAAATTATTCTCACGCGGAAGGTATTAGCACTATTGCTTCTGGCCTTGCTTCTCATACGGAAGGTAATGGCACTATTGCATCCGCAAATTATTCTCACGCGGAAGGTATTAGCACCGTTGCATCTGGGTTTGGTTCTTCTCACGCGGAAGGTAATAGCACTATTGCATCTGGTATTTCTTCTCACGCAGAAGGTTTTAATACAATCGCATCCGGTGCGGGTTCTCATACGGAAGGTTATAATACCACCGCATCCTCAAATTATTCTCACGCGGAAGGTCTTGGTACTATTGCAAACGCAGACTATCAACATGTAAGTGGTAAGTATAACATTTCATCTTCAAACGAAAACAATTTATTTATTATTGGAAATGGAGTAGTTGGAGTCCCATCTAATATTCTTGTAGTCAATACTTCAAGTTTATTGGTGAGTGGTAATATATCTGCTTCAACGATAACTGCTTCTTTGTTGTTGGGAACCTCTAGTTGGAGTAACAATTCAATATCATCTAGTTTTGTTTCTGCTAGCAACGTTTTTGGTGGTCTGACACAACAGATTTATTTCGTGAGCGAAAGTTTTACCACGATGTCCTTCGTTAATGGTATTTTGATTTCTGTCGTGTAAAAGGATTGACTTTTTGTTGGTTTCCTGTATAATCCCCAGCGATGTTACAACAGATTCAGTTAATTTCTCTAATTGATAAAGTTTTAGGACAATCTGCCCGTTTACGTTTAGGTGGTACTGAAGCAATGTATCACTGTCCCTTTTGTAATGAAAGTAAACGAATTCCTAAACTTGAAATTTGTTTGTCCGGAAATAAAGTTCAACAATGGAATTGTTGGATTTGTCATACTTCTGGAAAATCCATCCGTTCCCTTTTCAAAAAATTAAGGGTAAACTCCATTCATTTTGCCGAACTTTACAAAATTGTCGGTGAATATCAATTCCATCCAAGGATATTGAATGAAGAAAAACATCAAATACTGGCCTTGCCCGACGAGTTCATTTCCCTCCGCAATCCGTCTAAATCTATGGAATACGGTAATGCGGTGTCATACCTAAGAAGTCGTGGGGTGACAAGATGTGACATCCTCCGTTACAATATTGGTTATTGTGAACAAGGCGAATACAGAAAGCGTATCCTCATTCCATCCTATGACAATGAAGGAAACCTTAATTTCTTCGCGGCCCGGGCGTATTACGACAATCCGATGAAATATAAGCTTCCATCGTGGTCAAAAGACATTGTGGGGTTTGAATTGTTCATCAATTGGAATGAGCCGATTACTTTGGTCGAAGGAAGTTTTGACGGAATATCAGTTAGGCGTAATGCCATTCCATTGTTTGGAACGACTATTTCAAACCGCTTACGAGAATCCATCGTAAAATATGGTGTGTGGCGTGTCAACATTGTTTTGGATAATGATGCCTTGAAAAGTGCCGTCAGAATTTTTGACGAAATTGAAAAACTCAAAGGCTATGACGTTGACGTTCATCTTATCACGTTGAAAGAAAAAGACCCGTCACAACTTGGATTTCAAAAAGTAAACGAAATCATCGAACGGTCAAAACCATTTGACTTTTCTGACATCATCAAAATGAAGATGAATTTATGAGACAGAGAATTTATTATTTAGCGTTTTTGAATCTTGGAAATTGGGAGTATCCAAGATATGGATGGTTTACTGATTTGATTGACCCCAACGAGGTTGAACAACGACGTATGGAAATTCAAATTAACCACATGAAGAATCGGATTCAAGGAGCATGGCGATGGCAAGTTCCATTTGAAATTAGTTGGAAACTCGGTAACATGGAATTCTTTACTTACGAAATATGATAACAACTCTAATCTCCGAAACATCACGTTTTACACATATACTCCATTTTGGAGATTGCCATATCCGATTAACTAAACGGCATGAAGAATATCGAGAAATATTTAATCGGTTATTTGAAGAGGTCAAAAATTCTCCACCGGCAACATTGATTTGTATTCTCGGAGACGTAGTACACAACAAAACGGACCTTTCACCCGAGTGTGTTCAATTAGTAAAAGATTTGTTATTCAACTTGGCTGAGTTGAGGCCAACAATTTTGATTCCGGGAAACCACGATACCAATCTCACCAATCGAAATCGGTTGGATAGCTTGACTCCAATCGTCAACGCTATCAATCATTCCAATCTCTATTACTTGAAAGAATCTGGATTATATGGGTTCGGAAACGTCTGTATTAACAACTACAGCATCTTCGACTCGCCCGAGAAATATATCAAGGGTGAAGACATTCCTCAAATATATCGTAATAAATATCAACATTTTATATGTTTATTTCACGGACCTGTTGATAACGCAATAACCGATATTGGGTTTCGTATTATTAACAAATCAGTTACAACTTCACTGTTTAATAATCATCATATTGCTCTTTTAGGAGACATACATAAAAATCAAACGTTACAAGAATATGATTATCAAAACAACAAACCTGTTGTGAGATTTTGCGGAAGTTTAATACAACAAAATCATGGGGAATCCTTAAATGGTCATGGTTATACGTTATGGAATTTGGATAATAAATCATACGAACACATTGAAATACCAAACAACTACGGATTTTTCACTGTGGTTATGGATAAAGGTCAGGTTTTGACCGATTTGGCCACCGTTCCAAAGAAGGCTCGTATCCAGTTTCAACTTTTTGAAACGGTCGCTACCGAAGTAAAAACGGCGTTGACCGAACTGCGTGGGTTAACCGAAGTCATTGAAACTTCATTCAGTAAACTTGAGAGTGATGCCTCTAAAGTCAAGTCTATTGCTCCCAACGGCATCGTTTTGGGTAACATTTCCAACCGAGACTATCAGGTTCAACTCATTACCGACTACTTGAAAAATCGTTTGAACATCACCGACCAAGCCTTTATTGATCAAGTGATTGCGGTAAATGATAAGACCAACGGAGCAATCAAGAAGGATGATTTTGCTCGCAACATTCGTTGGATTCCCATCCGTTTTGAGTGGGACAACATGTTTAGTTACGGTGAAGGTAATGTCATTGACTTTACCAAGATGAAGGATGTTGTCGGTTTGTTTGCAGCGAACGCTTCCGGCAAATCCACCATTCTATCGGCTCTTACATTCTGTCTCTTTGACAAGTGTGAACGTGAGTTCAAAGCGGCGAACATCCTTAACGTCCAAAAAACTAGCTTCCGATGCAAATTGGAGTTCGAAATTGACGGAAAAAAATACTTCATCGAACGTAACGGCAAGGCTGACCGCAAAGGGGCCGTCAAAGTCAACGTTCGGTTTTGGAAGTTGGAAAACGATGTTGAAGTGGATTTACATGGTGAAGACCGTAGAGATACCAACGAAGTCATTCGAGACTATCTTGGCACCTACGAAGACTTCATTCTTACGTCGCTTAGCGTTCAGGGCGGTAAAAACAATGGGTCTGTCATTGATATGGGTAACACCGACCGCAAAGACCTTTTGGCTCAGTTCATGGGTCTATCCATATTCGACCGACTCTACAATGAAGCCAATGAACGTTTCAAGGAATTGGCGACGTTATTGAAGACCTATCGTAATGATGACTATACCAAGTTACTCGTTGACCTAAACAATGCTGTTGCTCAAGCCAACAATGCGTTCACCGATGAATCCGTCAAAGTTCAAGAATTGACCACCCAACAGACTACCGTTCAGCAGAAGATAGTTAAAGAAACGAAACTGTTGATTAAAATTGATGGGAACATTCCTCCGTTGGAAGTCTCTCAAGCCAACAAAATCAAGTTTGAAACGGTCATTAAATCGGGTCAGACGGATGTTACTACTGTGGAGACTGAGTTGGTCGCAACACAATCTCAACTGACGCCCATTGAAACGGAAATCAAGGAGATGGAAGAAAAAGACATATCATCTTCTTACAAAGGACATCAAGCTCTATTGACTACTCGGGTGGAAATTCAGTCGAAAATCCATCAGAAGAAGAACGAAATCATCCATCGTAACGGGGTTGTGGCTCGTAAAAAGGGTCACAAATATGACCCCAACTGCACATTCTGTGTTTCCAATGCAGGTAACATCATCACGAATGCTGACAAAGCTGAGTCGGAATTGAAAGCGGATAAAGTCATTGCCGAAGACTTGATTCGTCAACTTACCGAAATCAACGTTAAGATTTCAGCTAACGAGTGGGCCGTCAAATCCTATGACAATTACACCCAATTGCTATCAAAACGAAACAAGGTAAAGGATGCGGTCATTCGTCTAAACGATAAAATCAATCGTTTGAAGGTGACGTTGAAATCCAATGAAGAGGGGTTGATAAAGATTGAAAATGACATTGCAACCTATAACAAGAATAAGGATTCGTGGATTGCTAACGAAGAAGTCAACAAACGCATTCAAGCCATCAAACTGGAGTTGAGCAATGTGGAAACACTACTCAAAGTCAAAAACAAGACGTTAATGGATTTGAACGGAAAAATCGCTACCTTCAAATCACAGATTGATACCATCAACAAGAAGATGGAAGAAGCCAAAAAGACTGAGGCGGAATATAAGGTTTACGAAACTTACACCCAAGCCGTGTGTCGTGACGGCATCCCGTTCAATGTCATCACCATGACCGTTCCAGAAATCGAGCGGGAAGTGAATACCATTCTTTCACAGATTTCCGAGTTCAGTGCGAAGTTCGAAACGGATGGCAAAAACATCATTCCCTACATCGTTTACGATGACAAGAAGTGGCTTATGAGTCTAACGAGTGGTATGGAGAAGTTCACGTTGTCACTGGCAATTCGTGTGGCTCTAATCAACATTTCCAATTTACCACGCCCGAATTTCCTCGTAATCGACGAAGGTTTTTCGGTACTTGATGCTGAGAATTTATCTTCTATGAGTATTTTATTTACTTATCTAAAATCCCAATTTGATTTTGTTTTAATAATTTCACATTTGGAAGCACTTCGGGATTGTGTAGATAATCAACTTGAAGTAATAAAAGAAGATGGGTTTTCCAAAGTAAATTATATTTGAAGTTTTTGGAGGTCAATTTGTTTTAACGATTGAACGTTAAAGATTTTTTGTTTTTATCATATAAATGAAATCCTCTTGTATTTTCACCCTTCTTTATTCTAGTTCCATCAGGTAATTCCAAAATATACCAAGTTCCTTTTTTGTATGCTTTGGCATTCTTAAATTCAATTTCTGTTGCATGAGGATGATTTCTAGTTCCAGTCCAAACTAAATAACTTCCTGAAACATCCTCAAAAACCGAAACATCTTGGAGAGGTTCTTTCCATTTTTTCAAATCGTCAATAATTTCTAACGCTTGTTCCTCAGAATAGTAATTGGTGACGTTATACATTTTAGATGTATGATGCCATTCGGACGGTTGCATCAATGCTACGATTGATTTGGGATTTACATGTAATTTTTTGCCTAAAATAGTGGCGGGATATAATCCAGAAGATTCTGCATTTAAGGCATTATTCGATTTAGAAAAATCATCCGCATATCCAGATTCTGCGATTTCCTTTACTATAGTTTTCAACTTAATCATGAATATAACTATCCAAATTTGATGGGAAAGTTCTATTTATACAGCATGATAATAGATATTCAACACAAAAAAAATTGCCCTATTTGTGGAAACGTAACATTTTATTCTAATGTCGATTCGTTGAGAACTTCAACTAAAAACAATAAGAGTTGTAAACGGTGTTCCTCAAAAACCAATTCTGGTTGTTTTAAGATGGGTAGTAGTGTTAGATTAGGAATAAAACATTCCGAAGAAACAAAAGAAAAAATTAAAAATTCCAAAATAGGACAAAAACACACAGAAGAAACAAAGAAAAAGTTATCGGTGCCGCAATCGGAGGATGTGAAACGAAAAAGGTCTAATGGTCTTAAAAACGCTTGGAAAAATCCAATACACAGAAAGAATTGGATAAATTCTTTAATTTTGACAAAATTTATAGGAAGACGGTGTGATAAAGGTCAATTAGAACTTCTGGAAAAATGGAATCGTCTGGGATTTAGTTTTGAACCCAACTATCAAATTTACGGAGATGATTATTTGTACTATATTGATGGTTACGATTCAATTCATAATGTTGTTTTGGAATACGATTCAAAGTATCACAATACACCACATTTTAAGAAAAAAGATTTGATTAGGCAAAATAAAATTATTGATATTCTGAATCCTAGTAAGTTTTGGAGATATGATTCCATAAATAAAAAATACAAAAATGTATTAGAATAAAATGTTAAACCTGTTAAATAGTTTCGGCAAAAAAGGTGTCTCGCATGGTCTGCTTACCAAAGGAGCGGACGTAATAGATACTGATTACCTGTCCAAATACTTCGTTGTATCCGAATTCAACCCAAAATTCACCGCTGGTAAAAACTCCGTCGCGATCAACGGTTCTACTTTCCTTGCCCCTAATTCCGAAATATTAATAGAATGTCTTGATTCAGCAGGTCAGAATCTTTACATTGAAATGGCTCGCACCAGTGACGTTGCGGCTCAGGTTTACGCTTACAAGGAATCCACATCGTTCATTTTAGCCATTCACATATTCAATGATTCGGCGGATGGTATTGGGAAGTTGTTAATGTATGGAACGTTGGCGGATGGGCGGTCGGTTAAATGGGTCCGAAACATTACCATTGACAAGACTCTCAACAACGTGTCAAAGGTGAGATTCTATTTGAAACCTCAACTTGAAGCCAAATCCATTTTGATACCTATTTTGAATGTTGGCGTTTCTCAAGTTACTTCAAGCCATTTTGTTGGCAGTTTGCATGGGTTAGCTGTTACTCCGCCTAAAGACACAAATCTTCCGGGTATAAATTTGAGAAATGTGGATGTGGATTATCGTCTAATAATTGATACCCCAACGATTACAGCTACGACTGACGCAGTAAATTCATGTAATTCTCAGATGGTAGGTTCAACGCTGGATTTGGTCATCCAAAAAATTCAACAACCATTTTCCACCAACGAGATTCAACCCACCAATCAATCGTCATCCTTCATCATTTCCAACATTTACAACAACAAAACCATTCAAGTTTCTGACCCATATTATTACACCGATTCAAAAAACAACACCGTCATCACCAACGTTGTTAGTGCGTCATTTGAATTTACCTATCCGTTTGTAAATTACAGTACTGCAACGGCAAGCTATTTGACCACTACGGTTGGTAGTCAATCGGTCATCGTCAGACAGTCATACGCAGAAGTAGTGTATAGAAACATTCGCACCTTTTCCGGTTTCCTTGCCCGCCACAAAATTTATCGAAAAAGTTTGGTTCAAAACGCCGATTTTCAAATCGTAGCCGATGAACCGTTATTTGTTAATGAGGTTCTCCTTGATAACCTTACACAGAACAAATACTACGAAAAATTGGGGTTCTTTTATAATGATTCTCACATTCACAAGTATTGGTTTACTAGCTCGGTTAGCCTGAGTTTAGCTCATACTCCAGACAAATATATCAATTCGGCTCTCATCACATCTTCAATTTACAATCAATTGGATGGAGAATCATACATCATGGTAAAAAATGATTCTGTTCCTATCAACCGAAACGCACAATACATCCCATATGATGAAAGAGAATTTTTGGCTACATCCGGATCATCATACGATTCAAATTTCATAGCATTGAAAGCAAATGTTCAGTATATTATTCAAGTTAATGCAGAAATTTTGAAGGATAATCTGACGACTAACGCTGGAATTGAATTCTATTTTACCAGTTCTAATTCAGATGCTCGCAAAGAATTGGCATTTACCGACAAACATGGAATCCGGCTTGGTACTATTTCAGCTAATCAGTATGGGACTAACATGGTTGTAGATGACCAGATTTTCTTCTTTACACCAACCAATGACTTGTATGGGACTTTTGTAATAGTTCCGTATCGTTGTCAAACGTATCTTAAAAACATTTCTTTTCGTGTGTATGGTGACTCGGGATTTTCTCCCGATGTTTTCACAACTCGAATTCCGTGGTCTATTTCGGTGGCAAACGAGAGTTTTGAAATTAAATCAGAATTATTTGACATTGACCACAACTTAGTTTATTCCGACCTCAAAATTTTGGAAAGTTTTGACCCTTCCGGAAGTTCACTTATTCCCTACATTCCCGGCTCCGGCGGCGGATTTGTTCCAGGAACTAATGATTTTTATGTTTCGGGAAGTTTAATCGTATCTCAGAGCATAAACGTTCAAACAGGAATCATTAACCTTGCATCTGGTAGTGTTTACATTTCAAACATGCAGCCTAGATTGATAGTTCCTCCTAGCCGATTGGTAGCCGTTCGTGGTGACGTTGGACATAGTGGAGAGTTAGCTTACGCTCCAATCGTTGATGTAACCCACGATGATAAATCAATCACCCTTACATTGGATACTTCGACTCGGACGGATACTACTTTGTCAGCTTCCAGACACGCAATTGCCGTTGAATATCCGTTGGCTGGTAGAAAGGTCTATTACAGCGGAATAACTAAGGTAACTGAACTCGGGAGTGGGTCATATTCGTAAAAGTATAAATACCATAAGAACTTTTGGTAAACTATTTACAGTAAAAGGATAAGTTATGGCTAAACGACGTTGGAAAATGGATGAAATCAAGGCGGTGGTCGCGGGCGAAAATCCGTTCTATCAGAGCGGATACACTCCGACATATAAATCTCGCAAGGTAGGCGACGAGTGGACGGATGGTAAAGGAAAAACTTGGAAGAAAACCAAGTCAGGAATAGAATCCGTCAACAAACAAATGGATGTTATCCGTGAATTGGTGAAATCAAGATGTAAAGTCTGTGGAATGAATATTGATTTGTTCGGTGACAAAACTGATAAAAAGGTATTCCTTAGAACGCGAAAATGTTTTTCATGTCTTGAAATTGAAGAAATGACCTTGAAAGTTACCGGAAAATACGATGACTATGAAAAAAAGAAACTTTTTCATAACAAACTATCCTTACTAAAGGAATTCAGAAAAAATGTCATTGAGTCGATTGCGTATCTCAGAAAAGACGATTCAAAACTTGAAATGGTATGTTCCAATGGTCAAATCGTTACTTGGTCTGGCGGATCAGAAATTGAACCGTTGTTGAAAGAAGCGGAATCAGATTTGGTAAAAGCCGACAAGGAAATCGCAGACATAACACATGCTATTTCTGTAATGGAATCCGATGATACACCTAAAGCCACTGCTTAAAGAACTACGAGTCACCGACTTGTCCAAGGGTAAAGCCGCCAAGTTTTTTATTGCTTGGCGGGATAAGCTATTTGTCTTGGATGATAACAGTGACATATCTACTGTAGTCCATTGGCTCGAAGACCATCCAGCGTTTGATACGAATTATGGTTTCAATGCGGAAGATGTTTATGAGTTGATTTCCTACGCAGCTGATATGCCGCCCGATGTAATGGCCGGTCAGTATGACCCAGTTGATAAATCGTTGTATGTTCAAGGCGGAGATAAAAGTAATCCGGTTTCCTCGGTCATGTTATCCAAAATCATCCGTCAACTAGGCATAAAAAAAATCACGAGAGCATCCCCCGACGCCGGTGACGATGACATAACTTATGGGGCTAGAAAAAACATTGGTGATGTACCAAAAATTGGGTTTCATGGGACAAATACTGTCAACCTAAAAGACATTCTAAAAAGAGGTATTTCGGCGGGCGAAACGGAGGGCAATTTTACCCATCGGGAAATTTATCATGAAATCGATTCTTTCTTTGCCGCTACTTTTGATGATGCCGAATTTTATGCGTTACATTCTACCGTTGATTTTACCAAATCAACTTATGATGGTTACAAGAAGAAACCGGAAGCATATCCCGTTGTCATAGAATTTAAAATACCCGACTCGGCCAAGGTCATTCCTGATTATGACGCGGATGCTCATTCTACACAACCACGATTTTATGACAATCCCAATCCTCCAAAAAAGGTTGGTGCGTCTCCAATGAAGCCGATGGGTCTGTCAAAAGAAGCTGGAAAATTTGGTTATCGTGGAAGAATTCTACCCGGACATATCCGTTCGATTTATATCCATAGCCAACACCAAAATCGTTGGCGAAAATTCAAACCATCAACAGTAGCGAGAGGTTTGTGGTCACTTGGTTCGGAATGGTATGACCGAATGGGTGTGGGAAAATACTAAATCTATGCCGCAACCAAACCTAAGAGATGTTATCCGTGACGAAACGAAGAAGTGTATGGCCGACCCTATCTACTTCATGCGAAAGTATGTCAAGATTCAACATCCCCATAAAGGCACAATTCCCTTTGACTTGTTTCCTTTCCAAGAAAACACGCTGGACAAATTTCATGACTATCGTTATTTATTGATATTGAAGTCCCGTCAGTTGGGCATCACCACCTTGGTATCAGCGTATGCTTTATGGATGATGATTTTCCACAGTGACAAGAGCATTCTCATCATTTCCATCAAACAGGAAGTCAGTAAAGAAATTATTACCAAAGTTAGATTTGCCAACGATCATCTTCCATCGTGGTTGAAGGTCATTGCGACTGAAGATAACCGTTTGTCTTTGCGGTTGAAAAACGGTTCTTCAATTCTTGCTACTTCATCATCAACGGATGCTGGTCGTTCAAAGGCATTAAGTCTGTTGGTGCTTGATGAAGCCGCTTTCATTGATTCAGCCGAAGACATCTGGACATCGGCTTACAACACCTTGTCAACGGGCGGCCGGGCCATCATCCTTTCTACTCCAAACGGTGTCGGTAACTGGTTTCATAGAATGTGGGTAGAAGCTGAGAAGAAGAAAAACGACTTCCATACATTGAAATTGCCTTGGGTTCTTCATCCTGAACGTGACCAACGCTGGCGTGATGAACAAACAAAAAATTTGGGTGCCCGTGGAGCCAGCCAGGAATGTGATTGCGACTTCCTATCCTCGGGTGCCAACGTTATTGACCTGATGATTTTGAAGGAGTATGAAGAAACCAAAGTGCGTGACCCCGTTGAAATCAGACGTGGACAAGCTCTTTGGATATTTGACCCACCTAAAGCCGGTGTGGATTACATTGTCTGTGCAGATACGGCCCGTGGCGATGGTAAAGATTATTCTGCGGCTCATGTCTTGGAAATGGATAGTCTAACTCAAGTAGCTGAATTTCAGGATTTTTTGACACCGGCAGAATACGGAGATTTGTTGGTCGCTTTGGCTACTGAATACAATGATGCGTTACTCGTGATTGAAAGAACGGGTGGCTTGGGCTATTCGGTATTACAGAAAGTTATTGACCGTGGTTACAAAAACACCTTTTACAGTTCCAACGATTTGAAAATTGTAGATGTGCAACGACAAATGACCAACAAACACAACCGAGCCGAACAAAAGTGTCTGCCCGGCTGTGAAACGTCAAGTGCGACCCGACCTTTAATTGTATCAAAAATTCACCGTTATTTCCTCGACCGGTCAATTGACATCCGTTCTATTCGGCTCATCAACGAATTGAAAACTTTCATTTGGGATAACGGAAAACCTCAGGCGGCAGAGAATTATAACGATGACTTGGTAATGGCTTTGGGGTTTGGTTTATGGATACGAGACACCGCTTTAAGGCTTCGTCAAGAAGGAATTTTGTTGACTCAAAGCATGTTGAGTAAGATTCATGTGGAGTCTCAAAATGATAACACTCCCATTTATACTTCTAAATCCATGACTACAGGACAAGCTCAATGGAGGATGAAGACAGGTGGAAAGCCGGGAGATACGGAGGACCTGACTTGGCTACTTCGTTGAAGATTTATCTTAGTTAATCAGATTGTTGTGGAAAATACTCTTATCATAAAGGATGGAAAGTTGTTTCTTAACAAAACACATCATATTTATAGTTGGTTAATAGTCTTGTAGGCTATTAACCGATAAAACACATACACACAGCCGATAACAAAAGGAAACCACATGGCAAACCAAGTACTTAGACCAGAAACAACCGGAAATCACGACGAAATTGACGTTAAACAACGTTCACTATTCGCTCGCTTAAAGAAACTTTTTGCTTCCGGTGTAGTAGTAAGAAATGTCGGTGGTAAAAAACTCAAAGTCAAGGACACAAGCGACTTGATGTATGCTACCGACCGAAACAGTCTCCGTGACCGTTTCAACCGGGTTCGTTCCACTTCTTACAACGCCTACACAAGAGATTTTTCGCTCGCCTACCAAGCTGCCAGAATTGATTTGTTCCGGGACTACGATTGTGTAGGACCAGATACTATCATTCCATTACCAGATGGATCAAGGCCCACTATTAAAGAACTGGCAGAAAAGTACAAAGATAAGCCTCAAGAAAGATTCTATGTGTTTTCTTATGACCATGTATCAAAATCAATCAAGTTAGGAAAAGCATTTCATCCTCGTAAAAAGGGGGGTGGAACGAGAATGGGATATAAAGTAACCTTTGATAATGGTCAATATGTTATTGGAAGCATAAAACATCCATTTTTAATGAGGAACGGTGAATACAAAAAGATTGTAGATTTGAAAGTTGGAGATTCAGTAATGCCGTTTTACCAGAAAAATTATCATGGATATAATTGTATTTATAACTTTTCAAAAGGATGGCAAGCCGAACACAAAATTGTGGCGGAACAATTTTACAAACCTATTTTGACTAATGAATGTGTCCATCACAAAAATTTTAATAAAACATATAATTTACCGGATAATCTTCAAATCATGACCAAATCGGATCATTTAGATTATCATAGGAAAATTGCCCATGAAATGTGGCGTCCTGAAAACAAACAAAAAACATTGGAAAAAATGTTTAATTCAGATGGTTATAAAAATAGAAAATGTCATAAGTGGAATGGTGAGAGGAAAGGAGAAAACAATCCATTTTTCGGTAAGACTCATTCCGACGAATCTAATAAAAAACGTTCTGAAACACTTAAAGAAGTATTTGTTAATAGGGATCAAACTGGAAACAAAAATCCAAAATACCGTAATGATTTAACCATAGAAGTTCTAAAAGTTAAAGCAACTGAGTATTACAAGCAAAATGGAAATCTAACTTTGTGGGGGTTAATAAAAGATGTTGGTTGCGATTATACAACCATACAAAATAGATTTAAATACTCTAATTGTGATTGGAATACATTTAAAAATGATGTCGTTTCTACGTTGAATCATAAAATTAAATCAATTGAATCCATTGGCCCTATTGATGTGTATGATGTTACCGTTGAACAGTTTGCCAACTTTGCGACTGATAGTTGTATAATTTCGAATACGATGGATATGGACCCGATCCTAGCATCCGCTCTTGATATTTACGCCGACGAATGTTTGTCCGCAAATGAGTTGGGTAAAATCCTTGTCGTCCATGCCGAAGATGACAATATCAAAGGCATTCTAACCAACTTGTTTTATGATGTGTTGAATATTGAACACAACCTTTGGTCGTGGACTCGCAACGTCTGTAAGTATGGTGACTTCTACATGCGATTGTATATCTCCCCTGAATACGGCGTCTATCAAATCGAACCCATTTCCGCTTACAATGTTGAACGTCTTGAAAACACCGATCCGCTTAACAAGAACTATGTTAAGTTCCAAATCCGTCCTACCGATACATCACAGGTAGAAACTCTCGAATCTTTTGAGTGTGCTCACTTTAGACTGCTTTCCGATTCCAACTTCCTACCATATGGTAAATCTATGATGGAAGGTGCTCGTCGAGTTTGGAAGCAATTATCATTGATGGAAGACGCTATGTTAATCCATCGTATCATGCGTGCTCCTGAGAAGCGTATTTTCAAGCTGGATGTCGGTAACATTCCACCACAAGATGTTGACACATTTATGGAGAAGGCAATCTCCAAAATGAAAAAAGTACCGTATATTGACCCGAACACGGGCGATTATAACCTTCGTTTCAACCTGCAAAACATGGTTGAAGATTTCTATTTACCAGTTCGTGGTAGTGACAGTGGAACTTCCATTGATACTTTGAGTGGTATGGAATTCACAGGTATTGACGATATCGAATATCTGCGTAACAAGCTAATGGCCGCTTTGAAGATTCCAAAGGCGTTTTTGGGTTATGAAGAAGAACTTTCCGGTAAAGCCACTTTGGCCTCCGAAGACGTGCGTTTTGCCAAGACTATCGGACGAATTCAAAAAGTCCTCGTTTCAGAACTTGAAAAGATTGCTATCGTCCATTTGTATTCGCAAGGTTATCGTGACGAGAGTTTGGTTAATTTCAAACTTGAGCTTACTAACCCATCTACCATCTTTGAAAAGGAAAAGATTGAAGTTTGGAGCAACAAGACCGAGTTGGCCAAGAACATGATGGAAAGCAAGATTTTTTCCAAGGATTGGATTTACAAGAACGTATTCAATCTATCGGAAGATGATTCCGAAGCGTTGCTTGACCAGATGGTGGAAGATTCCAAACAGGGTTGGAGGTTTAAGTCTATTGAAGAAGAGGGCAACGACCCTGCGAAACCATTTAAGAAAATCAATCCGAATGCTGGTGACGGTAATCCGGGCGGAGCCAGAGGTGGTCCGACAGATTTAGGTGGCGGCGGAAGTCCGGAAGGTGATTTAGGCTTGCCGGGAGGTGAATCTGGTGGTCCAGAAGGTCTTCCTCCATTGGAAGAAAAGACGAATGTAACCGAAAAACATGGTGAACATGCTGACGGTTATGTAAGACCATCACAAAAAGGTAACAAAAAGGCTACCGACTATCCATTTGGGGAAGACCCTCGGGGAGACTTGGAAAATAAGGCCAAGACAAGGTCCGGCCGTGAGTTGACTCACACATGGAAAAACGACTCCCCGTTACATTTGGAGTCAAAAAGAGGCGGTGGTTTACTCAAAAATCTGCAAGGTTTCTTGGATAAGACAAAAAAGGAAAAAAAAGAGTTGATTAAAGAGGCTGAATCAACGGGTCGCAAGTCAATGTTAGACGAAACCAACATCCTTGGGGAATAACTGAAATAATACATTTTCCATACACGAAACCCTATTTATATCTAAGTAAGAAGAGTTTAATATATGCTAAGGACACTACGCCACTCAAAGTTTAGAAATACCGGCATCTTGTTTGAGCTACTGACTCGTCAGATAACAGCAGACATTATTGCTGGGAAAGATGATTCAGAAGCCAAAAATTTGTTGTTTAGGTATTTTAAGGAACATACCGAATTGGGCAAGGAATGGCGTCTTTACAACTTTCTTCTAAACGAAAAAGTCAGAGAGAACGTCCACGCAGAAAGATTTCTTACTGTCATTGTCGAACAACGCAAGAAGCTTAGTAACAGTAAACTCGCCGGGGAAAAATACAATTTAATCAAAGAAATCAAAGAGTTGTATCCGATTGATGATTTTCTTAAAGCCAGTATCAAGAACTACCGAACGCTCGCCTCTATATTCAAACTCTTCGAGGATGCTTCTTCCAAGGATTTGAAATTTGACGTTAAGGAAATTTACCAAGCGAAGACGTGTATCGTCGAACACATCGTTGACAAACCGAAGGCAGCAGGACCGGAAGATTTGATGTCGTTCTATTCCAAGCAGAATGAGGATATTCGTCTTCTGTCATACAAGATGTTGATTGATGGAATGAACAAGAAATACAAAACTTTGGATGAAAATCAGAAGTTGGTCTTGCGAGAATACATCAACAACATTTCCAACACGAATTCTCTCGGATCATATTTGGGAGCCCGTATTGATGACATCAAAGGTCAACTGGCCGAAATATCTAAAAAGGTTACTGACAACAACGTAGTCAAAATCAAGATTAACGAGGTTGTGAAACAGTTGGATAAGGTGAAACCAGCCAAGTTGGTCAAGGATTCTCAGGTTATGGTTGTTTTGCTTTCATACGAATTGTTGAAAGAAATCAAAGCTCAAATCGAAGGAACACCGAATGAAACTGTCACAACTTAAAACCTTGGTCAAAAATGTCATCAAGGAATGGCAATCGAGTATTGCGGAAGAAAAAGTTCCGGGCACAGTGTATTTGGATGATTTAGGCATCAAGTATTCTCCTGATGAGTTGAAGATGATGCGAATGGCAATCAACACATTTTCCAAGGGTGGCCACCCGATGCCCGATGACAAGACGGTAGGATTTTTCGGTCGTGATTTTGTGCTACAATGTTTGAATAAAGGTGAGAAGTTGCTTGCTCGTAATCCAAAGTATGCCAAGGATTTGGCCGTGGTCAAAGCATTGATTCCAAAGATTTCCAAGAATCCCATCAAGAAAGAGGATTCTTCCGATTTCAAAGATGGTATCACCAATAACATGAAAGCCGTCAATTTGGAAGGCGTCAGGAATTTGAGTGTTCCAGAAAAACACCAATTGAGAATCGCTCTACAAACCCTCAAGATGGCTGATGCCGGAGCGAATGTCATGGGTGGAATGAACAAGGAAGAAGCCCGTTCATTTTTGAAGAGCAAGGGTTATTCTGACCAAGCTATTCAGAAATTGAAAGGAAATATTAAGGAAAATGACGAAAATGACGAAGAATCTTTCAATTTTAAAAATGGAGATAAAGTCAAATTAACACCGCAATATGCAGGTAATAATAAGGAAATTTTTACACTTAGTCAGTGGGATGGAAAAAGAGGGTGGATTGGAGATAAAGATGGAAGAGGTTGGTTTGTTAGGAATTTTCAAATAGTTCCTGCACGTTTGCAATCGAAATCTGAATTGGATGAAATGTCATCCACAGGTGGAGTTGCTGGTTACTCGACGCCATTTGCTTTTACCAAGAATAAAAACGGCAGCAAAAGAGCAACAGATATTACTAAGAAAATGGGATACAAAGTTGTTGGAGATTCTCCGAGAGTATGAAAAATTCAGCTTTAAGTAAAAATTGTAATGTTTGTAATAATACAATTTCAAAAATGTAAACGATATGATAAAACTGAAAGAACTATTAAACGTAACTGAACAAGCTCCGCAGCCTCCGGGAACACCTGTTTCGGCTCCTGTGCCTGCTCAAGGCGCCCCCACATCGTCGCCAACTCCTCAAGAGCCAATTTCGGCGGCAAGACCAGATACCGCACCTACTCCCGAAGACCCATCCGAATACGATTTCACACGGGATTTTCGTGCCTTTGAAGATACGAAGAACAAGGCTGAATCTGCAGCGAAGAAAAAGTTGTTGGACAAAATGAACAAGATGATGTTGGGTAAGAAAGTTGTGGCTAACGCATCACGCGGTTATGGACAACCAAAGACGGATTATACCATTGATAACGTTAAGAAGGTTAGTGTTGAATTTTGGTATAAGGATTGGGTAGTCATTGTTAGTGATGAAAATGACAAGAAGTTTTTCCTAACGCCGGGTATCAATATCAAGATTGAAACTGGCGGTCAAGCCGTTGAACCGGGTGCGGAAGAACCTGAGGCGGGTCAAGAGGCTCCAAATGAACCGCCGAAAGCACCGGAACCACCAGCCCCAACTCCAAAACCGGAAGCCCCTGCTGAAGAACCAGCAGCACCAGAAGCACCGGCTCCTGAACCCACGGTCAAGCCTGAACCACAAGCTCCACAAGGCCAGCCAACAGCTCCAACTCAACCAGCTAAACCAGAACAACCACCTTTACCATTGAAGAAAAAGAAGAAGGTGGTAGCTCCCGCACCCGTTGCCGAAGAAACGGCTGGAGAGGGTGATGAAAACGTGGGCAAAATTTTGTTGAGTAAAGATGATGCTCAACAAGCTCTTGGTCGCCTGTTTTCTGAATTTACAAATAACAATCGTTTTGATGTAAGACCGTTTGTTACACGGGCACGTTCATCGGGTCATGACCACGATGGTATGTATAGCAATCAATATCGATTACGAATTCCGATTGATATTTTGGGAAAGGATTTTGATCCGAAAGAATTTGAACTATTTGTTAAAACCGAAGAACGACGTTCAGGTGGCCCCGGTGAACCATTTAGTCATGGATATGTTAATATTCAACCAGCGGGTAGGACTTACATATTCAATTTTGAATTGAATGGAGGATTGGATATATGAAACAATTGTTGGTAGATTGTATTGCGTTTGATTATGTAAAAGATAATCTCTTTGAAAATACTAATGACGACCCAAATCGCCGATTGGTAGTAAAGGGTATTCTTCAACGTTCCGGTGTTAAGAACCAAAACGGACGGGTTTATACTAAAAACGTTTTGCTACGTGAAGCCTCAAAATATACTGAAAACTTTGTAAAAGAACGACGTGCATTAGGCGAACTTGACCACCCAGAATCTTCGGTGGTCAATCTTCAAAACGTTTCACATAACGTTCTTGAAGTCCATTGGGAAGGTGATAACTTGATTGGTTCGATTGAAGTGTTGCCTACTCCTAACGGTAACATTCTCAAAGAATTGTTCCGAGCCAATATCCGGCTTGGTATTTCCAGTCGTGGTATGGGCACGGTACAAAAGGATATGCGTGAGCAAGCCGACATTGTTCAAGATGACTTTGAATTGATTGCTTTCGACTTCGTTTCTAATCCATCTACTCGTGGAGCTTTCATGTTTCCAAGTGGCAACATCAATGAAGGTATGATAAAGAACCCGGTTACGAATAAGTGGGAGCATGCCGAATCCATTGTTCGTGACATTCTTACTGAAATTGGGAAGTAATAACCATGAAAGAAACCCAACTCAAAATTTTGGTTAAAGCCATTTTGCGTGAAGCCTTAACAACTAAAGGTGATTGTCAAAAATGTAAGGGTCAGGGACATTACACGACAAAACTAAAGGACTTGGGTGGAAGAAGCAACAGTGGCGTAGATGACACTCACACAGTTTCGTGTGATGTTCCCGGATGTAAGAATGGAAAGTTTGACCCACAAGCATATTATGATTCAATGGGGGTAAAAGAATTTAGTGGTATAGATGAATCTGAAAATGATGATATTATTTTCAAAGACCGCCAAAGTGGACAAGATGTTTACTGGATTGACAACAAAGATACCGGAGGTAGAATTCAACTAAAGCCTGAAAACGTTTCCAAATATCTTCGACAGGGATATGAAATTGTAACTCTTGAACGAGAATCAACGATAAGAGAAACTGACGTTGGCGACCAACATTTGATTAACGGACAATCCAATGTGGTTGCAGCTGGACGAGTCAACAAAGTTTTGTCGTCACTTTCAAAAGGATTGTTTTCTGATAATAGTTGGGAAGCAATACACAAGATTTTCAATAAGTTGCAGGGATTGGGATTGGAGGTTTCCATTACAAGTACCAAATATGGAGGACAGTCGGATAGTTCGAATGGGATGCCTAAATTCAAGGAATGGCAAATTTCTATTCCGTTCACCAACAAAAACGGTAAACCGGCTGTGCTGACCGGTCAAATCACCGCACACGGAGCTGGGTCAGTAGAACAACCCCTCGACCGATATGATATTACTGCCTACGTCTCGCCTATTATGGTCAAAGGTTCTTAATCTGATTTATGCAGATTAGGCTTCAACAACTAATTCGGGAATCAATGGCCGAATCTTTATACAAAAGTAATCTAACAATTTTAACGGAAGATTTTCGAACGATGAAAAATCTTGTAGCTGCTGGGATTCTTCTATGGGCCACACTTACTCCCAGCGGTCGTGGTGCAGTTAAAAAGGCTTATCATTCTTTACAGATGAAACAAGCTGTGTTAACACCTTCGGTTCAATCCAAACTTGAAGATGAAATTCCATATACCGGAAAAGAGTTGGAGGATTTTATTCAAGGTCAAATCGAACATCGTGAAAAAGTGGATAAAGAGATTGGTCCGGTTTCCAAAAAAATTTTCCAATCGCGGGCGTTTTTCAAAACTCCGTAACATTCTATAATAACTTTACTTCCTTCTCAGTTATGGTAAGATACCATTCAAACTATGAAGGATTTTCTATTATCTTATGATACGGTGACTCTTCGGCCCAAATTTTCTAAATTGGAAAGTCGAGCGAAAGCCGATACCTCTCTTGTCTTTTGTGGTCGAACATTCAACCTACCCGTTGTTCCTGCAAATATGGAAGATACCATTGATGCGTGGAATGCGAAACGGTTGATGGAAAGCGGCCACTTCTACATCTACCATCGATTCGGTCAGGAAAATGAGTTTCATCCACAACTTAAAACATCATCCTTTATCAAGATTGCCAACGAAGAAAAGTGGCGTTTGATTAGTGTAAGTATTGGAACCAAGACATATTCAACCGACATTCATGATTCTTTGGTGTCGGGCCATCGTATTGATTTTATCACTATTGACGTGGCTCATGGTCATCACGAAGATGTTAAAGAAGCCGTCAAATATGTCCGTCACCGTTGGCCAACTACCAAACTCATTGTTGGTAACGTAGCCACAGGAGAAGGAGCCGAATATCTCGCACGTTTGGGTGTGGATGCTATCAAAGTGGGTATTGGTGGTGGTTCAATCTGCACCACTCGTTTCATGACAGGATTTCATTTGCCTACGTTACAATCAGTATTGGAGGTTGAAACTCGCCTTGTTGAAATCGGTTATCCCGTTCCCATTATTGCGGATGGAGGAGCCAAGCATTACGGTGATATAGCCAAAGCATTGACATTTGGAGCTACGATGGTTATGTCGGGTCGTTGGTTTGCTTCATGTATTGATTCACCAGCCAAAATCATTGATGGCAAGAAACTTTACCGTGGGTCAACTTCTTACGAAGCCAAGGGATTACGCAAACATATTGAAGGAAAAACCTTGGAACTAAAAGAAGGATTCACCTACGATGAACGGTTGACGGAGATAAAGGAATCTCTTCAATCCAGCATTTCTTACGCGGGCGGTGAAGATTTGGGTGCATTCCAACACGTTCAGTGGCAACGAGTTTTTCCCGAAAATTAGTTTTGTAATGAAATAATTTTCCAATTTTTACACAAATTTATATGACCATTGATAAGATTGCTAACACTTCTCTTACTCATATTTAATTTTTTTACTAAATCATAATAGTTTCCATTAAAAATTTCTTCGCTTTCTATATTTTTTACATTATACCTTTTAAAGATTTTTAAGTTAATTCTTGATTTGCCTATTTTTATTTTAGTTTTTTCTGATAGTTTTCTTCCTTTGAGTAATTTACTTAATAACTTTTTTGTTTCTTCTGTGTGTTTTTGTCCTCTATGGATTTGACTTAGTTTAAGTAATGATTCTTTTGACCATACTCGTTTTCTATTTGATTCTCTAATTTTATCAATAACTTGTGAAGTCATTTCAATTCTATCTGCTAAAAAAGATTTGTTGTAACATTTATGTTGTTCGGTTTTAGCAACATCAAGATATTTTTGTTCAACTTCAATAAGATTCTCTCTTGGAATTTCTTCAACAATAATGAAGTCAAAATTTCTCTCTCCGTATTTATTCCAAGAAAGTTGTAAGTGTGGGTTTTTATGAATATTTTTATTTAACAAATGTCTATGCCCATTCCATCTACCACTGATAATGTTAGAACTACCAACATAATACTTTCCGTTTATTTTATTGACAATCTTGTAGATTCCTGATATCTTTGTTCTTGTAATATCGGTTGAGTGACCGCTTCCGTTCAAGTCGTTTGTGGTGGTTGTAGTAACGCATTCGTTTTTCGTTATTTCGTTGACGGATTTCTTCGGTGGTATGATAGAGTCGTTTTCTTCCCATATAATATCTTTCATTGTTGACATTTCAGTTTCCATATGGTATAAATAGAGTTGAAATTAATCAAACGGTAACAAAAAGGTAACAACATATGAAAATAAATATAGACGAAGTAGAGTCGGTGCTGTTGGAAAAAAAGATAGACCCAATTAAAGTAAATGAAATCATACGAGCACTTGAAGAAATTGCTGAAGAAGTGGCCGTTGAAAATTCTAAAGAAGAAGGAATTGATTCAGGTGGTCTTCCTATTGATATTGGTGGGAACGATTTACCAAAAGTAAAAATGGAATATGTAGTCATTTTAAATGATAAAGAGGGGTTTCTAAAAGATAAAGAAATCGGCGCTTGGGTAGTTCAACAAGAAGAGGGTGCGGATGCCGGGTTAGTTCTTTCCAAGTTGGTTGACGCGGCCAAGACTCAAAACACTTCTGGAAAACGAAAGAAGAGCAAGGGTATCATCAGCAACGTTGTCGAGTTATTTGAATCCCTTAAACCCAAGTTCGCCAAAGCCAAGAAAGTCAAAATCAAGACCAAAGACCTTACTCGTGTGGTTGTAACCGATGGAAAGTTTGCCGGTAGCCCAGTTCCAAAACAAGATGTCGATTAATGGAATACTCAAACTCAACAGCGAGTTTCCAACGATTGATACAATTGTATCGGTATTTGGAAACTTCTGCTTGGTCAAGAAAACTGAATAGAAAATATGAACTCCGTGATTAACTTCTACAAGATTGCTGACCCCTATGGGGATTTCTCCAACTTTTCAAAACATCCAATCGTCTTGGATGGTAAGGAATGGAAGACGACTGAACATTATTTTCAATCTCAAAAATTCGCGGGTACAGAACATGAAGAAGCTGTAAGATTATGTAAAGGCCCGTGGTCTTGTGCGGAGATGGGCCGTCGTAGAGACTTGCCCTTGAGGAAGGATTGGGAAGAAGTCAAGGAAGGTGTTATGAAAAAGGCGTTGATGGCCAAGATTGCCCAATATCCACAGATTGAAAAACTCCTTCTGTCAACGGAGGATGCCACCATTGTTGAACATACGGTTAATGACAGTTATTGGGCCGACGGTGGCGACGGTTCGGGAAAGAATCGCCTTGGGGTTCTTTGGATGGAAATTCGTGACGAGTTGAAAGCCATCAAAAAAGAGTTTTCAGAATCTACATACCGAGATTATGACGACGGTGGAGGGGGCTATTGATGGCGGTAGTATGGGCATGGGATTTTAGTTTTATGAAAAAGTCTGATAGAATAAAGAAAGAAGCCGACCTTACCATGAGTAAGATTCGGGCGCTTACACGTCACATTCGTAACGTGGAGGATAATTGTTTGATTTTAGGGGAGAAACTTATCAATCAAGGTGAAACGGATTTAGGAAAACGTTTGATTGCCAATGGATTTGTACATGATGCTAGTAAATTTCGCGGTATTGAATGGGAAAGTATTGTGCCCGGAAAATCGTCGGATGAAGTTGCAGATAAGAAACTCAAAATGAAGTTTGCTATTTCCAATCATTGTCAAACCAACCCACACCATGTAGAATATTGGGGAAGCATTGACAAAATGCCATCTGTATATGTTGCCGAAATGTGTGCGGACTGGAAAGCCCGGTCAGAAGAATTTGGAACTTCGTTGCGTGACTGGATTGATTCCGTTGCTACGAAACGGTGGTCGTTCGATGTCGATTCCAAAACTTACAAAGAAATCATGCGATTTGTTGACTTGCTTTGTGAGAAACCATTTGAGCCAATAACACACACATAATATAATGAAACATCATTTTACCTTGACTGCCGAATTTGAATTGGAAATGCCAGGTGGATATATTTTTTCACACAAACAAAAAACGGAAATAGCGTCCGCCGTAGATGAAGCCATCCATGTTTCCACTCGTGGAATTGAGAGAATTGATCGTTTTGACAAACAATATTTTACATTTAGACACCCCGAACAAATAAAAATTCAACTGATTGATATTACACACAATTAGTCGTGAAAAGGTTTGACCTCTGTAATTTAACAAGTGTCTATTTTCATCATCCTAAAGGGTTTCTTTATAGATTTCCAAATCATATACAATTGTCTAAACGTCATCGTTTACGTCGCATGAAAAGGTCGAGAAACATAATACAAAGATTGGGATTAAACAATTTAGAAACAACATTATGAACAAGTGGTTTTACGACAATCTAATTTTCATGACGAAACATGGTAGTCAATGCTACGGCCTTGCCAACGAATTATCCGACCTTGACTTAAAGGGAATTGTTGCCCCCCCATCAACAGTAGAATATGACTTGTTTCATCGTTTTGAACAATCTGAAAATGATGTTGAACTCCATAAGAGATTTGACCATCTTAAAAATCCAAAGAATCCAAAAGTGGAATCTACGGTGTATTCTCTTAGAAAATTCATGATTCTTGCGGCTAATGTGAATCCAAATATCATGGAACTTTTATGGGTTGACCCTACAGATTTTTTGATGATGACACCAACAATGAATAAACTACTTGAAAACAGAGATTTATTTCTTTCTTCAAAGGCTAAGTTCACGTTCGGAGGGTACGCATGGGCACAATTAGCAAAGATTGAACGTCATCGCAAGTGGATTGTCATGGGCGAATTGTCGCCGCCGACACGGGAACAGTTTGGTCTTCCACCGGAACTCACGAAGGGCACAACGGAAGTGTTCGGTTACATCAAGTCCAAGGTGGAACAGTGGAATCTCAATCAGTATCCGATGGATGAACAAAATCGGGCCGACTTGAAGGAAACGATTTGGACACTTATCGCAGAACTTTCTAGCAAGAAGGTTTCTTGGGATAATTGGCCGGATGCGTATGCCGCTGGCGTGATTGAAAAGATTCGAAAAGACCTATCCTTAAAAGATGAAGTCATCGAACTAATCAACAAGGAACGAGCGTATGACAAGGCCATGAGTAACTACAAGTCATGGATACGTTGGAAGGCGGAAAGAAATCCAGCACGTCGAGAACTTGAAGTCAAATCCGGCTATGACACGAAGCACGCTTCCCATCTTGTTCGGCTCATGCGAATGGGTTATGAAATTTTGACGCAGGGTAAGGTTATCGTGAAGCGTACTGATCGAGAAGAAATTTTGGCCGTAAAGAATGGAGCTTGGTCTTATGAAACGGTTATGGATTTTGCCAAGGACATGCAAATTCAATTGGATAATGCGTATAAATCAACAACTTTACGGAAGTCAGTTGATTTTGGAAAGGTTAATAACCTTTATCATGAACTATTTGAGGGGTATCATACTAAGAATGATGACTCAACATTTATTGATACTGCTGCATATGGAGGGATACAATAAATCAAATGAGATATAAAAAAAAGTCATCTGATTGTAGTTGACATTTGTTCGGTAGTCTGATATTATATCTACGTTACATTGCCACATAAATCATGAACACAAATTGGAAATCGTTGGGTTGGATAGTCACCCGGAAACTTGTCTATTACATATTGGTCGTTTTGGTGACTATTTTGTTGGGGAGTTGGTCTGCCGCTTTAATGACAACCGCTAACACCTTGACATTCGCACTCGGCCTTGTTTTGTCTGCACTAATTGTTGGCGGACTCATCACCGTCGTCGTTCGTGAAATCATTTACTATATCAAAAAATTCAACTCCTAATTCTCCATGAACAAATTCCTTGTAATTTTTGGTGCCCTCCTAATGATTTTCGCCGTAGTTAGCGGTCTTGGTGTGGGCCTTGGCATGTTTGCCTACAGCATTTACACCATTATTCTGTTGATTAAAGGAACAGTTGCCGTTTCCTTCGTCGCAGTATTGAAAGTGGTGGCGTGTTGGGTTTTGGCCGCTTTCGGTGGCTGGCTCACATTCTTAATTTTAGGCTACCTTGGAGGAGTCTGTATCGCAACATCAAAATAAACAAAACAAACACGTATGAAAAAGCTAATTACAACATTATTTGCCTGTGTAACGGTTCTCGCCATTACAGGATGCACACGGATTGAACCCGGCTATGTTGGCATCAAAGTCAATCAATCGGGGTCTGAAAAAGGAGTAGAAAACTACCCCCAACAGACGGGTTGGGTCTTCTATTTCCCATTGACTACTCGGGTCTATGAATATCCCACATTCCAACAGAACGTCATTTGGTGTGAAGCCGTCACGGAAGGTAGCCCAACCGATGAAGCCATTTCCTTCAACTGTAAAGGTGGTGCGGCCATCAAAGCTGACGTTTCCATGTCAGGTCGCTTTGTAAACGAACAGATTCCACATACGTTTGTAAAGTTTCGCACCGACCCATTCCACATCATTCATGGTTATCTTCGTAATGAAGTTCGGGATGCCCTCGGTAGAATTGCATCAAAGTATGACCCAATGGAAATCATCGGTGAAAAACGTGGTGCATTTCTTGATGAAGTCAAGACCGAAGTAAAGGCTCGCACTGGAACCTGGTGGGAAGTTGACTACATTACTTTTGCCAACAAACTGCATGTTGATGAAAAGATTGAAGCCGCGATTAACTCCATCATTGCTCAGAAACAACAAACATCTGCATCCGAGTTGAAGGTTCAACAAACCAAGGCTGAAGCCGACCAAGCAGCCGCCAAAGCCGAAGGTGAAAAGCGAGTCAAGATTGCCAATGCTGAAGGTGAAGCTCAGTCAATCATGTTGAAGGCAAAAGCTCAAGCTGACGCTAACACGGTCATTGCCGAATCATTAGTCAAGAATCCCTTGGTGTTACAAAGCATTGCTTTGGATAAGTGGAATGGTATTCTGCCCCAAGTAACTTCTGGAGCTATTCCGTTCATCAATGTTGGAAGTATCACGAACAAGTAAGCACGTTTGGAAGGCCGCCAAAGGGCATCGGCGAAAGTCGGTGCCCTTTATGCGTGGACATAAAAGAAGGCGGCCAATTTCTTGGCCACCTTCCCCATTCCGAACTGCAAATTATTCTTCTTCCTCTTCTTCAGCAACTTCTGATACGATTTGACCTGATTGTGGAGCCGGTACAGAAACTTCTTGGTTTTGATCCGCAATCATTTCATCCAAGGTCTTGATTTCATAATACCGACCAAATAGATGTCCCAAGTCTTCGTAGAGAGCATTTAACTGTTGAATCTTGCCATGACATTCTTGAGCGAGTTTCTTAAAATCCTTAGTGATACCTTTGACTTGTTTGAAATCACGTTCCACAACACGACCTTGAAAAAAGTCGGAGGATTCGGTCATGGCATAGATTTCAGCCAAATTAGCTATTTCATCTAGTGTCTTGGCGGTTTCCATAAGAGCAGTTTCACAACGCAGAACTTTTCCATATTCATTGAATTTGGAAACCGCATCCATGAGTTTCTTCTTGTCTTGTGGGGATAACTTTTTTGGTTCATCCCCGAACTTGCCGTTGGATGGAATGTTATCGAGGTTTTCTAAAATCCTCTTGAGACTAAATTCGTGGACTTGAAGGTTCTGACGTGTCATATAGTTATCTTTCTCTAATAAATAGGAGTGAATGTTACAAAACATCGGCGAATTGTTTAGTTTCGGAATTGTATCGCCAAAACTTTTTGGGATTAAGAAAGGAAATAATTTGTTGTTGCCGAACCAAATCCTTTTTTTGCTGATATGGATATCTATGATATTTACCGTCGTATTCTAGCACAACATTTTTTTCTTTGTCATAACCATCAACATAATATAAAAAATCGTTGGTGTGTAATTGATAATTAGGTTCAAAATTAAACCCCAAGGCATTCCAACGTTTTAACAATTCCAATTGGCCTTTGTCAGTTCTGACTTTTAGATATTTTGTTTTTGACAAGGAATCATAGATTTTCTGTTTAACATCAGGCCGTTTCATTGCTAATTTTACAGAAAACGATATCTTTTTCTTCGTTTCTTCTAATATGGGTTTACCAATCAATCTTTCAGATAAGTTTTTACGAAATTCCAATGATTGTTTTTTGCCAGACATTCCTTTAGTACCGGGCTTTCCAAACATCGGATTATTTTCGCCACTATTGCGACAAAAAGAACATTTACTATTTTTTCTGTTGGCGTCAACCATGCTAAAATTTCGTGTGTAATACAAAACTCTATCACATGTAGGACAATTTCTTTTGTATTCTTTAATCATTCTGAATATGGTTCCCGTTCCCAACGTTGTTGATACTTTGAAAAGTATTCCATCAGTTCGGTAAACTTGGGAAAAACTTGTTTTCTGTTTTTGGTCATGTCTTCAACGATGAAGCCCTGACCCTTTTTGTGAGCAATCTTTATCTCAGGTTTCTTCAACCCGAAATGATACATACCATCAATGGTAAACCCCATGTCTGTCAAATAGTCGGCATCCGTGATTTTCCAACTATCAACTTCAGTTAGACCTTGTTCGTTCTCAGCGTGGAGGCGATGAAGTATTTCCTTCAATTTTATCATAGGTCGAGTTTTTTTAAAAATTCCGCAAGAACCGCAGCACCCTTTATGTCATCATTAAACAATGTTGATTTGGTTACAATGATATCATCCTTTGGTTCATCCATTGGAGCCGGATCTTGTTGTTCCTTCATCGAAAGGCTTCCCGGAGCCGGTTCGTTGCCACCCATTACCGGTTCGCCGGTTGGTTCATCACTCGTCTCAGGTTCTTCTTCGGACTCAATTTTAGTGTGTTTGGTGAAAGCGGTAAAACAGAACTGACCACTATCCTTCATTTTTTTCAGAATTGTGGAAGTTGTGTTTTGAAACTCGTCGGTAGTTTCATATCGAATTTCAATGCGGTCAATTTTGGTTGGTTTGGTTTCTTGAAAAGTATCAAGGGCTTCGAGTTCTTTGGGAGAGAATGGTTGCCCTACATAACGTTTTGCGTAACGTTCAAAATCATCCTTGATGGTGAATGTCTTGGCAACCGGATTGGTTTCTTGTTCCTCAAGATACATGGGTTCACGAGCGTCTTTCAAGATTTCCAATACGGCCTTCTTGATTTTGAGTTCCGCCACGGATTTGGCGAAGTCGCCAGCATCCTTAGCACTAATAGAACCCGCTACTTTACGAGCTGCGGGTGAAGCAGTGCTAGCGGATTTATCACCTTTTTGAATGGCTCTTACGAGTCCAAAAAACCGTTGTTGCTTTTTAGATTTTGCGGGCATATGATATTATCTCATACATAAATATCACAACGTTTTCCTTCATACAGAAAGATTTTTCGTATTTTGGTAAATGTTTTTCTATTTATCTGTAGAAATGCAGCAATCTTTTGCCGCCAAAGTGACCATCACGGTCAACCAAACTTCCATTGAACTTCTAATAAGTTCAGAACAAAAGAAACAAAAATATTATGATTAACAGTGAATTGCTAAAAGAAGCCATCGCCGACGCAAAGGCAGTAAGAGCTACTGCTCTCGCCAATGCCAAAGCATCGCTTGAAGAAGCCTTCGCTCCTCGTTTTGAAGCAATGTTTGCCGAGAAGTTGAAAGAGGATTCTGAAGAAGAACAAGAAGAAATGGTATCCGAAGTAGAAGCTCCTAACCAAGTATCCGGTAAGGGTGGAGAAGCCAAAGGACCAACGACAAAAGCCGTTTCCAAAGGGGAACCACATAAAGGTTCATCTGCAAAGAAAGATTTTAAAACCATTGCAGTCGGAGGTTCGGAAGGAGCTGCCGGCTCAAAAGCCCCAGCTGCAAAACAGAGTATAGTAACCGAAACTGAGGAACAAGAAGAAGTTGTTGCCGAAGCCGGTTTAACATCTGAAGATTTGGATGAAATCATCAAGGAACTGGAACAAGAAGTATCGGGCGAAGAAGAGGGTGAACCTCAACCTGCTGCAGAATTGCCTCCTGTTGAAGGCGATCCAGCCGCTCAATTACCACCTGCCGCACCGGTCGGTGAGCCTGATGGTGATGAAATGGGAGCCGCACCGGCTCCAGCACCAGTTTGTGACCCAGCATGTGCAGCCGGAACAGTTCCGAGTGCCGCACCAGCCCCACTTGACCCAGCATTGGACGGAACCGAGCCAGTTGGTGAAGTTCCCCCAACCGAAGGCGATGAAGAAATCAACCTCGAAGAATTGCTTGCTTCATTAAATGAAGAGGCTGAAGAGGAAGAAGAATCCGTCAAGGAAGGAAAACTACCGCCGTGGCTCGCAAAGAAGGGCGAAAAAGGTGAGAAGGATGACGACGACAAGGAAGAAAAAGTCGATGAAGCTGTTGAAAACGGCGTTCCAAAGAACGTTGACGGCCAGGACAAATCAGGCGGAGTCAAGGGTTATCCAGCCGCACCACAAGATGCCAGTAAGAAACAACTTACGGGTAAGAATCACAATATTTCCGGTAAAGGAAACATTGGCGCCGGCTCTGTCGGCGGCCTTTCAGAAGTAGCCAAGTATAAGACTGCCCTCAAGGAATCTTACGACGCTATCCGTTTCCTCCGTGGACAAATTAATGAGGTTAATCTGCTCAACGCCAAACTGCTTTACACGAACAAGTTGTTTAAGGAGTTCGCAGGGGTTCTTGACGATTCATACAGAATGAAAATCGTTGAATCATTTGACCTGACCAAGAGCGTTCGTGAAGTGAAATTGGCCTACGCCTTGTTGGCGGAGTCGCTAAATTTTGGTAAGAGTATCAACTCAAAGCCAGTGGCTACCAAGCCATTGATTAAGAGAAGTGTTACTCAGATTACCGAAGGACTCGCATCTAAGACAGTAGCATCTACGAAACCTGCTCAGATTATTACTGAGAGTAACGCGATGGCGGATAGATTCAAGAAACTCGCTGGAATCCCAAACGCACCGAAGAAGTAAGTAATGCGGGAAACAAACAAAAAACTCAAATAACTATATGGAAAACATTAAATCGTTGTTAACAAACACAATGAATCCTCAAGCTCGCTTGATGACGGAAACCCGTGGTCTAGTGACCAAGTGGGATAAGACCGGCTTGCTCGAAGGTATCAAAAGTGATATCGAGAAGTCCAACATGTCAGTGTTGCTCGAAAATCAAGCTAAACAGCTAATTGAAGAAGCTACTGCTACTGGTACTTCCGCAAACTCCGAACAATGGGCAGGCGTAGCTCTCCCACTCGTTCGGCGTGTATTCGCAGAATTTGCTGCCAAGGAGTTCGTCTCCGTCCAGCCAATGAATCTACCATCGGGCCTCGTATTTTACTTGGATTTCAAGTATGGTTCAGCCCAAGGTGGTCGTCCAGCTGATGCAACCGGTAACTATTCATCACTATTCGGTGGAACAGGCGTCAAATCAGGTTCAACAGATAAGCCAATCGGTGGTCTGTATGGCGTTGGTAAGTATGGCTATACTGCCAACGACAAAATCGTAACGTGTTCCTTTACTAGCGTAGCCGCTACTCAGGAAGACATTAATTGGTTGACCAACTATTATGTGCAGGCTGCACGTTCTGGTTCCGCTGACAAATTGTTGAATTCCATTTCAGCATCATGGGCCGCCGGTCAATTGTTTGCCATTACCACAAACAATTTCCGAGCCATGTCGTTGGTTAATGGTAACGTATTTGACGCGAACGCAGTTCGTTCATTTATGCCGGTAACACCAGGCGGCGCAGCAGGTGAATTGAATGTTGGTGGTGTGTGTGAATATTACCCAGCATTCACCAAATTGACCACGGCCGGCGAAGTAACTTTCGTAGCTTCTGGTTCCGCTCCAGTTCAACCAACCGGCTCCTTGACTGGTTCTGTTATCTACTCCGTTCAACCAACGGATAGTAACCGTGGTGACTTCGAAGATAACACTGGAAACAGTGGTGTCTCGTTCTTCAATCCAACAGGTAAGTCAACCAACGCTCCTGATACCGGTCTTAACAAAGATATTGGTATTCCAGAAGTAAACTTGGAACTCAAAAGCGAACCAATCGTCGCTAAGACTCGTAAGTTGAAGGCAGTCTGGACTCCAGAACTCGCTCAAGACTTGAATGCTTATCATAGTATTGATGCAGAAGCCGAATTGACGGCCCTGTTGTCTGAATATGTTTCAATGGAAATTGACCTCGAAATTCTCGACATGTTGATTACCAATGCCCCAGCATTAACAACGGAACGTTGGAGCGCCAAGCTCAACACCGAAATCGTGCCTAACGGCTCAGGTGGTTACAACGTCGTGACCCAAACGGTTGCTGGAACAGGTGGCTATTACACCAAGGCAACATGGTATCAGACTCTTGGTAACAAGATTCAAAAGGTATCCAACAAGATTCACCAATTGACCCTCCGTGGTGGTGCTAACTTCATGGTCGTCTCCCCAGACGTATCAACGATTTTAGAATCCATTCCGGGATTCGTTGTGAACACAGATGGCGATCAAGCCAAGTATGCCATGGGCGTAAGCCGTGTTGGTAGCTTCGCAAGTCGCTTCCAAGTCTATAAGAACCCATATATGACGGATAACGTCATTCTGTTGGGCTTCCGTGGAAATAACTTCCTCGAAACGGGAGCTGTCTATGCTCCATACATCCCACTCGTTCAAACACCTTTGGTGTATGATCCAGTGAATTTCACCCCAAGACGCGGTGTAATGACCCGTTACGCGAAGAAGATCGTGCGGCCCGAGTTTTACGGGAAAATCCTCGTCGCAGACTTGGACACTGTATAATCCTTTGTAAGACTAACTTACACTCAGAAAGAGCCTCAGAAATGAGGCTCTTTTTTATGCGTTTATTTACATATTTGTTTTTTGGAAATATAATAATCTTTTCGTATAACTCCTGATATTTATGGATATATGAAAAGTGGAATATACAAAATCACAAACGAAGTCACCGGAAAATTCTATATTGGAAGTTCGGAAGATATAGATAAACGATGGGAAATAGAACACAAAGGAAATCTTATTAGAAATCAACACTGTAATCCTAAATTACAGAATTCTTGGAATTTCTATGGCGGCGATAAGTTTTCAATGTCAATTATAGAAGAAACCGAGTCAAAAAAAGAACTTCTTCTTGAAAGAGAACAATACTATTTAGACACATTCAAACCATACATTCAGGGTATTGGTTACAATATTTGTCCTAAAGCATGTGGAGGCGATAACATTACCCACAATCCAAATAGAGATGCTTTTATAGAAAAAATGAGTGGGATTAGTGCTGGGGAAAATAACCCCATGTTTGGAAAAAAACATAGTGAATCATCCATTCAACTTCAAAAACAAAAATCTATTGGCCGTTATACATTGGATTGGTTTATACAACGAAACGGAAAAAGAAAAGGAACGGAAAAATTTGAAAATCGAAACATGATATTGAGAAATAGAAAAATGAATTACTCTTATGATAACAAGATGAAAGGAACAAAACGAGGTCCTATGTCAGAGGAAGTCAAAAAACGAATTTCCGAAAGAAAGGCACATTTGAAAAATTTGAAACCGGAACTTCATAAAGACATTTTATCAGAACAATTCACAATTTCTCAATTACAAGAAAAATACGGAACATCTAAAGCCACCATTCTCAATGAAAGAAGAAAGTTAACGAATAGGATATAAATTCCATATTTATATCCGTATGATTAAGCTTAAACATCTCATTGAAGGAACAATAAAAGACTCCGAAGTTAAACGACGTTTACCATATTTGAATGATGATGTATTAATGGTCACAATACAAAAAGACGAATCGTTTCCACAGTTTAATTACGTTCAAATAGATGACATTTCTAGTGGACAAAATCATTTTTCTAGTAATCCAGAACATATGAATAAAATGGGGTATGAGATGCCCACGTCAGAAGAATTGTTTAAATTTCCTAGAGGACGATACAAATTGTCAGATGTTAAAAAACGTCTTGGAAAAGTATGATTAAATTAAAGCATCTTATCTTAGAATCCGAAATTAAAAAATTTTACGGTTATTTTGATGTTGCCCCGTCTAATCTTTTTGGGGGAATCCCTAAAGTGGAATCTTTTGTAGTCTATCCAAAATATAGAGGTAAAGGGTTTGCCAAAAAATTAGCTCGATTTTTACCTAAACATTGTTGGTTACATGCTCAACCACTAGCTAATATGCCCGGCAAAAAATTAGAAAAGAAAGATTTGATCGAATTTTACAAGTCAATTGGATTTACGGAAATATTTTTGCTCATACATGGATAGAGTTTCCAAATGGTAGAAAATTTGACCCTACACGAAAACAGTGGAAGGAATGGGGATTCAATCCAGACGAGGTTGAGTTTCATCCCCAAGTCAAAAAAGAATATACTCCGCAAGAATATCAACGTGTATGTAAAAAACAACCACTAAACGAAACTTCTGAAGTATGGAAAGCATGGTGGATGGATGACAAAGGTAAACTCTATGAAATTTACAATAATTCCAAATACGGTCATTGGGCTGCTGCTACAGATATTTTGGCTAACATGGGAGTATCTAAAGAGTTATGGTTTGACCATTCTCCCGTAGGAGAATTATTCAAACGCGGTTGGGTAAGACTCACTTTCAATTACAATCATGATGGGGTAATGCGATTTGACAATGAAGAAGTTGAAATCCGACCTTGGTTAATGAAACGAATCAAAGACCTTACTATCGAAATGCAGGCAGATGAATTGAGAGATGACAATACTGACCGCAGCGTTGATTTGATGGAGGATACACTAACCGAAGAAATGTCTTACAATGACCTTTTGAAACTTACCGATAAAGGTAGGAAAGCCAGAGCTAATGATGTCAAACCTCGTTCCATTCCTGTGTCTCTTGAAGATGGAAAAGAATCGTGGAATTTCAGATACAAATCCAATCCATCGGTGACGGATAAACCATTTCAGGGGTCAATTCAATTCTTTAAAGAAATCAAGAAATCCAACACCGAAAATGTAGCCGACTTGCCATGTAAAGTGGATTGTGGTTGTCCTGACTTCATGTATCGTTGGGCTTGGAATGACACTGCTCAGGATGCTAGTCAAGTTGGTCCCAAGAGTCTTAATAAGTGTATCAACCGTCGCCCAAAGCCTGCTTACAACTATGATGCGGGTCTTTGTAAGCATCTAACCGCTCTTGCCGGTTATCTTAGAACGAAAATCCAAGCTACACAAAAGAGCAATCTGTTTGAGGCTATGTCAGATGTGGCTAGAAACAACAGAAACTTCACTATGGAGTATTATGATTAAGAACGATTTACTACTTTCTAAATTTTAATGGTTGATGTTATCTATGTATAATCGTTATGATTCAAAGAATACTAAAAAAAGTAAATGGTAAAACATATATCGTTAACATACCTGTTTTGGATTCGTTCGAACCAATCATAGAATTGTTTTATCGAGTAACGGATGGACCGGAAAATGCTATTCGTATCACAGAAAACGGATACATGATAATACTCGAATAAATATTTATCTCTCAAGGTATTTATGTTCGTAAAATTATCAGAATTAACTTCTTTATCAGGAAGTCTAAACACAAATGATTTCGTAGAAATCTGTAAAAATTTAGGTAACGGAAACTATTCTAGTTTCAAATCAACAATTCAACAGATATCCGATTTTGTATATGAACAAATCGGATTTCAATATGGAGGAATTTCCGGTTCATGGTTTTCTGGAGAACCAAAGACATATATGGTAAATCTTCTCTCTCCTTATTCCGACACGTCTTATACAATTACAATAACAGGAGAAGATATTAGGTTATGGTCAGTATTTAACAAATCCACTTCAAGCTTTGGAGTATCATCAAACAGTAATGTTTCATTTGAGGGATATGTGTATTGGAGAACTGATAAATTGTAATATTTTCTAAATTATCCACACTATTTATGATATGAAATAGGAGGATAGAATATGGATGACCTAATCTTTTTTGTCAATTCAGCAAGTTTCATTGATGTAACCATTACATCATCCTTAACTGCTGCTTCGGGTAGTAATATTGATTTCTCATTATCTACACAAGTTAGTGGTTCGTTTGTAGGCGATTTACAAGGAACATCATCTTATTCGATTAATTCGGAATCGTCATCTTATGTTAATTTAGCTCAATCATCTATTTCTTCTTCCTACACGGAATTTTCAGAGTCTTCATCCTTTTCGAATACTTCTCTAAATTCTATATCGGCATCCCATTCGAACACAGCGGATTCAACAATAAATTCTTCAACTGCATCTTACATAAATGGATTGAAAGTTAAATCCGGTGTGGTTAGTGGTTCAGTATTTGTTGGGATTCCAAAGAAATACACCGTCAATTTTTCTACTGCATTTCCTACCTCTAATTACAGTGTTACGGTAACGGGTCAAGCTTCGAGAACGTGGTTAGCCCAAACTCTTAATACAGGAAGTTTTGTTATCAATTCTAATGGTAATCAAGGATTTGGAGGATTGGTATTTTGGCAGGCAATTTTAATTGGGGAATTCAACTTTTAACGAGAATACTCAGTTACTTTCCCCGATAGAGAAATTGGTTGCGGCAACGTTTCCCAATTAGTGATTTTATTGGAATCAACTGGATTGGCCCCACCATTTCTATCAATGGCTAAAGTAACGTGTGGATTTTTATTGGTTGTGAAATAGCCTGAAACTTTAACCGCAATGGCCTTTTCAGAAATTCCTATGTGAGTGGCCAATAGAGTCACCGTTTTACCAACGTCACCCTTCTTCTCGGGTGGTAATCCGCCCATTGTAATCGTCATGTGATGAGCAATCTTTTCGAACCCATCAGGTATTTTGGAGCCGAATTCAGTCAATAAACGATTCTTGGATTGTTCATCCAACACGACGGCAGACCAACCAATTTGAGGATTCGCTTGTTCTTCCAATCTTGGGGTAAAATTAATAGGGTCTGATATAGGCGGACTTACACGGTCTAAGGCACGTTTTGTCGGATTTATCTGACGTTCTCCATATTCAGCGATGAAGGGTTTGACCTTGGCACTCTCCAATGCTAACTTGAAAGCTTCTTTCCACGTCATCTGAATCTCGTTACCGACTTCGTTGATTTCGGGATTGTTGTGGAGTTTCTTCGCAGCAGTCATCCATGCTCGGGCAACCTTGTCTGAGTGTTTATTGATACGTTGGCGGTAGGATTCATTCGTGTCGTTTGGCTTGCGTAAGCCGTGGGTTTTGATACGCATCCAATACTTGTGTGGTTCTCCCTCGGTGATATACACGCTTGCTCCGGAAAGTTTAGTATCCCAATTATTTGATTCCCTATGTACAAACCAACCATCACCCTCAACAATTCCATTCCAACCTTCAACGTCATCCATACTATTAGGATAGGCTCGTAGTTTAGTATCATGAGAAGTCAATGAACCACCCAAAGGACCGCCGGCGATGCCGAAGCCGGAAGATTCACCGAGTAAAAGAATGGTCTTGAGTTTCATGTTGTGTCTATAAATATGATCTTATGATAACAAAATCCACGTTATCATAAACATATTCTGATATGAGACTCTTGAGTTTAATCATAGGAATGGATTGGGAAGGGTAAATGCGAAATCACTGTTTACTGTAGCAGGGTTAACAACATCTACTTTTTTTATGATGTTTGGGTTAAACACAATTAACCAAAACTCGTCTCCGCTTTGGGATTCAAATTTGGCATCTACACCTTTACTTACGAGATAGTTTGATATTTTAATGCCTACCTTGCCTGCCCCAGCTTCATAGTTCACAATTAAATTATTAAGAATATTTGCTGATACAAAATCTGTATTCATGCGAGATGCATTATTTTTTAATGAATCAATAATTTCCGATCTTCGTTTTAGACCGTTAAGATTCTTTACAAAATCAACGACTTCTATTAATGGAAGTTTAACATTTTCAATTTCTTTGAAGTTTTTGTCAATTTCAACACGATGAACAACCCTAGACCCTTTAGCGTAACGACGGGCAGTATTGTAGTCATTGGTGAAATATATTCCTACACCGGCCTCATAACGACCTTGAGAATTTCCTAACAATTCTGTAGGAAGGCGTGACCAACGTTTTCCTCCATGATACATCTGAAATGTATTTCCTAAATCTTCTAATACTTCTTTGAGCTTAATCATAGATTGACATACATTTTTTGATGTTGGGAAGACGAGTAACAAATTTGACTAATTGGAATTTCAATTTTTAGACCTTTACGAGTTTCTTTGAATGTATTTGGTTTGACATACGCAATCGTCATATGAGGCGAATAATTCGGAAAGTCATTTTGATTGGGAAACTTTTGAGCGTCTGCGTTAAGTTGTCTTAGAATCGGACTTTCAATGGAAAACTTCACTACATCAAACCCCTCTTTCTCGTTTTTGAATGTGTCCACGCCGGTTAAAGTGATGGTAAATGGTTTCACGTCTCGGATGATTTGAACGACTTGGCTTTTAGACAAATCAGGTACAAAACCATAGAGAATGGTGACGTGGGTTTCTTTTTCACGACCGAATTCATCATCTACGATATACAAGTCCTCTTCACGAATTAGTTTGTTACCAAAGTTCAAAATAGCAGTACGTTGGGGTTCAAGAACCATTGCCATCAAACATCCCCGATCTGTAGTTTCAGACCTGTCCTCTCTTAGAATTTTACTTAAATTTATCATATTGGTACATAAATATACTTTTTTATCTGTTCATTAAAGGTTTCTTTATCCAAATCTGACGAGGAATCACATTCCAATAGAGATTCTTGACCTTGGCTTCGGTCAACATGGGAGTTAAACGAATCATAACAGTCTAGCCTTTGGTTGATAAGTTTTCATCACTTCTTTTAAACCGGTCACGGATGACAAATAATTGGCCCAGTCTTCGTATCCGGTATTCTTGAAAACATAGATGACATCTTGTATGTTGTTAATATGAACCGTTTCTTTTCCTTTATCCATACCTTTCAAACTCATTTGTTGTGGGGAATTCAATCTTGCGTTATATTTGGTGATGGCATCAAACAAATCTTCATCAATCGTTCCCTTATAGTAAATCTCGTCAAAAATAGGTTCACTAACCGCATCCTCAATCACCGCTAGAGGCCCCGCGACTCCACGAAATGACCGAACATAATCACCCACCGCATATTCAAGAGGCGTACCACCATCGACATCTTTTTCCAGTTTTCCCATATCTCTTAACGCACGGTCTATGTCTGATGTGGCATTTACTTCACCCAAATCATCCTCAGAGACTCCGTTTTGTTGTAAGCTGTAATACAATAATGATACAGACAATTCGGAAAGTTTTTCATCGGTTATTCCGTGTGAGTTTATGATGTTTTTGAAAACTTCCATTGATGGTTCACCATCCAATTTGTATTCCCGATGAACTCGGTCTAAATAGTTTTCCCACAATTTGTCCGCTCCCTTATCTTCAATGAACGTATCCACCATTTTACCTATGTATTCATCTTTACGGCCTTCAATGTCATCATTTGACATAGCTTCTTCAATTGCTTCTTGAACGTATTCCGGCCACGCACCTTCTTCGTCTTCATCCCGAATGAAGAAATTGTAATCAATTCTACTGTCATTTCGGTCATAGACGACGAAAACGCCGTCAGCCCGGCCAACAATAGCATACTTTTCATGTGTGCGTCTATCCAAAAGAATGATGATGGTGTTTTCGTAGAAGTAACTGTTCCAGTAGGATTCCTGATTGACAATGCACCATTTTGTGTTGTTGCCGTAGTAAGCACAACTGTCTTGGGTTTTGGGAACGACCACCAAAAAATCGGGATTATCAATGATAACTTGAGCACCTTCCTTGGTAGTTTGTTTCTTGCTTTTGGTGCGAGACATTAACGCTTGTTTCAAATCGTTGTGTGATTTGAAGCGATTGATGTCACCTAACATGACTTGATATTTGTCAAACTCTTCAACGTCACCAATCAAAGTATCTAACTTCAAACTTGGTTCGATTGACGCAATCTTGCCCATCCAATCCAAATATTTGTTGTTGGGACTTGGGTCGTTTTTTAGGATTTCCGCTTGGACATCAGGCGGTAACGCGGAGTATTTCTTTTTGAAATCCTCAACTCGTCCTTCAAGCAATATTCTCAGCAACCTAATCATTTTAACACCGCAAGGTTCATTACATAAATAGATGGAGGTTCGCCTTGACCTTCATTAACCCAAAACGCATCAAATTTACCAAACTCAGCATCCTTTATAGCTTGGTCAAAACCCTTGTCACTACAGGCTCGTGGCAACGGCACATTCTCCCGTTTCATAATAACGGAAGTATCAATCGTGCGTTGTTTGATTTCCTTGTCTAACCCTGCTTGGGTAAACTGGCGTGCCCATTCCTTATCAGTCGTCCAGAAGTTGCCATACTTTTTGTTGTATTCTGATACCCCACGATACACTTTAATGGTCTTGGGTTTATCAACACAGACAGGACATTTGGCAACAACATTTGGAATGCCCGCTCGAACATAAATCACTTTCCAACCATTGCAACGTGGACATTCCGTTGTTTCGGCAATGTGTCCAGTATGGAAACTGTAATCTTCAACGAACTCATCCAAGGTTTCTTTAACTTTCTGCACGTTGCGGTCTTCAACAAATTCTTGAGCAGCGTCTTCTACTATTGGCTCTATTCGTTGCCTGTCTTTGTATTGTCTATTGATATCCAATCCACACAATTCAAGATAGGCATGATTCAATTCATGAACGATTACTCGTTCTATTTCACGGTCTAACTTGTGACCATATTTCTTTACCCAACCATACACGATTTTTGTGGACATGGTAATAATGGGATCGCCGGTGGAGTCAATAATTCCGTTGTATCTGGCAAAGGCCTCGGTATCGTGGGTAACATAGTTGATTTTAATATTACGAAACCCCAATTCATAAATCAACGGTTTGATGTCCTTCAAAATTGAATTCACCAAATCAACAACGACGGTGTTTGGCCGCATATCAATGTTGTAATGTTTCTTTATGTCATACTTCTTGATTTCCTGTATTGACTCTGGAGCCAGTTTTCCTTCGATACGAAATTTATTATAATCCGGTCCATATTTTCTAGGCCAGCTTCCAAGTCGTCTTAAGAAAGAAATCAATTTGTCCTTAGTCAAAATGTAATCGACATTAACATACTCATCTGAAAAGTAATCTCCCGGCTCAACTGTTAAAGGATGTTGACCATAATAATTTTCATCGTCTTTCGGATAGTAGTGACTCATTACGGAATCACCATCTTTTATGATTGCTAACGCTCCGTATTGTTTGAATTCTTCATCCGTAACATTTTGGAAATCTTTGTTTAGTTTGATTCCCACTTGGGCCGTGATTGCGGTAACGGCTTTATCCAATTGTTTTTTGTCCGTCGCAAACACCAAATCCTTCAAGTATTCATTAATTTCCGCATCGATATTATCAACTGAACCTGCATACGCATGTTTAACAAATTCGCCGACAGTTGGTAAAAGCCCATGTTTCTTTATACTTGGAACAAAATCGGATATCGTTCCATGATACAAAGTTTTTTCTACCAATAATGATTTTAGTTTTATCATATTTTGGCAATTTGTTTAGCAATTTTCAATGCCTGTTCTTTAGAAATAGCCGGGTTTTCAAACCACGATTCGGTAACAGACTTCATAATTTCAGAATAGATTGGGCCGGGCTTGATACCGATGGCCTGTAAATCGTTTCCGGTAATGGGAAGTTTTGGTTTACCGTGGGCCACATTCATATTCAGTGTTTCAAGACGCTTACGAATGTTGGCAATCTGATTAGGCATCGCAGACGCATCTGAATGAGCACAGTTATCTGCATGGATAACATTCAAAATGTTTTCCAATTGGTCGCCTACTTCAATTTTAAACTTACGCAGTGCCTTATCGGACAATTCCACGCCGGTATCCTTGGCGGATTTCAAACGCATGTGGTTACGCACACCCAATTTGACCGCATCAATCAATTCCGTTGGATATTTCAAGCGAGTCATCACTTTTTCGGCTATTTTTGAACCCGCGTCTTCGTGGTCATAAAAATGTACCCCTGTTGGAGTTACTGATTTTGTGACCGTCTTACCGATATCATGAAACAAACCCATCAACCTTTGAATCAAAACCGGTTGAGTTTTGGATAATACTGTTAAGGTATGAGAAAAAACATCTTCGGAATGATGTTTATTCTGGACCATCTTGATTGCTGGAACGAGTTCGGGAATAACATATGGAAGTAATCCGACTACTTTCATCAATTTGATAGCTTTGGCGGGGGAACCCGTCATCAACATTTTGTCAAGCTCATCACGGATACGTTCATTGGAAATATTCTTAAGTTGTGGAGCGTTTCGTTTCAACCCCTTCAACATGAACATTGGCAACTTCCAATTGTATTTGACTGAGAAACGAACGGCTCGCAACTGACGGAGTGGATCATCGGTGAAAATCTTGTCGGGACTCAACGGAGTTCGGACAATTCCGGCCTTGATGTCATCCTTGCCCATGCCTGTCAAATCAAGAATTTCACCCGATGAAAGGTCTTTCAAAAGGCTGTTTACAGTGAAGTCACGACGTTCCACGTCATCTTTGAGTTCCCCTTGGGATACATCTGGCTTGCGGGAGCCTGCTGTATATTGTTCTTTGCGGGGCATTACGGCCTCAATATCCATGTCCGAAAGGTCAATTCCATTATGGATCACTCCCAGAAGGTTAAACTTGGCAGTGCCAAACCTTGGAAAAGTTACGGGATTTGATCCTTCTTTGAATTTTCCAATTTTCTTGGTAATCCAATTGGCGAATTCGATGCCGCCGTTTTGGGAGTTTACCAACAAATCAAGGTCTTTGGGGTCTTTACCAAGGAATTCATCTCGGACATATCCACCCGCAACGAAAACTTTACCTTGCCATTCCGTACCTTTAATGGTCTGACGGATAAAGTCTTCCGCAGATTTTTCTTTGATTCCTTCTACGATTCTTTGTTTGATTTCAGTCATAAACATCATTGTAACACATTTCCTATAAAATGTCACTTCAAAAATCGGTCATAGAACAACTTATTTCGTCGTTCTAATTCGATAGGTTTTTGGTCTTTACCTCGATAAAATCTTTTGTATTCCTTCCTCATTGTAGGCATATCATTTTTCAAAACGGCTTCTGTGAATTTTGGAAATTTATCCAATCCACCAAGATTGAAAACAAATTCGGTTAACATTTCTTCTTGTTTTTGGTTCAATAAAATTTTGATACCGTAAACCTTTTCAACATATTGATGAACTTTTTTGTTTGCTTCAACTAAATCATCTCTTAACAATTTTACAACGTCTTTGTCTGAAAGATTGGTATGTTTTTGAACATTTGGTCCGTTTTTCAACTTATGTCCATATCCAACCGTTTCAGACCCTCCTTCTGGAGACGAGTGTGGATGCCAAATTTTAGTTTTGGGGTCACGACCTTTTAACTCAGCGTTTTCCACATTCATCACGAACTTTAGGAAATCGGAATTGATGATTGTATTGGATGCTGGTTGATGTTGGGCCGGCGTCGGTATATCCAAATCTTCATTGATGATATCCATGAGTCTAATCATATGTAATAAATAGGAGAGATTTGAGATAGAATCATCCGTTGTTTCTATATTTATTGAAGAGATACGACCTATGAGCGAACAAACCAACGCAACTACACTAATCGACCAAGACCGCGTTCGATGGCCCGGCAGCGGTTCAGCCGTTTCCGGCAGCACCCCGTTCGGGTTTTACGACACCGACGCAGTTTTTCAATTGGAAGCCCCAGCCTCGGCCAAGTGGGCAGCATATAGACTTGGATATCCAGTAGTAGATATTGAATTGGTGGACCGAAACTTCTACGCTTGTTTTGAGGAAGCCGTTAACGAGTATGGTGCTCAAGTCAACCAATGGAACATTCGAAACTACATTCAAGTGTTTCAGGGTCAAAAAGTATCAGAATTGGGTAATTTGTCGGGTCAAGCCGTGGTTGGAACACCAATGAATGTCATCGTTCAACTTGCCAAGAGTTACGGCACAGAAATAGGTGTTGGTGGAAATGTAACGTGGAAACGTGGGCAGGTAATATTGCAGGCGGGTCAACAGACCTACGATTTACAAGCGTTGTGGGGTGATGTTTCCGAAAGTTTCAATAAACTGGAAGTCATGAGGATTTTCCATGAAAGAACCCCCGCCTTTGCCCGTATTTATGACCCATTTTCAATGACAGGCATGAGTTATTCCAACGTCATGAATGAAATGGGTTTTGGAGCATATTCGCCGGCCGTTCAGTTTTTGATGTGTCCAATCTTTGAAGATTTGCTCCGTGGTCAAGCCATTGAGTTCAACGATATGGTTCGTAAATCAGCTTATTCATTTGAGTTGACTAATAACAAATTGAAAATATTTCCAATTCCAACCTCGGGGGGTTATCCCGTGTATTTTGACTATTTCTTGACTAACGACCGTTATAGTGCATCAGTAGTTTCCAATCCATCCGGAAGCAATTATACCGGCAGTTATGTATCTGATTATGCTAACATCCCCTACCAAAACATTCCCTACACGACCATCAACGCGGTTGGCCGTCAATGGATTCGTAAATACTTTCTTTCGCTCTGTAAAGAGTTGTTGGGTGCGATTCGTCAAAAGTATCAAACGATTCCAATTCCGGGAGGCGAAGTAACTTTAGACGGTGCGGAGTTAAGAAATGAAGCACAACAGGAAAAAACCGATTTAATCACGCAGTTAAGGGAAACCCTAGAGGCAGTCGGAAAAAAACAGCAGATGGAAGATCGTAGCAGAGAAGCTGAATATCTCCAAGATACATTGAAACGGGTGCCTCTTTTTATTTATATCGGGTAAATTATTGATAATCAACAACTTATGAAAAAATTATTTGAAAATGTAGAAAACAACCAGTTTAGATTACTTAAAGAATCCGTTAACGGAGAAGAACTCGTTGTTTCAGGAATGAAAAAGGTATTTTCTAATGCCCACGAAACTGGAGCCAAGACCATTTCCTATCATCAAGTGGAATCGGTTGGATTGGGTTATATCAAGGATGTTTCTACGGCTCAAAAAGTGGCCTATCAATGTGCCGTTCAAATCGCTGACAAGTTTGGTTATTGGGATGACACGGAGAACGAACAATTTGTCAAGAATGACGGAACAGTAGCCGAAGTTGGGTTGAACCAATCGCCAAAATTCGGCGAGGAAAAAGATGCGGTGTTGGATTATCTGAAAATGATTGCTGATATGCCTGACGACGAACCACCCCCAATTCACGTATGGCAACAAATCGTTGAGAGTGCTGGGATTGCTTTACAACATTACATAAAAAGACGTGGTTGGTCGGGATTGAACGAAGGAAAGAAGTAATAACCTATGGGATTGCTCGGCAGGTATTTTTCGGTCAGAGATATGAAACTCGTTAACAGTTTTAACGGAGAATTGATGGGAGACATCATTCAAACATCTGTATTGATTTACAAGATGGCGCCATCAGAAATGAAGTCGAATGTCTATGGTGAGTCGTCTCCCGAATCTGGCAAACTTTACTATCCGGGTGTTGAAGTAACTTGCCTTATTGATAAAGCAGACATTGACACAACATATGACCAATTTGGTCCTGACCGAAATCAAACTGTGGTGTTTAAGTTTCGTGAAAATATGTTGAAACTTGTGAATCTGTATCCGGAAGTCGGCGATATCATTCGTTTTAACGAACAATATTTTGAATGTGACAACACCGTTCAAATGCAATTCTTGGGCGGAATTGAAGACAAATCACACTCCGTTATTGTGAACACACATTACTCAAGACTCTCCAAATTGAGTTTCGTGGAAAGACAAGGATAATCACATGGCCTGGAAAGGTAATAACTTAAACCCCGTCCCGAACGTCGTTCAGAAATCAAACGTTCTGAGCGAAAAGAAGGTAGTGGCTAATCGTGCGGAAAATACTCGACGAGATACTGATGTCCAAAAAGATTTCACAGTAAAACTTATTGACGTTGACACTGCTATCATGAAGCAGTTGGAACGATTTCAGTTAAATGTTGTGGATGAAGGAAATCGCATCAAAGTTCCAACATTTTACGCTAGTCCCGAAAAATGGAAAAGCATTCAAAAGGACGGCTATTTCCGCGATTACAACGGAAAAATCCAACTCCCCGCCATCGTCTTTCAACGCACGAATTCGGATAAAGACCAAGCCATGATGATGTTCAACCGATACTTGAAGTATCCGGTCATCAAAATGTTTTCTGAAAAGAATCGTTACACACCGTTCAACGTTTTAGTGGGTCTTAATGTGCCAGTCAATGAAGTGTATGATGTTGTGGTACCCGACCACATGGTATTCACTTATCACTTCATCATCTGGACGGAATATGTGGAGCAGATGAATACGTTGGTCGAACGCATGAACTTTGAAACGGATGATTATTGGGGCGATGCTCGCGGTTTCCGTTTTCGTACCAACATTGAATCTTTTTCCCACACGATTGAACTTCAAGTTGACCAAGACCGCATGGTGAAAACGGAATTTGATTTGGTGGTTCATGGATATCTTTTACCGGATACAAACTATGGTTTGGATGGTAGTAAGCCGACCACAAAGAAATGGTTTACTCCAAAGAAAGTAGTCATGGGTGAAGAAGTGGTATCTACCGACTTCAAGTTCAACGACCTAGACCCAAACAAAGAGAAGTGGAGACGCCAAGATTATCCAAATCTTCAAAAAGATGTGGTGATTCCAAATCCTCCAGTGGTATTTCAACCAACCATAGAGTTGATTCCTGCGGGTACGGTGCCATTAAGCAAGTGGCATTTGCCGGCCCCACTGAATTCCTCCGATTCAGGAGAGGAAGGTTGGATATCGTATGACGTGGATTACTATTACATTTATGTCGGTGGGGTGTGGAAACGTGCTTCTAAAGTCTTGGTGTTAGCCGTTCAACCATTAGCCAATCAAATAAGTTGGTCATCTTACGATAACGATTATATTTATCTAGGAGGGGCATTGAATAGAATTCCCATGAGTTTGTTCAATAATTTCTAAAATATGAGTCTAATCTATCAACCAAAAGACGTTTTTATTATTCAACGAAACGCCTCCAGTTCATCATTTGAAGAAAAAGTGTTGTCGTCTTCTCCAAATTCCTTGGTATTTTTCAATTCTGCATCAATTCTAACCTCTCTTTCCACATCAAGTTTTACGGCATCATGGGCCTTAAACACCATTTCTGCATCGTTAACTATTACCACGGAGTCATTATCATCGGCCTCATGGGCTTCTCAGTCTTTGAGTTCTTCATATGTTGAAACTGCGTCATGGTCTGTAAATGCGTTAACCGCATCAATGTCCATTATTACCCAAACAACTCAATCTACTGCTATATTTTCTATTTCGTCCAGCTGGGCGTCCTCAAGTATTTCGGCGTCTTACGTTTCAGATTTGTATCCACAGACCGAACAGATTTCGGCGTCATGGGCTTCTGCATCGTTAAGTTCTTCATACGCTCCACAACAACAAAATATTTCAGTAAACAGTATTACCGCTTCATATGTTTCGGCGAGTAATATTCAAACAATAAATCCAACCAATTTGCAGGATGTTGCAACAAAAGGTTATGTAGATGCGATTAATCCAATGGCATTTCCGTATTATTTTAGGTCGGCTTCAGCGGATGTAAATGGATATAATCAACTTCTTAAATTAGCAACTGCCCCACTTAGTTCTTCGATTACAGATTTTGTGGTGAACAATGTTTCCGCAAGCCAATATATCTATGGGTTTATTTCCTCACCAATAAATCAGACAAGTATTCCCCCATATAATTTCATGCTTCATTATCACATATACAGAGTTGGTGGGGGTTCGGCGAATACCTTTATCCCTGAATTATATCTTCGTAATACTGCAAGTATTGAAAGTGAAATTGTGGAAGCATTAACAAGAAGTTTGGCGACTGATGTAAATGCTGTATATGACGATACTTTTCTTCTCACATCTAGTTTATCAATTAATCCGAGTGATAGATTTGTTGTCAAATTTAAGATGATAAATGGAACAGGAACCCCTAATATTCACTTTTTGGTTGAAGACAACACATTGTCTAGATTGGAAATTCCGATTCTTGCTTCATCATATGTATTATCTTCGGGAGATACAATGACCGGTCCATTAACAACGTCATTGTATGGAACATCTAGTTGGGCAAACAATTCACTCACTACATCCTATACAACCGGATTGACCGCTACGAGGTCATTTACAGATGTTTCGGCTTCAGTAACGCATTCTGTTTATATTTCCAATGGTTTGATTACGAACTGGATTTTGGCTTAAATCTTATTTGTTTGTCTTCATCAAATAACATCACCCATTCCTATTTATTGGGAAGAAAGATGTATAAATGGCTATAACCAATCCAGTCAGTCAAAGAGATGTTGTCTTTGTTCAGCGAGACAGTCTCAATTCGGCCTATGGTGAAATCCATGTATCAGGCACGCTTTTAATCCCCTATCTTGATGCGACTGGAAACATCACCGTCGCTAACTCGGCTTCTTTCTATACCCTTTTTTCACCATCTGGTTCTGGAGGCGGGGGAGGGTCAAGTCTTGAAACTGCCTCTTTAGTTCCAATCACCGCAAGCTGGGCCGTTTCGGCTTCTTGGGCTCCCGGTGGTTCGGCTCTTGAAACCGCGTCACTTGTTCCTATAACAGCAAGTTGGGCCGTTTCTGCTTCGTGGGCTCCTGACGTTTCAACGTTAGCAACGGCTTCTTTAGTTCCGATTACGGCCAGTCAGGCGGTTTCAGCTTCATGGTCAGAAAAATCCAAAGTAGCTCTATCTGCTTCATGGGCTAGTGCATCTTACACGGCTTCGTATCTTCCCATCAACACCTATCCGATTACTTCAAGTCAAACAGTCAGTTCATCGCATGCGGATTCAGCTAGTTGGTCAATATCAGCTTCTTGGGCACCCGGAGGTTCGGCTCTTGAAACGGCGTCATTGGTTCCCGTTACCTCAAGTTGGTCGGTATCGGCTTCATGGGCACCCAGCCTCGATTCCATTTCTTCCTCTTGGGCTAGTTCCTCCTACACCGCATCATTTTTACCGATTGATACATATCAGATTACCGCAAGTCAAGCGGTATCCGCTTCTTGGTCTGCAATGTCTTTAAGTGCCTCTTATATTACTGCTTCAAATATTATTGGAACAGTAACCAGTGCTAGTTATGCCGGTAACAGTGATACATCATCGTATCCTTGGTATGCTTCGGGTAGCAGTATTTATTCGGCCTATAGTAATGTAAGTATTAACACTACTGAATCGCTTAGTAATGGAGTGACCCTGAATGGTAATATTATTTTTCCGGAGGCGATAGGTAATGATCGGGTTATTAGACTTCAAAATATGACAACTGGTTCAGCGGGCAATAATTTAACAATATCCTCGTCAACTGCTTTCTCCAATGTGGGGGATGCCGGGTTTGTTGGTGGTGGTATAACTCTCACAACTGGAGCTGGCTCCGACCGTAATGTTCCAAGTGGTTCCATTGCAGGTACGGCAGGTGCGGGCGGAATTTTGTATTTAACTACAGGCTTCGGGGGAAACGCCTATTCTACTGCGAGCACCGGGGGTCATGGAGTTGGAAACACAGGCGGCGACGGCGGCGCCATTCGGATAGTTACAGCAGCAGGTGGCAGTGCGGGAAATTGTGTTGGCGGTATAACAACTACCGGTGGTTCTGGTGGTGGAATAAATATTTTGACCGGAAATGGTGGCAGTATCTTGAATGTTAGTAGTTCCGGTCAAAATTCAAACGGAACTAGCGGAGGCATAATAATATCAACGGGATTCGGAGGGAATGTTAATGCGAGTGGTTCCCGGGGAGGTACTGCTGGGGCACTGGGATTTTATGGCGGCCAAGGTGGTTCCGTAGCGGTTAGTTCTACAACCGGAAACCTATCAGGACATACGGCTGGCACAGGAGGCGATATTTATTTTTCCGCAGGTCAGGGGGGTCCCAATCTGGGATCCGGGTCACTTCCTAATGTTGGAGGAACCGCTGGGAATATTATTTTCGTGGGTGGTGTTGGTGGCAATGCTAATGGTTCCGGTGTGTCAAATACTAGTGGACGACCGGGTGATATTACTTTTACCCCCGGTATTTCAAACACAAATAGCGGGGTCACTGCCAGCAATTCAGGGAATGTTTTTTTCTTGGGGGCGAATGTTACAAATACTAAAGGAACGGGGTCCGGTTCAAGTGTATATTTCGTCGCCGGTAAAGGCACTCCAAACACCAATACTGATGGAAATTTTATTTTCGGAACGAGCGGTTCATTGACGGTCGGAAATGTTGGCATTCGTAAACTCAATCCTCAAGTAGCATTGGATATTTCGGGCTCGACAACTATTTCACATGTCTTAATAGTGAGTGGAAGTATTACGGGATCTTTATTTGGAACGTCTAGTTGGTCCAATAATTCGATAACATCCTTAACGGCAGTTTCGGCGAGTTGGGCTAGTTCATCTTATACCGCTTCTTTTCTAAACGTCGGAACTTATCAAATTACTTCAAGTCAAGCCATATCAGCCTCGTGGGCTCCGGCAACACCATCTGATACTTCCGTTTCATCGTCATGGGCGTCAGCATCTTTAAGTGCATCCTATGTTCCTATTGGCAGGTCACTTGTATTGTGTACTGCCTATACGCCGACAGCAACCGGAGCGGACGCGGCAGAACTTGTTATTCCTTATGATGTTAATGGAACGACTCCGTTATCTTGGTCGGTCAGCCGTTTGAATTTTAGAGTTCAAACGTCGGGAAGTATTTCATCCTCGGTTATTATTGAGAAATCTGTTGTTTCAACTGCATTTTCCGCAATTAGTTTGGGGAATATCATTTTACCATCAAGTTCCTATGAAACATTTACGGGGTCTATAGGTAATATAAATTCAGGAGATAAAATTCGTTTCAATGTAATAACCGTTGGGGATGCGTCGAACTGGACTATAATAACTGAAATAGCACGATAATCAAATATGTATAAACAAGGATAAGAATAAAATATGGCAAATTCACAATTCACAATTTATACGAGTAACGACCTTGGAGCGCCCCAATTAAACGGGCTAACAGGTAGTTTATTAACTGTATTGGATGCAGTGTTAATAAATGGTTATGGAACCAAAACTTCAGCAGGATGGTCAAGAGCACTTACTACCACAGGAAGTTTAACCGGATATATGCCTGCGTCAGGTTCAAAAATGACTTTATTTTTGAATGATATGGGACCAATTAATGCGGCGGTTGGGAAAGAAGCATGGTTCGTTGGTTGGGAAAATTTAACGAATGCTACCGGTTCTATTGCAGGTGGAAATATGACAGGTTCGGTTGGTGCTGGTAATGGACAATTTCCAACTCCTGCACAACTTTTAACAACGGGTCATGTAGTAGTAAGAAAAAGTGCTACTGCAACCGATATTGAGAGATATTGGCAAATATTTGCGGATGCTTATACAATGTATTTATTCATATCTTCTGGAGATAGTGTTGGAGAGTATGTGGGTGCATCTTTCGGAAATGTGTTTTCTCTCAGAGGAAGTTCGGATATTTTTCGATGCCATATTTCAGGCCGGAACGCAGAAAACAGCGCCGCGGCTGGCATATCAGATTGGGATGTATTGGGGTCATTAGCTTCGAATTTACCTGCTGCGAGTTGTCAACATGGTTGGTTAACTCGTGGATTTGGCGGCGGTGGCTCAAGTGTTCAATTGGTGAGATTAGGCGACGCTTCTATGGGAGGAACCTCGGTGATGACAACTTCTCAACCTTCCGTCGGAAGTCTCATAGCTCCTAATGGTCCAGACAATTCATTTTATTTGTCTCCTATAAGAATAGCAGAATATGCTTCTCATATACGAGGTAGGTTAAGAGGAATCTATCATGTTTGTCATCCTGTTGCCAATTTCTCAGATGGACAAACTTTTGCTGGAGCCAATGATTTTGTTGGCAAAACTTTTATGATTGTTAAATCGGGACCTAATGCCGGTTATTGGGCAATAGAAATAAGTAATACGGTAGAAACCAATTAATATATTATGGCAAATTCCCAACTCCGATTATTTCAATCAATAGATGCAGGCGCTCCTGTAATGTCAGGTTCAGCAACCGGTTCAATGTTGAATGTTTTGAATGCATGTTTGGTTACTGGTTATGGGGCAACCGCTGGGGCGGGTTGGACAAAACCATTTCCCGACACCGGAAGTTGTGGTTGCATTACTCAAGGAACGGGGTCAATGATGACATTATTTATTCAAAACAATGCGTCTGGAACGGGAGGTACTAAAGAAGCTCGGATTGCGGGTTTTGAATCGGTCACAAGTATTTTAGGCGGCTTTCCTACGGGCAGCAATAGTTTCCCATCAGCCTCTCAGGCTTTATCCCTGCCGGTTAGTCCCGGCGGCACAAATCAATCCGGATATCTTATTGCTAGAGTATCAAACACAACCGATGGAACAATAAGACCGTGGACAATATTTGCTGATTCAAGCAGTTTTTATGCGTTTGTTTATACTGGAGATAATGCGGCCAATCAATTAGCTTTTTCGTTTGGAGATTTTTATGCTTTGAAAAGTGGTAGTGCGGATTCTTATCGGTGTTTGTTGACAGGAAGAATTACTGAAAATTCGGCGACGGTTACAGTTGATAAAACCGATGTTCTTAGTACTATTTCTGCGGTGGCAACAGGCCATTTTTCTCCACGATCTTATACTGGTATTGGAACAAGTATTGCAATGGGTAAACATGGAGATTCATCAAAGGGTAGCGCCACCGTTTTATTAGGTACTACAACTTTTCCAAATCCTGTTGATACTGCACTTTACATAAGTCCGGTATGGGTTACTCAATCTACTACTAGCACTATTAGAGGAAGGATGCGAGGTTTCTATCATTTCTTACATGCGATAACTAACGTTACTGATGGGCAGACCTTTGTAGGGTCTGGTGACTTTTCTGGAAAAACTTTTAGAATAATAAAAACAAGTGGAAACGCGGGGGTATATTTACTAGAAACATCGGCAACAGTAGAAACAAACTAATCATGAATAGTGATATTGCATTAAGTGGGTCAATGCCGAATGGAAACAAGTCGGGCATGATGCAATCATTTTCTGGAATTAAATCCGATATAAGCTTGCCTAGAACCTTTGGTTCGGCTCCACAGGGAATATGTTTAGGTGGACCATCAAGTATTTATGGAGATGGAACATTTGGAAGACATTTACAAGTAGGAGTAACACAAAGTTTAGCAGATGGAAGTCCGTCAGTTCCAAGTTTACAATTAAATATACCGGGATTTTGGAGATTTCGTTGGAGTGTAACATCAGGATCACATATGGTATCATTGTTGGCCAAGCAAACAGATTCAACCCAAAGACCAAGTGTGGTCGTAAAAGCCAATTCAATCATAGGTATTAACAATGACGTTTCTGGCTCGGCACCTGCAGGCAGCGGTTGGGTAACGGTTGGGCCGGTAACGGTGGCCCCAACAGGTTCCGGAATGATATGGGTTGAATTGTGGAATAATTGTCAAACAATAAATTGTCCGGCGTTATTTGACCATATAGTAACAACTTAAAAGTATGCCAACGCAAACTAACGAATTGGTAGTTTGGGATAATATGGTTCCAGTTGTAACAATTGGTAATTCCGAATTTTCTATTTGGGATAATGGTGTTCCAATCGTTGATGTGGATGAAAGTGCAGCTCCAACACCACCGATAGTTACGGCTCGCAGACGGTCAACAATATTTTAAGTAGGTTACAAACAAACATATGAGTGAAAAAATCAAAATTACAGAAGAAGAACTGAACACGGTTCGCACGGTACAAACGAAGTTTCAAGATGTGCGTTTCCAATTTGGCGGTCTTTACATTGAAAAACTGGCCGTGGATGCAGCCATCAAAGCCATTACCGACCGAGAAAGCCAGCTTCAAGAGGAATGGCGGAGTCTTCAAAAACAAGAGAATGACATTATTGAAGCCATCTTGAAGAAGTATGGGGAAGGAAATCTTGATTTATCTAAAGGAGAATTTATCCCTGAAAAGAAGGTTGGTTAAGACTTCTTGAAAAGAATGATGTTTTCAAAAGTCCGTGGATATTTATTCATATGACCGAATAGTTAGTCCTGGTATTATGAATAAACTTGAATCGATAAATTATCTTAAAAATTACAATTGGAATGGATTGAACGTTTCTCCTTCATCTTTTCCGTTGGTAATGTCAAACAATAAAATGATGTTAAAATGGAACTCTACAACATCTGGAATTTATGTTTGGATTAACAAAATAAACAATAAAATGTATGTGGGTAGAGCAAATAATTTATACCGGCGGGTTTATGAAGAAAAGAGAGCATTCAAGAACGGAAAGCATGAAAATCTTAAAAAATTGTTTAACGCTGTTAACAAATATGGAATTCAAAATTTTAATGTTCACCAACTAATTCTCGTTGCCGACAAATCCAAACTGATAAATCTGGAAGAATGTTTTATTGCTTATTATAACACTAAACATAACGGGTATAACTGCACATATGGTGGAGATGGATGTTGCGGACATATAGTGTCCGAGGAACAGAAAAAGAAACAAAAAGAAAAAATGAAGGTATATTGGACGGAAGAGAAATGCAAAGAACATGTTAATAAAATGAAATTCTGGTTTAATGGTCAACCTAGCAATGCTCAAGAAAAAATACGGGCAGGAAATAAATGGTGGGAAAATAAAGAATATAAGAAGAAACATTTACAAAATACACAAAAATCATTAACTGCCGAACGGATTAAAAAACAAAAAATGTCGTTGTTAAATTATTATAAAAATCATATTAGTAAAAGGGCCATTTCTGTTTCGGTTATAACTCCGTTCGGAGTCACAAAAAATGTTAATGGAACATATAAATTTTGTTTAAATAATCATATTGAATACAAAAATTTCATGCGAATGGTTAGAAATGAAATACCAGAATATAAAGGGTGGAAACTTGTTTCCAAATAATTTGACTTTCCAAAAAGTTAATCATATTTATATTTGAGTTCATTTGATGGGTTTTGGGTAAATATGAACATAGAATTTAACAACATTATGTGGTCAATAGTCACATTAAACAAGGAATAATACAATGCCTATTCAAGAAGGAGGACGTTTCAGTCCAGATAATCGCGTGGTAAGTCCAGGAGTTTTTACGCGAGAGAACGACCTGAGCGGTGTAGCTGCTGGTGTGAGCGACATCGGCGGTGTCGTTGTCGCTCCGTTCTCAAAAGGTGCGGCATTCAAACCAACCCTTTTCACCGATGTTAACGAACTCCAAAACCAATTCGGTGTGCCGGATGGAGTGTTTTACGGCCCTTATACGGCTGCGGAATACTTGAAGGAACGTGGACTAGTAACCGTATGTCGTGTGGGTGGATTGACCGGTTATCAACAGAAATTCCCTATTGCCATTTGGGCTTCCAGTGGTAGTTGGGTTCGTTCGTTGTCAGCGGGTGCCTTGAACAGTGGTAGTTCATACGCATATTTCTCTGGCTCTATTTCCAATAGTTATGCTGTTGGTGTAACCGAAACCATTGCTTATTCAAGTTCTTTTACGATTGGTAATGAAAGCACTTCTTCGTTTACTTCAAGTTATCTTACGTTCACAAGTGCGTCACTCACTACCACGTTCAATTCCTTAGCGGCTGATGCTCTCTTTGATATTACGGCTCAAAGTGGTAGCGTTCTTTACTCCGGAGACACAATTTCACTTGGCTACGCAACTCTCACAACTCCAACCCAAATTCGTAGCGAAACTCATTCGGGCAGCACAGTGATAAGTGCAAGTGCATATACAGCTACCCCAAGTTACTATTTGGGTTCAAGTCTATCATCCTCGGTAGCCGCAGGTCAATTCAGTGCTTCGTTTGATCCAACCTTGGCGGTAACTTTTTCAGTTGGTATTGGCGGTGACACAACTCTGACGTTAATATCAGGTGCGTTTTACGCAACTACGGGTTCTTGTGGAACTCCATCTATTCAAGTCAAAGGTATCCTTTCAGGTTCCTTTGGTACATATAATGGAACATTCATCGCAAACGGAACTCCATCCTTTGACCCATGCACGAACGTTTGGACTTCTGGTTCAGGCGACTTCCGCTTGTTGGCGGTTTTGGCTGATACTCAGTATGCTGGAATCAGTGATTTAGTAGCTCCAGGGTTTGAAGGTTCTACTTTCACAACCGCAAGCCTAATCAATGGTTCATCCGATGTTACCTTGGATTACGCCTTGACTCTCAAGAACACGAACAGCACATCTTCTTATGGCGTCTATCAATTCTCGTTGGATTCTGATAGTACCAAATACATCACAAATGTTTTCGGTAGTGAACCACAAGCTGGCGACCCAGCCATTCAAGTCTCAGGCCAAAAGATCGAAGCCGCGTATCTTTACAAGAAGTTCGAAAATGCTATCGCAGAAGTGGTAGCCAATAAAACCCATTGGCAAGTAAGTGCTGCTCCGCTACCAAGCGGTTCAAATTGGGCCGGCGAGCCATTGAACTTCACGGATGCTTATTCTCGTGATTTGACCAATGGCGATAGTGGATTCTCCATCACCAACGCTCTTACCCCTTGGGTGATATCCCAAAAGATTGCTCCTTGGCAGAGTGGTTCAGATGCGACTCGTTATCGTCTGTTTAGGGTTCACACCTTGGCTGACGGAACTAACACCAACACCGATTACAAGATTGAAATCTCCAACGTTAAGTTGGCCGGAACCGTGGCCGGCGGAGATTGGGGTTCATTCACCTTGACTCTTCGCAAATATAGTGACACGGATAAGCGTCCTGTCATTTTGGAATCGTTCCAAAACTGTAATCTTGACCCTGAATCTTCGAACTTCGTTGCTCGACGCATTGGTGACAAATACGGATATTTTAACTACCTCGGCAAATTGATTGAATTCGGTGACTTCACCAACAACAGCAAACACATTCGTATTGAAATGAATGACGGAACTTACCCAGTTACCTCTATTCCATATGGATTTGAAGCCTATACCACCCCAATAAATAGTGCGGCGGGTCAATGGACACCAACGATGAAATACACCAAGGCATCGGTCTATGGCTTGAATCCGGGTAAGTATCCATCCGGTATTTCTTTCGATGATGCTCCTACGGGCGCTGATATTGAATTGCTTGCTCTATATCCAGTGACCGCTACGGGAATTGGTGCGGCTAGTGATAACAAAGAATACTTCTCACCATTGCCAGTATTTGGAGCATATCCAAGCATTGGCCGTAACATCGTGTTTGCTTTGGATGACGATTACCGTATTAACAGTGTAGGTACTGGGTCATATCTTAGTGGTAGCAATATAGTTCCAGTAGTATATGACGCGGTGAATGAACCAACCTATATCAAGATGCGTAAGTTTGTCTTTGGTTTCCAGAATGGTTTCGATGGTCAAAGTCCAGCGATTCCAATCAACGTTGGCGGTAACATTTTACCAGGTAATACTCAAGGTTTGGACTGCACGAACGTAAGTTCGGCGGGTTCAATCGCTTACAATCAGGCCATCACGGCTCTCGGTAACGCCGACGAGTTTGATATTAACTTGATTGTGGTTCCGGGTATTCTTCACCAACATCATTCATATGTCACCAACTTGGTTGTTGACATGTGTGAAAGTCGTGGAGATTGCTTCTTCGTATTGGATATGTATTCCGACGACGGAAACCCAACTGCGGGTCAAATTGACGAAACAGTAGCCTATGCTGCCGAATACGACACCAACTACGCAGCGACTTACTATCCTTGGATTAAGATTCTGGATACGAATAACAACAAGATTATCACTGTTCCACCATCCGTTGTAATGCCAGCCGTTTACGCAGCCAACGACCGTGTTGCTGCCGAATGGTTCGCTCCAGCCGGTTTGAATCGTGGTGGAATCTCAACTGCAACGGGTGTTACGGACAGAACCACTCATGCAGAACGTGACACTTTGTATGAAGGTAAGGTCAACCCAATTGCAGCGTTTCCGGGTTCGGGAGTTGTGGTTTGGGGTCAGAAGACCCTCCAAAATCAGTCGTCGGCCCTTGACCGTGTAAACGTTCGTCGTCTGTTGATTAACATCAAAAAGTTCTTCGCTTCAACTTCGAAGTTCTTGGTGTTTGAACAGAACGTGGCATCAACACGTAACAAGTTCTTGAGCATCGTCAATCCATATTTGGAATCTGTTCAACAAAGAAGCGGTCTATACGCCTTCTTCGTGAAGATGGATGAAAGCAATAATACACCAGACATCGTTGACCGTAACATTCTATACGGCCAGATTTACTTGAAGCCAACGCGTGTGGCGGAATTTATTGTGTTAGATTTCAATATACTTCCAAGTGGTGCAAGTTTTCCTAACGCCTAATCAAGTTAACTAAACACAACGAAAAGGCCCTCAATGAAAGTTGGGGGTCTTTTTGTTGATTTGATTTCATATTTATTTGTATGGTAAAGTTGACAACACTTCTATGTGAGGGTTTGAAACTCAATCCGTTGACCACATTTCAACAATTGAGACACGCCAAAACGATTATGTGTTACCATGCTTCGGAGAGTTCTAATTTTGAACCGTATGATGCTTCTTTACATGTGGGGTCAATTCAACAAGCAATGGATATTATTAAGAATATGAAAACAAAAAAACACTACGAATTCAAGAAGTTCTATGTTTATGAATTGGAAGTATCACTTGGAAGTATTTCCGATGTTTTATTTGATGAAGACCCACATATTGAAGATTCCACAAATCTCCGACACAATTCCTATGCTTACACCAATCGGATTGAACATTCACATGGATTTCGTCAGGGGTCGAACATTTCGGTAGTTATAACGAATCCCACTGAACAAGTCATTTCAAAAAAACTAGTCAAGGTTATCTAATGAATCCTACTCTAAAACTTACTATTTTGAATGTTATCAAAGAGTCTATAGATGATAGAACCTTCATGACTGATATTGAGGATGTGAAAGAAGAAATTGAGAATGAATGGTTTTCCGGCCAAAAACATCAATCGTGGAAGTTGATTCCGGCTCGTGATTTGATTGTTGTCTGGAACACCTATGCCAAATATGGAAGGATTGACGAAAAAAAATTGGAAAACATCTGGCAGATTGTGAAGAATTGTGTTCTCAAAATTATCATTCAAACTGACATCACCGATGGTAAGGAACCTGAATTTTTTGGTCATGACGAATACAAAGACATTACACGGAAAGATTGGGAACGTTGGGCGGTGTTCATTTCTGACCGGTCCAATGTTGATTGGGGTCGCAGCTCAATAGATTGGGAAGGTCCGGGCTTGGGAAGATATTCAGATGCTTCACGTAGCTTATACAAACTTCTTGAAAAGGGTTACAAGTCTGATACCGATGAAGAACGTTTGATTGCCATTGACCAAATTCTAAACTTCGTTCATGGGTCAGGAGCTATGGCCAAATGGTTTGTGGAAGGTGGAACAATGACGTTAAGTAAACTCCGAGACATGGATGTAAAAGGGATTATCATTCCTGGAAAATTGTCTGAAAATACAAAACGATTTCTCAAAGAATCGTTAGATACTTTGAAAGAGATGGAGATTGAAAAGATTCTACACAGATTCAAGGACAAGGGTGGATACAGTGTTTCCGAACATCCATTAGCTACCGATTTTCAAGTGGGTAAGTATTATTCCGATGGTGACGTGTTGGATTACATCTACGGCCAACACGGTGAATTTGCAGATGACCATAGAGTTACGGGTATCTTCAAATGTATTGAGGTTGACCCAAATACCATTCCTGAAAGTGAATGGCATGTTGAACCTGCTAAGGTGGATGTTTTGGCCGGGTCACAACGAGAGTTCCCGCCAATTGTCGTAGAGAAGGATAACACCATCATTGATGGCGGACATCGTTTGGCGGCTGCTGTGCAACGTGGAATTCCAAAAATAAAAGTGTTAAAACAGATATGATAAAACTTAAATCTATACTGTTTGAAGGAAGCAAAAAACAGAAGGAATTCAAAAAGGATACCTTGCTGAAAAAGGCTCACATTAAGAGCTCCAATAAGGTGCCCTCTTTTGAGAAAGTGTGGCGTGATATTCAAATGTCAGACGGTTACAAAGCAGAAGTCGATTACATTCGTAATGACCATCAACATAAAATTGATGATGATGAAATCGACGCAATAATTCGTGGGGAGCAATTGAATCGTTATGAGGATATCCTATTGGATTACAAATATTTGGATGGAAAACCTTGTTGGAGAGAAATCGTTATTCCAAGAACTCTCGACCCAAGAAAGTTGAATCCGCTTGGTGTTTATTGGGCCATTGTAGATACGGCTGCTGAAGCTCATTGGGGCGAACACATTGGCGAACCACATTTCACTTGTGTCTATGAAGCGAATATTGATTTAGATGTTGTGGATTGGCCGGGAACGATTCATGCAAGAATGGACATGTCCATTGGAGACTTGGAACAAGAGATACGTTTCCTACCGGGGTCAACGATTTTTGTCAAATATGTAATAGTAGATGATAATGTGACTGACCAGAAAATCACACATCAAATCAACGCGGAACGACAAGTATGAACGACGAGCTAGAACATGATAGAGCACGAGAAGAAACCGGCTTTTGGGGCCGGCGGGGTGCTGGTTCGCTTATTATGGCTCGAACTACGGGTCGGATGTTGATACAGCTTCGTAGTGAAAATGTTGAAGAACCGAATTCATGGGGAACTTGGGGCGGAGCAATTGATTCTGAACTTTCACCCGAAGATGCAGCTCTGAATGAGTTTGAAGAAGAAACGGGAGTCAGTTCTAACACCATCCGAGAAATCATACCACTTTATGTTTTCAAACATCCATCCGGGTTTGAATATCACAACTTTCTAATTGTAGTGGATGATGAATTTACTCCAAGACCAAACCAAGCTAACGAGTGGGAAATTGACGGTTTCAAATGGTTTAAGTTTGGTCAGTTTCCAAAACCATTACATTTTGGATTGAAGGCATTGCTGCAACATGATGGTAAAAAACTTGAAGATATTGTGGCCCGTAATTCCCGAGCGGAACGTTTAACGGAATGGATTGGTTCGGGAATCAAAAATTATTGGTTGTCAGAAGGTGGTTCGTTGATTGAAGTAAACGACCACATTCAATGGGTCATTGATACTCTACAATTTCCAGATGGTTATGAAGTAAATGACGACGGTTATCCAATTGACCCTTATGGTTCTCTTCTGGAACCCGAAGATGTTTATGAGATAGCTCGCGATCAAGGATATGTTCGTGTAACCGTTGATACGGGTAATCGTATTCTGTTTTTCACGTATGGAATCAATCAAACAGTTACATCAAAACAAATACGTGAGTTGAAGAATTTCGCCATTGAAAACAAATATACATTGCGTGATGGTAATACCGCAAAGGAAATTGAATTGTTGGAAGTTGTCAAATCCAAATCCACAACCATGACCATGTATCATGGAACATCGGCATCTAGTGGTAAGAATTTGGTAGTTAATGGTTGGCAACCGAACAAATGGAATCAAGGAGGAAATTTAGGTCAAATGAAGTATTTGTATCTGACGACAGATAGTGAGGATGCCCGTTGGTTTGCTAATGAAAAAGGTGAAGATACAATTGTAAAAGTAAAACATATTCCATTGAACTATTTGATTGTTGACTCCGAGGATGGTACCGGAAAATCAGTGGCCAATGAATTGGAATCTTCCAGACGACTTGGTTTGCCCGCCAAACTGGCGTTGACCAAACCGTTACCGAGAGAACATTTTTCTATACTGTAAAAAATCAAAACGTTCTAAAATCTTCAAAAAAAGTTTTACTGGTAGGACTGAAATCATTTATTAACATACACGGCAAAACTATTTATTCCTGTGAGTTATGAAGCATAAAAATTCATTGAATGCTCCTGAATTTGTTGAATACAATGACAACAATTTGGAGCATACTCGGGAAGGACCGAGTTATGGTCAACCCAATAGTTCCAGTGCTTGGGAAGAAATAAATTCTGTTGAATATCCCGACTACGTTAAAGAAATCCGACATCGCATTTTAACTCATCACGTCAAAATACTACTGTCGGATTGATTTTTGTACAGTGTACAGCTTTAACTTGTACTCTTTTATTATCCTCTTTAGCTTTTAGCTTTGTCTTTCAGTAAGCAGTCCAGCTTTTCAGGAAGTACAGAATATGGGAATTCGGAATGGTGTCAAGTTAAAAATTGTTATTTTAATATCATACAGTAATCTGTATTGATAAATGAGTTGCAAATCACTATTTATAGTAATGAACCAAAAATGCCATATGAAATCATCTGAACTAAACAAAATTTTGAAAGAAATCGTAACCGAAGAATTGACCAATGAAGGTTATGATGTTCCCTTTGAAGAAAGCATGGAAGACTCCACTCCAGAAGTAGTGAGTGCTGATGGAAATGATTTGTATCTAAAAATGCTGGATATTGCTAATCTTGATGACCCATCATTGAGGTTGATTGTTGCTTTGAGAAAAGCTATTGCCAAAAGAGTTAAGGAAACTAACGACTTAAAAGTGTTAATCGGTGTTTTTAACAAAGAATTCGGAGGATATCATATTCAACAAGCTAACGATTTCAGAAAACGTGAAGGCAAACCTCCGATCAAAGATGCTTGGGAATATTATGAAAACGAGGAATTACAAGAAGGCTACGGAATGTCTCGAATAATAAAGTTAAAACAACGGCGGGACCCGGATGGAATTGAGAAGAAAAAAGAACCACACGACCAATTAGATGATGAGCCGGAAGGTGTTCACGATCCGTCAAGTCTTAATTTTGATTGGAAACGGTTTGGAACTACACCGCGAATACATGATTACAAAGAAGTCAAAACAGAAGTCAACCACACTCAAACTTCGTCTGGTCAATCTATTATCGCTCAAGGTGCTCCCGGCTCTGTCATTCGCTTTGCGACCGAAAATCCTGAACTGATTAAACAGATGCGTGATTGGGCTGCCGATTGTCAATGGAAAGACGATGAAGACCTTCCTGATATGAGTGATGAAGAAATCCTCCGTGGTGTTCAACAACATTACGAAGGTGGTATTCGGGCGTTTATTCGTGATTCCAATTCCAAGGCCGAAGTGCCGGTTGGTTACAAAGAAACTACAAACGAAGCATCAACAGATTGGGTATCTCCAGTTTCCGCATATGAAGACGGATTACAAAATGGCAAAACTGATAAATCGTTAAGTCAAAAACCGCTGGGATTAAAAGCTGGCCCATCCCCAAACCAGAAAGCATATTCACAAGGATATTATGATGGGTATTATGGAATAAAAGGAAACGAATATTCTAATATGAAATTCAGAGAAGGTTACGGTGCTGGAGATATGTCCAAAGACCCCAAGAAAGCTTTCAGAGGCGCTCGATGGACGGTGAAGTTTGAAACCATTACTGAATCAGAAGTAAAGTCAATCATCAAAGATATTATCAATGAAATTGTATCGGAAATGTGGGCCGACATAGGTAACACTTCGGGAGACACAAACAAAGAAGGCCCAACAGGTCGTGCAACCGAACCCGGTTCGGACAAAAACTTGGTTGATTTATACAAGGGTGGTAAACCCGATTCAATGGCAGGATTGCCATCGGTTGGTGGCGGCATGTCGGAAAATGCCGATTACGAAAAATGGGTGGATGATTATGTCGGTGAGAAATGTCCTCAGTGTGGTATGGTTGCCAAGGCAGGCGAAGGCCAAGTTTTGAATTCATCAAATCCTACGGTTCACCAATGCAAGTGTGGCCACAAATGGAATCCCGATAACGAGAAATCCACCATCACCAAATCAAAGGGATTGGTTAAAGAAACTACTTGGCAATTACCCGATGAAACTTTGAAACAATACGATACTGTAAAAGAATGGGAACGTGACAATCTTGATGGTCTTCATAAATACACTGGCGAACCTCTAAAAAATTACGGATTTATTTACAAAGTTGGGGATGTGGTTCCAAGTGGAGAATATAACCGACGTAATGCCATGCATCTTTGGAATATAGCCAAGAAGAAACAACAAGATAACATATCTCTTGGCAAACCATTGTATGAAGCCAAAGGGTCAACTTCAAAGGATAAACTCCATAGTATGCTCAAAGAATCGGTACATGAAGTCTTGAAGGAATATTCTGAACAAGAAGAACAACAGTTTATCAATAGTATCGCCGCCATTTCTCATGCGGCTGTTTCACGGACATCGGAAATGTCTCCCCGTGAAGCGTTGGATAAGTTCAAAGAGATTAATAAATATGCTGAGACGTTGGTTAAGTTTCATCGTGGCACCCCAAAAAGCGTTTCTGATAATACATTAGAAAAAACCTCTTTGGGTGTGACCCAAGAAACCATTTCCCGAACCAAGAATGTTTTGGAACGGATGTTGTTTCAGAAACGAAAGAAGTAATGATTGCCGGACTTCAAGAAGTAAAGTTTAAAATCTACAATAGCACTCTTGACCCGAAAATTTGGGATGAAAACATAGTTCTCAATCCTGATGTCAAGGTTAGTCTGCTGAAAGTGGCACAGGACTTCTATCGGAACACAAAACTCAAAGCTCCCATCATTGATATTCTTTTTCTTGGGTCAACCACCAATTACAATTGGACACCGACTAGCGACCTTGATTTGCATATTATTGTTGACATTACCAAGGAAAACATTGCTCCCGAACATGCTCGCCAATTCATGGATGGGTTGGGCGCTGGTTGGAATAATAGTCACGAAATCTCTATCAAGGGTCATCCTGTTGAAGTCTATCTTCAAGATCAGACGGAAAAGAATAGCACTCCCGCTCAAGCTCGTAAGGGGTCAACCATCTATTCCCTTTTGAAGGGTGTTTGGTTGAAGACCCCTGACCGTCAACAGATTGACATTGACAAAGAAAAAATTAAAGAAAAGTATCGTAAAATCAAAAAGATGGTTGACGAATTTGTGGAGGATCGGGATGTTGAAAAACTCAAGAAATTGATGAAGGCGTTGAAGAACTATCGAAACGCCGGACTGGAACAAGTGGGTGAATTCAGCACAGAAAATCTTGTCTTCAAAGCGTTACGGCACACAGAAGTCATCACCAAACTCAAGGATGCCATCAATACCCTTTATGACAAGTCAGTTAGTATTACGGAAGTTGGTGTAGAAAAACCTCCGTTTCTTGTAGTAGGAATAACAAATGATAGTTTTCAAGTGATGGCTCAAAAAGATATGATTGGTGATAAAGTGCATCATGAAAATCTCCATTCTCCCAACTATGACACTAACAACATTGAAATTCATTGGCGTTACAAATCATCTAATAATACACTCTATTGGTGGCAAACAGACATACGCCAAATTGCAGATACTCGAAAAGTAGTCGATATACGAGATACCACCTTGGATTACCTTCGTAACAAATACGGAGTAGTTAATCCCAAAGAATCATATAGTCGAATGGATTTTTTTATTTCGGCTCATCGCATTAATGAAAATGTAGGGGTTGGAAATCTTTACGTTGGAATCGTAACACCAAAATTGAAAGTGGTTGGTCGAAAGGCAACTCCGAAAGCAGCAGGTCATATGTTATTGTTCCCCGATTATCATTCTAAAGAATACCGATCATGGCGTTTTCGTTACGATTTGAATATTTTATATTGGTGGGATACTCCCGAAGAGGATGAAAAGGAAGAAGTCCTGCAATGGTTGCGGAAGAATTTAGGTGTAACTCAAAGACCAAAACAAGTAGTAATGGCAAGTGTAGATACCGTGCGGGCCGGACAAGGTAAATCCATTTACGGAACGCCTACATGGTATGACTCCCATCCTGAAAAATTAGAAGAAATACATTCTAAAAAAATTGATCCCACATCGTATATTTTAATTGGTGTTGTTGACAACGAATTGAATATTAGTTCTAAAAAATTCACGGGAAAGTTAACATCGGATCACGAATCGTTGTATAAGGATTTGAGTACAATGATTCGTTGGCGTTATAGGTCTGATGTTAATGAATTGTTTTGGTGGGAATATCCATCAACTAAACAATTGGAAGAAGTTAAATCATATTTACACAAAAAGTATGATGTTAAGAATCCAAAAATAACAAGCATTTATCTTTCCGTCACCAGAAAACCCACTTCCTTTGAGGGAGTGGGATGAATGGTGACAATATAATAACTTGAAAATAATTCCAAATATGTTATACTCTTTTCACTTTTGGAATATATGTATTAACAGATGAAGAAATACCATACAAAGAACAGAAGCAAGTATCTATTAAAACTACATCTTGTTTTCGTTTGTAAATATCGTAAGTCAATCCTTGTAGGAATGATTGCTGATGATATTAAGCAGTTTTGTATGGATGTCTGTAAAAAGAATGATGTCGTTGTGGATATGATGAATACCGACACAGACCATGTCCATTTGTTAGTTGATGTTCCACCTACTCTTTCTCCTACATCGTTAGTTCAATATCTTAAACAAGAAACCACTTGGAATATATGGAAACATTATTCTAATGAGTTGAAACAACATTTTTGGAAGAAACACACTTTCTGGTCAGATGGATATTTTGTATGTTCTACGGGAGATGTCTCTACCCAAACCATTTTGGAATACATTAAATCACAAGGATGAAACAGGAATACACATACAAACTTCGCTTAACTCCTACAAAGGAACAAGAAGTCCTGTTGTCCAAACACTTTGGTTGTATTCGTTTTGTCTATAACCTATTCCTTGACAGGAGAACCAAGTTCTATCTCGAAGCGAAAGAAAAACAACTTGCCAAGAAAACATTGACTTATGTGGATATGGCAAAGGAACTCACACAGATTAAGTCCAAAGAAGAAACTGAATGGTTGAATGAATGTAATTCACAATCACTACAACACGCCATAAAACATTTGGACGGAGCATACAATCGTTTCTTTAAGAAACTTGCCAAGTTCCCAAGATTTAAGTCCAAGAAGAATAAGCAGTCATTTCGTATTCCACAATTCGTCACCATTGAGAACAAACGAATACACTTTCCAAAGTTTAAGGAAGGCATTAAGATTGACCTACATCGTGAGATTGAAGGTGATATTAACTATGCTACCATCACCCGAAACAAAGCAGGACAATACTATGCTTGTATTGGAGTGACCCGAACCATTGAACCCAAACCTAAAACCGATAGAATGATTGGAATAGATTTAGGTATTAAGTCATTGGTCGTATGCTCTGACGGACAAACATTTCCAAACATAAAGACAACAAAACAATATGAAAAACAATTAAGATTGAGACAGAAAGAGTTGAGTAGAACCAAGAAAGGTTCCAAAGGTAGAGACAAAGCACGATTGAAAGTTGGTAAAGTCCAAGTAAAGATTGCCAACATCCGTCATAATCACCTTCACCAAATAACATCTAAACTGATTAACGAAAATCAAGTAATCTGTCTGGAAGATTTGTCCGTGAAGAATATGATGTCTAATCATTGCCTATCTAAATCTATTGGAGATGCTTCTTGGGGAGAACTTGTGAGACAGATAACCTATAAAGCGGGTTGGTATGGAAGAAAGGTTGTTAAGATTGACCGATACTTTCCATCCTCTAAAACCTGTAATCATTGTGGATACATTAACGAAGGTCTAACATTAGACCAACGAGAATGGGAATGCCCACGATGCCAAAAGAACTTGGATAGAGATTTGAATGCCTCACTGAATATCCTTAAACAAGGAAGTAATTTAATCGTAGGAACTACGAGGTTAGTCGCTTGTCCTGATGTAAGACCTATTAGAAATAATGGGCAATTGGTTGGAGCGGAAACCCACCTGCTTTAGCGGGTGGGTAGTTCATCGATTCTAAGATTTGAACACCCATTTGGTATGTCCACAATCCCAGATTCTATCATATCCATTATTTTTCATATTTTCCCATTCTGAAAGCGTTTCATCAAAAATAGGCAATATAGATTTAAGTTTGTGTTTTTGAAATGACATTCTACTATAAAGAGTTTTGTAATCGTTACTGATATAGTGATAATTTGGGGGAGTATTGGAATTAAACTCAAAGCCTAAATTTCCATAAATATTTCCACTGAAAAACCTTTTGTCAGAATAACTCAATATTGAATTTGGTTTGACAGTCTTCAAAAAATGTTTAAATAATTTAGATGCTCCTCCGATAACCGAACAATTAAGTTTATTACAATATCGAATCATTTCATATTCTATTTTTTTATCGAACCGTGATTTCCCGAATGTCATAATAGAAACGAGTTCACCATTATTATACAACCCAAAAGAAGTTGATGATTTATCGTTTCCTTGAATATGGTTTGTAGTTAAAAATTTTTGTTTTTCAGTAGAAGAAACAACTTTTATGATACATTGTCTAGCATAAAGTTTATTTACATTTGATTTTAATGTATTTCTAAGTATGGATTGTATTATTTCTTTCTTGTGAATCCACTCGTTTTCAAATATATGAATTAGTCGGACTCCATGAAATAACGAATTTTTGTATTTGTTTAGATGATAGTTTTTGTTGATGCCCCGGCCGCTTTCAGAATGCCAATACAAACCGTTTATTTCTATAGCTAATTTTAATGTGGGAATGTAAATGTCCAGTTCTTTTCCAAGAAGAATTGTTCGGTCGTTTCGTTTTATAATAGTAGAACTTGGAAGAAGAGATGCTACATATTTGAATATTTCATTCTCCAAAGTGTCCGCATCCGTGGGATTACAAATCTCGCAAAAAATATGATGGGGTTTGTAAACATCAGTTTCAAATTCTTTTAAACATGTTAAACATTTGAATCTATATTTTTTTCCGAAATGATATCCAGTATAATCTCTCTCAGAAAAAAGCAATTGTATGTTTTTAAGTTTACTGTAATCTGTTAAATATTGATAGTGTTTTTTCCTAATCGTTTCGTTACATTGTTCAATTATATTTTTAGATTTTCTAGCATTATCAACACCATATAATTTCAAACAAGTTTGTTTCATTTGTTCTTCATTATTGTAATTTCCATCTCCGTATCTTTCTGTTTTTGTATCAAATGATTTTTTTATGAATGTGGGATTTTGTAAAGCATGTTCAACACCATATTTTTGAATCATAGATTTTTTGAAATTAGAAACCACCTCCGAAGTTTTCATTGGATGGTCAACACCGTATTTTTTTTGACTTGTTATTTTTTGACTACAAACAATTTTTTCTTTAGTGGCAGGGTTTAATTGTCCGCATGTTTTAGAACAGTGTTGCTGACTTGTTCTTTTAGGTGGAAATTCCGTATTACAGGTTGGACAAATTTTAGGTTTCATATGTATATGGTTTGAATGCTGTTCATAATTATACAAAAACGTCGAATAGTGTCAATTTTTTATTTTTTGAAATAGTTATTATACGATGACACACATCATAATCAATTCAAAAAGGATAATTTTATGGCTGACCTGTTAAATTCGAACGAAATATTTTGGACGGCCTTTGAACCAAAGACTCAACATCGTTTCATCATGTATCTTGACGGAATACCATCATTCGTCATTCGCAAGGTTGACCGACCAAAGGTTTCCAGCGAAAGAAAAGCTCTTGACCATATCAACTTACAACGTTATTACAAGGGCAAGACGATTTGGCAACCAGTCACAATGGAGTTGTATGATCCGATTGTTCCTTCGGGTGCCCAAGCGGTAATGGAGTGGCTCCGACTTTCACACGAGTCCGTAACGGGACGTGACGGGTATATGGATTTCTACAAGAAAGACATTACCGTTAATGTTCTTGGGCCTGTCGGTGACAAGGTAGAAGAATGGACCTACAAAGGTGCATTCCCAACTGATTTGGATTTCCAATCGCTTGACTGGACAAACACCGGCGACCCACTTGGAATTACCGTGACACTCAGTTACGATTATTGCATCCTGCAATATTAACCTACTGAATGATAACGCTAATAGGGCGTTATCGTTGAAAAGAATAATCATCCTTTCAAAACTCTCCTTACTACTTATGGTGGTAAGGAGAGTTTGATTTATGGAATACGAATGTAAACAATGTAACGACACCAAAGATAACAACCCATTACGTGTTAGATTCAAATCCTATGATGCTTTGAGAAGGCACGTTAGTCGTCAACACAAAATAAATTCTACTCAATTCTATGTTGATTTTTATTTAGATGGAAAATGGCCAATGTGTCAATGTGGATGTGAAAATCAAGTAAAATGGTCACATCAACTTAAAGGGTTTAGACGATATGTTGCTGGGCATCAGAGTCGTGTAACGAATAACTGGGGAAACAACCCAGAAGCATTAAAAAAATCCTTGGAAACCCGAATCAAGAAATTCAATTCCGGAGAACTTACAACGTGGAATTCGGGACTAACAAAAGAATCGGATGTTCGTGTAAAAGTTAATGGGATAAAAACGTCAGAAGGCATTCAATCAAACCCACAGGAATTAAAACGCCGTGAGGAACTGATGCATAAAAATAGATTGAATGGAATTGTTCCTACTTTACATGGGTCGCAACATTCCCAATGGATAGATGGAAGAAGTAACATTTATCCAACAGTATATGCTGACCGACGCCTTTACAAAGAATGGAAATTTCCAATTTTGGTAAGAGATGGGTTTAGATGTAAAGAATGTGGAGAATCGAATGGAAAACTTCATATTCATCACGATAAAGAATATATGTCTGAAATCATCAAAAAACATCTCGTAGAAGTTACCGAAGAAATGTTGAAAGATTTTGAAATAAAAAAGATGATATCTGATGCTGTTGTAGATTACCACATTCAACAAAAAGTATCAGGAGTAACATTGTGTGGTGATTGTCATCAGAAATACCATCCATCCTTGAATTTTGATTGATATTTATATCTATGTGGACATATCAAGAATCTAAACCGTATGCTGAAAAAATTGGTGGTAGAATAGTAGGTTCGGTTAAAACTAAAGGTAAATCAGAAAATGATTTGGATATTTTGGTTCATGAATATAATCAAGGTATCGGTGACGTTCTTGCGAGTATGAATTTTACATATATGGGGAGTCAAGTTGTATCTCCCGAAGATATTAGAAGAAGTAGAAAATTTGGAAGAAAATCTGAATTTTGGCTAAGAAATCATAGATTTGAACATCTTATAGATCGCCGGCGTATAGAGATATGGAACATTGAAAAAAATGCTATTAAAAGAGATATTGTTAAAGAATCTAAAATGACCTACAAATTCGACGAATTCAAATGGCTCGCCAACATATCAGGCTTTGGAACGCCGGTTGACGTTTCCTACGGAACGGTTTACTTGGGCCTCATTGAATCGGCCCATGATGGTTATGTCATTCGTATGGTGGATACTCCCGAAGGCAAGAAACGTATCAAACAAGGCGGCAAGAATAAATTTAAGACCAAACAAGATGCGGCTGAAACCCTTCATAAGACATGGGCGGTATTAAGAGGCGGAGCCACCAAAGATAAAGATGGTGAAGAATGGAAAACGTAAGGATATTTATAGATATGAAGGAATTTCAACTCAAACAACTTATCAAGGAAGTCTTGACCACTCTTGTAAATGAAGACAATAGTGAACCAACTATGGGTGGTGGTTCATATGAATCTCAACAGACTGCCGTGGGTGGAACTTATATTAAACCGGAACGGGATGCTTTAACCGACCCAAGATTAACAAAAAGAACTCCTTTTGTAAAAGAAAATGTTGATGATGTTTGTGGGTTGTGTGGTAAAACTGGTGCCGACAAAATTCCACATCCAGTTTATTGGCCAAATGAACAACCTCCGCAATCGGAGTATGTTCATTCCGATTGTGAAAATGAAGAATGTCAGCGAGCATTTGATGAATTCATACAAAGATATGGAAAACAAGGTATAGATAAATTTCTGAAATCTATAAAATAACATGAAAATCATAGGAGTTTATGAAATAACAAACGTGGTTAATGGAAAACATTATTTTGGTAGCAGTAACAACATTAAACGGAGATGGATAGACCATAAGAAAAGACTAAGACATAATACTCATGACAACTGTTATCTTCAACGGTCGTGGAACAAACATGGAGAAAAGAGTTTTATCTTTTCAATCGTTGAAGTTTGTAATGAATCTGATTTGTTAACCACCGAACAAAAATACATTGATGATTTTAAGAAATCGGAAAAGTTGTATAATTTGTCATTGGTTGCTGGTAAAATAGAAATGAATTCAGAAACCAGAAAAAGAATAGGTGATGGCAATAGAGGAAAGATTCGTAGTAAAGAAACAAAAAAATTGTTAAGCGATATAAATAGTGGGTCTAATCATCCTATGTTTGGAAAAACATTATCAATAGAAACTAGAAAAAAATTAAGTATGATAAAACAGGGAGAAAATCATCCCATGTTTGGAAAAAAACATACCGAAGAAACAAAAAGAAAAATGAGTGACTCTCATAAAGGAAATAATCATTTACAAGGAACGCATCAATCGGATGAAAGTAAAAAGAAAAAAAGTCAATCAATGAAAAAATTTTACGAAAATGATGTAGTAAAAAAATTACATGGAGGTTCGGTTAGTGAAGGATATAAGAATATGAGTGAAGAAAATAGGCAAAAACATAGAGATAATATTAAAAAATCTTGGGTATTAAGAAAATTGAAAAAGGAAATTTTGTGAAAGTCGTGGGAATATATCCTGGAAACTTCCAGCCGCCGCATCGTGGACATTTGTATGTCTATAAGAAATTGAGGCAGTTGGTCGGACCAGAAACATTTGTAGTTACAACCAGTAAAACTCCAACTCCCGAAGCTCCATTGAATTTCGGTGAAAAGGAAAACATCTGGGTTCGTCATGGTGTTCCTGCTAGTCATGTCGTCAAGGTTGAAGACTGGCATCGCCCTGTTGAAATTTTTCAGAAATTCTCTTCCAAACATACGACTGCCGTATTCGTTCTCAACCAAAAAGAATGGGATACCCTGCGTATTCATGTTTCTACAGTTGAAAACAAACCGGTATGGAATGATAACAATAATAAACCTTCGTATTTCCAACCTTACAGAGGGAACGAGTCAACCATGAAGTCATTTGAAATACATGGTTATGTCCAAATTATGGATGACAACATGATTGAAGGTAAACCAATTTCTACGACCAACGTTCGTAAAGCCTTGGGATCGCCACAATATACCGATGAACAAAAGAAGAAATTCTTTCAGTGGGCCTTCGGTTGGTTTGATATCAGTTTGTTTCAGGAATTGACCAACAAATTCAAATTGGCTCATTCTAGTTCGGACACGGAACAATCACCAGTCGCAATGCCCTCACTCGCTTCGTTGGTAAGAACTGAAAAGCCACCACAGACTCCGATGCCTCCAACCGATAACAAAGAAAAACTTCAACAGACCATCAAGGAAATCGTGAAGGAAATGTTGGAAGAGTTTATGCCTCCGCCATCAATGACACCTTCTGGTTTAGACCCGAACACATCTAATATTGGATTACCTACAGATACTACTACTTCCCAACAAACCAAAACAGACTTATTAAAGCAAAAAGCTTCTGCCGAAAGAGAAGACAAAATATTGAAAGCGGATAAGAAATGGAAAGAAGCAGATTTAAAGGATAAGAAATTCAAAATTTTGGATAAGAGAAAAGAGCTTGATACGTTAAATAAATCTATTGCCTCCGCTCCGGCGGTATAAATATGTTTTGGTTATATCTGGTCATCATACTGGTTTTAGTTTCGGTCATGGGCGTCATTCTTTACTTCATGCTCAAACGACTTTCCCAACCCATCATCATTGAAAAGGAACGCATCGTTGAAAAACAATCATCCGTTACAATGGAACGAGCCGTGCGTGAGGGTATGAAATCTGCGATTCGTGAAATGGAATCGGAAAAACAAATAGAGAAAGAAATCGTGGACAAGTTGAAACGGAATAATGAAAACATGGGTGTCTATGCTAGTACCGATGGTAGTGATGAATCCGTAAAACATTCCGGAGGTAATCTCGTTCCATTTGGTCTGACCGAAGAAGAAAAACATCTTTTGAACATGTTCTACAGAGATTAAAAAAAGGAAAAATCTTCTTATCTTTCTATGTATGGTCATGAAAGATTAATAGAACTGTTATGTCAACCAACGAAAATATTCCAATTAAGAGGCCCACTATTGCCATTCCCGACTTTGTAGCTAATGCTGCAACTGTTGCTTCCCAAAAACAAGAAGTCAAGTATCCAACTGAAGTTGTTCCCCTACCAACGAAGGGTTGGTTTTATCCCGAAGGACACCCATTGGCGACCGGGGAAATCGAAATTAAACAGATGACGGCTAAGGAAGAAGACATTCTGGCCAACCAAGAACTAATCAAAAAGGGCAAGGTATTGGATAAACTTCTCGAATCGTTGCTGGTCAACAAAGATATCAAAATTTCTGACATTCTAGTGCCTGACAAGAACGCCATTTTCATTGCCATTCGTAGATTGGCTTACGGTGACGATTATCCTGTAACCATTACCTGTCCTCAATGTAATGCACAAAACAAGGTGAAGATTAACCTTGCCGAACTTAACTCCAAACCATTCAATTTTGATGAACACCAAAAGGGTGTCAACTCATTTGATTTCAAAACTCCATCGGGGATTGATTTGACCTACAAACTTCTTTGTCAAAATGATGAATCGGGAATTGAATCGGAACTCATCCAACTCAAGAGATTGTCAAAGGATTCTTCTTCCGACCTTACCACCCGACTCAAGTTTTTACTTACTTCCGTCAACGGCAATTCAGATAGGGCAGCCATCCGTAAGTTCGTTGATTCACCGCAACTATCCGCCAAAGACAGTCTCGCTTTGAGAAAACACATGAGGGAACACAATCCTGATATTGATATGTCATTCGATTTCAAATGTAGCGAATGCACATATGAAAGGAGAAGTGATGTCCCGATTGGGGTTTCCTTTCTATGGCCTGACATTGACGCCTGAGGATAAGTTTCGGATTCATCAAGAAATCTTCCACTTGGTTTACAACGCCAATGGTGGCTTCACCCACGATGAAATCTATTCCATGCCGGTGTTTCTTCGTTACTTCAACATCAAAATGTTGATTGAACAGAAGGAAAGGGAAGCCAAACAATCGAGTGATAGTAGAGGCGAAGATGGCCCGTCGTCAACCCCAAGGGTCGCTCCGAAACCAACGGTTAGCAAGAAATGACCTATTTCTTTTTGGAAAAGGTGGATTTTACAATTTCCCACCCCACCATTAACGCTGCACCAATAACGAGAAAGATGCCTAAATCTTTCGCATGTTTTTTCAAACCATCTTTGGAAAAGTTTTCTTTCCACGTTCCAAACAGACACGAATGGAAATAAAGAACGATGAGGGCAACACCCAAAACGATTCCAATAAGTTGAAGTAAAGCTAACATAGTCATATTATACATCAACAGATTCGTTTGTCAATCTTAAAAACGGCATCAAATCCTTCCACTTCCCACTATTTATAGATAATAGAAAACCTGTATGGCATCACCAATACCAACATTAAAAGAAGAACTGGAACTTTCACGCAACATTGCTGAGGAACTTAACAAAATTGTGGATTTGAAGAAAGACCCCGCCCTTCTAACCCAAGCATCAGCGGTTTTGAGCATAGAACGGAAGATTTTGGCCACTCAAAAAGATGCGTTGGGAAATCTCACCGAAGAGGCAAAACTAGAGAAAAAGGTTTTAGATGCGAGAGCAACCATCATAAACCGGTTGAAAACAGGCAATGCTGTTACAAATGATTCGTTGGTAAAAATGATTGAGGCTAAAGCCAACTTGGCGGCCTTCACCAAGTTACAAGCAGACAATCTAGCTAAAACAAATCTAGTAAAATCGGGTTGGATGACGTTAGCAGGGAATACTGGAATTGGTGGTGTATTAACCAAAACAAGAACGTTGTTCGGATTGTTAAAAACAAATCCAATGTTAGCTGTAGCTACAATAGTCTTGGATTTGTTCAAAAAGATTTTTGAGGTCTTCGTAAAACTGGATGAATCCGCTTGGGAATTTAGAAAAGCGATGGGTGCAACAAGACCCTTTACTCAAAAAATAACCGAAGATGCAAGAGCGGTCGCAGTTGAATTTGCCAACATTGGAGTAACTGCAAAGAATTTTTACGATTCACAGATAGCTGTAGCGAGTGTGATTGGAACGACTCGTGGTGTTACTAAAGAGTTGGGTGTTGACATGTCTATCATGGCAGCTCAAGTTGGTATTGCAGAGAAAACTTCTGCTGAGTTTCTAAAAACGATGGGCATGGTCGGCGGAACTACGATGGCGGCTCAACGAAACATGTTGTTGTTTACCCAATATGCGTCAGATGTTTCCGGCACAAATCTGGGTGAAGTAATGCAGGATGTGGCAACTGCATCAGCAAACAGTTTGAGGTTCTTGTCACGAACTCCAATTCAACTCATAAAGGCAGCAATTGAAGCGAAAAAATTAGGAACGTCTCTTCAATCCACAGCAAAATCCGCCGAATCGTTGGTAGATTTCCAAAAAAGCGTCGTGGCCGAAATGGAAGCATCGGTATTGATGGGAGAATCGTTGAATCTTCAGCGAGCTCGTGATTTAGCCTATGCTGGGGATAATATTGGATTACAAAAGGAGTTGTTGAGACTTGCAAAGGCATCTCGTTTTGACGAACGTGATTTGTTTACAAAACAGAGCATCGCGGTAGCTCTCGGTAAAAGTGTGGAAGAAGTTCAGGCTATGTTGTTGGCAGATAAAGAACGAGCTGAAATTGAAAAGGCTCTAAACAAAGACCCGGCCTTAAAAGCTCGTAAGAAGTTACAGGATGATATAGCTAAGGCTACCGCATCTCAAGCTAAAAATTATGGAGAAATAGTTCGTAATCAACTTACAGCTCAAGCGAATCAAAGTCGTTTGACTTCAATATCTCAATCGTGGAATAAAATTGTTATGCAGTTAAGTGAAAGATTTCTTCCATACATTGATGAGATTCTTGGTTTTGTTGCCAACAACCTTGGTACTATTTTGGCCCTAAGCATTCCAATTGCTGGTGTTTTTTCTTTGATGGGAAAAACTCTGTCGTATGTAGGCAAACTTGTTGGTTATATTGGAGCGGCAAAGAATTGGACGTGGGTAACAAATCTCGGACTTAGGTTGACAAGTATCGGAAGTAAGTTTGGAAAAGCAACGGGATTTGTTGCCAAAATGAGTGGTCTTACATCCGGAATTCTTAAAACCCTTGGGGGTTGGGCTGGTAAGATTTTCAAGATGTTGGCCCCGTTATTCTTTGTCATCAACATCTGGAAAGAGATACGAAAGATATTGAATGACCCCGTGTTGATGGGAACGAAAGGGTTTCTCGCGTTCAATGGAAAATTGATACTTAGAGCCATCGGTGCAGTGGTCAGAGCGTTGTGGACGACCATCAATGATTTGTTTTTCGGTTTGCCGGGAGCCATCGTAAAAGGTCTTGCTTCGGCGGGCAACGCAATATTCGGAGCATTGGCACAACCGTTTAAGGATTTTTGGGCTTGGCTTGGAAAATGGTTTTTGGGTCAATCTCCTAGTACCCTTGGCTTGCTGATTGTCAAAGGATTGGAAGCCGTTCAATCCATGCTTATCAATCTGTTGGTATCACCCTTCAAAATGGCATGGAATCTCATAAAAGAGATACCGTTTGTTGGTGGTCTGTTTAAGAACATCGGAACTGCGGTCGGGAATATTGTAAGACCGACTGTTACGGCTGATAAAGTTACTTCGGCTCCAGATTCGGCCATTAGAGCCAACGACATCAAATCAACCATCATTCCATCCAACGAAGAAGTGTTGAAGAAATTGGATATGGTGGTTGGAGCGATTGATAAATTGACGGCTGGATTTGCTAGTGGAAATTTAAGAGCGGTCGTTAGTATTGACGGTCAAAGAATTGATGTAGCCACCGGTAGAGCTTTAGAGTTCCGAGGAGCGTTGGTGTAATACTTATTGATGTATGAAACAATTTACACGAAAATGTCCTAATTGCCCAAGAATGTTAGTTTATAGACATCGTGGGCATTACAATGACGCATGTTCAAAAAACAGAGTATGTAATTTTTGTGCCAACAAACAAATAGCTATAAAGAGAAAAACGAATATTCAATATATTCTCGGTCAATCTTGCGCCCAAACCAAATTTTATGGTAATGAAATGAATCGTCAAAAAACTTCTCTGTTAGTTAAAAAAGCAATGCACAGGCCAGATGTTCGGAAGAAACATATAGATGCGTTGTTTGCTTCTAAATGGTTAAAAGTAAAGTGTGATGTTGGTCAATTGGAATTGTTAGAAAAATGGAATAAATTGGGGTTTAACTTTGAACCAAATTACTCAATTAAAACTGAAAATGATTTGTTTTATGTTGATGGTTACGACCGTCGAAATGGAACGGTCTTGGAGTTTGATACTAAATATCATTTTGGGTTACAACAAAAGACAAAAGATTTGTTAAGGCAACAAAAAATAATCAGTGTCCTAAAGCCAAAACGGTTTTGGAGATTTAACTCTGTTGACCGAATGTGGAGCAATATCGTTTAATGAGAATTGACCAAATCAACTCAGTCGTAGGATTCCCTGAAAAGGTGAAGAATGTTCCCCCGAACTATCCCACCGTTCCGGGTCCGGGCAAGATTAGTCTGTTGTGGCAATATAACAAGGAAAACTTGTGGCATCGTTTCTCGCCTTATACCCAAGGGGATAACATCTTTGGTGTCTTTCCAAACAAGCAACCATTCATCTATCGTTACCCCGACGCAGCACAGAATTCTGCATTCAATCGTTTGCCGACGATTGCCAAAACGTTGGCCTCCGCTGTAAACATTCCCGAAGTCATAGATGATACAGTACGGGTGGCAAAGTTTACAGTTTCCCCACAAGGAATTCTTTACAATGCTAAACAGTTCGGTCTGCAACGGATGAATCTTTTTGATGAAACTCGGATGTATAATCCACTTTCTCCAATCCTCGCCGTTGTTCAATCGGCCACTTTGGGATTGGGCGACCATCCACGCAGACATATTGAAGGAAACATTCTAACCGGCATAGTAAACTCCTTAGCGTCAAGTATTGGTATCAGTTTTGAATCGGGCTTTGCAACGCCTCAAAGCACAACCGATTACGGAAAATCAACCACGGATACGGCCACGTCAGTTCTTTCCAAAGAAGCCATCGGTCAAGCTAAAGGTTTGATTCGTGGTGGTGGAGCGAAGTCAGCTACCACCAAGTTTGACCTTAAATGGAAAGGTGGAGCCGTTCCATCGTTGGGGTTACAAGGTTTGTTTGAATCCATTAAAGGAACGTTTCAATCTTATTTTGGGGGTGCTCCAAGTCAGTCAGGTACCAAATATCGTGGTGATGATGCTAGTTACAAAATCATGCGTGACAGCAAAGGCAAGTTGGATTACTATGACAAGTATGGAAGTGTTGTTGCTTTGACTGTCAAGTATTACCCCAACGCTCTTTACAAGAAGGATGCGTCGGGAACTTCAACCATTCAAACCATCGTTCCATTACACACCGAGTATTCCACCAGCCGTAGAAAATACGAATCCAAGTTTGACGATACTCAATCGGAACGAATTGCCCAAGTCAATACAGCTCTCCAAAAAGTGTTGGACAGATTCAATCCAAAACTGAGCGTCACCTATACGGCTGAAACAGATATCAATTCCAAGTTGATGTCGTTTCCAAAGAACACTCCTGATTTCATGGGTTACAATAGTATTGACCCTATAAAGAATAATGCCCTACTTGAATATGACCGAGTAAGAAACACGCCACGAACCGTTGACCGTAGTGTTTCCCCAACCAATACCATTCGCATGGCAACCAGTTTTACATCGGATGCTTTGAATCAAATCGGTGTTATCGGGAAGGATAAAAAGTTTGCTGCTAGTAAGGAATACCCCAACTACACGGAATACAAACCATACGAAGACGACTTGATAGCCTTCTTTTTCTATGATGTCGTTAATCAGAAATACATTCCGTTTCGTGCCACCGTCAAGGGTATCTCCGAAGGCGGCACCGCATTCTGGGATGAACTTCGTTTCATCGGTCGGGCTGACCAACTGTATTCCTACAACGGATTCAGTCGCACGTTGTCATTCACCTTCAACATCGTGATTTCAAGTCTGATTGAGTTGCTACCGACTTGGAAGAAAGTGAACTACATGGCGTCAGCGGTCAAACCATCAAACTATACCACCGGAGCCAAGTTTGGGGATAACCGCTACAGTCGTTTCATTGTGCCACCGATGTTTATGTTGACCATTGGTGACATGTATAAATTTCAACCGATTGTCATTACCTCCATCAATGTCAATATTCCAGATGATGCTGCATGGGAAACCTTGACCGAACTTAATTCTGAGAAGTGGTCATACTTGAACGGCATCATTCGTTCTCCTAACATCGGTAAAAAGTATGCTCAGTTTCCAAGAGAGGCAGAAATTGCTATTTCGTGTAATCTGCTTGAAAAGGAACGAGCGGTTGTTGGAGGTTCTCATTTTGGACATGCTCCTACATCGGATACGGATTCCAACATCTTTGTCACAGGGAACGAACCATATTTGCCTAATGTAACACAATTTGATGCTGCAATAGTCACAACCGAGGGATAATCATGAAACGATACGAGTCAACACCAATGATGCAACGATTTGATGGAAAACGAGTTTACACCACAACTCAATATCCACAAATCAACGCAAGTCCTAGTGATACTATAGTCATATCCAACGAAGGCGACTATTTAGATTCACTCGCCTATAAGTATTACGGCGACCCTACGTTGTGGTGGGTCATTGCGTTGGCAAACAATCTCGGCAAAGCTCGGATGAGCGTGCCGCCCGGTTTACAACTAAGAATTTCGGCCAACATAAACGAAATTTTGGTCCAATTTCATCAAATTAATAAATAAGTTATATGAACGAGTTTACAAAAACATGTCCTAAATGTGGGAGTGAACAGACGTATTCATATAAACGTTCGTTTTTGGTTGCTATCAAAAAAAATTCATTATGTTGGAATTGCTCATCTAAAAAATCCTCAAAAGTTATTGACCGGTCTTTATGGAAAACCGAACAATTTAAGAATAATGCTAAAATAAAGGCAAAAAATCAGTGGAAAGAAAACAGAGATAAAATGTTAATGATATTAAAATCTTTGAGTTATAGAAAAAAATGTAGTTTAACTCATAAAAAGATGTGGAAAAATAAAGACTATAATGAAAGAATGAGAAAAATACATAAATCTGATGAATATAGAAAAAAATTAAGAGAAAGAACTTTGAATTTTGTTAGGTCAAAGATTAACGGAAAACTTATGTCTTATAGTAAAACTGCTTGTGATTTTATAGATGGTTTGAATATTAAAAACGGTTGGAATCTGAAACATGCTCTGAACAATAATTTTGAAGAACATCAAGTAGCAGGTTATCTTTTAGATGGTTATGATAAACATAAAAATATCGTTTTTGAATATGATGAACCATATCATTATGATGTTTTTGGAAATCTAAAAAAGAAAGATGTGTATAGACAGAATATTATATTGAAAGAAATTCAACCGTTTGAATTTTGGAGATATGATGAACAACGAAAAAAATTGTATAATGTAATTTCTAAAAAGGAATTAACGTAAAATGTCTGCTCCAATCATACCTTGGCAACCCAATAATATCCCGTCAGAATTACAATCTGAATTGGAAAGACGGAAAGTGAATCGTAGCTTTTCTGCCGTTTCAAATCCGAACGCCAGTTGGGGTAAATATGGTGACTGGAACAAATATCGTGGTCCTATGGTTTCGTGGATTCGCATGTGCTCTAATAGTGGTGGGCCGGTTGATGAAAAAGGACAATTCAAAAATCCACGTTTTGTGTTCAATAGTGGAAAGGGTTTCTACAAGACCTACGGATTTAATCAACCAACGCCTACAAACCCAGCCTATCAAGTTATTGGTTACACTCCCGGAATTCATCAGGGTGATTCTGGAGTTCCTCACATTATTGATAATTCTTTAATAACTCCAAAGGATGGGAATTATCCAATTCATGTACCGACTCCTGAAATATCCAGAATGGAAGCCATAATACAGAAGGAATATTTCCGACGTGCTACTGTTGAATGGGTGTGTTTTTCTTGGAAACAGTTGGAATACATGACCCCATATTTTTTGATACCGGGAATCACTGTTATGTTGGAGTGGGGGTGGAATCACTTTAATCCCATTTCATTAGTTCCCTTATATGATAGATCAGAGTTGATGGATTTGTGGGAAAATGCTTCCCCACTCTATACTAACATATTAAATTCGAGAGGCAATTACGATGTTATCTACGGCACCATTAGTAATTTCAATTTCAACATTGAAGGAAACAAAATTATCTGTTCAACCGAAATCACTTCCAAAGACCGTTTATATGCTGGTATTGCTAAAAACATGTCTTTAATAATCAATAGCAACACCGACTCAAAGAACGATACTTTAAGTGGTAAGTTTAAGAGTCTCAAGGAGTTTCTTTCAGATGATGCTACATGGAGACTAATCAAAGATTTATCAAATACAGCCGACCCACTTACAAAAATAATAGGGTTGGCGGACAAAAATCCAAATTACGTTATTTGGAAAGACATTTTAACTCCGTTATTGTTAAACGGAGGCCCCGATGTTATTGGAATGCGAACCCCTTATGTTCACGGAGTATTTTCAGGAAGGCCACCAACGGAGTATGGTGATTTTGGCAGTCCTGTTGCTGGAGATTTTGATAAACCTGTTCAAGATAAGGGTATAAATAACCTCTGGATTAACATGGGGTTGGCGATAGAAATACTCAACCACTTTTCCAAGTTGCCCGGCGCTGGCCCGAAACCAATGTTCACAGTTGACATTATGAACACGGTTATTGGTGGACATCCAAATCTGATTTCGTGCGATTCCCGCGTGCTGATACCCAACGCTCAGGCTCCGAAATATCACTATGGGTTGTTGGGAAAGGCAAAATATGGTTCAACTGATGGGAAGTCCGATTACAGCAATCAATACATTAAAGAAATCCCAGCTAATACCAAGGCAGATGAAACATTACGAACGACGATGTATCAATCGTTGAATAAGGTATGTTATAGAAACGATTTGGATGCTCCAATAAACATGATGCGAAATTTTTGGGTTCCTGTAAAGGGGGCTGCACCGGGCTCGTGGGCATTCCCATCGGATGTGGAGGTTCAACTACCAGATAGTCCAAATGGTTTGTCCGGCAATTTTGTAGAAAAGGATTTTTCCGGACTTCTTTCCAACATCTATATTAGTTGTGAAGCTTTCAAAGACTCTGTTGAAAAGGGGTTGACGCCGAATGTTACGCCTGCTACATTTGTGGAAATCTACAAAGACATACTTCAACTTCTAATGGATTCGGTTGATGGGTTTTGGGATTTGGTCCTCGTGGAAGTTGAAAACACCATGACCATTACCGACCGAAAATACGTTGGAAACTTGAAAAAATTGCGTAGTGGAAAAACGACGAATGACGATTTGATGTATGTTTTTGATTATGGAGATGCTGATAGTATCATCAAATCAATCAAGTTCCGACCTACATTGAATAACGCGGTTGCAATTCGTTCTATGTTTGCAGGAGCCAATAATAAGGATTCTAAATACTCGTTTATTGATAAAGATGACTCTATATCGTTTGGTTATAGGGATGCGATAAATGCTCCGCCCAAACCCAGCGCCACAGACCCATCAGATGATATTGAAAAAATGACGACGGCTGCCCATCAACGTGCCGATTCGGTTGTATCGGTTCAGACTCTTAACCAAGCCGACAGTGATGATGGTTCACTACAAATGACTTTTTACGATTCCACAGTTCCACCGTTTAATTCGGCCGACCGAAAAGGCAAAAAAGAAGTCGTCAAGTTGGTTTTGCCCGGAGCTGATGGAAAACAATTGTTAAGACAAATGTTGGATGACAAAGATGAAGACAATAATCAAAAATATTGTGCGGTTCAACCAAACATTACATTGGAGTTGACGCTTTTGGGTATTGGTGGTTTACGAACGTTCCAATACTTCCTCATAAAGAATCTACCGGCACCATATAGTCACAAAAATATCATATTTCGTATAACAAATGTTACTCAAAGCCTTGAATCCGGTAATTGGGAAACGATGATTCAGGCTCAATTCACTCCCCTAAGAAGTTACATCAAACGCAGAGTTCCCGGTCCAAACAAAGATGGTTCGTGGCCAGAAGATGATTTCGAACATCGTCAACGTGTTGTTAATGAAGTACTCGGAAATCTCCGAAGTAATAAAAGTTGACAATTTCAGTAGAACTCGTATCATAACGTGATGGTGGAGCATTCCAATCATTACACGAATTTCCTGAAAACGGTTACAGAACACGGTAAAGACCTTGTGTTGTTTGTCGTCATGCTTGACCATGATGTTCATCCGGTTGCCAGTGAGGTAACGGCAGTATTGATTCGGGACACCGCTACAAAAATTACCCATCACTTCTCGTGGAAACATGGCGATGAAGTTGTGAACATAACCAAAGACCGTTTCTGCCAAGATTTATCGGCCCTCAAGAATCGGAAGTGGGTCTTCGATAAAAAGTCGTTCATTCAAACGTTGCCCATTACCAACCTTCTGGATGTGAATTTGTATAAGTTGTTGGATGACGGCACGACCATTGATGAATCCAAGTTTGAAACATTGGCTCACCGAATAATCTATCGCACGTTGTCGGGAACCAAAGGCTTGAATAATGTCGTTCCCATTCTTAAACATCAAGAAACGTTTGATGCCATGTGTGACGAGTTTCGTCCGGGCGAACTAGATGATGGGTATTTGAAAGAAAATGATGTCATCATTGAAACCTTGGCCACCTTGGAAAAAAATGGTATCCACATTGATACAGACATTTTCTCCAAATACTTCGCAGCCAGAATACCGTTGCCCAACACCGTTTTCAGTCAATACAACATCTACACGGCCACGGGCCGCCCGAGCAATCACTTTGATAATGTGAATTACGCCGCGTTGAATAAAGACAATGGGGTAAGACAGAGTTTCACATCCCGCTTTGGTAAGTTGGGCAAGATGGTGTTGGTTGACTATTCCGCGTTTCACCCAAGAATCATCTGTCATTTGATAAAGTTTCCCCTGTCTATTGACGTTGACATTTACAACTACCTTGGGGAAATGTATTTTGGCAGAACGAAGTTGGGCAGTTACGAATTGGATGAAACCAAGAAGATGACGTTCCGCCAGTTATATGGTGGGGTGGAAGAGCAGTTTGAACACATCAAGTATTTCGCCCGTCTGAAATCCTTCATTGATACGAATTGGAAAGAGTTTCAAAAGACGGGCCGTGTTTTGACGCCCGTATTCAAACGGAAAATCACCGACAAACACGTTCTCGACCCCAATCCGAGCAAGTTATTCAATTACATTCTCCAAGCCACCGAAACCGAAATCGCTATTCCGGCTTTGGCAGCAGTCAACAAATATTTGACAGCTAAGAAATCCAAAGCCGTCCTTTACACCTACGATTCTATTCTCTTTGACTTCCACAAAGATGACGGCTCCCCCGTCTTGAATGACCTAATGACAATTATGAAGATGAACGACCGCTTTCCCATTAAGGTCTATCTTGGAGAAAACTACGATTCAGTGTCTCAGATTTACCCTTAATTTTGGGATTTTGAAATATATTTATTACTGTGATGAAGCATAGTATTTTTGAAAAGGTTTTGAGCAGTGTATCGTTAGACCCACGTATTGAGAATGGAACATTTTCGATTGAGGAAGACATACACATGGAGGTATTGCGTGAATACTTCGTTAAGAAGGGCATTGCAGAATCCTCCGTCATTGAGTTCTGTAATAAAGTTCTGGAAGGAAAGTATCCCGAAAGACAGGCTTACAACGCAAAAGGAATTCTCGTAACGTTCCCGACTCCTGAATACAAAGCGGATGCCATTAAACGTGGTACTCATTTTGAAGATGACCCAACGAAACAAGCCTCCAATGTGTTCGCTGATCAACCCGCGAGTGCCGACCCAAAGCCTGCCACGGCTCCCCAACCAAAGGCCGATACCAAAACGAGTTTGCCAGTATCACAAGCAGCCACCCCTGCGGCTGAACCAGCCGGCCCTGCCACACCGGATGCTGCACCCCCACCAGCCGAAACACCAACTGCCGCAACCACGGCGGCGCCCCAACAATCTACCGAACCAGAAGAACCGCCTATTGAACCAACTGAGTTACCACCACCAGAACAAAAGTCGCAAGCTGAAAAAGAAGCTGACAAAAACCTAATCAAGAATATGTTGAAAGGTGACGACTACATGTTGGAACAGATTTGTGAATGGGTGGCTTATAGTGGCCCAGCATATTTGATTGAGCAGTTGAAGAAATACAAGAAATCATGAACGACAAGAGGCAATTACTCTGCACGTTCAGTAATGTAAAGTCATTCAAACAGACCATCGAAGACATCAAGAAATTCTACACCGTTTACAACAACAAGTTTTTTGTATTCACCAACGTAGCGTCTCCCGATGAAGTGTTTGTAACCTACAACATTCTGAATGTGGGTCGGGACTTTCCCAAGTTTCCGAACACGATTTCCATTCATCGTAAGAAGCAAACCAATACGTTGTACACTTTGAATGCAATGAATCAAATCATCAAGGATGAAAACGGCGGAGTCTTTGATAAGACGTATGTTATCGAATGGAATCTGTATAGTGACGTGTTGATTGTTACGGGCAACCCATCCATTCGTACCCTCCCAATTCGGCTCTTGGAAATTGTTTCGTAACAGACTTTTTGTATATCAGTGACTTTGGGAAAACGCTCAAATAAAATTACTTTTGGAGTTTTTTATACGTTGATTTCTGCTCGTTTTTCATTTATCCTCTTCTATGTATAAGGTAAGAAACGAGACTTAACTATTTAAAGTTAACGATTGGATTCTTACTTAAACAATTAAAGAGAAAGAGCTAATTATGGCACTTAACCTAGAAAAAATAAAGGCACGCCTCGCCTCCTTCGAGAAGAAAGGCAAATCCCAATCCAAGACTAAAGACACCATTTGGAAACCCGTCGCTGGTAAACAAGTTGTAAGAATTGTTCCTTACCAACACCAACCTGATGACCCGTTCATCCAGTTGAAGTTCCACTATGACTTCGCCGGCAAAAATTACTTGTCGCCCTCCAGTTTCAACAAGGCAGACCCCATCGTTGAATTGTCCGACCGTCTCAAGAAAAACAGCGATACTTGGAAGCAAGGTCGTGAAATCGAACCAAAGTTGAGAACTTACGTTCCGGTTATCGTTCGTGGTGAAGAAGAAAAAGGAGTCCGTTTCTGGGGTTTCGGCGTCCAAATCTATAAGCAACTCATGCAAACCATGAGTGAGCCAGATTACGGCGACATCACCAGTCTAACGGAAGGTTACGATATCCAAGTGGAGTTCAAGACCGCCAAGGAAGTTAACAAGGATTATCCTGAAACAACCATCATGGTGAAGCCAAAGCCACGTCCGGTCATTGATCCGACCAATCCAAAGGCCAAGGAACTCCTAGAGTTGATTACCACCAAGCAACCAAACATGCTTGACGTGTATGAAGTTCCAACTTACGAAGTATTGAGTGCTGCTCTTGAGGATTATCTCAAGAAGGCATCCCAAGGTCAGGAAGAAGAATCCAACGTGGTTGAACCAACCGAGGAACAGATTGCTGCGGCTACTGCACCGGTAAAAGCACCAACATCGGTTAATGTTGCTCAAGTAACAATTCCGCCCCAAGCGATTGAAGCAACTCCGGCGTCAATTGTTTCCCCATCAGCAGCCAAAGCTGCAACCGCCCAAGACCTGACGAAGGCGTTTGATTCACTCTTTAATACTTAAAAAGATTGATCAACAGTTAAAATAACTTGAGTGTTACCTCGTAATGGGGTAACATTCTAGTTACAATTTAAATTAAAAATATGTTATACGACTTTGTTATTTTAATGCCGGGGAATTCTTACACTCTATGTGTAAGTGAAGATAGACTTGAATCTACAGTCAACGCCATCATAGCAACGTTGAAAACTCCCGGCCACATTTTTCAAATAAAAGGTGAAAATCGTGAAACACAAATTCGTGGGGAATCCATTTATGGATGGTATTACAAACCACATGAAAAAACAGTTCAAGAAAAATTGTTAGATGGTATGAATAAAGTAATTGAACCTCCAGAAGACGATTGGAAAAAAGAATAATAAACTTATGGCCAAAAAAGCAATAGAACGCAAAACAACCGATAGGGATGAATTGTCAGACCTTATCGTTTCAACTCTCAACAAGTCACAGAAAGATGGTGCGGAAGTAGCGTGCTTCTTGGATGGTAAGGATGATCCACAAATGGTATCCGATTGGATTTCAACGGGGTCAACTCTCCTTGACTTGGCCATTTCAAATCGCCCTTATGGGGGGTTGCCGGTCGGTCGTATTTGTGAATTGAACGGCCTTGAAGGAACAGGCAAATCATTGATTGCAGCCCACATTCTGGCCAACACCCAAAAGATGGGCGGCGTCGGCGTCATGATTGATACGGAATATGCCGCGGCTCCGGCTTTCTGGACGGCGGTGGGTGTGGATTTGAAAACCCTACCCTATGTCAAATTGGTTACGGTGGAAGAAATCTTCACCAAGATTGAAGAAATCATCGGCGTCGTTCGTAAGTCAAACAAAGACCGCATCTGCACTATTGTCGTTGACTCGTTGGCTCAAGCTTCAAGTGCTTCGGAAATGGAATCAGAACACGGCACTAAAGGCTACAACACTCAGAAGGCAATCATCATCAGCATGGCCCTTCGTAAAATCACTGGCTTGATTGGGTCGCAACGTATTCTCGTAGTGTTCACCAACCAACTTCGTATGAACATGGATGCCAAGGCATTTGGTGACAAGTTTATCGTGCCGGGTGGAAAGGCAATGGGTTTCGCCGCTTCCGTTCGTGTTCGTTTGGGCAGTGTTGGTGCCATCAAGAATACTGAAAAGGTAGTGATTGGAAATAGTTGTAAAGCGGTCGTCACCAAGAATCGTATGGGGCCACCGAAACGATTGGCCATGTTTGAAATCCACTTTGATTCAGGTATTCAAGACCTCAAGAGTTGGATTGAATATTTGAAAGACAATGGTTTCATTTCAGGTACCAAGGCTGGTTGGACATTCAAGATGGCGTCAGGTGACATAAAACTTTCTACGGCGGAGTTTGTTGAAAAGGTCAACACCGATGAAGCTTTTAAAGAAGAGGTTTACATGTGGATTTGTAACAAGCAAATCATGAAATACCGGGACCCAAACTCCAAAATTGAAGAAGAAGTGTCGGTAGATGATAGTGTAATTGACGACGATTAAATTATGAAAACCTATACCTTTGAAGAATACATGAAGGGAAGTGGATTCACAAAAAAAGATTACGCCCTTCGTAAAAAATGGTTTTATTTGGGATGGAATACTTTGGAAAAATTGTTGAAACACGAAATGATTCGACTTAAAAAGAAGTAACATATGGACACACGACTAAAAGCCAAATTGGAAACCGCTATTGAACGAGTCATCAACGATAACTGTGAAGATGATTACTGGCAACATTACATTCACCCCGGATTGTATCGGCAAATGACGGATGCAGCGGAGTTGGTATTTGACTCGGCTCAAGACGCTCAAGATTACGCGGCCCGTGAGAATAGTTGATACCTTATGCCAATCAAACCAGAAACGGTGCCTCACGACCTTGATTTAACCGTCAAACTTCCAAATGGAAAGTCATATACTTACACCGTTGATTGGAGCACGATTGAAAAGTTTGGCAAGGATTGTATTTTGGAGTTTCACGATATTGCCGTAGAACGGGCACAGAAACAGAAGTGCAACTGTTACATTGGAAAGTTCTGCAAGGAACATCAAGGTGGTTGTGGTCGTCATAACAATCTTGAACCTGATAGTCACTGTACCTGTAACATACCGAAAGATGCTAAATGAAAGTAAAATTTGAACCACGAGATATTTGGGTAGGTCTTTATTGGACGACCAGCCGAACAACTACGTTGGAAACCGATTCAGAACGATACACGTTTTATGTGTGTATCATTCCCTGTTTTCCAATTATTTTTTCAATTGATAAGAAAATCCCACACAATTTAAGACATAAAAACTGGTAAATAATTCCACGTTTATTAGGAGTTTTGCCGTGATGTCTTTATATGTATTGACATATGGAAAACTTACAAAATTTAGTGGATGAATGTTATCGGCAGTTCATATCTGATGAATCTATAATTGGATTTAATGGATTGTTGAAATCTAAGGGGTTGGGAAGCAAACGAATCATCCGTCTTCGTAATCTCATTTATGATAAATACGGAAAACAAAATTTGATTGATGTTTATCGTCAACGTCTGGCGAAACTTGGCGGTCATTCTACGTTAGGACATGAAGTTTCTAAAGAGACAAAACAAAAAATACGTGAATCAAACATTGACCATTGGAAAGAAAATGATGATAGGCGGAAATTGTCTCGTAGGTTGATGTTGGATAATTGCGTTGGAAAAAGTCAAACGCCCGAGGTAAAAAAGAAACGAGTTGTTTCACGACGTAAAGGAGGCGGTTGGAATCCACATTCTGTTGAATCAAAAGAAAAAATGTCTCAAATTTTTTTACAGAAGTGGAAAAATGGAGATTACAACAACAGAGTTAAATCATTTTCGAGCAAAGGTCAATTAGAAGTAATGTCAATTGTAGCGTCTTTAGGATTTGACGTTGAAGATGAATATCTAATCAATGGCAAACCATATGACATACTTGTAAAAGGAAAAAACCTAATTGTAGAATTCAATGGAACATATTGGCATTTGGACCCCCGACGTTACGATAAAGACCATTATGACAAAGCAAGACAAATGTATGCTCATGAAATTTGGACACGAGATTTACAAAAACTTGACGTAGCAAAGAAAAGAGGATATAATACGGTTATTGTGTGGGAACAAGATTGGAATGATTGTCAGGATAAAATCGGATATGTTAAATCACTTTTATGTTAAATGAATCAGATAAATCAAAACTTTTTTCTATTTGGGAAAATCTCAAATCGGAAAAGAAGTTGAATCAAGAAAATGGGCTATCTGCTTCTACAAAGAAAGAAGTTTTGTTAATCGACGGGTATAATTTGTTCATCAGGGCTTTCGCGGCCATCCCGACGCTCAATGAAGACGGTTTACATACTGGAGGAATGTCCGGCTTCCTCAAAAGTGTCGGACATGCTATCAAACTTCTCAAACCCGACCGTTGTGTAATCGTGTTTGATGGACCGGGTGGTTCAATAAAACGCCGTAAGATTTACCCTGATTACAAGGCTCACAAACACACCAAGGTTCGTCTCAATCGCATCTATGACGATTCCGCGTTAGGTGATGAAGAAGCCAGTTTAAAAAAACAACTTCAACGGTTGGTCATTTATCTCCAAGAACTTCCCGTCAATATGATATCTTTGGATAATGTGGAAGCGGATGACACCATCGCCCATCTTACAGTTGATTACTTCAAAGATTGGAAGGTCTATATCATGTCTTCGGACAAGGATTTTCTCCAACTGGTCAATGAACACGTTAACGTTTGGAGTCCAACCAAGAAACAACTTTACGCTGAAGCTAACGTTCTTAACGAATATGGGATGATGCCTCAGAATTTGGTGCTCTATCGAACCTTGGATGGTGATGATTCCGACAATATTCCAGGAATTAAAGGTTGCGGTCTAAAGACCGTTTTGAAGGCTTTCCCCTTCCTCCGAGACGAAAAGGCTACTTTACAGCGTTTGTACGACCATGCCGTAACGAATAACGATAAGTTAAAGGTCTATTCCAATATCGTTGAACACTGGTCGGATGTGTTGCGAAACCACGAATTGATGCAATTGACAGATACTCAACTCCAAACTTTCGCTCAACTTCATGTCAAAGACGTGTTGGATAAGCCCCTACCAAAATTGAATCGGTTTCAGTTGGGTAAGATGATTGCTGAGGATAAACTATGGAATAACATTCCCAATTACCCAACATGGATAAATGAATGTTTTCAAAAACTGGATAGTTTCATAAAGGAATGAACAGTGGCACAATCATCCAAACTGAAAACCAAGAAACAACTCGCCGAATGGAAAGTCGAGTTATCAACCAAAGTTTCTTCATATTGTGGACGACCACTCACTAAAAGACTAAGAATCAAATGGGAGAAGAATCCACAAATCCTCGAAGCGGTGCCGATGCGAAAGGTAGCTCTCGTATCCGTAACTACGAAAAACGAAAAGCCGCCAAAGAAGCTGTTGATGACCCGACTATCAAAATCACGACCTTCTGGGAAAAAATCGGTAAAGATGGTTCGTGGGAAGAAAAAGAATACCATCAGAAAATCAAAGAAGACATCCGCAGATAAACGCCGGCGTCCTCTTCGTTGATTCGGTTGGTTAGCCTACCCAGTTTTTCGGTGGCTTGGCATACTTCTCAGGGAAGCTCTGAGGAAGATTTACTTTGATGTTATTGTTGAATGGAACGCCCATTTCAATCAACGATTCACGACTGGCGTAGTAAATGTCGAGTGAGTGAGCCAGACAACCTTTTTCAAAGTTGACGGTATGAACTTTGCTTTGTTCTTTGCGACCCCATTCGGTGCCCATGTCAAAACTTTTTGGTTCCGGGGACGACAAATTCATCGCTTTCATTTTGTTCGATGAACGACTTTTGGCTCCGCTACTACGGAGGCAACTATTTTGCATGGTGCTTCCACAAAGCCCGTCGGAAGAATTAGAAGAATTTGCAGCGGAGGCCATGAAGTTGACGTTAGCCGTATATGATGTGCCGCCATTTGATGGGTTACTGATTCCACCACATATGGTAGTTCCCCACATAGGCCAAGGAGACTGTGGAATCGGTGTTGGTGAAGGTATATTCCAAGTGACTATTGGAGTGTTGTAAATCACTATTGGTTCCTGTTCGTAAAACAAACGAACTCCAATGACACCACAGTTCATCTCTGAACCATCGTTCTTTGATTGAGCGTAAGTTTTGCCGTTGAATTTGTAACCGAATTTGAACATGGCCCATTCATCGTCTGAGAAACGGAAACCTTTGATTTTCTCGGCGTGATAGGAGTCGATGATGTAGCCCGAATCAGCTTCGGATGCGGTTTTGCCGGTTAAAACGTTCAGCCCGTCAACGGCTGCTACGGCAAGAATACGTTTGTAATAATTGTTTTTAATTTCAATGACATATTCAGAACCTTGTTTGGCTTCGATGAATGTTTTGTTTTGGAATGAAAATTGTTTACAACGATTTCCATTGACGGTGATATTTATATCGTAGGACATATGTTTTACCTTTCTTTAGTTAGAGTTAAAGACTTGGCCTCTCATACCGAGGATTTCAGTCTGAGAATATGTAGTGGGTTAGAATGAAAAACGTGGATTTTATATGATAATAGATGAAAAATATTTAGAAAGAGAGTATTGCCAAAACGGATTGAATACCAAAGAAATATCAAAAAAGTGTAATGTAACTCAGAAAAAGATTTGGTATTTAATGGTTAAATATGGAATTCCAAGACGTGGCAAATCTGAAATTGGAACACATGAGTTATGTAATCATCGATTTGGAAAACTTGTTGTGATTCGAAAGGCTTCGATGGAAGAGTGCCCCAAAAAAAATAAAGGGACGTATTGGATTTGTAAATGTGACTGCGGCAAGACTGGAATTTTTAAGGGAAATAGTATGTCCAACGGATATACGAAATCATGTGGATGTTTATGGAAACATGCAGCATATGAAAGAATTTCTGGAAGTTATTGGTGGGGAATTAAAAATGGTGCTGATAAACGTGCGTTGGAGTTTAAGATAACTCAAAAAGATATGTGGGAATTGTTTGTTAAACAGAAACAAAAATGTGCATTAAGCAATGTTGATATAGTGTTTGGAAATGGTTTGACCAGAAAAAATCAAACCGCTTCGATTGATAGAATTGATTCTTCAAAAGGATACGTGGATGGAAATGTAAGATGGATTCACAAATCAATAAATCAAATGAAGATGGATATGACGGATGCGGATTTTTTGAAATGGGTCAATACGATTGCTTCATATCAATCACGGACAAATTAAAAAAGGTCGGAATGGGTATAAGAAGTTTACTTCTGATGCCCGTCGTGTAAAGTACCCTTTAACAACAAACAAAATCATATGGATGAAATAGAAACAGACACACTTCAAAAATTTGGCGGCGAGTTTCAAAGTAAATCAATATCGGCTCTTTTAACCGATAAACTTTTTTTAGAACAAATATTTGATATCCTTGATTCGGTCTATTTTGAATCGGATTCGAATCGGTGGATAATTGATTTGATAAAAGAGTATTTTGTCCAGTATAAATGCGCACCCACGTTTAACGTATTCAAAGTCAAACTGGATTCGGTTGATAATGATGTCTTAAAGGCATCCATTAAAGAACAATTGAAGGCGGTATATCTTCGTATCAATGATACTGATATTGCGTTCGTTAAAGTTCAGTTTTTGGAATTCTGTAAGAACCAGAAACTCAAGCGTGCTATTTGGGTATCAACTGACTATTTGAAGCTGGGTCAATACGACAACATCAAGAAAGTCATTGATGAAGCCATGAAGGCAGGGTCGGAAAGAAATCTCGGACACGAATACTTTCAAGACGTTGACAAGCGTATGAGTGAAATGTGTCGTGAAAGTGTCAAGACCAATTGGAAGGTAATTGATGACTTGTTGGATGGTGGTTTGGCTAAAGGCGAACTTGGCTTCGTGGTTGCCCCTGCTGGTGCTGGAAAATCGTGGTTGCTATCGAAGATTGGTGCCGAAGCCATGAAGAACGGAAAAAACGTTCTTCACGTCACCTTGGAATTGAATGAAAACTATGTCGGACTTCGATATGATAGTTGTTTCACAGGCATTGACTTCCAAGACATTCGTAATCATGTGGATACCGTCAGGCAGAAAATTGAAGAAGTCCCCGGTCGTCTGTTCATCAAATACTTTCCCATTAAAACAATAGCTCCAATGGCAATCAAAATGCACATTGATCGTATTCAGATGTTGACGGGTATTAAGATTGACGTGATTATCGTTGACTATGCTGACTTGCTAAGACCGGCGATGGCAGACAAAAATGCCAATTCCTATAGCGAGGCTGGTAGTGTCTATGAAGAATTACGAGCTGTAGCTGGTGAACTTCAAATTCCAGTTTGGTCAGCGTCACAAGCCCACCGGGGTGCTCACGAGGCGGATACTATTCAGGCCCATAACGTTGCCGATTCCTATCGCAAGATTATGACTGGCGACTTTGTGTTCTCGTTGTCACGTAAGATGGAAGATAAACAAGGTTCAACTGCACGTATTCACGTAATCAAGAATCGTTTTGGTGCCGACGGAATGACTTTCCCAACATATTTCAACTCTTGCAACGGAGATATTCGGGTTTATGATCCTGAATCTCCCGAAGGTATTGAAGTTCAACAAAAATTTAAAGATGCTGAAGATACTGGTAAAGACGCGATGCGTGACCAATGGAACAAGATGAAAAAGAATCGTGGTTTTGTTGACGACGATTAAAATGATAGACGTTTTTTCCGGTACCCAAACAAAAGCGAAACGTGAAAAAAAATTTACTATTGTGACTGTGTTTTAGAAAAATGATTTTCTAATTATCCCTTACGAATAACAGAATCGATTTATGAACTACTATGAACGTTAACGAAAAACAAATAGAATCTAAAATAAAGTTTACATTTGAAGAAGCATACGAAACATCCAAACAATATTTCAATGGAGATGAAATGGCCGCTAAAACATTTCTTGATGCAAATGCGTTGAGAGATTTGGATGGAAATTTGTTGGAAAATTCTCCTGAAATGATGCATCGTCGCATGGCAAAAGAATTTGCCCGTGTTGAAAAACAAAAATTTAAAACTCCTTTGTCAGAAGAAAAAATATTCTTTCTATTTGACAAGTTTAAGTATTTGATTCCTCAAAGTTCTCCCATGACTGGAATAGGTAATGATATTCAAATACTTTCATTATCTAATTGTTTTGTTACCGATTCTCCTAAAGATAGTTATGGCGGAATTTGTCGAGTCGATGAAAATATTGCTCAGCTTTCAAAAAGACGTGGCGGGGTAGGAACTAATTTGTCAAATCTTCGCCCGTCAGGTACCCCAACTACTAATGCCTCAAGAACTTCTACAGGAATTCTTTCGTTTTCTGAAAGATATTCTAATACAATTAGAGAAGTTGGACAAAATGGTAGAAGAGGAGCGTTAATGGAAATGTTAAATATTCATCATCCTGAATGTGTTATTATACCTGAAGCAACTGATATTTCGTGGACAAAACCTGAAGAGATCGTTATTAAAGGAAATAAAGAGCGGGGAGAAAGGGATATTGTTACTCTGTCATGCTACTATAACCCAAACAAATTAGATTTTGTTTCTATGAAATTGGATAGAACAAAAGTTACAGGAGCCAATGTATCCGTAGCGTTGTCTAACGAATTTTTGAATGCTGTAGAAAACAACACTAATTACGAACAACGATTTCCAATAGATTCAGAAAATCCAAAAATACGAAAAATTGTTAATGCTAAGAATGCATGGAAAAAAATCGTTCATATGGCTTGGCAAAGTGCTGAGCCGGGGATTATTTTTTGGGATAGAATGATTAAATACAATGCAGTAGATTGTTATGAAAAACAGGGTTTTGGAACGATTTGTACCAATCCCTGCGGGGAAATTCCTTTGTGTGCCGATGACAGTTGCAGACTAATGGTTGTTAATTTGTTGTCTTTTGTTAAAGACCCATTTACCAAAAAATCATCATTTGATTTTGATTTGTTTAATGAATATGTTGAAATAGGACAACGATTAATGGATGATTTAATTGATCTGGAAATTGAAAAAGTTGACAAAATTATTTCCAAAATAAAATCCGATCCTGAAGATATATCACTAAAACAGAATGAATTGGATTTGTGGAAACGTGTAAAAACAAAAGCCGTTAATGGAAGACGCACGGGATTGGGTATAACTGCATTAGCCGATATGTTAGCTTCTTTGGATATTAAATTCGATTCTGATGAAGCTATTAAATTTGTTGACGATGTAATGATGAAGTTTAAACATTCCGCATTTAATTCTAGTTGTGATATGGCAAAAGAATTAGGGACATTTCCAATTTGGGATTGGGAAATTGAAAAAAATAGCGAATTTTTACTTCAAATTAAATCTGAAAATCCTGACTTGTACAAGAAATTTTCAAAATATGGAAGACGTAACATTGGGTTGTTAACGTTGGCCCCTACAGGAACTCCAAGTATATTTGCCCAAACAAGTTCTAGTGGAGAACCCGTTTATTCTTTATCATATACACGAAGAAAGAAAATTAATCCCGGAGACAAAAATGCCAAGGTGGATTTTGTAGATGGAAAGGGAGATTCGTGGCAACATTTTACTGTGTATCATTCCCAACTTAAAAGGTGGATGGATATAAACAATGAAACCGATGTTAAAAAATCGCCGTGGTATAAATGTTGTGCCGCTGATATAAATTGGAAACAAAGAGTGTTACTTCAATCAGTAATTCAAAAACACATTGACCATTCTATTAGTTCAACTGTTAATTTACCTCATTCTGCAACCGAAAATGAAGTAGCGGTAATTTATGAAACGGCATGGAAGAATGGTTGTAAAGGAATAACTGTCTATCGTGATGGTTGTAGAAGTGGCGTTCTTATATCTAATATTAACACAGAAGCTCCAAGAATAGTTAAAACAACATCTCCAAAACGACCGAAGGAGTTATCTGGAGAAATTTATGCTGCACACTACAAAAAGGAAAACATATATGTTGCGTTGGGATTTTTAGGGAATGATTTGTATGAAGTGTTTACCGGTGTTAATTTCAGAAATAAAATTGAATCAGAAAAAGGAAAAATTGTAAAAGTATCACATCAAACATACTCGTTTATTACCACCGATGGCGAGGAATATCATCTAACCAATGGTCATAGCGATGATAATGCAGATGCGTTAACACGGATGATTTCATGTGCGTTGAGACATGGTAGTGATATAAGTTTTATCTGTGACCAATTATCAAAAACACAAGGAGATTTAATGACATTTTCAAAGGTAATTTCTCGAATATTGAAAAAATATGTCAAAGAAAATTCTGTATCATCGGAAACGTGTCCGACTTGCAAATCAAAATTGGTATATCAAAATGGATGCAAGTTGTGCCTTCAATGTGGATATTCGGCTTGTTCGTAATTAACCAAAAAATGTAATACACTTAATTTTTAATACTTACACATTCATTTCCATATTTATAGGTGTATGAATGAGAAAAAAACATTAAATGATATATCACTCAAAGAATATTTTGAAACTCGGCTTCGTGATTTAGAAAAAGCGACTACGATTGTCGCTAGTAATCTGGAAAAATCTACTGCTATTGCTGCCTCTGCAATGGAAAGAAGATTAGAGGGAATGAACGAATTCCGAAACCAATTGAAAGACCAAACATCGACTTTCGTGGTTCGGAGTGAATATAATTCCACACTTTCGAGACTAAACGAAGACATTCGAGTGTTACGGGAATCGAAAGCTACAATGGATGGTAAAGCGTCTCAAATGTCCACCAATATTTCTACTATAATTGCTATTATAGGATTGATTATATCATTGGTTGGATTTTTCAGATATAACTTCACACCAGTTTCTTCTAATATGAATTTTTTACCAACACCATCTGTTCAAGGGGTTAAGTAAACGTAATTACGTTTCCGAAATGTAGTTAGATATATCACTTTTTTTATTTTTACACATTCATTTTTATATTTATAAATGTGCAACGTTTATAGTTGTATGAGTAAATTCAATAAAAAAAATATGTTTAAATTTATACGAGACAACTTCTCCTGGGTCAAGGATATTGGTATAGTTTTTTTCTTGATTTTGGTCATGTGGGCCAACTCTCACTATGTTACCGTTGATAAGTTTGACGCGTACGTTAAATCCAACAATGAAGTTCAAGGTCAAGTTAACAGTTCACTCACTTTAATTGATAAGACTTTGGCGTTAATGCAACAAAACCAAGTGGTTTTGATTGAAAACGAAAAACAAATTGGATTAAACACTATAAAAATTGCCGAACACGAAAGTATAATTCGTCAGTTGATGCAACTTCACATAGATTCGTATATTCAACTAGATATGGTTAAACATGCTGAACTGGAAATCCGTTTGAAGAATATTGAGAAATTACTCGAATCAAGTCGAACATCATTGGAATCACAAAGGCGACAACTTGACCTCAATACCAAGAAACTGGACCCATAATTTTAGTTGACAATTCCCCAAAATTGGTTACAATGGTGTCATGTCCGTAGAAAAAGAGTTTTTCAACCCCACAAAGATTGTTGTCCGTGAAGTAGAAAAAAGCCTTGCAGAAGACATGATTGTGAAGAATCACTATTCTCACAAGTGGTCTTTGTGTCAAGTTGCCTACGGAATTTTCTTTGTCACCGATGTTGATTGTGTATTTGTTGACGCCAAAGAAGAAAAATACATCGGTTGTATGGTTTTCGGTCAACCTGTTGGGCGGTCTGCCGCTGAATCCGTTTCTGAACTGATAAAGGTTGATGAAGTATTTGAACTGACTCGCCTGTTTATCCACGACGGCTACGGCAGTAATATTGAAAGTTATTGTCTCACCAAAGCTCTCGCCTTTATCCGCAAGAAATTTCCTCACATCAAAGCCGTTATTACCTATGCCGACAACGAGTATGGTCATCACGGCACGATTTATCAAGCCTGTGGGTTTCATTACCAAGGCAACTCGTCACTGGCTTTGATGCCCAACTTTTCAATCTCGTTGGTTGGGCCGCCTTACAAGTGGATTCACTCCCGAACGGTCACTTCCACCTACAATTCCTGCAACATTGAGCATTTGAAAAAACGCATCGGTCACACTTTCTGGCGTAAGAAAGAATCCACCAAACATCGGTATGTGTGTCTGCTGGGTAACAAAATTGAAAAGAAACGCATTCTAGCCAATCTTAAACACCCTTTTCAACCTTATCCCAAGAATACTACTTACGCGGACAACATCCAAGAGATAGTGGTAGAAAACCCCACCGAAAATTCCTTTTTTAGTTAGTTCTGTGATATTTATAGATTGACGAATCGTATAAAGTCACCATGAACGAGAACAATCAAAGTAAAACCGTTGTCATAGACCATGAGAATGCCTCCAAGCATAAGCGTGAAATAGTTGCCATTAATACAACCAAGTCATTTGAACAGGCGGTAGAACAATTGAAGAAAAATTCCATTGGCCCGAAGGTCGTTCAGTATGTGGATTCAGAAACGGGTGAAACCATCAAGGGGCCGCTGTATGACACAACCGAAGTAGGCGTTAATGTCTATGATATTGTGAAACATTTAAAGCCCGGCATCAGACAACAAAACCCAATTGAACCAACTCAGAACGAACCAAGAGATAGATTTCAGGAGAACCAACACATGAAAACCGAAAAACAAAAATTCCAATCCCTAGTCCGTGAGTGTATTGCTGAAGTCAAAGCTGAGAACGACCCACGTATTCGCCTGAAAGAATCTCTGAGGAAAGTTGTCCGCAACGTTTTGAAGGAAATTTCCACGGGCACTAAACCAGAACCGGACAAGGAAGAAACGGAAAAGGTTCAAAAGGGCTTTGCAAAGGATGGAAATGAGAGACTTGACAAGAACAACACCAAACTTTGCAAGGAGTTGGAAACGATTGTTCATGGTATCAACGCCGATTGGGATGTCTATTGGGATGACCGCAATGACTTGGTAGTGTCCGCCAACAATTTGTTGAGCGTTCGTATTACACCAAAGTTTGAGAATAACTTTGATATTGATGCGATGATAAAACTGGCTGACCGTATTCGTGTGATTGCAGTAACTTGGGAACAAGTCAAGGATTTCGTCAAGGCTAATTTCGGAACTTTGGAAAACAAAACGGATGCGGCCAAAAAGAAATCCCTCGACCACTATGAAGACCGGGACGTTATCAAGAAGGCTGCCGGCCCAATTCAAACCGACATCAAAAATCGTGGTGAAAAGAAAAATGGTGAAGATGCCAAAATCAAAGACACCAAACGGGACGATAAGAATTACAACGAGAAAGCCGTTTCCAAGGAAGAAGACCAACCCGACCAACCTTTGAAACAGGTAACGGAACCGGGAAAAGACCCTGATTCCAAGAACAAGAACATTGAGAAGACCCCTCATGTCAAACCACCAAAGATCAAGAAGGATGACGGAGCGGATAAACTCAAGACTGATTTACCAGCTACCAAGAAATTCCGTCTTCGTAAGTAAATGAAAGAGTCGCAAATCAAAGCCGCTATAACGAAAGTTTTTCTGGAAAGTTTGAATGAAGAACCTCAAAAGCGTTGGCAACCCCCAACCACACCAACGAAGACGTGGGATTTGGATGTTCCACAAAAAACATCTGGTTCTGACAAGTTACAACCCCACTCTCCAAAATGGCAGTATGAAAACGGTAAGAAGTGGGGTGTGAAAGATAAACTCTCTGGTGTAGAGCGTGAACTTGATAAATATTCGCCGTCATTTGTAAAAGGATATAAAGAAGTTCAAAGTCCGGGTTGGTGGACAAAATTCAACGATAAACTTACACAACTTCTTGCCCAACTCGGTTCGGGTGTTGGTAAATAATTCATCTTGACTTTCTATATTGTTGTGGTAAAATGTCCACAATGGAAATCGAAGAACTCACAAAAACGTTAAAGACTTGCGATACTCTCAAACCCACCGACTTGATTATTGATGGTTTGTCGTGGAAGTATTTGTGTCGGGCTGTTTTACGGGGGAAAAACATCATCCTCGTCGGGCCAACCCGTAGTGGAAAGACCAAAGCGGCTCAATCGGTTGCCGAGGCTTATGCCGAAACAAAAACCGAAGTTGTTTCAGATATAACTCTTTCTGAGTTAAAATTAAACCCCTCAATAAAAATACTGAAAGTAGAGGAATTTTCAGATGAAAAGTAATCTTGGAATATATTTATTACTGTCGTAGAAAGGATTGATATGATGGTAATATACAAAACAACTAACTTAATAAATGGAAAATACTATATTGGAAAACAACAAACTTACACAAAATCATATTTGGGGTCGGGTATGGCATTGCGTTGTGCCATTAAAAAATATGGAAGACAAAATTTCAAAAAAGAAATATTGGAAGAATGCCAATCGGAAACAGAGTTGAAAAATAAAGAGTTGTGGTGGCTTGACACATTAGATGCTATAAAAAACAAAAACTGTTATAATTTAGTCAGAGAAACATCTTCGAATAACCACCGCAGTTATGATGATCCCGAATACAAAAAAAGATTAAGTGAATCTCTTAAAAAAACATTAAGCTCTCCAAAAGAGAAGTTGCGCCTTAGCAAACAAAACAGCGGAAAAAATAATCCGATGTATGGAAAAGTTAGAAGTGTTGAATTTAGAAAAATGGTAAGTAGATATCAAAAAGGGAAACATCTGTCGGATGAAACCAAAGAAAAATTAAGAATTAGTCATTTAGGAATTTTACCATCTGTTGAAGCTAAAGAAAAAATGAGAGTCAGTCATAAAAAACGATGGGATACAATAATGATAGAAATGACTTTGAATGGAAATTTTCATGAATTTTTTAATAGATATGAATTTTTATCATTTATAAAAAATTACAACAGTAAAATTCCCCAGGGAAGGGTTCGGGGAATCGAAAATAAAAGAATCAGTTGGAAAAGAGCACTAAAAGGGGAATATTCATTTATAAAAATAATACCAAAATGAAATATAAAGTAACATATAAAGAAAATAGATTATTCAAATTTAACTGTGGAAGCTCACAAGACGCTCGAGCATTATTTATAGGAAATACATTTTTTTCAAAAGATAAAGGAACTTGGTTTAATAAATCTGAGTTTGTAAAAGCTATAGAAACTCCGAATTCTATAATTCTATTGGATGAACTATCAAGACTATCACATGACGGAATGAATATCCTGATGCCAGTTATCGACCCTACTCAAAGAACATTAAGATTAGATGAATCGGAAAATTCCTCGGTTATTCATGTATCATCTGGAGTAACGTTTATTGCTACGGCAAACGTCGGTAATGAATACACTGCCACACGAGTCATGGATAAGGCTTTGACTTCACGTTTCCCCGTTATCGTGGAAATGAAAGTGTTAGATGCCGACCAAGAGTTAGGTTTGTTGACGACGTTGTTTCCATCGGCGTCAACATCACAAGTGGATGATTTCAAAATATTGACCAAGATTTCTTATGATACCAAGAAACAATCCAAAATGGAAGAGGCTCGGATTACGAACTTCATTCCTACTGGCACCGTAGTCGAAATGGCAGAGTTGGTATTGGATGGGTTTTCTTTGAAAGAAATTGTCGAAATGGTTATCTATCCGTTGTATAGTGAGGATGGAGGAGCCGAAAGTGAACGTATCTATGCCAAACAGATTATCCAAAAATATCTGGATTTTGGATCGGCTAACGTAGCGTCACCAATCAATGACCCGGAGAAGAAAAAACGTGTCAATTTTGCATGAGTAAAGAACATCAAATCACATTTGAATCCACATGTCCGTTTTGTGGAGCGAATACCCAAATAAAGTATCCAAAAAGTTACATTGAAAGATTTAACCATTATTTTATGGTTGTTGACTCTTGTTGGTATTGTTGTAAAAAATATTGGTGGAGTAAAATTGGAAATTATGCTATTAAATCTGTATGAGTCAACTCCCCAATACATCTTCCTTTGCCGACTTCTGGCTGACTGACGAACTTGTTGAGAGACACGTTGACAAAAAGAAGCCAGCGGAATTCACTACCGACTTGATTCAATTGGCCAACTTTCGCAGGGTCATTTCAAACTACGTTTGTATTCTTACCAACAAAAACATCGCCGTTCATTTTTCTGATGATGGGCGGGACATGATGAACTTCACCGATGGTGACGCGGTTTGGTTGTCGTCTTCGGTTAGACGAAAAACCGATTTCGATTGGTCGGTTGGTATTGCTCTACACGAAGGAGCACACATTCTGTTGAGCGATTTCAAGGTTGTTAAAGCAGCTTTCATTCGCACCCCGCTTCCCATTCCATCATCGTTACGTGACGCCGCCAAGAAGAAAAACATCACCACTGACCAACTAGCCTATCTCTGTAAATGGTTGTTCAACTATGTGGAAGACCGTTACATTGATACCTACATCTTCAAGGAAGCACCCGGCTACCGTGGTTATTACAGTGCGATGTATAAGAAGATGTGGAATAGTGAAGCCATTTCCAAGTCGTTGAAATCCAAGGCATTTCGGATTCCTAATCTGCGTTCCTACGAATATCGTGTCATCAATCTGACCAATGCCGAAACCGTTTTGGATGCTCTTCCAGCGTTGCGGCAGATTGCCGAAACATTGGATATGACGAACATCCTCCGTCTTACCAAGACTCGTGAACGATTGAATCTAGCTTACAAGATTGCCGAAGTCATCATATTGAGCCTTGGGAAACTCAAAAAACAGAAGAATGATGGAACACTCAAAAGAATTCACGACATTTTTGAAAAACATTTTGAAATGACAGGCAAACCATCGGACAAAAAAGATGGTAAATCATCCAATGAAAAAGGTGGAGACGGAAAATCAGAAAACCCAAAGGAAGACGAACCGAACGGGGATGACCCTGCCGACGTAGATGTCGTTATCAACAAAGCAGTAGCCAAGGAAATGAAGAAGGCGGGCAAGCCAATTGATGACGACGAAGATGAATTTGAAGATATTGACCCTGATTCTCCCGGTGACATTTCTGATTTGTCAAAGAAACAGATTGAAGACATCAAAAAGGATTTCAAAAAACAACAAGACATGTTGAAACATGACTACCGAGCCATCAAGGAACACGTTTCCAAGGCGGAAAAGTCAATGTTGGATGTTATTGAAAAGAATGGTATCATTCTTGTACCAACGGGCAAAAGCATTCCAAAAGCTGGTGGTGGAAACTTTTCTCAACCCGCTGTGGATTGTATCGTGGTTCAAAAATTGACCCGTGAACTGATTGAGTCAGGCCGCTCAGTGTTTCCAATGGTCGCAGTAGAAAAGGCACCCGGAAACGAATTCAAGGCTCCTGATGATAACGATGTTGCCGTCTGTAAAGGGGTCGCTTTGGGTCGCTTACTCGGCAAGAAACTACAAATCCGTGGTGAAGTCAACATCACCAAGTATATCCGAAAACATTCAGGTAAGATTGAACGTCGTTTGTTGGCTGGTATCGGAGCCGGAATGGAAGACATCTTCAATCGCACGGTGACTCACAAATACAACAAGGCTAGACTACACATTTCGGTGGATGCGAGCACGTCTATGAATTCTCCTGACAAATGGTATCCTACGATGACATGTTTAACCGCTATTTGTGTCGCCGCTTCAATGGTTGACAATTTGATGGTGTCGGTATCCTTCCGTTGCACCCACAGATTATCGGATGGAACGGAACTGCCGTATGTGGTGTTGGCTTATGACTCCACCAAGGACAAAATCAGTAAAGTGCGTCAGTTGTTTCCTTTTTTGACACCTTCTGGTTGCACTCCCGAAGGTTTGGCATTTGAATCCATCATGGATAACTTTATCGTAGGTAAGAAAACCGATGAACAGGACCATTATTTTGTAAACATTTCAGATGGAGAACCTTATTACATGTTGCGTTCAGGTAATCCCAAATATCGGTCGGGCTTTAATTACACCGACGCCGTTGCGGTTGCTCATACGAAACGACAAGTGGAAAAGATTCGTGCTCAAGGGGTAAAAATTCTCAGTTATTTCATCAATTCAAATCAAACGATGATGGACATGTGGTTTAATAGCGGTTATCTCAATCCAACATCATTAAGTCGTAAGGATACTTTACGTCGTCAATTTGAAATGATGTATGGACGGGATTCCGTATTTATTGACCCCGTAGATATTACGGCATTAGCGAAAACACTAAATCAAAGATTTTTAGATGATAAATGATTTCGAGCAAATATAAATCAACTAATAAAGAATGGAATTTCAAAAAAACAGGACTTGACACAACTATAAAAATGTGGTACAGTATCAACAACATGTGGGAGAAACAACTAACAAAGGAATTATGAACGATAGAAAAACACAACGGAAAAACAAGACAAACTTAATAATGAAATGGCCCCCCAACGATGACTATTTTGTTATTTCACCGGGATATGATGACTCAATGGCCCATAAAGCTTTGATGACTTTGAATCCAGATTTCATTGAAATAACTTTACGAGTTCGCCTCAAGAAAGAAATCGAGGAGAAGAAAACCATCGTGGAAATTGGATGTAAGAACACCGGCTTTGGAAGACCAATCAAAGCTTTTGTCATGTTGCCAGTAAATCAACTTGCGATGGAAAAGGCAAAAGCGGATGGCATCATGTTGAATTCACAACCTGTATCAATTATTCATGTAACCTCACCAACCTCCGTTTTACAAACTTCTGTTACCAACATCACTAAGCCAATTACCGTTGTGGCGTAACGCTTTCCACATATGCCCAAATCAAAATCGGCATCCGAAGGCGTTTATGTCAATGTCAAAATTCACGGTGTTTATGATACTGTGAAAAAGAAGGTTCTCAGGGTAAGCCTTGACCCTACGGAAATTGATATGGAGTTGATGTTAATAGGTGAGAATCCCAACACAAAGGAGTGTGTTATGGAAGTAACCCTTCTGTTGGATGGGGTTGGAGTGAAGTGTTAGATTTCTCCTTTTTTCCTTGAAACATCATTTTCTTTTTGAAAGAAACTTTATCGGCCATATCACGTTTGTAGTAAATGACTGTAATGTGGGGAGATAGGTTACGAACCATTGAATCAACTAAATTACGACTACCATATGCTACTGGCATATCCATTTCATCATCAAACAGAACAAACTCCGACGGAGAACGCTCTAGGTAATGATATAAAATCTGTTTAGGATTGACACGCTTAAGCTGCATTGGTACAATATAAGTATGGATGACCCACTGTTAATGTTGTGTGGAGTTTCAGGTTTATTTGACTTTGAAGCTGAAAAGAAACGATTGATTGAAAACCTTGATTGGTTCAAATCAATGTCAGTTGAAGCATTCACTTTCTACAAGAAATGGGAAGAACTTCAAGAAACGGACATCTGTGAAAGTGGAGTGGTTAAGGCTCAAATCTGGACGCCACTTGATTTACAAGATGAAAAATACACCGTTAAAGAAATTCAAGAATTGAAACCACGAGTGGTTGGAGTCAATACTCCCGAACTTGACAAAACGTGGCACACACTTCGCAAATATAGTCACTCCGCAGAACATCACAACACGCCGGGTCGTTTCATGAAGTTTCTGTTGGTGGATGATGTATCCGGTAAAATTTTGGGATTTACTTCCATCGCTTCAGAAATGCCGGCTCTCAAGGGTCGGGATGAAGTCATCGGAGTCAAAAGAGACGTGTGGATGGCTAAGGATGGTAAAGGCACCAACAACCATTCCGTCCAATGTCCCTGTATCGCTTCAACTCAACCCCTCGGTTACAACTTCCTCGGTGGAAAACTCATGGCTACTATGTTGACCACTTCGACTGTTCGTGACGCATATTTTCAACAATACCATGATGTCCTTGTAGGAATGACTACAACCAGTTTGTACGGTGCCGAGTCAATGTATAACGGAATCAAGTGGTGGAAAGGTGTCGGTATTAGTGCTGGTAAAATCTACCTCCAACCATCCCCTGATATTTACGACCGTTGGCATGAATGGTTGAAGAAAAACAAGAAAGATGTCTATCTTGAAAAGATGACTCAGAAAGAAGGTATCTCGGGCCCAGTTACCTCGGCCAAGATGCGAGTCATTAATATGATTTTCAAAGAAACTGGAATCAAGTCATCAACTTACCATCATGGCTACCAACGCGGGTGTTATTATTCCTGTTTTTACGAAAATGGTTTCTCTTTCCTTCGTGGTGAGATTGATGAAAGCCAGTTGGTGATGAAACCACTTTTCAAAAATGATGTTCAGGCTGTTTTGGATTGGTGGAAACCGAAAGCTATTAACCGATACAAGAAACTTAAAGCTGAAGGTCGTTTGAATGGAGAAAAATTGTTTTACAACAACGTCAAAGGTATGACTTATGAAGAAGCCAAGAAAACGTTCTCTGGTGCCGTGGGTCGTTGATACCGAACACATTTTGGATTGGGTCAAAAATAGTATGCCCGTCAGATACAAGATGGAGAAGTGTTACTTGAAAGAAGTCAAGTTTGAAGAAATTATGATTTTTAGTGTAAAATCGGGCAAGTTTTTACATGTGGATATGGAAGACATAACACTACTTATGTAATATGGGCAGAACTTATACTAGAAATAAAGGTTACAAAAAAGACCGACGAGACATTGCTTTCAAGAAAAGCAAAAAGTTCAAACATTGGAGCGAAACTCCACACCACAAAATCAATCCATCCCATCAAGGTTTGGATGTACCTCCGGTTGGACCATTAGATCACATTCAGATATGATTGTCGTATCTATCATCCTAACCATTACTTTAGCCGTTTACATTTGGTGGTCACGTAAGACTATCAACAAAATTAAAAGGCGTCTCATTCGGATTGACGGAGATATAAATTCTTTACATCAGAATCAAAGTGTGTTACTATCAACGTTGAATCAGATTTATAGAGAGTTACGAACCAATGAGCGTCAAACCAAAAAGAACTCGAAAGTCCTCAAACGACAAATCCATGTCGCCGGAACAAGACCAAAATCAGAAGGGTCTAACGTTATTTGACCACATTAAACAAATTCAAAAGTTTCAAGACCCTGATTATTTCGATAAACTTACCGAGACGGACTTAAAGACATTTAACCATTTCATGATACTTCGGGGTCTATCCATGAACCCTGCTCTGTTGGATGATATTGCGACATTGTTTCGTTACTTTGACAAAATACCATCACGGCAGTTTTACTTGTTACTTATCTCTTTGATTCCATCCGAACATCCAAAGGCATTCCACCCTTGGATTAAAGCCACCAAGAAACACAAATACTCCACCGGTCTGATTGAATTGGTTATGCAAAAATTCGAAGTCTCTCCACGAGAAGCAATCGAATACGCAAACATTTTTTCACAAACCGAATCCGGCAAGAAAGAGTTGTTTGATATCTGTCAAGGTTTTGGACTCACGGACCGAGAGGTAGAAACCCTTATGTCCGATGACGACGAATAACAAACAGATAAACGTAATTGGTGTGGCGGGCTATGCCCGTTCAGGCAAAGATACCTTCGTAAAGGTAGCTTCAAAAATTCTAAAGAAAAATGGATACACAACTTCAACGTTGTCGTTCGCTCGTGGTCTTAAAGATGACCTCGACCCTTGGTTAAAAGACAAGTATGGTATCAGTGCATGGACGGAAGATACTGTCGAGAAACATCTCATCCGTCCTTTTTTGGTTGCTCATGGTTGTGGAAAACGTATTCAAACCGAAGGTAAGTATTGGATTGATAAGGTAGAGGAACAAATTCAAAATGGTATAACGTGTTGTCAAGAAGTAGATGAAAAACACGTATTCTTTATTAGTGACGTTCGCTTCCCAAATGAAGAAAAATGGTTACATGAACAATGGCATGGCTGGTTAGTTCATTTGAAGAAATATAAACTGGAACCTATAGATTGGGTTTATGGATTGAATAAAGACCTTTATAGAAGTTATGATACCGCCCCTAATGAGGAAGAATCTAAAAATGACCCATTAGTAATGGAAAAGGCTGATTATAAATTGGAATTGGAAAATGTTATTGAAAGAGAAGCTCGAAACGGTAATATAATTATCGTGGAGGATTTGGTGGATTGTAATTATCTCAACGAAGAGATAATGTTATGCCTGCTGAAGTGTCCTTTTTTGACGTTGACTACACAAAAGTAATCAAGACGCCTGTTTTTTTGGTGGAGTGTTCGACACCCGACCAAAACAAGTTATTCCGCAATACGATTGACACATATCATTCGTATGTTAAATATACGGATAGTCCGACTCGAAATATTCGGTGGTTGATTTACGAAACGGTCACAGGTAATCATATTGGAGCAATCGGGCTTTCATCAGCTACGGTTGCCATAGGGTGTCGTGACACTTTCATAGGTTGGAATAAAGAATCTCGAATGAGAAATTTGGGTATGCTGGCAAACAACAGCCGTTGTTGTTTCATTCAGAAAAACATCACGTTGAAGAACGCTGGAAGTCAGGTATTGAAACAGTTGGGCGTTGTCGGAGCTAAACGTTGGGAAGAGAAATACAGTCAACCATTGATGTTGTTGGAAACTTACGTTCAGCCTGATCGGGCAACAGAATACAATGGTAAAATGGTTCGAAACGGATCGATTTATCGGGCATCGAATTGGGTGGAAGTAGGAATGACTTCGGGCCATTCCATTCGTAAAGCACCATTAGCAAGTTGGCGTAAGGAAAACGGTATTCGTGGTGAATTGGCGAGAACTAATCCTCAAGAAGCAATGGAACGATATGGGTATGGGGGGAAAGAATATGTGGTTTCTAAATCCCCAATTAAAATAATGTTTGTCAAACCTTTAGTATGGAACTGGAAAAAGATTTTGATGGAGTGACCTTATGGTTTGTATTCCAACTGATTTAGTATTTGACCTTATCGATTCAAAGTAATGATTTGTTGTCCATCTACTGAAAAAGTAATGACCGAATCATTGGTTTTACTGAATAGTCTGTCTTTGTAGTTTCTGGCCTTACTAGCAAAGGCCACATACAAACCCCGACACTGAGCCTGTTTTGCAATTTTAGCTTCCACGGAATCGCATTGACACATTCTTCCAAATTCTTCCATACATACAATCAACGGAGCAACTTCTGGTGCCATATCCATCAACATATTGTTTCTAACAAAGTGGAAAAATTCTCCTGAGTTATTTATTCTCATTTGGCATGGTCCATCAAGAAGGTGATAAGATAATAGACGAACCAAGATGAAACACATATCAAAGGTAACAAGTAGATGCAACCTCCCAAGATACAAAAAATGATGGTCATCCACATGGATAGACATATTGGGCATGAAATCAAACGTGTGAAGAAGTTATTGTGAGTTATCCTAAGAAATTGGGGGTAAGTCAACAAATATGGCTCGATGAGTTTCTTGTCATGGAATTCTTTGAATTTGAAACGACGGCTTAACCCTAACAAGCTGCCATATTCAATGAACGCATCGGTTCTGAACCAGATGATTAGATTGAATACGATTAGACACGTCAGTGCGATTAACATACCCATACATATCATGTCAACTGTTTGGTAACGTCAAACACTCGAAACAATTCGTTTAGACAATAGGGGTCCGTTTTTAAAATTGGCAGATAAATGGATTTTTCGGCTGGTCCATTGGCCGTTATTAATAATCCTTCATAAGTTTTTAAGTTTCGAATATCTAATTTGAAAATATCATGTTCCATAATTCCAATTTCTCCACTATCAGTTAACACTTTGGATAGTTGAGTTAAAAATGGAATTCGTTCGTTAGTCAATTGTGTAGCATCGAACGACACCACAATTCCGTTACACCACGGTTCCGATAATTTCTTGACTCGTTGTTTTAAATCGAATGGAGTACCGGGTTGTATTTGTTGAATGTAATTTTCTATATTCGCATCACAATAAAGAGTGGAACACCACGGTTCAAGAATGCCTATTAAGTTTGGTGGACAATTTTTAATAACAAATCCAATATCATAGAGATGATTGATGGTGGGATAGGAAAATTCATCATTCTCAATCCAACTTCCCCATTTACGAATGAAGTGAAGTGAATTTTTGGCACAACAAAGTTTGTAGAAATGGTCATCCTTTTGAACCTTCTCTGTCCAACGATGCCCACGACAGGTGAAATGATAAACGAACGCATCACGACTCTGTTTGATGTTGTAACCTTTCAAAATGAACCGTTGAAAAATGTCGCTGTCTTCATACGGAAACGGAGCAAAATATTTGTCATGTCCACCGATGGCTAGAAAGTCAGCTTTATACATCATCCAAGGAGCGAAGATACCCTTCGTTACGATATCTTTGTTAATCACTTCCTGCTGCATATTCCTGACAAACGTGTTGAAGTCGGTATGTTGGAAGTCTTCTGCGTAAGTGCCAAAATCTTTGACGATTTTCTCTTTTCCGGGTGGATGTAACGGTGGTTCGATGCGGGTAGCAGATACAACCCCTTGTGGTTTAAGGTGTTTCAGAAGATTTTCAACATAGTTAGCTCCACACACCATGTCAGCATGAAAAATCGTAAATACCTCACTATCACATAGTTCCACACCTTTATCGTATAGAACGGTATGACCGACTTGCCGTTCGTCGTTCCGATAGTAAATGGTGTTGGAGTCACCCTTTCCACTTTCGCTATCAACCCACTCTTTTGTTCCATCTGTGGAGTTGTCATCCAAGATGATGATTTTAGTTTGGGGATAGTGCTTGCGAATGCTACCGTAAGCGAGTTTCAAATACGGTAGATTGTTACGAGTTGGGATGATGAAACTGACGTTCATTTGTTTAATCAAATTCGGTGGTGTTTACTTTGCCACTATATCCACATTTCCAACATTCAACACCAGAAAATTTTCCTTTGACGGTTTTTGCGGTATCGCATGGTGTTTTACAACGTGGACAAATCGGACGTTTCTTGGATGACTTCTTTTTCATTTGACAACTTCCTTTGCCCACAACGACCAACATGCTCCTGTATTTGGGGCTAGGTTTTTGATGTAGTATTTTTCATCTTCTGGTAAATTATTGTAATCATAATACCAAGGAATGTGGCGAGCCACATAGTTTCCACCAGTTCTAAAACATGTTCCCCCACTACCCCATTTGGCAATCGTACCCGGAGAATAAACGGCAAACGTAGTATCAATTGGATGGGGATAAAGTAACATTTTTTCACCTTCCAAAGCATCTTTCCAATACATCGTTTCAATATCCAACATTTTTTTCTTGTTGTAGAAGTGGTCAGGAACATCATCAATCTTTAACCCAAGACCTACTTTGTGACGACGATATTTGTTGCATATTTCTGTTAAATCTTCAACAAATCCAACGGGAATTTCAGAAACAGGAACAATATCACTATCCGTCAAAATAAAGTTGCCTGTCATCATTGGATGTAAAAACTCGGGTATTCGGTGAGTGTATGCAAGACTATTCACACTATCAATACCCGTATCAGAAGTTGTATTGTTGAATATTTTAGCTCCCGATACTTTGTACCAATTAAGTAACTGTGGATAGGTTGATTTGTTATCAACGATAGTAATGTTGCAATAATTCCTTTTTTGGAGAAATTCAACTAGGTCCTTTAATGGGCCCAGTCGGTCTTTGTTCATAATGAATATTGGTATGTCATTCATAGGTTGATTCCAAATAACAATGAGTGTTTCGGATTGGTTCCAACAAAAATGGGACATCATAATGTTTAGCCACATTTTCCAATCCACGTCTTAAATGTTCAGTTTGGTCCGGGTTCAAATATTCTTGATGACACTCAACTATTAGGGTTGGTTTGTTTTGAATGAAAAAATCAATATCATCAAACAAGTTGTATTCGCCACCTTCAATGTCAATTTTTAAGCATGTTCTTGTGGTCAACCCTCTATCAGCATAAATTTTTCTGAGAGTTTCACATTTAACTGAAAATTTGTCACCGTCATACAAAAAACTAGTTCGACTCATTCCCTTTGGACATGCGATACACTCTCCCAGTTGAAGAGTTCCGTTAAAACTAGCCACGGCTACGTTGTTCAACTCCACATTGGAATAATTGTTCAAAATGACATTTCTCGATACTTCGTTGAAGGCTAAACTTTCCGGTTCAAACCCAATGACTCGTTCGTAGTGTTTAGCTGCAAAGAGAGTAAATGGGCCAATCCACGTTCCAACACTAACAAAAGTATGACATGAAAAGGCATGTTCTCTTATTTTTCTGTAGTTGTATGCTTCCCATTCTGGATGTTTACTCCAAAATTCTGGACAAATGGTATCATCTACCACTTCAAATTCGGTGTCGTATCTTTTAATCTTCATGTTGTTTCCGTATTTTGTGAATCCATTCATCAACATCCTTGGTGGTTTTCCACTCCAATAATAACATGGATTTGATACAGTCGGAACTACTCTCCATTCTATCACCCGGCCGAGCGTCAACAAATACGATATTATCCGAAAACATTTTAGCAACTTCAAGGATGCTAAATTGTTTCTTGTTGTTCAACTGAAATTCTTCGTTGCCTTGAAACTTCCAAGCCTTCATCAGACCACTAACAATGTCTTCAACATAGGTAAAACAACGTGTCTGTAATCCGTTACCACAAACGGTCAGTGGTTTCCCCTGAACATATTGCTTTTCAAAGATACTCACAACGGTTTCATATCCGTTGTCGCAGGTGTCTTGATATGGTCCAAATACGTTGTAGAAATAACAAATAGCATATTTCAAACCATACCACTGTGAATAACACCGTATCAAGTCACAATTTTTGGCTTTGGTGAATGAATAAGGTGAATGGCCTTCGCCTTCTTTAGCGAACCGAGTGCTTGAACCAGCATAGACCAATTTTATGTTTCGCTTTTTACAGAACTCAAACACATTGAATGTGCCCTCGGAATTGGATTGCCAAACCTCTCGTATCTCTTTGAAGGAGGGAACAATCTTGGAATGTTCGCCCAGATGAAACACGACATCAAAGGGAGTATTTTCACAGATGGATGATATGTCTTTGGTATGACCAATCAAATACTCCACCCTCTGCTGATGGTTCTTCTTGTTACCTGAACAATAATTGTCAATAGAGGTAACTTCATGTCCCTCTTTTTTCAAGGCTATGATAAGATTGGTTCCAATAAATCCAGCCCCACCTGTAACTAAAACTTTCATGCTGATATGTGATTCATCTTGACATCTTCAAATCCTGATTTGGTCTTCTTAGCAATCTCATTCTTGAGAGCTACGCGGGTTTTGTTTGCTTCGCGGATTTTGATGGCTCGCCGACCGATTTCATCCAGACCTAGTTTGGCATCCAATCCTTTACGTATTTCCGATTCCATATCCCAAATCTTTCCATTGATATCATACAGGGATTTGAAGTAAAAGTCAAACTCAGAAAAGTTGAATTCAGCTACCCCACGTTCCAACCACTGAAATTCTTTAGCACATTGCGGTTCTCCGATACGTTCCATCTTCAATTTGGAGATGGACATTCTATCAATTAGTTCGGTGAGTGGATAGGGTATCATATTTTCTTAATTCCAATTCCCATTACGTTATTATGCGGTTCACATGCAATTTCATAGTCCAATTTTATTTGTGAATCTGTAATGGCTCGATAGACACTAAGACCCTCGTTGTTGGTAGTTCGTATGTCGTGAAAGAACAGAAGCTTTCTGGCCAACGGAGCATATAGTTGGATGTCTTTCAATACGCCATCGTATGAGTGGTCGGCGTCAATGAATACAAAGTCATAGTGCGGCGCTCGCTTGATGACTTCGGCCTTAGTGGATTCTAACTGAGAATTAGCATCTATCAGTAACCAATCACATACATCTTTGTAATGTTTTTCCACGTTGTAGAGTGGTTGATTATTTGGGTCTTGACTAATCATGGTTACGGTAGTATAAATCGGTTTTTTGTTGTGTAGTTTGCACCATTCAACAAAAGCAATGGCCCACAATCCCTTGTAAGCCCCAATTTCCAAGAAGGAGATAGAATCCGTATTTGGTAAATTGGCATCAATTAATTTCCACGTTTCAAAAAATTCATATGGTTTTTGCGATCCATCGAAGTTGATTTCTGAATAGGTTGCTTCGTTGACTTCAATTGGATGGTGAATCGTAGAATACGATGATACCACGTTTTTCTTCAACTGTTGGATTACAATCGTTTCTATTGGTTTAATGAATCCAACGTCGTCTTGTTGTGGAGGTTGCCCCCACTTTTCAATGAAACGTTGCAGGTTTCGTTGTTCAAAATTGTTTTGTTTGGGAGAACGTTGTGTTAAATCGTTCGTTGGAAAATGTCCATTTGAAGAGCGGCTTCCAAAATGATACACCACGGATTTTGAAGTCAAGACAAATTTGAACCCGGCGTTTTGCATCCGAATGAACAAATCCATATCATCAAATGATAACGGATTAAATCGTGGGTCGTTACCACCAATGGAATCCCAATCTATTTTACGAATTAGTCCCGAGACGCCTTCGCCTTTACGAATCTCAACATCGTTGACTTGGGCGAACTCTTGAGCATAAGAAATGAACGTTGCTTCATCAAAATTTTGAGCGTATTCTCCAAAATAGTCAACTGGAACTACTAACGTGCCGGGACGACTATCTTCATGAAATACGTTTGGTTGAATACGATAACTGGACACCCATACAGGTTTGTAAATATATGGTGGAGTTTGTTCTGTATGATGTTTTCCATGTGTCACAAATGCTTCCAAATCCCAATTTTTTGATACAAACATATCGGCGTGCAGGAACATGATGTATTCGGTTTTCACACGTTCCGCACAGAAGTTCATACCTCCGCCAATACCGTTAGGTATGTCGTTGTGTTCAATGTGTGGAGTAATGTTGTATTTGATGTAGTTTTCCTTTAACCACTCATCCGTCCCATCGGTGCAGTTCTCAGCATAAACGATGAAAGGTGAGTCTTTGAAGTGGGAGTAAGTTCGAACGGAATGAACCGCTAATTTCAAATACTCTAGGTTATTTGAAGTTCCGATACAAAAAGTTATTGGACTCATATTATTAAACATATTGTTTCAATTGGTTTGTTCATCTTAGTATTTTAATGGGCATCCCGCTGAGGATTGCATAACCAATCCCAAATAATTTTTGGAAAACGTTTCTTCGGTATAACCCATTTGTTTGTGTTCGTGATATTGGGGCAAATAATGAAAGACCTTGAACATAGGTTCAATTGGCCACAATTCAATGGGTTTCCGTATCAATAACCATTCCCCATACCATGAAAACTCACTAGATACAGTATTAACAAGTTCTTCAAAAGATAGATTGTTGGGTTTAATATATTCTTCTTCCAGAGTTTTCCAAACTGTTGCGGACCAAATTACTGGTACTGGGCCAAAGTCATATAATCGCCCGTTTCGGTCAAACAAATCCATTATTGGTTTCCGACATTCTGAAAAGGATTTCATCGGATCAAAACCAAGTTGTTGAACATATCTGGAAGTCCAAGAAAACAAATCTTTTTGTTCGTGCATAACCGTGTAGGGAACGACATTATTCAATGGAGTTTTGTAGTTTATCAAAAAATCCTTAATGTAGAAGTCTCGAATAAAATAGGAATCAGAATCTAACACTACATAATTTTCCGACGCATCTAATTTCCAAAACATCATTTTGATTATCTGTTGATTTTTCCACGACTGACAAAGGTTGGAATGGCTAATTTCCTGGTCGGTCACGAGAATGTATTCAGATATTCCAATAACATTTTTGAATAATTTAACATCTTCAACGGGGACGGAGAGGTAGAGAGGAATTTTGTCCTTATTGTGTTTCAAGATTGAATCAAACAGAATTTTGACTCTCTGAACATCTCCTGCATAAGATTTGCAATACAAAACGATTTTGTTAGACATTTTCGTGAGTGTAATTTATTGCTTTAATTTTGAGTTGGTTGGCACGATTTATCATATTTCGTTCACGTAGATAGTTATCTAGTTCCTGTTGAGCTAATATATTGTAGTTTGATTGGCTCGGAATTTCTTTTATTGTTCCATTCCCGATGTGAACAATAGGCACCCAATCACACACTGCAATTTTCCAATTGTTATCTTCACAAACAATACCTGTCACTAAATCCTGTATCCACCCATATTTGCTACCGAAGGATTTAATCTTTTCAGCGAATTGTCGTTTCATCAACGCACATTGATAATCAATGAATGGAACATAACGCAATTTTGTGGAATTCCAACAATGCATTGGTTTCCAAAAACATTGTTGTGGTATTGGTTGAATGACACAAGGAGAAACAATCATTAAATCTTCTTGTGAAAATAATTGATGTCTCAATTCTTTTATAAAGTTGTAACCATGAACGATTAAATCCGAATTCAACAAGGTGAACGAATCATATTCGGAGCTATCAATAAATAATTGAAGGGCCATATCCAACCCGCCACCATAACAGGTGTTTTCTTCCGCTCTATGAGTCGTATATTTACTGGTTTTGTTTGAATCGCTTCCGTTATCTATAACTATTAAATCATAGTCGTTACGTTCATGCGGTTTTAACATTTCATACAATGCATCCGTATAGTGAACGGTGTTGTAATGAAGAATTGCAATTAAACTTTTGTTCATATATTTATTTCGGTAGTTCACCAAGTTCCATTACTTTTTGACCCCGACAATCAAATACTCCCGCAGGTTTGACGAAAAAATAGTTTACTGCCGCACTAATTTCGTGTGGTATCCCGTTGTTGATGATGTGTTCATACATAATATTCTCAGCATTCTCTACCAAATGAAAAGGCATATTTGGGGACAACAATGAATACAATTCAAACACATCATTCATAGCTTCATTTGGTCCAAAAAAGATGATGTCATTGTATCCACAGTGTCCGGGTATAAACTGAATTTTCTCGGTGCCTTTTGTCATGTCAACACTGTTAACATATACATCAGGCCGGCATTTTAGAGTAAGATCATACTTGAAACCATTCTTTTTTTCGTGAGATTTCTTGAGCCGATTACAGTTCCACATTTTGTAAAACATGGGAACCACCTGATAGATTTCCGCATTATTTCGTGTCTTTAGACCTTCAAATGGTTTCTTCATCGCTTTGATATCTGCCGATGTTGAATCTTCAATCAACATGCCAGTTGGAGTGTAAACTTCTTTGATTCGGTCAATGTTTGCACGGTCGTCGGTTTCATCAAACCCCGGTTTATAATGTTCATGGTAAAGAGTGTTACCGATGTTTGTCCAAGTAGAAATGAATACGTCACAATCGTATTTGTCCAACACGTTTCGGCGTAAGCTTTGATGGGTTAGTTCAAATGTTCTAAGATGGCCGGATATACAGATGGCGATTTTCATATCAGATATTCAATGAGATTGTAGTAGTCAACACACTTCTTATTGTTGTGTAACGGTAACAGTGAGAACAACAGACTTGCTGTAAGATATTTCAAATATTCAAACTGTTCTCTCCCAAATTGTTTGATGAACAGTTCCTCAAAATACGCAACGTTTTGCTTGATGTAGAAAAACACTGGAGTAGCGTCGTTCAAAATGAAGTCGTAACCAATCAAAGACTGATACATCTTGGCATAGTCATAAAACTTATCACCGTAAATGGAAGTTTCGGCTCCTAACTTTCCTCGCATATCAATGAATTTCAACCTCGATACCGGATTTGGTCCGGTCAGAAAAATGTTGGAGAATACGAAATCTCCATGAATGACGGTTGTGACGCCTCTTTGTTCGTTTTGATATTCCACCAACTTGGCGTCTATTTTCTTGAATATTTCTTTGGAGTGAGGATATTGACTATAATCATACGCCGCATATCTACTTCTTAACTTGGGAGAGTAACTGCTGTAAATGTAAGGGTTTGAACCATCAGTAAGAACACTGTGAATTTCATTCAAGGACGAAAATAACATGTCAATGTGTTGGGGTGTAATCAACTTTAGACAATACATTTTGGAAAACAGATTTCCGTCAATCTTTTCCAATTCAAGATGTTCTGGACTCCATGATATGACTTTGGGGAAATACTTCATAAGGGCCGGTGGATAGTGAAGATAGAAGTGCATTTCTCCCGCTAGACCAGAGTTAGAAGTTTTGACCACGGTTTTATCCTTGACTTCTATGTGATTGAATGACCTTGGCTCAACGTTGTTGACATAAACGCCGGTTTCCTTTTCCAAGTTGTCAAACGAGTTAATGACCAAATCATCAATGTAAAAGTCGGCGTGTGGTTTGCCAAAATGCAGCTCGTCGTAAGAAATGCCAAACTGAGTCAAAGTATCGAGAGTTATCTTGCCCACATCCGCCAGTATTTTCCCAACGTTTCCTTGATGGGTCAACATACGTCTTGCCGTAAAGATAATTATGGTATGACCTTTGGATTTTAGATACTTCAAGAATTTGATGTTCTTTTCAATCGGTTCAACGGTAGTGTAATCGTTTTTGACCTTTGGATATGTAACTAACGTGTTATCCAAATCAAAACAGAACCGTTTCGTTTCACTGGTGTTGTTTAGTGAAAAATTGACGATTTGATTGGGTGTTCCAAGACATACGAAGTCGTCCAGAAGAACCTTAGTGGAATTGACTTTGACACCATCTTCCAAAATTTTCTTGTAAACGTAGGACACATACAACTCTCCCGATTCAATGGTTAGGCGTTCGCCATATTTCATGAACGTGTGTCCGTTGTCGAAGACGTAACAACCGATATTGGCACAGTCGGAAATCTTACGCTTCTCAGCAATATCCATGACTTCGCCTTCCGAATTCAGTTTGATGTAGGAGTAAATTGGGTTGGGGTCGTCGGTGGTGAAGTAGAAAATTTTGTTCTCAACAGGTCGAATGCTGGAGAGAATGTTTTTCTTCACGAAGGAATCTCCGTCATGAATTACGAGTTGTTCATCCAATAGTTCCTTGGGAAGTTTGTTTAGACCATAAAGAATGGTTTCAACCGGTCCATTGGTTTGAAATGGTAATTTGATGAAGTGGAATTTGTAATTGAATCGTTTACGCAGACGATCTTCCAAGCGATAGTTTTCCAATTCATTGTTGTAGATGATGGTAATGAAATCCTTGTCTGTTATTTTTAGATTCTCTATTACCCAAAAAATGATTTCCTTTCCTAGAACTGGCACCAACACCTTTGGTAGTTGGTAGTCTTGGTCTTTGAAACGTTGACCCTTACCTCCCAATGGAATAATGATATTCATTATGTGACCGTATGCCCTTTGTTATCAGCTTCGGTAAAAACCTGATTGTATCTCAAGTTGGTTTTAATCTGGGTTTCAATTGTCTTGTCGTGATACAAAGCCCACTCTTCTTCAGCGGGTAAAAAGCTATATTGTTTGTGACCCACGATTTTTTCATGTAGTTTCCTATCCCATTTGATTCGTGTAGTATCACGTTTGTAAATACGACCTTGATAGTCTGGCCAATTTACCACTAAACGATTTTCATAACTTGGTGAAGGCGTCAATCTCCACCCCCATTGTTTAGCATGTTCAGGTGTCACACCCCGAAAGTCGTTGATTCGTGGAACAAAAACCAATTCAACATCAGGATTTGATTGGATAACAGTTTTTAAGTTTTCTAACAATCCAATTGATGGCAATTCGTCTCCGTCACATTGAAAAATCCAATCTCCTGAACATTGTTCGTTACCAAAATTTTTATGAGCTCCGTAATCGTTATTCAACGAATGTGTTTCTAAATGAATATTTATGGGATTTTCATTTTTATAAATATTCACTCCTAACTTCGTTTCTTCATTGGCATTTGTATCAAAAAGAATGACGATTTCATCAATTGTTCCGTGGACATAATAACCGATTCGTTTTATCAAATTTCCTAATGTATTAGTTTCGGTGCTACATGTGATTAAATAAGACAATTTCATAGGGATTGTGATACCGGTGAGACTCGTTTTAATTTTGGTAAAACTAATTTAGTTTCGACGGAAAACTGTGGAACATATTTGTCAAGATAGCCATGAAACACCTTATCCATTGCCGCATTGGAAAACATTTCCGTGTTACGAACACGAAGTTCTTCGGCTCGTTTCAAATATGCACCATAGTTGTGAAAACATGTTTTCATTGCTTCTTCAGCCTTAGTATAATCAATCGTAAACCATCCTGATTCTTTGATAAGCCATTCGTTGACACATTCTCCCGGCAAAGTCTTAACTTCACCTGTTAACAGCTTGCACATGTCTTTATCCAAGAAATCCAAGTGACCACTCCAATTGGAAACCAATAGAGGTTTTCCACTTAACGTGGAAAGCAACAACGGATGTCCATAACCTTCTCCGTGGGTGAATGAAACGTGGGCCTTTACTTTTTCATGGTTGTAAAGAGCATTCATTTCCCCCTCGCTCAATTCGCCATGTAACAGATACACGTTTGGCACGTTAGTAGTCTTCAATTCGGTTGAAACCATGTTCTTGACAGCGGCCAGACGATTTACAATATCATGCCTGTCCATGTTACACAACGCGGCTCCACTGGTCTTGAGAATAAGGGCTGGTCGTTTAGATTCATCGGCAAAGTTTGAAAACGTTTTCATGAATGTTTTGATAAGATTTCCAATGTCTTTACGGTCGGAAAATAATCCTCCACTGGTCCATTGACCTACAAACAAGAAACAGAAATTTTCCTTAATTTTGGCTAGTTCCGATTCCACTGCGTCATTCTTTTCATCTGTTTTTTTGTAGATGCTCGTGTCCGCACCCCAAAACTGAACTTCCATTGGTTTGAGTGATTTGATGGGAACTGGGGCTGGAGAACCTTGGGGTTGAATCATGTATTTTGGCTTTTCAAACACATCCTTGGCGTGTTGGGAAGTCACGAGATTCAAGTTCATACGATTCAATCCATCCAACCAATCTGGTCGGCAAAGAGTCGTCTCGATACCCGCTGTGATGCCGATGTTGTATTTGGCCGGAGCCTGAAATTCGTTGGGAATGGTACATTGCATGAAAACTTCGGGTTGTTTCTGTAATGGGCCACGAATAATTTTGGAAAAGAGTTCCTTTTCCACAGGATCGGTGATGCTTTCTAACAGATATTTACGAGTGCAGCCACCCCACTTGGTAGGCACCAACATCAAATCATATTTATCGTAACGAAACAGGCTCTTGGCAAGGGCTAGACCCAAATCTCCGTAACCGCTACGTGTCCACATGGCCGATTGAAAAATACATACTGGTTTGCTCATATTATTTGGTTTTCGTTTATTTTTATTGTTAGATTCATTTTACATGAACATAAAATTCTCTTAGTTCTAAATTTACTTTGTCTTGAACACTTCCATCTCGACTGTCTCTTGTAAGACAGAATATTATACCAAAACCATTTTGTTTATTTATTATGTCATCTATTTGTTTTTCTATTCCGTCTATAGAATACAAAAGATTATTTTCTTTTAAATGTTCTCTGGTATATTTCAACAAATCATCAAAATATTCTATTATTTCAGATTTATTTCCACAAGTGATTTGATGTGTTTTCATATATTGATATCCTCTGGTTTTACTTTAAATTCGTTCTCCAACAACTGTCTCATTGCCTTAACACATTCGTCACAAAGATGGGCTTCAACTTTGGTCATGTCATAGATGCTCCCATACCAACTGATAAGTTCCAGTTGGGTAGCACACTCACGGTCTGGATGTTTATCACAGAAATAAGTGGCGTCTTCTCTTTGAGATGGTGTTGTTACTCGTTTCATATTTTCTGTAACACAAATCTTAAATTTCCTGATTTTGTTTCGGTGTAATAACGTTCCATAGAATCGGCGGAATCCAATTTTCCTTTGTTTCCAGTTTTCATATCTAAAACATACATCATATGACTTTTTTTGTTTTTTACATAATCAACATACAACCATTTCCAAAAGTTAAACCCCCTTTCAGTCTGTATTTCGTCAGAAATGACTACTGGTTCTTTAATTACTATAAATTCGTTAAAAAAATTTCGTATCAATCCTTTATCCCATTTGAAATTCCACAAATATTTGTTTTCAATTCCTTTGATTGGAGATTTGATTCTAATAAACGCATATTCGGCATGGATAAATGGTTTGTCCACCGTCATCAAATAATACGTTTCTTCCTTGCCTTCAATTTTATGAAATAGCCTGTATTTTGTTGATTGCCCCAAGGAAACAATAGTAAACTTTTTTACTTCTCTTTCTACCCATACGGCTTCACTAGAATTCAAAATTGGGTCATCCAAATTGAATTTATCATGCTGCCATTTATTGGGCATTTCATTCAAATCATACGTTTCCTTAACATATGATTTGTAGTCAAAATTATATGGGTCAAACGTTTTCATTGAACTGGCGTTTCTCGTTCTTTGACTAACTTTTCGTAACTTACAGCGTCATTGGTCTGCACATTCGATTTCCACTTTTCAAGGATGGATGACTTTCCTGTTTGACTGAATGGTTTGTCAACATCATACTTTCGGTTGGGCATTTCGGTTGGTTCAACGATGGTTGGTTGTGCTGCTCGTATCTTTATAACATTGGCCTCGTCAGTGCTACCAAATCCACCGTCATTACGAGCCGTGACCGAAAGAGACTCTAACTCCACTAATGAAACTACGTTGTAGTTTTCAAAGATGATTTGGGCAATTTTGTCACCCATAACAATCCTTTTTTCAACTGAACCAAGATTGATAAGAATAACGCCGACATCACCACGATAGTCTTCATCAATAACGCCCGCCATAACATCCAAACCATCCTTGTAGGCCAAACCACTTCTCGGTGCCACCCGTCCATACAAACCAGTTGGGATTTCAATTGAAAGACCCGTCTTGAATAGTTTTCGTTCTAATGGTTTCAATGTGTAGTTTTCGGTTGAACACAAATCATAACCTGCGGCTGAATTACTTCCACGGGTCGGTATTTTTGCCAGTGGGTCAGTTCTTTTGAATGGTAGTGTAAGCATATAACCTATTCTACTTTATTTGTATGAAACCTTCAAGTTATTATACCGTTACCGATTCGATTTCTTGTTTCAACTTTTCTTTGTCAATGATAGGAATTTCAATTCCCATACCTCCGGGCATCTTGTTGCCACAGTAATCATCAGCAGTGAACAATCCAAACTGCTTGATAGGTTTGAATTTTTCCAACGTGAAATCCATACACTTAATAAACTGATTGCACATATTTTCAGCGTTGATACCACCTTCGGCCAAGGCCCAATTACGACCCGCCAAACCACACTTGGTTCGTTTCTCATCACCCATCAAATACCAATACATGAAACCATCGGCGGCATCTTCCCACTTGGTCATATCATCGAAAATGTATGGCGTTGGAATAGAACCCTGAACACAACGAACCTTGGTCCAGACAGGGTAAGCCCATACACCATGTTTCTTGTATTTGCCAATGCTGTTTGAACCGAAATGTAGGTTAAACTCAATCGGAGAATTATCGTCTTTGACTTGTCCAATTTGGTCTTGCAGACCACCTGTAACGGCCACGATGATTGGAGTACCCGACATTAACGATTCTGCGGTTGATAGACCGAATCCTTCATTGGAAGAAAGATTGATAGTGACATCCGCAACATTGTAAAGAATATTCATGTCATCTGGCGTGTATTTTCCCGGAGAGAACACAATATCATAATCAGGACAGAAGGCTTCCTTGACAGCAACCAAATCGGTTCCGGCATCGCAACGAATTTCCGTGTGAAGAACCAATACACATTTTTCGGCCTCTTCTTTGGGAAGATTGTCACAGAACGTTTTATAAGCCAGCATGATGTTGCTTGTTCGTTTACGTTGAACGTTACGACTGTTGTAAAGAATGACGAATGCGTAATCTTTTGGTCCAAGAATTTCCTTTCGCCTCTTGAGTAAAAGGGCATCATCCTTGGCAATTGGACGGAACGTGGTGGTATTTATTCCGTGCGGAACATACCACAACAATGTTTTATTTTCAATTTTCTGTCCATTCATTTCAAATGTCATATTATTCCATTCCTTTTATGGTTTTTTCAAGTTTCTTATTTATGTAATCTACACAAATTTTTACCACCCATTTGGGCATGTTAAACGCATTAGCATCACAATATTCTTTAATGAAATCAAAATCTTCTTTATCTATATTAAGAACTCTTCTCTCTTTATTTTTTGTTTTCATAATATTCATTCAATGTGGTTTGGATTTCCGCCGTTCTATCAATTGGATTTTTATCGACTTTTCTAACGGTTTTTGTTACATCATCAATTCTATAGAATTCACATCCTATAGTTTCAGTTACAATTTTTTGCTTAAACCAATCTTTTCTTTTATGTTGAGCTTTTTTATGATGCTTTTCATCCCATTCTATTGCTATATTTAATGTCGGGTAATAATAATCCAAAATAAAAACATTTACGGATTTTTCTCCGCCGTTTTTAGCGTGTTGACCACTCCAACATAACTGCTCATTAATAAAATCGAACGCTTTACACGCATTTAAATTGTAGCCAACGCGTCCATATCTTCCTTCCTTTATTAATCGAATCATTTTTTGTCTGTGTATTTCTTTATATTCGGGCGTGTTCATTGAATCAACCCAAACCTTGGATTTTTTATGTCCTATGGCTATATTTCGTTTCCATTTATCAGAAAAAGGAATACGTTTTCTTCCTTTTAATTTTTCAGAATGCTCTTTATGCCTACAGACTTTACAAATCCTATTCTTTTTTCGGTTGGTATAATAAGAATTTTGATTCTTAAAAACTTTTGGTTCTTTACATTTTGGACAAAATATAGTTTCATTCATGGCAATACATATAAGTCAAAGAATGAAAACGATTAACTTTTATTCTTTTTTATTCACTTCATTAAATGGAATTAAATTTCCGTTTTTATCAAATGTTCCATTTAAAGTAAAACACTTATCCGGTCCTAATACCCATTTGTTAATGTTATAGGTTTGTTTACTGATTGACATTAATAAATCAACCGATTCGTAATATGGTTTATTGTACATTGGAAATGGTACGCAGTCCCATATATTTAAATAAACTAATGGAATCCTTGCCCGAATTTGTTTTTCCAAAGAATACAACCAACCCCAAAAACGAGGGTCTGTAAAATGAAGAATAGCATCCGGCTTTTCCCTATCCATGATATTGAAAAGAATTTCTTCATTTCCGTAACCATCCACAGGATACAAAACTACCTTGGCATCCTTCACCCCCGTTACTTGAACGGTAGCCGCATCCATATTGATGATTTTGCCTTTGTCGGGGTGATTGATAGCTCCAGCAATTTGAACCCAGTCATATTGTTTAACCGTTCCAAGAACGGTTTCACGACTCATTGTGGCGATTCCACTGTGCATACGAAGGTCGTCTGATAGTAATAGGATTTTCTTCTTGGCCATAACTTACTTTCTTTCTGTGTTGGTATTTACTCTGATATTGGTGAATTTAATGTCACATCTAACTGATAGGACCTCTCCGTTTCTTCTCTCCCAACTCAATGGTTTGGGATAAACTTTTTCAAATCGGCATCCAATCAATTCCCATTCTTCAACAATATCTCCCATAGAGGTTAATTCTTTTACACTGACATTAAATGTTTTAGCGGAATTGATTTTCATCACAATGTAATCTCCTACCGTTTCGTAACATTCTATGGACAAATTATTCCACACTCTCATATCATCTTTCCATACATAAGTCGGTCGTTCAACTGTATGAATGACATAAGTTGGTATTACTGAATTTCCAGTTACAGAGTCAATTATGTAACATATGAATTTGTTTGGTGTTTTTGGAAATGATCGGGTCCAAAACTTGGGTTCTTCGTCTGTGAATTTTTTAAAATCGGTCATAGATTATACTCCTTATGGTTGTGAACCGAATGAGCCGGTAGTGCTCAATACAGAAAGTTTAAATTCGTTTATCAAATCTCTAAACGAAGCACTGTGAGGTTCGTTGGATACATACAAAGTGACGCATTTTTCAACGAAGTCTTGAAGGGTCAGTCGTTCCTTCATTGCTTGAACTTTGAAATCGTAATACAACTTGTCGTCAAGCTTTACGGTGGTAGCTGTGATATTTTGTTTCTTCATACATTTTTACGGTTTACCTTATTACCGTATAACTATGTGTGAAGTCAAAAATCCATTATTTTTATTTGGAATACTTGTCGAGGTTCATCCAGATGTCGTAAAGGATGAAATAACACTTGCGGCATAAATGGTGTTTACCAACCAAATCACGAGTAGGAGGGGAGAAAATGAGGGCACCCTGTTCGGTGATTAAATCCTTACAGGCTTCGCAATTGATAAGCAATCCGACTTTCTTTTTCATAGAATTTCAATATGAAATTCATAATCTTTTATAAACGCTCGACCAGAATCATAACCGCCATCGGTTACTATGGAAACGTCATATTTTTTACACAACGTTCTTAACTCCGTCAAAAAATCATCCACGCAGTATTGTTTTCTTTTTGCTTCTTGTTTGTCGTGATATACAGAATTCCAACCATCCATAAAATCTCGCCATTCTGGTGTAGTGGCGAGTCCGTTAACGTTGTTGTATTGTGGAAACGTATCTTTATATGCTGTCATATTTGGGGAGTCAAAAACTCCCGCTGGGGGATAACTATATTTTTTAGATAAACAGAGTTCTCTTCCTTTATTGTAATTTTCATTTTTCATTCTTCATCCTTTGGAACGTCAGACTTGGCATCACAATTGACTTTCTTGTGAGGACAGTATTTACAGTTCTTCTTGGCCTTGCCGGGAGTCTTGATGTAACCCTTGGGGTCACTAATAAAGGTGCCATCCAATTGAAAACATTCAGTAACGAATTCGGAAAACACGTTCAATACACCGGCTACTGCACGTTGATTGTTGTTGGGTGTGAAGGTCTGAATACGACTTTGAGGAAAGGCATAGTTCTCGTAAAGCCTTCGTTTCAGAATGAAGAACTCCACGTCAATCATGTCAATAGACACGTTGTATTTGCGACTAAAAAATGCTTTGTAAAGAAGGATTTGAGCCGTCTTGGATGGGTTCTCCATCTGATACTTGTTCCAACCGGTGGTGCTGGTCTTGATGTCAATGATACGGTAACGGCCCGATGCCTTTTCCTTCAACACCACGTCAATGTAACAGATGAACTCAACATTGTTTTTGATGGGCATGACGATTTCATCTTCCACGGCGATGAACTCATATTTGCCGGTGGGGAAGTATTTGAGCCGGTTGGTGACGTTCAGAAATGCGTTCAAAATATCGGTGCCATCACAGACAAATTCAGCAAACTGTTCGGTTGTGTAATCAAAAGGAACGAAGCCTACAGGGGTCTTGGAATCTGGATTTTTTCCTTTTCCATTGTTCTCCTTGGCCTTTTCCAATTCACGTTTGAAGGCTACTTTGAATATTTCAAACAAGTCGTGTTCTGCCGCATCTTTGACACCTTTTTTGTAAAGGGTTTCGATGTAAAGCTGAATTGCTTCATGGATAGCCGTTCCGAAACAAGTGTTCACACTGTCTTCAAACTTCTTGAATCCCATGACGTTATCCAGATACCAACGATGACGACAGTTATACCAATTCTGAAATTGGGAGAAGCTGACCTTTTTCTTTTTGACCGCAGTGGGTGGGGTTAGTGTAGTAGTATCCATCGCTAACACTTTATCAGGTCTAATCCTTTGGGTCAAGTATTTATAGACATGAAATACATCCTACTTATTTTAATGTTGTCCGTTGTGACGTTGTGTGGTCAAGTAATGACCAATGGAGTTTTTGTTCCGGTCCAATCGTCTGGTACCCCCACCTATGAAGTCGTGGGGAAGGGTGTCAAAGCAAACAACACCCCCGTTGTTATCGGAAAAACCTATTCGGTAGCCAAGACATTGTATTCGGTAATTACCACCAACGATACGGTTACTTTTCACTTTTCCAATGGGTTGACCGCTAAGATTAGTACAAATTCAAACTTCTCCGTAAACGATTTTCAACAGGAGATTCTAAATCCAAATCCAGAACCAGTCAAGGCCAAGTTTGGAGCAAATATGTTGACTCTAACTCTTTTAAGTGGTGATGGTGTGTTTGTATATGACGAGTCGGATTCCAACTCTATGTGTTCGATATCAACTCCGTTTGTGGATATTGAATTACTGAAAGGTAAGTTCTATTTCAGTTGTAATGAAAAATCGGTAAATATTTTTGTGTTGGAAGGAAGTTTGAAATCTCATGGCGAACATAACAAAATAGAATTGGTTACAGAGGGCACCGCAATTTTGGCCAACCCCGTTCAGTTTCAAAGCAAGATGTTTGATGAAAAGGTTGTTTCGGCTACAAAGAAAATTAAACCGGCGATCATCAACAATCTTTTAATCGAAGCCCCGCAGGACGTATCCCGTCATTGGATTTTTGTTACGGTTGGAAGCCAGCTATTCGGTGTTAATATAGATTGACTTCCTTAGATTTTCGTGGTAATCTGGCGATTCACAATGAGAATCGGCCAACTTCAATCACTTACATCGAAAGAACTAGAATATCTACTTTACATAGTTAATGTGGTGGAACCTCTTCAACCACCGTTAGAGATTACTCCAAAGTTTCTTTTATTCTTCAAACACGATAAATTGGTGAAAAAAGTTGCCGACCAAGAAGCAAAACTTACCGACGACGGTAAAAAAATTCACCAAAGTCTAATGACAAAACTCAATAAACATTGGATACAGGAGGTTATAGACCATGAGAATTCCACAAAGCCAGAATTTACACAGCCAGAGTTTTCTTTCGGATAAACTCGAATTTGTTTGGGTATTCCCCGACCCCAAAGGCGGCATCCGACAATTCATCCTTGGTGTAACCAAAAACGAGGGTTGTTATATGGAAGTGGGCAACATTGATTTGGTTGGGAATTATGTTGATGAACCTAATTGGGCTTCCAACGTCAATCCCCCACAATTTTACGAGTCGGACATTTGGAGTCAGATGAAACCACCGTTTGTCTATAATAACTTGATATTGGTGGAAGACCTGATAGACTTGGTAACTGATTGTAAAGTTTATTTCAAATGAAAACACGTTCAATTGATTGGCGGCCATATTCCGAATTAGTGATAACACCCGAAATGGAGAATTGGGAACTTCTTTTATATGTTGAACAAACAAAATTGTGTAGTTTACACATACCACGAGTAATTACGGCTGACATTGTAGATGGTAAAGTTCAAATTTGTTATTCTCACAAATTAACTGAACGAGATTGGAATTTGAGTAAAATAACACATTACACTTGGTTGAATAATCCCGAATAATTGTTGGAGTTTTTTGATTGGAGTAATATACTTATATCATATGGGAAGAAAACTGAAATACGAAACCTATGATGAACAACTTGAAGCCAAACGTCGTTGGAGACGAGAGTATTACCACCGAAATAAAAAACGAATTAACCGAGAACGGATGCGAAAGTATTACGAAATTACGAAAGTATCAAGTCAAAATAGTTGACGGAAAAAAGATTTGGTATAAGAACTGTCCAAGATGTAACAGAGAACAACAATATTCAACTCTTAGGGCAATTTCTAGTGCTACAAAAAAGAACAAACATTGTTTATGTTGTAAAAATAAAGGTGTAGGCAATCCGTTTTTTGGAAAACATCACACTCAAGAACATAAACAGAAATTATCCGAACTACAACTAAAGACGTGTTCGTATCGTTACAAAAAGAACGGCAAAAATCCGGACAAAATTAAAAAGAGTTGTAAGTTTTGTGATGCTAAATTTGAAGTTACAAAATGTAATGCCCGTCGTAAATACTGTTCCTATTGGTGTGCCATTAATGACAATTTTGGATTTGACCCACTCAAGAAAACCGAACCAGAAAAGAAATTTGAACTTCTATTACAAACACAAGGTATAGAATACAAATCGCCATATCCGTTAAAAGGAAAATTGTATGATTTTTATATTCCGGCTCAAAACACGTTAGTTGAAATTGACGGAATTTATTGGCATAGTAAAGGATTGAACGATTCCGAGTTAAATGTAACACAAATGAAAAATCGTATCAATGACAAAATAAAAACTTGTATTGCCAAAGAAAACGGTTATACTCTAATAAGAATATGGGAAGATGAAATAGGAGACACCTGTGTACCAGAATATTTTTGTAAATAAAAAGGATAATATCGTTTCGTTATGGGATGACGAAAAAGGATTTTCTCAATTCCCGTATGTTCCTTACGCTTACAAACGGCAGGTCGGTGGAAAGTATCGTTCTATTCACGGTGACGAGTTGACTAAGATTTTCAACGTTCCTGATAACGACCCGAACCTTTTCGAGTCGGATGTTTCCGCTGACATGCGTGTATTGCTCGACCTTTACCCCGAATCGGATGAACCATCCAAAGGTCACAAGATTGGCGTCATTGACATTGAAGTTTCAACCGAAGGCGGATTTCCCAACATGGAAACTGCCAACAAGGAAGTCACCGGTATCACCATTTACGATTACGTGACACAGAAATACACAACATTCATTCTTGATAAAGAAGGTAAAATTGAAAAGAAAGATACCGCCGAAATTCAAATCAAAACCTTTGACGACGAAGACAACCTTTTGATGTCATTTGTTGACAAGTGGCAAGAATGTGGTTTCACAATCGTTACGGGTTGGAACGTTGACTACTTTGACATGCCGTATCTCTACACTCGGTTGAAGGGTCAACTTGGGGCCAAGATAGCCAAGTTCCTTTCGCCGATTGGCACCGCTTACATCAACGGCTTCACCAAGAAACTGACCTTGGGTGGTATTTCTGTGTTGGATTACATCTTGCTCTACAAGAAGTTCACGAACCGTATGGAGCCAACGTATGCCCTTGGCCCAATCGGTAAAAAGGTTGTCGGCATGGACAAGATTCATTACCGTGGTAGCCTTGATGATTTGTATAAAGAAAATGTAGAGAAGTTTCTTGAATACAACTTGAACGACGTAAAGATTGTGGTCGCTCTTGACAAGAAGTTACAATTCATTGAACTGGCTCGTCAAATCTGCCACGTCGGCCACGTTCCTTACGAATATTTTCACATGTCTTCTCGGTATCTTGACGGTGCTATTCTTATGTTCTTGAAACGAAACGGTGAACGTATTGCTCCTGATAAACCGGCTCGTGGGAGGGAAGAATACGAGGCTCAAGAAGAAAATGATGAAGAGGGTTTTACTGGTGCTTACGTCAAGGAGCCGGTGCCGGGTCGATATGATTGGGTATTTGACCTTGATTTAACATCTATGTATCCAAATATCATCATTAGTTTGAATATTTCACCTGAAACCAAGGTGGCTAAACTTGATAGGGCGGATTATGTTTTGGATTCCAAGTCTGAAAAGCGAAAGTTGGTGTTAACGGAAATTGATGACATGGAGAAAAAAACTCAAGACCGTTTGTGGTCTAATGAAGATGGAAAAGAGAAATATATTCAACGAAGATGTGTTGAATTTGATATGGATTTTCATGTTCGTGGAAAACTGGAAACGTATCGGTTAGCTCAAACACCATACTCTAAAGATGAATTTCATTCTTTGATAAAAGACAGTAATTACTCGTTGAGTAGTAACGGGGTAATTTACCGGCAAGACAAACGGGGAATTATTCCAACTATTCTACAGAAATGGTTTGAAGAACGTATTCAAATGCGTAAGAAAGCCGCCGAAGCTCGTAAAGCCGGCATGATGGATGCTTATCATTTTTACAACCAACGTCAACAAGTGTGGAAAATTCTACTTAACTCAATGTATGGCGTTCTCGGATTGCCCATTTTCAGATTCTATGACATCGACAACGCAGAAGCGGTCACTAAAACGGGTGTATCAATCATTAAAACAACGGCTAAAGCAATCAATCAATACTATCAAGCCGCCTTGGGTCAAAGTAGTGGCGATTGGGTTATTTATACTGACACCGATTCTTGCTTCGTCGATGCTATACCAATTATAAAAAAGCGTTTCCCAGAAGTGAACTTCAAAGATGAAAAAGCGATGACCGATGCTATCATGGTGGTAACGACGGAAGTTCAGAGTTACGTTAATAACTTCTATAACGTAATGGCGAAACGGTTCTTCAACTTGGATAAACATGCATTTGATGCAAAACAAGAAGTAATTTCCAAGACTTCATTTTGGTTGGCCAAGAAACGATATGCTCAATGGATTATTCACAAAGAAGGTCGTCTTTTGGAAGAACCTGAATTGGAAGTCAAGGGTATTGACGTAGTAAGAACTTCGTTCCCTTCCTCGTTCCGAAAATTCATGGAAGCGTTTTTGAGGAAGATGTTGGGCGGCTCTCCCCAAAAGGAATTGGATGACATGGTGCTCGCTTTCAAAGAAGAAATGAAACATTTGCCAGTTGTGGAAATTGCTAAGAACACATCCGTCAAATTTGTTTCCAAGGATGGAGTTTACAATTACAATCCCGAAGATAGAAAACCATTTCAAATAGTTAAAGGAACACCAGCCCAAACCAAATCAGCACTTCATTATAATGATATTCTGACTAAGTGGGAATTACAGAAACAATGTGAACCAATTCGGCATGGTCAGAAAATCAAATGGATTTATCTCAAGGAAAATCCATACGGAATTGAATTGATAGCGTTAAAAGGCGACGATACCGATGCTGATAAAATAGTTCAGTTTGTTGACATGTATGTTGACCGAACTAAAATGTTTGAACAGGAATTGAAGAGTAAAATGATTGACTTTTACAAGGTATTCAAGTGGGAGTTTCCAAATCCATCAATGGTAATTGCTGACCAATTCTTCGGATGAAAACTCTAATTCGTAAAGCTAACACGTATGACGTTTTGAATCAAATCTTTTGGTCAGAAGACATATTACGAACATTTACTTTAGAAATTGGGTGTGGGTATGTTTTTGACGAATCTGACAAATGTGTTTATTGGGAAAATTATTACATAATATGATAAACTGTTGTGGTAGAACTGATGGATGTCTAAGAAAAGACCCAACGTGGAGTGAAGACTTCCTCGATTGGTGGTATCAATTTACAAGTCGTTACAATAGTCCGATTTGGAGATTTCTAACAAGACGCCGATGTAAAAAGTTTGCGTCTTTCGTATTTCCAATAATCAAGAACATGCCAACTGAATTTGCCATGAAGGATTTCGTAAGTGTTCAACCGACGGATTTGCCAATTGGAACGGTGTTTTACATGGATTTCGTTTACGCAGAAGGAAAGAGAAAACGTTGGTATCATTTTTGGAAATGGTTATGATTTATTTTGACGTTTTATGTTTTGACGCCATATTTATATGGCATGAACAATAACGAATCAGTTTTATGGGAAGAAAAAGACTTAATAGAACAATTGAAGAAATCAGGCATCAAACTAATATCCGTTCAAAAAACTGGTATCAACGAAATAAAAAACGAATCTGTAAAGAACGAATGCGTAGATATTGGAAAGAAAAAATTGATAAACGAAAAGAAAACTTATGAATTATTCGGATATACATCTAATCAATTATCAGTAAAATCTAACAAACAAGTTTCTGCTATATGTCAATCATGTAACAAGGATAGAATCATTCACTATTCTGCGTATAGGGATACATGCCAAAAATGTGATTCTGGAAAAAGAATAACACAATTGAATAAAACAAGATGTAGAACTGGAAATAAAAACTCCTTTTATGGTAAATTTCATTCATTAGCAACAAAGAAAAGACTTTCTGAAATACGAATTGCTAATCCTACACATTTAGGAATACCGGCATCACATGGAAAACATATTAACTATACAAGGAACGATGGAAAGGTAATACATTTTCGCTCGTCATGGGAACACAAGGTAGCAATTTGGTTAGATAACAACGGTAAATTGTGGGAATATGAAAACTTGACATTGCCTATAACATACTGTTACAATGGGGTTGTTAAACGTGGCACATTAACTATCGATTTCTATTTGAAAGATACCAATGAAATATGGGAAATTAAAGGATGGTGGCGTGATGATGCTAAAGAAAAATATGAAGCGGTTACATCACAACATTCAAGTTATATTTTTAAGTTGTTGGATAAACGTGAATTGAAACGGATGAAAATATTATGAACGAACATCTTCAACAATTGATGTCAACTCCAGAAGATTTTATTCCGGTATCTTCAAAGGGAAAATTCGTAGTCGTTCATAAATCGGTATTTGATGTTCCAAGTAATGCTTTGGTGAATAGTATAAATTGCCGAGGAATTATGGGTGCTGGTATTGCCTTGGAATTCAAGAAACACTATCCAAAGATGTTTGACCATTACAAGGAGCAATGTGACAAACACACCATCAAACCCGGAGATTGTTATACCTACTTTGATGATGAACACCACATTTACATCCTCAATCTAGCCGTTAAAGACGATTGGCGTCATTGGTCAACGATGGAATGGGTGGAACACTCGTTGAAGTCGTTGAAGTTAGCCATTCTTGAAAATGACATCAAATCGGTAAACTTACCTTTGTTGGGTGGTAAGAACGGACGCCGGGGCCCATATGGTAAGGTGCCGGGCCTGACCCCACCACCAGAACGTCCTGAATTGGAGCCGTTGATGAAAGAACGACTTGAACCATTTGCCATAAAATTTGGCATTGAAATTTCTCTCTGTATTCCCGAAGATGCTCCCAAGAAACAAGAAACGACCCTAGACGAATTTTTTACAGCATGAAAACAATGGCCGAACACCAAAAAGAAAGAGCAGAAGCGTTCAAACAAAGTCAGATGAATTTGTTGAAAACAGGAATAGAATGTCCTCACTGTAAAGAAATAGAGATGTTGAAGTTTGACGCCTATTCGGTTTTAGCATCATGGCCGGGTAAGTATCGTGTTTACTGCCCTCAATGTAAAAAAGAACAATTTATCCTAGCTTGAATTATGAATAACTCAACTCGCACAGGCTATCGTTTGGTAGAAATTGGCAAAGACGGCTTGTTCAAGACGCTCTTTCACGGAATCAAAAAAAGTCGCACCTTGGCCCGTGGGAAATGGTTGACGTGTGAACGAAAGATAGTTCATGAAGGTGTGGATGGCACTAAATACATTTCCGCTTTTCACGTATTGTCATCGTTGGAAGAATGTAGGGAGTTCTCCAAGATTTTCAAGATTCGAACCAACCGCCGAATCATCGCTCTGAAATACCGACAGTTCCGCCCAAAACGTCATAGTCGTGGACCGGTTCTATTGGCCAATCAGATATTCATTCCAATCAACGGTGAAATACATTCCTTGGATTGATATAATAAGTTTACAAACCGTTAACATTCTGTTATAGTAATAGACGAAATAGGAAATCATATATGGACAAAACAACACTCGAAACATTTATTAAAAAATACAATCTCAACGGACTTCTCGAAAAAGTTCGCTGGGTAGTCAAAGACAAAACACTGAGAGTCACTGCGATGACTTCAGACAAGAAATTTCTCACTTCCATTACTCAAAAGAAATTTGAAGGCGTAGATGATACGGAATTTGGTATTATCGAATCTAGCACTTTGAAAAAGAATCTTGGTGGTATCGCGGATAACATGACATTGACGGTGATATCCGACCCAAATGATGTTACCCGAGTTTTACAGTTTGTGCTTGAAGATGGAAACAATGAATTCCTCCATCAATGCGGAGCATTAGATTGTTTTGACCCAGAACCAAAAATCAAACAGGTTCCTAACTATGATGTTGAAATTACTCTTACCGACGAGTTCGTAGCCCGTTTTTTGAAAGCTAAAGCGGCTTTTGAAGGTGATTTGTTTACCCTTGTAATGAATAAGAAGAAACAGAAATTGGAAATGGTTCTTGGGTATCACGAAAGAAATCTTACCAATCGTATTTCTTTGAATATACCCGTAGTTGCAGGTAAAGACACTCTCAAGAGTGCTATTAGTTTTTCATCCAAGAATTTGAAAGAGGTATTGATTGCAAATTCGGAATGTAAAGACCCCGTGCTAAAAGTTTCTGAGGCCGGGTTGGCGTTCATCGAATTTGATACTCCCGAATTTCAGTCGCAATATTACATGATTAAAATTGATGTGGAAGATTGAGATTGGATAACATAAACACATAAACAACAAGCATATAACATGAATAAAAAACAAACACGATACGGCGTATTTTACCGTAGCAACGGTCGTTGGAGTCCCTTTCGCACATGGACGGGCAAGCAACGCACCTTTACCTCGACCCGTGAACTCGGTCGTTTCATCAATAGCACGGATTTCGCTTCTACCAAGAACTACATCCTCAAGTCACGCGTGACGGTTCGTAAGCTCCGTAAGTCGGCTTAATCATTCCGCATAATCATATGGAATTCGTTGTTGAAGACATCATCAAACCAAAGAAGGAAAACTCTTTGTGGGTGGAGAAATACCGCCCCAAAGGTCTGGACGATTACATCGGTAACGACACGGTTAAAACCTCCGTTCAACAGATGATTGACCGAAAAGACATTCCCCATCTTCTTCTCTTCGGACCCGCCGGCACCGGCAAGACGACTTTGGCAAAGATGTTGGTCAACAACATTCCATGTGACTACATTTATCTCAACGCATCGGCTGAAAATGGCATTGATTTGATTCGTGACAAATTGAAATACTTTTCAATGGGCGCTGGCTTCAAACCATTGAAGGTTGTCATTCTGGATGAAGTGGATGGATTTTCCCGGGATGCTCAAGGGGCACTTCGCAACATGATGGAGTCGTATTCGTCTTATACTCGGTTCATCATGACGTGTAACCACGTTGCCAAGATGAATCCAGCTATTGTGTCACGTTGCCAATCATTTGAAATCAAACCAATCAGTAAGAAAGAAGTAGCGTTGAAACTGGTAAATATCCTGCAAGCCGAGAAGGTCAATTTTACAACCGAAGATGTTGGATTCTGTGTCAACACCTATTATCCTGACATACGTAAGGTTATCAATTTCGCTCAACAATCCAATTTTTCTGGCACCCTGAAAATCTCCAAGGAGAACGCCATTGAAGTGGATATGTTGAACAAGCTGGTGGATTTATTAAAGAATCCATCCAAGCCGGGCGTCTTCAATGAAATTAGACAGATTGTGGTGGACGTTGACCCAAATACTTTGGAAACATTGTATCGGTATCTCATGGATAAGGTTGAAACTTATGCCAAAGGTAAGGAAGCCATCATCATCATTGAATTATCAGAAAGTTTAATTCAATCCCAAGGGGTTATACCAGCCGTGAGAGATATTCCTTTTCTAGCTTGTATGTATAAGCTTCTGAAGCACTTGAAGTAAACAAAAAACAGAAAGAAAACTATGCAACTACCAAGACAGTTACCGGACAAACAAGAGGACAAAGTGGCCCTCGGCGAATTCTACGACATCTTCTCAAGAATGCAGTGGTTCGAGCGGGCCGAAATCATTGAGAACCATCCTACGAAAATGAAAAAGACGTTGGAGGTTCTCGTTCGTTACAAGCCATTGCTTGAGCAAAAAGAAATTTTGACGTTTACCGCCAAACACAACATCGCGTTGGAAATGGTGGAAATACGAAACGATTGATGATTCCTCCGAACGAGCAAATTATCGGTGGCCCGAATGCTCCCCATACATGGGAAGATTCAGGTGGTACACCCGGTGTTCCTAAACGCCAAGACGGTTACGAATTCTGTTCAATCCATCAAATGGAATATTTGGAATGCTGTTGTAGTCGTTCTCTCACTATGAAAACAAATGTTCTATTCAGAACTCGTTGTTATTTGATTGGAGGAATGCAATATGTAGATGGAAAAGGCTGGCGAGAAATTGTTGAATCTTCATTAAACGATAGAAATATTACATTTTTTAATCCATACTTTAAACCATTTATTCATGATGTTCCGGAAAACGATATAGCAAGAGAGGAATTGAAACGTTGGATGGAAACAGAACAATATGACCTTGTTCAACAACGCATGTGGGAAGTTCGTGGATACGACTTGCGACTCTGTGACATTTGCGATTTCTTCATTGCTCACATCAATCCCGAAGTAGCTTCATGGGGAAGTGCAGAAGAAATAATTACTGTAATAAGAGAAAAAAAGCCGATATTTCTTTCGGTTGAGGGTGGAAAGGCGAAGACCCCTCTCTGGTTAATGGGCGCAATTCCTCACAAATATATTTACAATAATATTCAAGAAATTATTGAAACCATTAGGTATATTGATGATGGTGTCATTAAAATGAATAGTAGCCGTTGGAAACTCTTACGAAAGGAATTACGATGATTGTAGTATTGATTTTGTTCGCCATTGCCTTTTATCTGATTCCGAGAGGGTCAAACCAACCAAAACGAAAAGCCAAGAAGTTTGGTGAAGGAATGTTCATGGATATCAAAGACAGTGACCAAGCAGTTCACTATGCCAATCAATACATACCATGATTTCAACCCAGAATCATAATCCGACTATTTCGTAATTAAACCAAAACATCCCGACTGTTTCCACCTTCGCCTTGTGCGAAGGTTTTTTATTGATACGGAAGGTCTTTCTTCAATCTATCCACTATTTATATGGCATGGCGAAGGAAATCATTCAAGAAAATTCATTTGACGGTGCTGCTGGCGGTGCTGGCACGTTAAATTACCAGACTGGCTACGGTACTCCGGGGGGTGGTAACATAACCCAAGACCTTTCTAAGTTCTCTTCTTCGGATAAAACCGTAAGTCACATGGCTGGTGCCGACACAACGGGGTCGGTTGTTCCTAAGATGCCTGAACGACAAGATCGTGTATCTTCTAGTGGTGGAGCTATTTCCCCCGCGGCAATGGCGGACACTCAAAAGGCTTCCAAGCCACTCAACCCTGACGATTCTTTCGAGCCACAAGTCAATCAGTTATTCAAAAAAAAGGTTACTCCATCACCAGATGAAATCCTGCAAGGTCTTCAATATGAATTGGGTAATATGGTTCAAAAAGATAAGGTGATCGCTAAACAGACCGTTCTCAAAAATCTCAAACAAGACCCAACGTATTACAGTAGGCTAGGTATGCTAAACATAAAAGACAAAGACATGAAAGTTGACGAGGGTTGCTACAAATCCACGTTCACCAAAACCAAAAACCTTCTTGACCAAATGGTTATGGAAAGAAAACAAAAAATTAAGCCTGTACCACCAACAGCGAATGAAATCATGTCTGGTTTGTGGGAACGTCGTCATGGTTATAGACCCAAAAAATAATCTCATTCACCAGCAATTTGCCAATATTTATATCATATGAACTACCGAAGCTTTTTCAAGAAATCGTCTGGCAAAATTTTACTGCCGGAAGGCGTTGACACCGAACAATTAAAAATGGGTATCAAAGCCGAGAAGGAACATACCAAGGATGTTGGTATTGCTGCGAAGATTGCCCTTGACCATCTCAAGGAAGACCCGAAGTATTACACCAAGCTTTCTCAAGCAGGGTTGGAAGAAAATGATAGTGAAGAGACGTTGGATACGCCGGCCCACAAAAAGACCGGTTGGGAAGCAGATGCCGAAATCGGCAAAATGCAAGACGACCCAAAACACCGTCCGTCTCCATTCAACAAGAATGAACATTGTGGTCATTGTGAAGATGACATAGATGACAATGATGGACTACCAAAACTTGGTGGAGCATTAGCTATTCCGCATCGTGGACAACCAATTCACATGTCCAAGATTATTCAGGTTGGTTCTTTGGGTCAGGGTGGAACCGGACAATCTGCTTCAGGAGATTTGTCGGGTTATACCTCGGTCAACAAGGGTGTAACCAAAGATTCAGGTGGTATTGCTGTCCAACCTGATAACGAACCGATTACGGCTGGTGGTAAGAAGGTTGATAGTTCTATTGCTACCAAATCGGTTGGTGGTGAAGTTGTTCCGGGCGAAGGTCAGAAACAAGGTGGCCCAAATAGTCAAGGAACGATTGCCAATACCGTCAAAATGACCGAAGGAAAGAAACGTATTCGCAACATGGTCAAGGAAGTTCTCAAGGAAATCACTTTCAACAAAAAGACGGGAAAATGGGTAAGACTCACTGAGAATACAGTGAATATGAAAATGGGAGCATCCTACAAGGTAGTTCCAAAGACGTTGGCTCAAACTGCGGACCAAGATTGGGCCAGAGCCACACAATACGAACCTGAAATCACCGAGATGCACGACAAAGAACAGACTGACAAGATGGAAGCCAGAATGAATGAATTGGCGGTCGCTCAAAGAAGTTTGAGTGAGGCTGAATTGACCGAACTCAACACTCTCGCTCAAAAGTTTGAAGAGTCTCGTTGTGAAGATTATCCGTGTTGTGGACATGAAGCGGGTGATTGCCCATCCCAAGATTCAGACGGAAATGAAGTCTGGTCATGTGCTGGATGTGGCGGAAAACTTCCTCCAAAATCCAGAAGCTCTCTCTGTCAACGTTGTATTCGTGACATGAGCCGCAGAGATAGGGAAGACCCTACCGGACAAGATTCTGATATGGATGAAGCTTCCTACAAGGTAGCGTCTCCAACCCAAGCTCGGGTATCTAATGATGACCATGCACGCACGGTTCAAACTGAGCCAGACATGACCGAAGATTCTGATTTTGGCGACGATGACGACCAATTTGCCGATATAGGCGGTGCTGCTGGTGCTGCCGGAGCTTGTCCTCATTGTGGTAACTCAAGAGACAACACGGCAATGGGTAGAAATGCTCAGTGTTCTCGTTGTGGTGAAGATTACGAGATTGAACAAGATGTAAACCCTGAAGCAGAACTTCATGCTTTCGAGCCAGAAATGACCGACCGCCAATTGGGAAAGATTGGTAAGGCAGATATTGCGGCTGAACCGGATTTGGATGCTAACGACCTTGGTGAAGCTGTTGGTGGCGTTGTCCAACATCGTAGTTTTCGAACTATCAAGGATGCTCCTCAAACCAAGGATGCTCGTTGGAGTGACGAAATTGATGAATCAACCGAAGATAAGAATAAGAAGAAAGATAGTGATGTTGTTAAGGTTATTAAAAAAGGGCAGAAGCCTAAGAAAAGTGGTAATTCCGATCAATTGAAACATCAAAAGCCAAGAACGACCAAGAGTGGAGTTCACAAAAAAGACAAGTAAATGTGTCTAAACCTATTGCACATGCTAAAATTGCTACTTATCGTGACCTAATTGGAATCGGTGAAGGTCTTAGTTTTAGTGACATATACGACGATTCTGTTCCTAATGAAGTAAAACCTCCGCAGATGTTATGTCCAATGGATGAAATAGATTTTCCTATTCAAGCTAAAGATTTGTTTAAAGGTCTTTGGGAGGATGTTCTTAAAAGTTTTGGTGAGTATTGGATGGATATTGATGGAAAATTTCATAGAGCTGAAAGTGGACATGCTTATTGGGGGTTGAAATATTTATTACAAAATAAAATTCCTTTTGATGAAACTCATGACGAAAGTATTTATGATGCTCTTTTTGAAAAACATTTTATTCGTATAAAAATTTATGGGGGTGAACTTTATATGGATTATGATAAATATTACCCCCCATCCAATTTACAATGGAAAAAAATTAAAGATTCCGCTATTGAAAGTCATCTAAAATTAATAGATAGTAGTTATGGAAAACGACGAGAAATAGACCTTTTAGAGTCGGTAAACGAGAACTCAGACATATTTATTACTGGAATGAAACCAGATCAAAAAGAAGAGTTTAAGTCGTCTCTAGCCAAGTTGTTTTCTTATTTGAGAGAAGAACTAAAATTCAAAACGATACCAAAAATTCATCTATTGGAAGACGAAACCAACGCTAAGAAGTTGTTGGGAAAAACTGGTTATTACGATTACACCACTACTAAAATTTGTCTGTATATGACCGACCGGCACCCCAAAGACATCCTCCGTTCTTTTGCACATGAAGTCATCCATCACTGGCAAAATGAGAATAGACAATTGGATAAATCGAATAAAAAGGAGGGTGTTAACACCGACCCTCAATATGCTCAGAACGACCCTTGGATGCGTCAAATGGAGAAGCAAGCCTATTTGCTCGGTAACATGTTGTTCCGAGATTGGGAAGACGGCAAGAAAGCCGAAGACCGCAAGAGTAGAAAGAAATTATCTGAAAAGACACTACCCATCGGTAAGGGTTATCCTCCAAAGAAACCCGATTATCGAGGATAATATGAATGAGTGTCATATCTCTAAAAAAGTTGGTCGTTGAATCTTTACAAGAACACGCTGAACAAATGCTCGGTGTTAGTTGGACAGACCAAGAATGTCTTGGACCATTTATCATTTTCAGAGATAATGCTCGTAAACTTCATCATATTTTGGGAAATAAAAATGATGACAAGCTTTATCTGGATGGAGAAGAAACACACAACCCACAAGGAAGGGTAGAAACTCATGGAAATTTACGGGTCGCAGTGACAACCGGATTTGATATTGACCCTACCCAAAGTGTAGCGATTCATGGACGTATATGGCAGTTTATTTCCACGACATATGTGGCAACGTGGCAGGACGTTAAGCAACTAAAAACGTTCGGCATGAAGGATTTCATGTCTGAATTGAAAAACCTTCTATCCAACGAATTGAACGTCAACATACAAGATGTTAAATTCAATCCATATACGAACGAGGAAGATAAGGATGACCCAGACACTCCACTTTGGAGCTATGATGAGTTTTTGAAATTGTCAGGGTCAGAAACCGATTTGGAAAAACAAGATAGGCAACGCCAAATTCATTTAATGGACCCGACGGTAAAAGGTCAGATGATGAAGTTAGCAGGAATCAGACCAAAAAGCGCTGGAAATGTTCCTGATTTCCAAAAACGCCAACTCGCCGGAATAGATGAAAAACGTTATGAATGAATCTGAAATCAAAATCACATGGCCAGAAACCGAAGTAAGAGCTCTTGCAGAGTTTTGTGCTAAACATGGTATCATGGTTGAACACGGTCACATGTCGCCGAGTGTTACTTTAGCCTATCTCAAGAGAAAGATGGGTATTGAAGATGCTCCTTTGGAAGAACGAATCCCCTATTCCAACCGCAATCTTAAACCCATTTTGCATGGTTAACTAGTACTTATCCGTACAGGAGTATCAATTATGAACAAATTTTTTAGTGGTTTCGTTATAGCTATGACGTTAATAGCCGTCGTCGGTTGTGCTGGTCTTATAGGCAAAAACACTGGAGTAGTTGGAAAATCTACACAAAAACAACTTACACAAAATGAGAAAGTAATTGTCATTGAACAAAAAGAAGCTAAAAACTCAGAATCCAGACTTACTCATATCGGAGCATGGTCAGACGGAACTAAGTATGCTTTGGATAAAGTTCCGGAACCTTCTAAGGAAGTTGTAATAGCCAAAGACATCAACGAACGAGTTCAAGCTTTGGCCAACAAACCTAATTTTGATGAGGTAAAAGAAGTCCATGTTATTATTGATGGATTGCTTTCCGAAATGAATGCTCAACAAGCTGCCGCCAATATTTCCTTAGATAAAAAAGATAATGAAATTTCTGACCTTAATTCTCAAATAGAAGAGTTAGATATAGTTAAACAAACAGAAATTCGTAAGGCTCTAAAAATGGCAACGGATAGTGCGGCCAAAGCCGACCAATACAAACAAACTTTGAATGATATGGATTCGTTTTTTGGTTTTGGGGCTATTTGGTACGGTTTAACAAAATTCGTCAGTCGCATGGCATGGGTTATCGGCACCGGAGTATTACTATTTATTATTTTGAGATTGTTCTCCACAACCAATCCAATCGTGGGATCAGTATTTAGCATCTTCAATGTTATAGGTGGTTATATTATTAGAATCATTAATGTATTTGTTCCCAAAGCAATTGAATTCAGTGGACATATTGCTACGAGTGCCTATTCAAACGTTAAAGACTTACTAACAAAAATTGTAGATTCTGTTCAACTAATTAAACAAATTGAAAAGGCAACAGGAAAAGATGCCACTATAAAAGAATTGTTTGTTGAATTGGATAAGACTATGGATGTTAAAGAAAAAGATGTTATTCTTAAAATCAAAAAAGATTTAGGTTACAATTAACTTTCAATTTGATTTAGTCAGAAAGTATTTCAAAAAATTTTCCAAAACTACTGGGGTAAAGACCCCAGATCATTTGTTTGTAGAAATTGAAATTTAAATTTATGTGGTTATATGTATATCCACAATGAAACCACACATAAAACAAGTTATAGCAATTGTCGGAACTATTTTATCAGTATTAACCTTTTGGGTTAGTATTCCTTTAGTTGTTCCTGTCATTTGTATCGGTGTTGCCGTTGTGTTAGATTAACGAAAGGAATATTATGCAGTTTGCATTTATAATGTTACTCGTCGTTATTGTATTCATAATCATCGCTTGGTTTCACCGAATCAAAAAACCACCACAAATTAGGTTTACTGTTGGACCTATAACCAAAAAATCAGATTTACAAATGTCAAAAAACCAAATCAAAAAAGAAAGATAAAAATATGTTAGAAATAAAAATCACAAACGAACAAAAAGTTCCAGTCACAATGTCTGTAAAAACCGCCGGCGGTAAAGAGACTAAAGTGGATGGTGTACCAACGTGGACAGTTGTAAGTGGAGACTCAACTGTAACTGTAGCAGCTGATGGTCTATCTGCTGAACTCGTTAGCAGTGACACTCCGGGAGATACAACGTATCTCGTTGAAGCAGATGCTGATCTCGGTACAGGCGTAGAAAACATTCAGGCAACAATTACGTTGACCGTTGAAGGTGCAAGAGCATCTAACCTCGGATTGGTCGCAGGAACAGCAATTCTCAAGTAAACAATTTCTAAAAATTGTAAATACCCTACCGTTAAATATGGTAGGGCATTTTTATTGCGGTTATAGGAGGTGAAAACTCCCCTACCCTAAAGTGTCAATCTATTTATGGTGTGAATGGGTCGCTTATATCCCCAAGGCTAAATCCGTTGGGGTTTTACGCTCCCAAGAAATAAAATCATGACTTAAAATAACTTGAGTTCTTCGATACAATTCGTCATAATGGTACAGTAAACACTACATATAGTATGTTATGAACAAATTCTACGTCCACAATACTGTCATCGGGAAACACATGTATTTCAATACTGTTCCTGCGTTGGTCAACTACTTGGTTACGGTATTGATTCCGTCGGCCTTCAAACAGCCAGCCTCTCAATACATACAATATTTAGCCGAACTTGGTCATGGTTATGATGACGGTAGCGGAATAGTTTTAACACGAGCACTCTCAGAAACCTTCGATATTGGGGTGTTCAAAGACGGAAGACATATCAGAACCGACATTCATACTGCTGCTAAGTTCACCGACGAGGGGTATGGGAATTAACCATACATCGAACCGTGGTTACAGAAGAAATGATAAATATTGATATTAAATGGTCAGCCCCGTTTCAATACGAGGATGAAAAAGATGGTATTACGAAATGGCGCCGAATTTGGCTTATTCCATCTGAATATCGTTCTCCATTCTTCGCTTTTTGGAATGTCAAAAAATACAAGCTGTGGGAAGATGGTTTCTCCGTCAAGAAAATTGACGACGATTGGTATTTGCTAGAAACCAAGTTGGAAGTTTCGAATTTCAAAGAGTTCAACGGCAAGAAGCCCACTCCCCCACCCATCGCAGAGGCCGAAGATTTTTGGTTGCCACCCTACAAGGTCATGAACGAAGAAGGCTTGCGTCCGTGGCAGGTTGATTCAGTTTCCAAAATCATTGGGGCCATCAATCGTTGGGGTTGTGCCATTGATGGTTCGGATGTAGGGGTAGGAAAGACCTATGTAGCGTGTGCGGTTGCCCGTGAGTTGGATATGAAGATGGTGGTCGTTTGTCCTAAAGCTGTCATGGAAGCATGGAAACGAGTCATCAATAAGCATTTCAAAATGAAAGACAAGTTGGTGGACATCATAAACTATGAACAACTTCGTATCGGCAAAAGAGAATCCAACGTCGCTTCCTTCGTCACCAATCGTAAAACCCACCGTGATAAGTTCACATGGAAAATAACCAAGGATACCCTTATTATCTGGGATGAATCCCAGAAGTTGAAAAATTGGAAGACTAAGAATTCCAAGACCTGTGTGGAAGCCATGAAACAAGGTTACAAGATGTTGTTTTGTTCGGCAACCAACGCCACCAATCCATTAGAGTTAAGAACGGTTGGCACCGCCCTAAAACTATTCAAAGGAGCAAACAACTACTATCAGTGGTGTTATGAACACGGCGTCAGCAAAGGAAGGTGGGGGTTGGAGTTTACCGAAGACATGACGATTCGTAAAAAGGTATTGAAGAAACTGCATCAAGATATCTTTGTAAATCGTGGTATCCGCCTATCACGCGACACGATTCCCAACTTCCCCGAATCGGAATTGATTGCTGAATGTTACAACATGGATGAACAAGACGTTGATAAGATTAACAAATTTCATTCTGAAATGGAATCTGAACTTAAACGGCTTAGAAATATAGTAAAACGAGATAAAGCAAGTGAATTAACAGCTATCATTAGAGAACGACAAAAAACCGAATTGATAAAAGTTCCTTTGTTGGTTGATATGGTAGAAGAAGGATTAGAAAGTGGCATGTCCGTCGTGGTATTTGTTAACTTTACAGAAACATTAAATGCTTTAAGTCAACGATTGAATACAAAATGTATATTTGATGGAAAAACTACTGATTTAATCAGACAACAAAACGTAGATAATTTTCAAGATGATAAAGAACGAGTAATATTAGTAAACATTCAGTCGGGTGGTAGTGGATTGAATTTACATGATTTACATGGAAATTATCCTAGACTTTCACTAATTTCCCCATCATATTCTGCTGTTTTAATGAGACAAGCAACTGGTAGAATTTGGAGAGATGATGCTAAAAGTAAAAGCATACAAAAAATAGTGTTCGTATCTGGAACTGCCGAGGAAGATGTATGTGACACTGTTAAAAATAAATTGAATAATTTAGACCTCCTTAACGATGGAGATTTAATTGGTAATATATCATGATTTTCCTACGTTTTTTATTTCTACGTTATATTTATTACTATGGGAAGATACCGAAAATCAAAAGAAGAAAAAGATGAAAAACGAAGAATTAGACAAAATAAATATTATCAACGACATAAAGATGAAATCAAACGAAGAAATCTTAAAAGATATTACGATACAATGGGAAAGAAATTGCCCGTTGTGTGATAACATCATAGAATATAAAAATAAAAGGTGTTTGAATAAAGCAATGAGAAAACTCCAAGTGTGCCGTAAATGTTCTCGTATAGGCATTAAATTTGGTCCTATGTCTGACTTACATAAAGAAAAAATTAGTAAACATCATTTAATTTCTGGCATTGGAAAATGGATGTTAGGAAGAAATCATACTGATGAAACCAAACGAAAAATATCCAATTCTAACAAAGGTAAAATTGTATCGGATAAAACTAAACAGAAACTTTCAGAATCAAAATTAGGAGATAAAAATCCAGCAAAGAAATTTAGTGTTAGAGTTAATATATCAAACACAATAAAGAATAATCCAAGAATAATTTCTGATGAAACTAGAAGAAAATTATCAATAAAAAGTAAAGAACAGATGTTGAAACGAATTGAGTTGTTGGGAATAACACCACGTCCAAATTTTAGTTTGAATGGTTGTAAATATCTTGATGGTCTTGGTAGTGAAAAGAAATGGAATATTCGTCATGCTCTAAATGGAGGCGAGAAACGAATTATATGTTACTTTGTTGATGGGTATGATGAAAATCAAAATGTGGTAATAGAATATGATGAACCAAGACATTATGATATTTATGGACAGTTAAAAGAAAAGGACAGAGTAAGAATGTTTGATATAATATCTTCGACAAAATGTAAATTTTACAGATACAATGAAAGAAAAAAGGAATTAACACAATATGATTGTAATTAAAACACACATCAAAGAAACGGAGAACAAAGGCATCGGATTATTTGCTTCTGAGTTTATTCCAAAAGAAACTATTTGGTGGAAAGAGACTCCGGAATTTTATAAAGTAATAACTCCCGAAGAATACAATTCATACACCGAATTGCAAAAAGAATTTTGTCAAACCTATACAACCGTTCAAAAAGATGGAACTCGATATCTTTGTGTAGATAATGCTAGATTTTGTAATCATAGTGATGCTCCGAACACAGGAAATATAGGAATTGATTGTTGGGCGTTAAGAGATATTCAAAAAGATGAAGAAATAACGTGTGATTATCGGGAAATTTGTGAAGGATGCTCAAAGAATTTAGGATTTGAAAATGCTGAATGATGGCGATTTAGTAACTTATGAAAAAAACTATGAAAGCGCCGGCGCTTAAAACTGTCTCGGTAAAGTGTTCCACCTTTTGGGATGATGAATTTGAAATCAATCCAGCGGTGTTTGACGACATTTATATGGAAGCGGCTACGAGAGCCATTGAAAAACGAAAAGACCTTCCTGGTTTCAAAGTAGCCGTTATAATTGAATGTTGGGAAAAGAAACATGTTGCAGATCCAAACAAACACATCTGTTACAACACCTACTTCGTTTTAATTAACTCTGGATTACATAAAAAAGCGGAGATGCTGAGACGAAATTTCTTTAATCAACATAAAATAGACCTCCAAAAAGAAAGTCTAAAACCAGAAGGCGAAAATGGGGGAAGAAAATCTAAATCCAAGCTTAACTGAACAAGATAAAGACCGCGTAATACACACGTTGATTCGGTCGGTTGAAGACCTCAAGAAAGTTGTTACAAAGATTCAGAATGACAAGGTTCTTGAAACGCTTCAATTATCCGAAGAAGTCTTGGAAGCCGCAGGCGTTATACAAGAACCTCCTCATCGTTTGAAACGTGGTAAGGGTTGGCGTCCCCTGATGGAAACCGAAATCAAGGAAGCTCAAGAGAAATGTGATAACGCTGCCGCGTGTGCCCGTTATCTTGGGGTCAATTACAAGACTTATAAACGTTGGGCAGTCAAGTATGGTCTGTTCAAGGTCAATCCTTGGGCGAGGGGGTCAAAGAAATCGTATTGGGCACCTGACAAAGGTAAGTATCCCCTTAATCAAATCCTCGAAGGTAAGTTCCCCGACTATCCCATATATCGGTTGAAAGATTTGTTGATTCGTAGTGGAATCAAAAAAGCTGAATGTGAAAACTGTGGCTTCTCCGAACGTCGTATCACCGATGAAAAGATGCCCCTAATACTAAACTTTGAAGATGGTAACGAAAAAAATCATGTTCTAGCCAATCTCCGCATCTTCTGTTACAACTGCACTTTCACTTGTGGAAAGGGTTACATCCGCCGTGGTAAGGTAGCGTTTAACTTCAATGACCCCGACCGTATTCAAGGTTCTTCCAGAATTATCCCTTCCCGATTCTAAATCTTGTCTTAATATAAACGTTACTAATATTTATTGGAGTAATGCAGACAACAAAACAATGGAAACGAGAATGTTCGGAATTATGATATTTCAGAAAAAACAAGTTAATAAAGATGGTAAAATAATAATGCGGAATCTATACATTGACAAATGATTACTCAAAACCATATATTAGCCAAGGAAGGCATTTTAACTTCTTTTATGATATCCAAGAGGATAACCGCATTAGATATCAAGAAGTTGAAGAATTCTATTAAAGGGAAACATCCTAAACCATCCAATTTACAGGAATTGTTAAGTAGGAAAATAGTGGAAGAAACTCAAGCCGCATTCGAAACCCAAAAAATACCTGGGTTGATGATAAAAGAAGTTGTCGATGAACAAGAAGAAAAGAAAAGAATAATGGAGTTAACTTACTTTGCCTCAATCATGGCAAAGAAACTCACCGATAACAATGTTGATAAATATTATGCCTGTTACACAATTAATGCCTTGGTGAATATGCTTATGTTAACCGAAGAAGATTTTAATAATTTTCATAAAAAATTTTCAAAATATAGAAATGGAGAATCTGAAGAATATGGAAATGAATCTGATTAAATGTAGAATTTACAAAATAATTAATATTGGTGGATGTTATAAATCACATAAAAATAGGATTGTTGATGGATAACTTCCCCACACAATCGGAGAACAACGAAAAGTGGATAACTTCTGAATGGTATAAAGAATGGGAACGATTGTCTAGGTGTATAGAAAATCAAAAGCCGGTGGGGTTTTGGTGTTATGATAGTAAATCAAGAGATTACATCTATGAGAAATTTCGATAAACACAACAAACACCAAAAAAGGGTGCTCTTCGTTTGTAAGAAAAGGAATGACACATACGGCCCATCCTTCGGTCTAATCAATTCGTGTCGGTTCATTTGCAATGCACTGAAACAACATGACATTGAATGTGAAGTTGTTTCTGTCATTGACAACAACTGTATTGACCGAGAGGTTCACAAATTCAAACCTACCCACGTCTTCATTGAAGCGTTGTGGGTTGTTCCAAAGAAATTTCACGAATTACTTAAACTACACAAACACGTTCAGTGGTATGTGCGAGTTCACAGTAAAATTCCATTCATTGCAAATGAAGGTATCGCTATCCAATGGCTTCGTGAATATGCTGAAATTGTAACCCACCATCACAACTTTCATATTTCCGCTAACAACGTAGATATTGTTGACACGTTCAAACACGTCTATGGAATCGAAGTTGACTATCATCCAAACATCTATTGTCCACCTGATTACGACCTCCACCCAAAGGTGAATTTTAATACTCATATCGTTGATATTGGGTGCTTTGGTGCTGTCAGACCCATGAAGAACCATTTGGAACAGGCTATGGCTGTAATGGCGTTTGGTAATGATATCGGTAAGAATGTTCATTTCCACATCAACGGCGACCGGATTGAACAAAAGGGTGATTCGGTCATGAAGAATTTGGAATACGCTTTCAAGGATACGAAACACAAGCTGGTGAAACATCCTTGGGCCAATCATCATGACTTCATCAAGTTGGTTCGTAAGATGGAAATTGGAATGCAAGTTAGTTTCAGTGAAACCTTCAACATCGTAGCTGCTGATTTCGTGTGGAACAACATTCCCGTAATCGGTTCACAAGAAGTGTCATGGTTGTCTCACTTGTATCAAACGGGGCCTACGGATATTCATCAAATGGTGCGTCATCTGTATATGGCTTATCATGGAATCAAGGTCAATCTTCAATCACTTAATATGACCAAGTTGAAACAGTATAATAAGGAGGCTTTGGAGATTTGGTTGGATGAAATATAATTTCTGTTTGTCATAAAACGTGGATACATATCCATAGGTTATGACAATCAAAAACATTCAAGACGTTGTACTCCCAACCACCGGCTCGGTCGTATTTGTTACAGGTGTTACGGGTCAAGATGGTAGTCTCATGGTGGATTACCTTTTGAAAAACGAACCACACTTAACCATCATCGGTGGAGCACGACGCCTCAGTGTGGACAACCACAACAACATTGTCCATCTTGAACATGACCCACGTTTCCAATTGGTCAATTTTGATTTGACCGACTCCCATTCCATTTACAAGTTGATGGAATATGCCAAGCCCGATTACTTCATCAATTTCGCCGCCCAATCGTTTGTAGCATCCTCGTGGGATTTCGCCCGTCAGACATGGCAAACCAACTCAACATCTGTATTGGATTGTTTGGAGGCTATCAAGCGAGTGAAACCATCATGTCGATTTTACAATGCAGGTAGCAGTGAAGAATTCGGAAACGTCGTCGTTACACCACAGAATGAAACCCATCCGCCTCGGCCTCGTAGTCCATACGGAGCATCCAAAGCAGCAGCTCGCACCTTGATAAAGGTCTATCGTGAGTCGTATGGAATTTATGCTGTGCAAGGTTGGTTGTTTAATCATGAAGGGTCACGTAGAGGTAGTCAATTCGTGACTCGTAAAATTACCCAAAACGTTGTGCGTATCAAGAAAGAAATTGATGCTGCTCCAAAGTTTGAAGTTCCAGAGGTTACTCCATTGGAATTGGGAAACATTGATGCGCGGCGAGACTGGTCGGATGCCGAAGACATGGTGGATGCGGTCTGGCGTATGTTGAATCAAGAAATCTACAACAGCAGTCACTTGGGATTGGTCGTGCAAAATGTTGGAGCAAAACCATGCCGTTTCAATGACACTGATTGGACGAAAATGTATGTTGGTCAAGGTGTGGTCAAGGATTACGTGTGTTCAAGTGATGTTAATCATTCCATCCGTGAGTTTATAGAGGAAGCATTCAAAACCGCAGGTATTGACGGTCGTTGGTTCATCGATATGAAGAATGACCCTCTCTCAGAACGGTTCGTTTATGTTGACGGGGGTATTCCTGTTCCCGATGTAGTGTTAGTAAGAATCAATCCCCAATTCTACCGCCCAGCCGAAGTGGAAACCCTCCGGGGTGACTCGTCAGCCATTCGCAAGGATTTGAATTGGAATCCGAAATCGACCTTCTTCACATTGGTCAAAAAGATGGTTGACAACGACCTCAAAATTTGATATACTTCCCACCTATGAATCCAAATCTTACTTATCTCGTATTCGTCGTTGACCGTTCCGGTTCAATGAGTGGTATCGCCAAAGACATGATTGGAGGTTTTAACACCTTCATCAAAGCCCAACGTGATGCCAAACTTGGAGAATGTAAAGTGTTCTTCTATCAGTTTGACACCGACTATGAATCTGTGTATCAAGACCTCAACTTGAGTGATGTTCCTGAGTTGACTGATAAGACCTATCAACCTTGTGGTGGTACCGCTCTCTACGATTCTCTTGGTAAAACTATTACCGACATTGGTGTTCGTCTCTCTGCTCTGCCTGACTTTGATAAACCCTCTAAGGTTCTCATAGTCACTATTACGGATGGTGAAGACAACTCTCGTTTGGCCAAAGTCGAAGACCATTACACTTTGGATAAGGTAAAGGAACTTATTAAACACCAATCCGAAATTTACAATTGGGACTTCACTTACATTGGCGCTAATCAAGATGCTTGGAAGGTTGGATGCGCAATGGGTATCGGTGGAAACACCAAGTTGAATTATACTGCCACCGCTCAAGGAACGGCAGTTATGTTTGATACGTTGTCAAAGGGTGCGATCAAGTTCCGTTCGTGTAATTCGGCCAAGTTCAATTACGATGACGACCAAACTCCGTCTAAAACTCCATAATTATGTCAATGTCTAAAACAAAAGAGGATTATAGAAGATATTCATCTATTGGATGTTCAATATCTCTGATATGTCTTTTTGTTGGTTCGGCAATTACTATTCCAGTTATTTCTTGGAGTATAATTGGAATTGGGGTAGTTAGTGTTTCCATTGCCGCCTATTGTTATTACAAGAAATTGGAAAAACAATTGTAATTCCAACCATTCATCATTGTTAAAAGAAAAGACCCACGACATTAAAATCGTGGGTCTTTTTTGTCTCAAGTTTTCTTTTTACTTATCAATCTTTATCAAAAAACTTTTCCAGTCACGGTGACGCACTTCACGAATGAGCAATGAGATTGGCACTGGTCTTGGAGCGGTTGGTTGACGAATCAATTTCAATCCTACTTCATGGTTGAGATTATTACCCTTCTCAGAATTGATGTCTCGGTGAGTCGTAACAAGATTTTCCCATGTATCACGTCCACCTTTTGATTGTGGAAGGACATGGTCAATAGTTGCGTGCTCTCGTTTTAGAGGTTTGCCTGTGTATTGGTCAACACCTTCGTCACGAATCCAAATAGCATCCTTGCTCGGCTTACCTTTAAATTTCTTTATTGGCATCTTGTTGAATGTGCGGGCAATTAACACGGTTGGCACACGCACCGCCATTCTGGAAGTGTGAATTACCAAGTCATATGGACGACATGGCAACGTCAACCACGTATCCCAATCAACCGGGTTCATGTAAATTGGGTCGCCCATCGGCTCGCCGTTTTCATCCAACTCATAACCAAGATCGAGAGCTCTGGCAGAAACACCAGCCGCCAAATCCACAAGAGCTTTGCCGACCGTGGAATAACCCACTGGTTGCCAAGCCTTGTTCAATTTGAGACAGATTAGTTTGTTAGCAATGTTTGTCATATAATGGAAATACTACCACGGGATTGTTTGATTGTCAACTACTTTTTATATTTTCTTTTCATAAGAATAGATATAACTTCTTAAATGTAAGAACGGGTGAAACTTTTAGTGGATATAGGCACGATTTTGCTGAACGGTTTGGCTTCAAACTAAAATATGTAAGAAAAATATGTTATAAAAATGGAGATGTTAGAAACCTTCTTTTTAATTGGAAATGTTTAACTCCTAAATAATAGAGTTAACCAATCCATAATTTAGACATGTTTCGGAATCTAAACACAAATCATGTTTTAATAATTCGTTTAACTTATTTTCTTTAAATTTTGTCTTTTTAAGATATACTGTTTTAATTGTTTTCATTATCAATTCAAAATTTAAAGTTTCATCTTTTAGTTGCATAAAATTTCCCCAAAAATTCCCTGAAATCTGGTGCAAAAGCATGTGTGAATTTTTTGTAATAAATCTTTTATGTCCTACTACTGATAAAAGAGTAGCGGAGGAAGCCACAATTCCTTCACAATAAGTATGAATGGGTATAGTATTATTTATAATCTTATCTGCAGCTGCCATCCCAGCATATATTTCGCCACCATCACTACATATATGAATTTCGATTGGTGGAGGTTCACTTAAATTGAAAGTAAATTGAATTATTTTTACTTGCTTAGAAATTTCATCTATTTGACGATTCAAATTTAAAATGGATTCACGAGTTACATCCTGATAAAAATAAATCTTGTTTCCAGATATACAATTATCTTGATTTTGTTTATCTATAGAAATAATTTTTGTCGAATCATCTTCCCCATCATTCATTTGAAGCCTTCGACGTTTAGTTGTCCAATTCATTTACATCCTTGGGTTAATTTAACCTTCTGTGCATCAATAAATAGAAAAGTCCGTGGTCAAAACCCCACGGACTGTTTCTTTGAATCTTGTTTTATTTTACCGATTAAATATATCGGTGATAAGAAGCTTTTCCTTCTTTTTCCATCCAGCCGATTCCATTTCCTGCTCGTCAATCAACTCAATGTTATCGTCTGACGCCATAAACAATACCGTAAGTCGTTTATCTTTCAATTTCTCGGCTCTTGGGGCTAGAACCATGTTGACGATACCTTGCTGCATTTGTTGAGCATGAACGGAATTTTGAGAATTCAATTTGATAACCATTACGGAGTTTGGTTTGATGTTATCCAAGTCAAGAGTTTTCCCCCATTGGACCAAATCGGTTAGGAGGGAGGGTGGCGTAGGAGGGGTTGGAAGACTGGGGGTACCCCCCATCAAATCCTCCGGAGTCGGCTTCCATACAATACCGTGCTCTTGGGAATAGACCCACTCTCCCTTAACGTCACCCTTAGTTTGGTTCATGTTTCGTATTTTCGATTCTAATGGAAATTGTTCCTTTAGTTGTTGTTCCATTGGGTTGATTATCTTGTTTTCCATTGTGTATCTTTCTTTTTGAATGACCCCAATTAATTTGGTCATAATTGTTTACAAACATTTCAGTTGAAAACGTTCGGTATTTGTCTCCCTTGCCGGCTTGACTGCTCATAACTATTCTTATACTATTTCCACGTTAAACTCGTCACACGAGCAGTATTCTCCGTCTTCACGTTCTTCTCCGGAATGACACCCCATACCATTTTCGTTTGGGTTGTCTTCACAAACTCGAATGCCACGAACACAGATACCTCCCTCGGTTACGCATTGATTCCAATAATCCAAGGTGACTCGCTTCCTATCGGAATAGTCAGCATCGTAGTCATAGACTTCGGTGCCTTCCTTGAACCATGTATCCGGTCTGGCGATTAGTTTAACAAATTTCATCGTCGTTTTTTGGAACGTTGACCGTTCTTGTAAATTCGTTTTATGTGTTTTTCTAACTGCAATTCAACACTTCCACGAAGTTTACCAAAATCATCCGTGATGTCGTTCAGAATTATACGAACCTGTTCAGAATTTTTCATGTGTCTTTACGACCTCGGCGGCCAATTAAAACCGGCTTTGCTCCCACGGTGTCAATTCGCACCAAACGGAAGTTCTTGTTGTTACACTTCAAGATGACCGGGTCGGTATCTTTGAAGGCTTGACTGAGCCAGTTCTTGACTTCACCAGCCGTAAGACTGAATGAGCGGTCAACCTTTGTTACTCTTAATTGTTTTCCCATAGGATTTGCTTTCTGTTTTACTTTCTACTTACATAAAGAATTGGTGTATTTTGTAATTCATCCAATCCAGTTAATAGGAAATTTTTATTTCCAAATTTAGTGATTACGATAGAATCTGACTTAAAATGAGACAGATATTCTTGTAATTCCCCAACCGTTAAACAATCTCCAACATGAAGGTCACGAATTCTCATAGATTTTGGATTTGAAATCAACATAATTATTTAATGATTACCTTGTCAACTTCGGTTGTGTCGGGCCGTTGATACTTCCCAACAAATCTGTCAATGATTTCCTTGCCCACATGTCGAGGCCGTTGAGCATCCCTACGATACAATTCATCCGTAGATACTTCAAAAGCCACTGAGATAACATACGCTCCGTGACCCCTACCCATGTTAATCCAATCCTTGCGAGCCTTCTTGTTAACACTCGTGGCGTCAATCATTGTATGTTTACCTTGAGATAAAGCTTGAGAAACTCGTTGTTTGGCCACACCGAAAGCAGCAGCAGATACGGATTGATCCGCTTCTCCCTTGCCTATTTCACCACGAATCTCATCGGTGGATACATACGTCATGTTGTTCTTGTTCGCAAAATCCTTACCCCATGTTGTTTTACCGCTACCTGGAGGTCCTACAAGAATAATTAAAACACATTTCTTATCACCAATGTCATTTAGGTTGTTCATTTTTGTCTTTCTGTTGAAATTTTTCAAATCCGTTTAGGAGTTTTTCAATGTTCTCCTTACCACAGGGATTCATGGAATGTACTTGCCAACTAGGGAGAGGAAGTCGCTTGTCGAGACAGTAATCCACAAGCCATTTCGCACAATGAAAACCTGTTTTTTCTTTTACTTTAGAATAATCAAATTGAGTAAAGGCGGTTTCACGACCAACACTGTAATGTTCATTTGCCAAATCATGGTCAAAACTAATATGAAATGGAATTCCCCTCTTAATTATTGTTTTTACAAATTCATCATACGATTTAACTACGACCCAATTATATGGCGGTAAATCGACATGTTTTGTAGAAATTGGGGTCCTAATATCATCTAAAAATAAAGCATAACTCATATTTCATCACCTTCCATAACGATTCTGAAGCCACCTAACTTTAGGGCGACCTTTGCATCGTATAGTTCACCACCAAACTCAAAGTATTCTGAATCGGTCACTCTCAAAAATCCTTGAGGCACAAATTGCTCGGTACTGGCGGATATTGGATGCCCGTCACAAAATAAACGATACCAATAAATGTCTTTCCCATGATAGAAGTTTTTCCGTGAATGATAACTGGCATCCAACGTTTCAACTTCGGCGTCTGACAAACCGTAAAACGGTGACTGTTCGTGTTCAAGATGCCAAACGTTGTAAATACTGAAATCAAAGATGTTGAAGTTAAACAACGTCAACGAAAATTCAAAGCGTGGGTTGTGGTCGGCCACATACTGGTCGAAATTGATTTTCAAATCTATGGTGGTGAAACCGTCTTTCAATTCTCGGTTCTTACGGAACAACTCCAACTCCCAACCGTAGTTGTTATCTATTATTCCATGAAAGAATCTCAAGTTCATAAAAAAGTTTGGGGGTACCACCCCCACTGTTGTTAGTAATCTTGGTTGAGGATTTTCACACTCAACGCCTTGCCCAATTCTGGTGAATACTTGGGTGTGACAGGTCGAAGAACGATGCCTTCACCCTTCCTTACTTCGCCGGTGGCCGTTGTATAAGTCACTTGATTCGCCAATGCCTGTAATCGGGCAATGTTCCACGAGTCATCAAATACGAATGGAGTGATGACCAACTGAACCGTTGGGATACCAAACAAAGCACAAGTGCTTTTGATGTCTTCCCAACCATACCACTTACCGGTGTCAATCTGTTTGATATTGAACACGAACATGGATGGTCGTTGTAAACCAAGGGGATTGCCTTGAATCTTACCACCACAGGCTTCGGCCTGAATAGCGAGATTCAATGTCTGAGCCTTCAACTTGTCGGGCAATCCATAACTGTCAGCGATGACCCAAAAGCCGGTACCTTCTTTTTGTTCCAAACGACGGCTACAAACACCGACTTCGCCATTGTTATGGAAAACTGTCATACTTGAACCGTCAGCCTTGACCGTTAAGTAGCACAATTCTTCACGAAACTCGTCCAGTGTTTCTGGATAGTTCAACAAATTGTCTTCGTCGGTGATGCTCACCAAATGACTTGGGAAACTGCCCTTGGCATCACCAGCCGTAGAAGCGTCAATCGGTTTCTCATACTTGATGACGCCGAGAATGTCGGTAACATCGTCGCCTTCTGAGGGCATAACACCATGCGGCCCACCGTATGTTACACCATTGGGCAAGATATGTAGAGGACACACAAGACCCTGACTCGGAGCTTTTTTGAATTTGGCATTCCACACTCGGAAATGTTGTTTCCGCATAAACTCAAAATAGGAGTTACTTTCCGGCACGATACTATCAATTTGAATGAAAACAACTAAATCCCCGTTTTTGAATTGCCCTTTTGGAATGACCACAGGCCATTCTTTAACCTTCCCAATTTCCAGTTTTGTCACATCTGGATTTGGATGTGGTTGAATTGAATGTAACACTTGTATTGTTGCTAGTTTCATCATATTTGATGCGTAGTTTTCAAATTTCGGTAAATCATCTTAACCCAATTATAGAAATTTGTCAAGGATAAATCCCGTTTAGCCTTGTTACAGTTGTTACAACACGAAACAACATTTCCAACGACGTAACCCTTGAAATTATCAACTCTGTCCACGCCATTGTAACTATACGTTTTTGTTTTGGTTGGGGAAAGTTTAACCGTTTTTGTGTTTTGGGGACCTGACCCACAATAATGACACGCCGATTCTATTAACTTGTAAAATTGAGATTCGGGTATTAGAAAATCCATTCCTTTTGTTTTACATTTTGCCACATATTGAGTAAAAATATTTCGCCTCGGCGGAACAACTGTTTCTTTGGTAAAATTTTTACGACAAACATCTTTTGAATTTTCAAGTTTCCAACATCCACAACTTTTTGTATGATTGGATTTTAACGAAGCGGATGAAACAGATTTGATTGTCCCGCAGATACATTTACAAATCCAAAATACTCTCCAGTATTTATCGTTCTGTGTTCTGGGTAAATCTACCGAGAGAGCAGTTAAACGATTGAATTTTTTACCGGAAAGGTCTTCCAATTTTTTCAGTTTTGATTTTGTTTCCATACTCCATCCTTTGTTAAATACATATAGAACGGTGTGTGGAAATCATAATTTTAATCAAGATGGGAATGTCATGCCGTATTTGAGCTTGACCTTCTTGGAATGGAGCCTCCATTTCAATGTCATCATTACATCGTCAAAAGTTACGTTCTTCATATCTTCTTTGTATTCCACGGCGTTGTAGGAATCAAACAAGGAATAGGAATTGGATTTCTTTGACATATTAACAAGTTTGGTCAATACGGAGTATGTGGTAATCCGTGTTCCAATTAACATCTCCCGTTCTTCACAGATGACCGTGATGACTCCCTTCATGAAAACAATATAGAAATACGCATTTTCGGTTGACCCTCTCCATGCTTTGTAATCCCCAAGAATACCCGTTTCATTGTATTCTTCTACATCCATCACCGTTTGATTTTGAAGTCGTTGAACTTCTTCCTTGGGAGTGGAGTCAAGAAGGGTAAATTTAGTATTAACGACCGATGCTACTCGGTCAGTGATTTTATCCAACCATTCATGTCTTTGTTTGTCTGTCATAACTTTCCTTAAAGAGAAGAGGGCGTCGCCGACCCGAATCGAACGACGCCCCTTACTTTTCAAACGGACGGGAACGCTAATGAATCTGTCCGTGTTTTGTGGGAGAAATTATTATCCCCTGCGACCGTCTTTGTAACCTTTCAAGTATCCATCCACATAAGTAGTGGAAAATTTCGTAAAGGTGCGGCCCTTGTCGTCTTCGTAGAATTTTCGTTTTTGATGATTCCGGCCAACAGTCTGACCCGTTTGATAACCTATGTGAAAATCGGAAGCTGGTGGCAGTGGCATATGTTCTGCCTCGAATCCATTTTCACAGTCACAGTCATCTTCCGTGAAACCACATTTTCTACAAATCGGTTCGTCTTCCACGACCGTTTCACCATCCGGACGCACGAATTCATCGGTGTAAACATCGGGCAATTTCTCAGTGTATTCACCAACGACAGTGTAGGCACATGTCCGGAGTTTGGTATGTTCCTCGTTAGGAACAGAAACCACATCCGCCGGGTCAACTTCCACGATGACCACACGACCTTCACCCTCCGCAAAATCGATAGCGTATTCAAGACTTCCAACGTGGAGCCCCGGCCCACAACCTTGATTGAAGTCGTCACACACATAACGTCGTTCCACCCGAGGCGATTGACCAATGTGATTATCAATAGCGCCGTTGGTAAGTCGAATTCCAGAAACCAAGGGTTCAACACCCGTGTTACGTGAAGCATAGTCGCCTAGCAAACCCTTGTAACCGAGGAAGGTTCCCCGTGGCGTAATAGGCATCCCTCTGTTTTCGAGGAAGTGATAGAGGGAATCAACGGAACGTTTGGAAGGATTCTTCAACTTGCGTTCGAGGAAGTTTATCATTCCGGTCGGTTGAATACCGTCTTGAACAAATGAAAGAATACGTGAGACATCTTCACCATACAACTTTTCGGTTCGGTAATACACGTCACTGCCACGAATTTCAATGTCACCACGGTTCTGAACGCCGATGCCGAAACTCTTGACGGTTTCCTTGATGCTCATAAGACGAACAACTCCGGCTTCGTCGTCTTTACGAATACATTCCAAAATGGCTTTCCAATTCGGGTTGTCGGCTGCGATGGTGATGACTTTGAAATCCGAAGTAACCACCGTGAGGTTTCTATTGGGAACGAGTGTATATGTCATAATTTTGATTTTCTATTTACAGATTGAATGGTATCACACTTATTTTACTTTGTCAAGTGCGAATCCACAAGATTTATGTACTCCACAATTTCAGTTAATTCGGCACCCTCCAATTTGTAATACCTTTCCTTTTTATCACAGTTCTGAATGGCGCTGGAATTGATGTGTCGGAAAATCATCGAGTATCGTTTCACCACTTCCTTAGATGACGCCTTCATTTCAGCACAAACGAATTTGTCATTACCAAGGTGTTTGGTGAAATATTTGAGAGCGTCATAGAGACAGAGTGATGGGATCAAATCCACAATCAGTTGACAGTGTTGATAAAATGGACTGCTTTTGTTGGTCAATTCAGACAATAACTTTTTGGCGGCCACGGAGCCGAGACGCTTTTCGTCACTGAATTCTTGGTAGGAACGAACTCGTTTGAGTGTGGTTTCATCCAATTCTTCAACCAAGTCAGTCATAACTTCATTCAATGGCATCCAATCTCCATTTTCCACGGCTTCTTTGAACCACACAGAATCCGCTGTGCGTTGATGAATACCATAAACGCGGGCGAGTTTGTGGTCCGTGGCTTGACACAGGTCATGGATGGATTGAACGATGTCCCGAGCATCCGACTTGTCATACCATTGACCATTTAACGTCATTCCATTGCCACGACCCGGAACAGTTTTGTAAATCACGAAAACGCCGCCGGTGATACCACGAGCATTCTCAACTGCCGTATTCCACTCCATGCGATACACACCGTTGTCACGTAACGGAGCCACTTCAAAATAGGGGCAGTATAGGGGCTGGGAGCCTGTGAAATTTCCACCCCCACCACCGTTACCCCCACGAGCCTTGACATACGGAGCCAACATAGTTTCGAGTTGGGAAATGTAAAGGGCCGGCACACTGTCAAAGAAGTAGTTTCGGAAGAAGGCTTCCTTAACCTTGGGGTTGGTGAGGTTCAAGACATACACCTGCGAATACTCGCCACCCTTTTCCAAAAGGTAATAGGCCACCTCTGCCTTGACATAACGAGCCTTTCGGGTGTCTTGGATGATGACCAGAGACTTGGGTGAGGCAATCATCTTGTTGTTGTGTTTCCGATTACAGCGACACACCTTGACGTTATCCTTGTTTTCATTCTTGACGTAGGTAGAAAAGAGCGGCGAGATATACTTGGCATGTGAATCCACCTGACCATCATTCTTATCCCAACGATTCAAGTCGGTAAACAAACCATTTTTAAGACTAACACCCTTCCATTGGATGCGAGTTTGAAGTAACCGTTCCACGGCATCCAGATTACCACCGTAGAACATTCCTTTGTCAAAACCTTCCAATTCCTTTCGAAAAACTTTGTTGTAAATCATTTTAGCATCCCAAAGATTCGTCGCTTCAGAAACCTTGGAGGTAATCATGTTGAGCAGAGTGTCGAAAATCAACACCAACTTGTCACTGAGAGCCTTTACCGTAACGTCATTGTATTGAAGTGACTCACGGTTCGGCGTGAAGGCCAATGTACCGTTCGGAAATTCCAAGGTCGTAAGGTTTGCTTCGAGAAATTCAAAGATGCCTTGAATCTTAACACTGATTTCCTTGGGCAGACTGTTTCGAACCTGACTCCAATCAATCGGATATGGAACATTTCCCATGAGAACGACCGATTCACAACTGAAGTAACCAGCAGGACGAATCGCCCAACCTTCACCACTGAGAAACGGTTTGCTGTTCATCGTGGAGAAGTGGGTTTCCAAAAACTTCGGGTCAGAATTAACAAACTCAGGACGGATATCCCAATACTTGAACAAATTCATCGCCTCAGTCGTAAACTTCTCAATGTCCTTTTGGAGGACGGGAATAGTGATTTCCACACCATCTGGCTCATTAGTTATGTTCAGTTGACGATAGATAACATCCGCAAATCCAGATTTTTGGCCAGTGATGACGGTTTTCATTCCCTCGCACCACGTAGTTACGGTATAAATGGCCGTGTAACTGAAAGCAGACTTTGACCCGATGCCAAGACAACCATTCTCATCATTAGTGAAACGCTTGGTGCTCTTCCAATACTTAAAATAAACGTCGGCAATGGTTTCATAAGAGAGGCCCGAACCAAAATCACGAACCTTAAACTCAGGTTCCATTTCAGTTGGAAGGGTGACACGAATCGGTAAGGTGGGCTTCCCAGCACGCACATGAGCATCCCGAGCATTGGTGGAATATTCACGGATGGGAGCCAATTCCTTATTGGAATAAAAACCGTTGCGGGATTGTTCCAACATGGTTTGAATGTCCTCCGGATCCATCTGGCGCATGTCAATTCGGAGTATCGGTTCTCCTGAATTGATAACTTCGGGTTTATCAATTACGGGTATCATATTGTTTTAGCGTTTGTTCCCAATCGTTTTTCGATTGTGGTAACATCCTAACACATGAATATAAAAAGTCAAGTGGAAAACGTAAATTCGTCTTCGTATCGTGCTGACGGAGGTATTTCATGGCCTGTTTGGTCGTAAATACCGGGTCTGAGGTTGGTTTCTGCTGGAATAGTGGTTTCTGGAACGTCAACGAATTGATTTAAACGGTTCTGCCACCACGTTTGGGAACGAAGTTTACCCTCGAAAGGGGTTTTTCCCCACCGTTTGTAGAACAACACCCAAACACAGTAACCAAAGTCAGATTTTAAGAATGGTTCGTTCATAGAAACGACGGCATATTTTCAACAAAATAATATTACCGATAACAAATTACATAAAATATGAATTGTGTTATCGGTAATAATGTAAAGCCAGATGGTAATGAAGAAATGACGTGGCTTTCCAAAACACCGTTCTTCTCCATTTCGATACGTGTTGTAAGGAGAATCATCATGATAGCCGGTTGTATCACAGTATTTGAACGGTGGATAGTTGAACTGTGGATTCAAATGATTCTTAAACCAAATTATTCGTTTTACGATGATAGGAAATCTATCAATAATGAAATGGGTTACGAAGATGAACAATAACGCCTTCCATGAAATGGTCACAAAAAGAAAGAATGATGTATAAAGTAAACAATGAATCAAACATGGTAAGGTTTGTTTCGATTTGTTTAGAGCCATATAATCAGATTGTCCTAAAACATAATCACCAATAAGATGACATAACAAAAATTTTATGGCAAACAATGATTTAATCATGAAAAATCCGGATCGCAACCTTCTGATAATTGGTCGTATTTAGGCACTTTAACATTTTTATCAGGTTTTACTATGTCATCCACAGAACGTAACGTTAACCTTTTTTCCAATTCTTGTTTATAATTGATTGTGGTATCCACGTTTTTCAATTCGTTGGATTGCTGATTGATAACGTCGTTGACAAGTTGTAGTCGAATCTGAGGCGTGTAACCGCCAAACACACTTCCGATTCGTAATGAATCTTTGGCAATGTCAACCAACATCAGAAGTTGTTTTTCGCTTACTTTCATTTCTTGGATTTGAGAACTTTTTCAAACAATACTGCACGTTCCTTGTTACGATTATTCTTGTGGTCTTCAAGATCATCTTTGTGAGTACACTTTTCACACGTCGTGCGAATCCATCCACGGGAGTTACGATCCACAGTTTCATCCATCGAACCACAGTCTTCACAGACATGGTAAGATAGAGATTCAGCAAAGTCGATTACGGCTCTTGTGTAATCATCTCCGCCATGACAATAAAATCTTAACGATGAAAATTTCTCCTTCACTTGGTCAGCGACCAATTGTGGAATGGGGATTTTGGATGGTTCATAGGTAATATCAAACTGAAACCATTTATAGAACCAATCGTAAATTACCCATCGTTTCTTAGAGTGTTGGTTTGCCGAAACAGTAAACCCTTTTTTTGAAAATTCTCCGAATGCAACTAATTTAGCAATGGGATATATGATAAAATTCCACACAATTCGGTTATACAATCGTTTAACTGAATTGAATCGTTTTTCGACATATTTAGGTCTATCTATATGCTGTTGAATTGTATCGCATGCAATATCAAGAATGTGAAACCAACCATCATTACATGATATTCCCCAGTGCATACACGATTCCATAGGAGATTTGTTTCGGTCTGCAAAAATTTTTGGATACTTTTCGCACAAATATTTGTCAAGATGTTCGTTCATAGTAATTAAGCCTTGTTACAACCACACGATATAAATCGGGGATAGCCAAGGTCATCTGGCGGTATTCCGAGTAGTGGAGAAATGGTGTAGTTTGTGTTTCCCAATAGGTTCTTCTTGATAATGTCACCGATTTGAAGTTCCAAATCAAGAACGGGATTTTCGGTGACGAAGCCAAGAGTTTCAATTAATGTCGTAATTTCAGACGCCGATTGGTTAATGTTTGCGATTGTTTGTGTATTCATAAGTTGTTCACATAGGGTTAAGGGTTGGTCGGAAAGGCCAACCGAATCAAACGAGTTGGCTGTTTCTAGTTTGTCCAATACAGAAACCAACTTTGATTTGATTAAGTCTGCTTCGCTCATGTTTTTGGCGTCAAGATATGGTTTCCATGATGTTAGACAGTCTCCGTTGTAGTGACAATATTTTTCACCGTATTTGATTTCATAACCACAATGGTTACAAACGGGTCTATCCCATGTTTCATCTTGAACGCTCATATTGTATCACGGAACGATGATTGGTCAACTTATTATACTTCATTCAATTGTCAATTTGTCATGGTTGACTTCGGAAGGTTCAAATACCACATCATTCATTTTTTCGTAGAGTTTGGCAATCGCATCTGATTTACCACGACCATACGCTAGGTTGTATGTTTCTTTCCGAAAATAGTCAAACAAATTTCCAAGAGACGTTATAACGACATCTTCTTTGAGAACAAAGAATTGACCGTAACCGTGCCATTCACAGCCGAAACAACTTGGATGTAAGGTAAAACCAATACCTTTCATAAATTCTTCGGTTGCCTTATCGTTTGGATGTCTCTCCGTGTAGTGTGCCATGTTGAATTTATTGGTCTGTGTAAATTAGTATCAAATACTAATGATGTCCACCATCTGACAATATAGGAATGTCTTTCATCTTATCCAAAATGTCATTGATTGAATAAGGTCGTTTATTTCCAGCCCACCCAACATCAAGTCGCTTGCCGCCTTGCGGGTTGTTTTTAGAATGTTGATGTCCGTATAAATGGATACTTCCTTGTTTCATATAATTCCAAGAATGAATTGGATAATGAGTAAGAATGAAATAGATTCCATCTACCGAAACTTCGGCATAGTTGCCTAGAAACACAAGGTTCCTGTAACGGAAGGGATATACTTCTATATCTATTGAAAATAATGTGGACTTATTTACATTGTTTTTTTCCAAAAAGTTTTGAATTTCTCTCTGATAAACATTCCATACACAACTATTGTGATTGCCAAAAATCATATAAATGGTTTGACAATTTATTCTTGATAAAAATTCTTCAAATTGGGGTTCGGAACAATTCAACACAAAATCACCTAGAAAAAACAATATATCTGTAGGTTTAACGCAATCGTTTATAGATTTAATGATTGACTCATTCATTTCCGACACAGAATCAAACCCTCTGGATTTCCAAATAGGTATCGGCCATTTTGGAGAATGGTTCAAATGAAAATCCGACGTGAAGAACACTTTCATGTCATCATGTAGCGTCAATTTCAATACTTTATTCATCGTCTTCGTCTCCATATCCACCGTGACTATTATTACTTACACGGTTCATTTCATCCATCCAACGTTTTTTCATGGTCAGTAAATCTTCTGTGCCATCAGCTACCTTGAATGTTCCTTTGCTCCTTGGGTCTTCCATGAGCCGTTCATAGGTGTAACCAAATCCCCCTGACTCATTCAATCCTCTGATGGGAAGCCAGATGTAATATGTTTGAGTAACTTCATTTAGAAGAAACTCGGCTCCGTCATCAACACGGATAATCTTTTTTGGTAAAGTGCTCATTTGTTGTTTTGTTTTTTCAATGACCAAACCACCAAACAATGTCGCCATCTTTTCCAATGCCTCTACTGACCAATCCTTGTAATCATGTCCACAATCACATGGAGTGTTCCAACACTTCGGGCAATCAGATAGTGCCATATTAATTTCCTAATTTATTTACTGCTGTTTTTAATGCTCTCCATTCATCCCAATCAATATGAATTTCAGTTTCATCATTTCGAAGAACCGTAAAACCTTCTCCATTAGGCCACTCAATTACTTGAATATTTTGTTCTTTATCATGTAACAAAGCATTGTATGTTACCCATGACCATGATGTTTTTCCTGTAGAACTTCCGGTTATTCCTAATTTTTTATTGGGTGTTTTCATGTCCAAATCTTTCGCCGATTGGTTACGGCCCATACCATGATGCGAGTCTTCGAGTTGGCAATGTCTTCTTCAAGCCGGTCGGTTTCTCCATAGACGCCATGGTAATCATCAATCGGAAGCAACGGCAATTTGGTAATATCACGGTGAGGAATTTTCGCCCATGACTCTTTATATTGTTTCTCCAAATCTGGTAAAGTTTTGGTAATCTCGTCATATGCTGATTTGACTTCCCTATCAAACTCGGCTTGATGTTCAGGATAAGTCGGGTCAGCCTGACTACTTTCGTAATGTTCCAATGCTTTTTCTCCTTCAACGTAATTTTTAATACATTCAAGAATTACCAACTCCATAATGGTATCCTTGTCCACCCAATGATACGGAATTTTCTTGGTCAACCAACGTTGTCGGGGGTTAAGGAAATACCGAAGGTTATCCCAACTATCACGAATACAACGAGGAATAAGAATAGAAATCTGCCATCGAATATGACGAAGTTTTTCTTTCCTCAAAAATTTCTTTTGTTCTTGGTCGGTCATATATTTACTTTCCACAAGTAGGACAAATTGGCCTATTTTTCGAAGTGTAATTAACTAACGTATAACACTTTGGACATATGCCAATGAATAGGCAAACTTTTCGTTTCCAATATTGAAATTTGTATTTGAGTTTTTGTAACATATTAGTCGTTGTAAAATGCTGGTGTTGGTTCTCCCATAATCGAGTTTCTTAATGCTTTGAATACTTCAAGAGTCAACAAAGTGTCACCTTTGGCGGTATGAAGTTCATTTTCCACATGGGCAATACCGAAATAGTCTGCGATAGATTTCAAACTACCACTTACATCTTCGGGAAATTTTCCACATGTTTTAAGAAATTGGCTAATGGCTTGAGTGTCAATTTTACGATAAGAAACAAAATTGTTCCACGTATCAAGTCCAATTAAATTGTGTATAATCCATTCAATATCGCCATAAATACCATGACCCACAGGTACCACTTTGATTTTTCCATCGTTGGAAATTGCTTTCAAAAATTGATAGAGTTTAGTTCCACCTTCTCTGTAAGTAATAGCCTTGGTATCGTGAACTACCAAGTCAATTTTGTTGACGTTCATTGCCTGAGCACACACAACGTAGTTACCGTCGTTGGGTTTGAGGTAAAGATACAAGTCGTCAATGGGTTGAAAGTCGTCGTCCACAAACAAAAGATAAACAGACAAGAGAGAATGAATTTCCTTCTCCAATCCACCCATTTCGCAGTCAAGGAAAACGTAGCCACCATGTTTTTCAGTATTCATTGTCACATGATATATCAGTTTACCAAAAAAGTCAAGTCCAAAAATTTCGTATCGTTACGAAGTTTTGGGTTATACTTATAGACAGAAAGGAATCCTATGATATGCCAAAACGAAATCCAAACCTTACCCTTAGTCAATTTAGAAAACAAACCCGAAAACGAGCACGTCGTTTCTATGACCGTCACAGAGAACGACTTCAAAAAGAAAGTCTTGACCGATACTACGACTCCAAGAAAAAGAGTGGCGGGAATCTACAAGATTGTCAATCGGGTTAACGGAAAGTATTACGTTGGAAGTTCCACAAACATTTTCGGGTTGTTAGGAAATAGTGGATGGGATGGTCGGATGTGGCAACATAAAAATATGTTGTCAGTGAATAGACATACAAACATTCATTTACAACGAGCATGGAATAAACAAAACTCTGATGACTTTGAATTTTTATTGGTGGAAGAATGTGACCCTACACAATGTTTAGTTGTGGAACAAAAACATTTAGATATAGCCAAAAAAGAATCTGATAAGTGTTACAACATGTCTTTCATAGCCGAGAGAGTTGAAATGACAGATGAAATTAAAAACAAAATACGAAACAGAATTCTCGGTCTAAAACGGTCGGATGAAACCAAACGAAAAATTGGATTAAGTAAAATTGGAAATAAAAATAGTTTGGGCAGAAAAATGTCAGATGATACTAAACAAAAACTTGCTTGTGCTAGTAGAGGAAATAAAAATTGTTTGGGACGAAAAATGTCCGCCGAGACAAAATTAAAACTTAGGATGTCCCACATCGGAAAAAACACAAGAGAACAGAATTCTAGTTTTGATAAAACAATCTATCGTTTTAGAAATCAATTAACATCAGAAGAATTTTTTGGTGTTAGGTTGGATTTTTACACAAAATATCATCTTGACAAGCGATGTGTATCGTCGTTAATAAAAAACAAATTGAAATCCTATAAAGGATGGATATTAGTTAACTAAACCACGGATTGTTATCATTTGAAACCGATTTGGTCGATTTGGTCGGTTTGGTCGGCGTTAGAACCACAACATTACCAATCAATTTTATCAATTCAGATTCATCAATAATTGTGATTCCATATTTTCTTGCCTTTTCTAATTTGCTTGAATCCCCGTTTTTATCGGCTGCCACTAAATGTGTTAATGATTTAGAAAACGCATCGGTATATCCATGTCCAGCAGATTCTATAAGAGATTGAAATTTGGCTTTTGGAGCAGAAAGAGCCCCAGTAATACAGATAAGAAACGCTCCGGCCTTCAACTGTGCCTTGGGCGCCGGTTGACCAATCACCAATCCATTCGTGATGAATTTCGTGATGTAATCTTTGTTCTTCACCAACTCATCGTGAATGCCTTGAGCCATGTTCTTCACGCCGGCCTGAGTCGCGTTCTTCACGAGCACGTCAGAGAACCAATCGTCGAGAGTATCCATCTTACCGGGCAATGCCTGTTGAATTAAAGCCACACGACGTTTGCCGAGGCCGAAGATACCAAGACTACCCAAGAATTCACTTAGGGTAATTGTGCGACGTTTCTCAATTTCCGCGAGGAACTTATCGGCCCGTTTTTCACCGAGACGAACCTTACCACTGAGAATCAAATCGGCCAACTGGGTGCGTTTGAGGTGTAGAATATAAAGGTCAGAAGCATCCTTCACACCCAAGTCATCAACCAACGACTGAATGAGATTGGTGCCCACGCCTTGAATATCCAAGGATGATAGATACTTGTCAATACGACCTGTAATCACAGACGGGCAATTATCATTCAAGCAGTAGATAACGGCACTCTCTTCGCCTGACGTGTTCGTGCGATGACCAACCTTGCCACTACACACCGGACACTTCGTTGGGCGGGCTATCTCTTGCCGGTTCTTACTCTGTTTCGTCACTTCCATGATGCGAGGGATAATGTCGCCTGCTTTGATGACGAAGATTTCATCGCCGATGGCCACGTCAAGGGTTTCAATGTTTTCCCAATTACAGAGTGTGGCATTGGTGACGGTCGTTCCACCGATACGAACGGGGTCGAAGTTGGCCACCGGAACGATAGCACCCGTATGACCGACTTGGAGAGTCACACCACGGAGAATCGTCTTTTCACCTTCCGCGTCAAACTTGATGGCGTTTTGTAATTTTGGGCATCCTCCGGATTCGCCCATTACCAATTGTTTCTTAATATCATCAACTTTCGCAACGATGCCATCAATCCAAAAATTCAACTTGGAACGTTTCACGGCAGTTTCTTGGAAGAAATTCCACACCGCTTCGGCATTACCGTAGTCGTAAGGAGCGACCGTAAAACCCATCTTCTCAAGTTCACGAGACATTGATGTTTCGTGATTGGTGATGGTGTCACCGTCGTTGTTGAAGGCTCGGAAGGCATAGAACGAAAGATATTCAGATTGAGTTCCGTCTTTACGACGGGCGATACCCACGGCCAGATTGCGAGGATTGGATTCTTTGTTGGAGTCAACTTTTTCCCAATCTTCGTTTAACAGAACAACCTCACCACGAACAAAACCACTGAATAGTTTGTCGTTCAGTTTGGCGACCTTGGGGAGATTTTTGAAATTGATTGCGTTGGCCGTAATATCTTCACCAACTAAGCCATCGCCTCGGGAAATGGCTGAAACGAGGCGGCCATCACGGTATTCAACAGAGAATGAACCACCATCCATTTTGAGGCTGACGTGGAATTGGTCATTTACCTGAAATCCATTGTTCTTCAACCACGATTTCCATTCCTGTTCGTTAGTGGACTTTGAAAGACTGCCCATTGGAATGTTATGTTTAACTTTTTTGAGAATGTTATCCTTAATAGTTGACCCCACAGTAATCAATCTAGCATCGGATGGATTCAACCGTTTCAAATCATCTTTCAACTTATCGTATCTTGCGTCTTCCATTATACTTTGGCCCGTCGTATAATAGGCAGAATCGGCCTTGTCTATGATGGATTGTAGTTCTTCAAGTTTCATATTTTTCGTCACGATTTTTGTCACGTTCAATGTTTTCAACTGTATTTATAGGATAACACATGAACGTTCAACTGTCAACAACAAAGTATAAAAACCTATGGGAAGAAAATGTCTCAACCGAACCATTGAAGAAATTCACGAACAATGGAGAATTCGTAGAATGCGTTACTACAACCACCACAAACGACTTGAACGGAAGCGGTCACTCAACCGATATTACAAGAACAAAGATATCAGGAATCTACAAGATTGTCAATAAAATAAATGGAAAGTATTATGTTGGTAGTTCCAAACATATATTGGGTAGAAGAGGCCGTTGGAATAGACATAAACAAACATTAAGAAAAAATTGTCATTCAAATGACCATCTTCAAAATGCGTGGAACAAATGTGGGAAGGAATCGTTTGAATTTGTAATTGTAGAAGAAGTTCCAACCGAATTGTTGTTAATTGCCGAACAGAAATATCTTGATATTGCCAAAAATGAAACTGATAAATGTTACAATTTGTCTTTCATTTCTGATAGACCCGAAATGACTGATGTAATAATTGAAAAAATGAAACTAACATTTTCAAAAAATTACAAGAAAGAAAATCATCCCAATTTTGGAAAACATATATCCGATGATACTAAAAGGAAAATTGGGGAATCTAATTCAGGTAAAATTCCGAGTTTAGAAACCAGAAAGAGAATTGGGGATTCTCTAAAAAACACAGTCGTAGTATGGCCAAATAGAAAAGGAAAATGTCATCCACGACATGATTCTACCACTTACAAATTTCACAATTATTTTACAAAAGAAGAATTCTTGGGAACAAGATTTGATTTCTACAACAAATACGATGTAAACAAAGGAACTGTATGCGACTTGATAAATGGGAAGACCAAATCAGTAAAAGGATGGATGCTTAGAAAATAAACATCTTTATCGTGTATATGACCTTAATTGTCTGTTGACTTCACGACACTCCGTTAAAATGACATTCCTACTTAGTGATAACTCATTTTCCATACACATGTTGTCGTATGTGTGTGAGTGATGTGTAATTAAATTGTTTTTGTATTTTTTGGTGCGTTTTTCACAATGTTTAGGTCTGTTGATACCATACTTGAATTTGATAACATTCTTTTTTGTGTGGTTAAAATTCCACCAATATTCAGATTCAACTCTCCAAATTTCATACTTTACAGGTAAGTAATATGCGTTGGGGTGTTGTGTCCCACTATTTCTAACAGTCAATCCACGACACCACACCGCCTGTCCCAATCTGAATTTTGGTTTGGACATAGTTTGTTATTGTTTTAATTTTTATGACTTTGGAGGAGCGAAGAATCCTTGGGGTTTTT